CGGGATGCAACGTTTTGATACATTGCAACAGATAGCAGAAACTGCATCACGAACGCATCCATCCGGTCTGCAGATTTTGATAAACGAGCCGCGCTTGACCGACGAATACTCAACTGAACTCTATCGTGAGTTTGATGAGATCATCGGTGTGCTGGAAAAGATCAATGCTAACCCTAAATATGCTGACGATGGCAGCAAGGGTTATCAACTGCATTACCGCTACTGGCATGGTACACGCGGCGGCGCCTACGATGAGATGGTCACTGAGCTACGTAAGCAGCTTGATGGACCTGACCGTCGCACTGATGCTGATGACCTTGATGATGGATATAACTATCGCGATACCACGCCTGAAAAACGACTGGTGTCTGAGCTGACTTCAAAATGGACTATGCCATCTGTATTGAAGGCAGTCATCTCGGCGTCAGTAACGCGTAACCCTGGTCTGATTGGTCGTAACTATATCCGTGGTCCAGGTATTGCGGTAATACGTTCAGGCTACTTCCTTGATCTGGATAAAAGCGCTGTCAACCGTCTCTTCAATGAAGGTCTTGATGAGAAAACACTCAAGACTGTGTTGGACGATGCACAGTACTATGTGTCCGTTGTTCCTTCTGCCAAGATGAATAATGATGAACAGGGATTGACTGGCGGCCTACCAATTAACTCAGTGCGTCAGGCATATCTCTTCGACTCAGGCAATCAGCTAAGTGAAGCCGCGGTATCCTGGATACCTATCAGTGCCTACATGGATCAGATTGTTGATTTCGATCAGGCAGCTAAAAATGAAGGTAATCTCAAAGTGGAGCCAATCGATGGTTTCCGTGGTTACTATAAGTTGCTGAAAGACATTGTCTTTGTCGACCGTTACGGGCACCTCCCGTTCGAAGGCGCTGCCGAGAGCGCATCCTATCCAGCCAAACCGGCTGGCTGGCGCCGTACACTAACCCGTATCAAAGGTGTCCCGCTGCGTAAAGTGTGGGAGCTCCCATTAATCGTTAATCCGTTCCGTACCGTTGAAGAGATCTTCGCTGATCTTGGATACGAAATTCATGAGGTTATTGAACCAAATGCAAAAGCAGAAGCTCCTGTACGAAAACCTGGTAGCAAGCGTAAATGATTTTACGCAGCAACTGGGTCAGGTAGCTGAACTGACTGAAGGCTTTGATGGGGGCGCTAAACGCCCCTACTTCGCTTTTGCCCTGCACATGCTTCTGTCTTCAGAAGCCTCTGTGCGGCTGGGTGCCGGCTGGTACCTATTAGTCATTCAGTGTATCACTAACGAATTGAACAAAGACTTTGCGGACACTGATGAGTTTGAAGACTTCGTCGATGACTTCTTCGATTTGTTTGATCAACACAACATCATCCTGCCCGATGTTGTTACCAATAACCTTGAAGCAGCATTCGGTCTTTATGCTGACTCTTTAGATCTTCCCGATCTTTCGTCGTCCAATGACATTCACGACTAAAACCAGCAACCTAATTTAACCAACGAGTGAACCATGAACAAATATCTTCTGCTGTGTGTTATTGCCGTCTCTACCATTTCTCCAGTGCGGGCGTCTATGGATTCCCCATTGGATCCGTACTCCATTCAGTGCCTGTCTGAGACAGAGTGCTTTTATGCTAATGGTCGCAAGGTGACTGAGAAAGAACTCGAGAAGCTTGCGGCCTTGATTAAACAAGAGGAAAGTAATGAGCCCCAAGAACAATAAGTTTACCATCCGTGATCCATTCCTGGGTGATCGTGCAATCTGGTCTACCGCTGAAGGTCCAGACGGTTCAGGTAAGTCTACCTTCGTTAAGAACTTAACGGCGTGGATGCAGGAACAAGCGGGTATCAACAATGTTGTCGCGACACATGAGATCGGTGGCTCTGCTGTTGGTCAAAATGTTCGTCAGTTGATCCTTCATCCGAAGGAAGGTCAGGAACTGCACAATAAGTCTAAGACACTGCTGTGCTGGGTTGACCGTGTTGAGCACCAACGCAAAGTGCGTGATTTATTAAAGAGCGGTGTCGCTGTGGTACAAGACCGTACCTATCTGTCGACCTACGCTTACCAAGGCATGCTCTACGGTGATTCGCCGTTAGTGGGTGCTGTGCATACTCAGTTGAACATCAAGAACCCAGACATCCTCTTTATTCTTGATGTTGATCCTGAGACGATCATCGAACGTGTGGGTAATCGCCATGCGTCGAATGCCGTTGATCCTGTCGGTAATGATGACATGGACAACATGAACGATCGTCAACTGAAAGACCTGTGCTACTACTACCGTGGTATCGAACATGTCTTACCGGCGACAACCCGTCTGAAGGCTGATACCTATGTTGTGCATCTCGATGGTCGTAAACCTCAAGATGTATTGCTGGCTGAAGCCATTGAACATATCGAGAAGTTCCTGGCCAAACCAGAACTCTGGGTAAACACGCTTCTGCATCCTGATGATAAGGATAACAACTAATGACTACGGTTGTTATGTTCAGTAACATCAACGAGCCTTTGCTCACGGTGTTAAAAGAAAAGTATCCTGCCATTGACCTTACCTGGTTGATGAAACAAGGTAGTTCGGTTAGCGAAGTGCAGAAGAACATTGTCCGTGCAGATTGTAATGATCAGTCGGGTGTGCATCTGATGACCTTCCCGCAGGGGTATTATGTCAATCCTGATCACAATGACCCACGTTGGTCGGCTTGGTCAAAAGAGACAGGTATTAAACCTCCTCGTGAAAGTTATGCACACGGCGGTGTTAGTTTGCACGTCTACTAAATAAGAAAGGGAGAGAGGTGACTTTCTCCCACTTATGCCAATTAAATTTAACTCAGGAAAAGTAACCATGAAGACCGGCTATTATTACGCTTTAGTCAAGAATCATTTCTCAGGGAAAAGAGAGATCTTAAAGATTCAACGTGAAACCATCGCAGAACCGTTTGTAACGTGTTATACGCGCATGCACAAGGATATTGAGGAAAACCACAGCGGTAAGTACGAAACCTCGGCTCTGGCCTTTGGAGTGCTTAAAATCGAGTACTATACCAAAGACAAGATCGGCTCTGTCTGGATTGGGCACACAAAGGTGGGATTATTGACTACTGTACCGACATTGATCTCGGTAGGTGTTGATAGCCCCATTGAAACTTTCTTCTTATCGCCGCCTGCTAATATGCAGATGGGGGATCCTGAACTCATCGAGCTGCGTGATGCGGTATCCCTTCATATCGGCGATGCAACATGGGTAATGAAATGAGACGATTCTACGCACAGCCTGATGGCTTGTTTAATGTGTTTAAAGAAAGAGCGACCGTTACCATCAAAGATCGCTTAGATGACATCGATGAAGACATTCGTCGTGTTGTTATCGAACTTAATGAACTTAGTGGTGTGGCGCCGGTATGGAGTTGTGCTTCTCACCCAGAAACCAGAAAAGTATCTGATCGTAAGATGCATGTGATCTGTGCGGTAAATCAGGAAGGTGCCGAACAACTTGATCAGGTTTATCAGGAGTGGTCCACCCTGCTTGTTGATTACGGTATGTTCCATGTACCTAATCTAACTATCGCAAGACTGGTACACCCCGACTTTCCTTTCAATGAATCGCTTACGACTAATGATCTGTATTACGCGGTTGAACTTAAGGTAAGTAACATTACTACCAAACGGTTCAAGCAAGCAATGTTGCTATCTTTAGAAGAAGCTATCCGTAACGTCTCATTTTAAGGTGATGTATGTTTGATGTCGCAATTGAATCAGAAGAGACCCTGGGTTTCTTTAAACAACGCGCCGAGAAGACTTTGGCTAATGATCGAGAGTCAATAGATCAGGCTATTCTTCCGATAGTCGACTTATTGCAAACGTTCCCTGGGATAGCACCTGCCTGGAGCTGCGAGTCACATCCAGAAAAAGAACATCCCACTGATATCTACGTCACATGTGTTATAAATGAAACTGGTGCTGATCATATCCAAGCAATTTATAAAGCATGGTTATCAATCCTTGATAAACAACATCGATCCTACCCACAGCCAATTAAGGGATCGCCTGGCGAATATAAGTCACAACCCAATCCGTACTACGTCAATCCCTGGCAAGTGTTTATTCGTATCAACCGTTTAACATGGCCACGTGATTTTAGTCGTAAGTACATGGTCGTCAAGATTGGTTATCACTGGACTACCTTAGTAAAGAAAGAACACGCGTTGAAAACATTTACTGACGCAATCAAAATCGTTAAAGAAAGTATTTAATCGGCATAACCCCCTGAGAGAGAAGCTTCGCGCTTCTCTCTCAGGGGTGCCGTGAATCTTTTTTTTTTGGTTTCATTTATCAAATTTAGAGTGAGTAACGAATAAAAGTTATATGGCCGGATGAGGGCTTGGGGATATAGTTTCAATTCTCAGGCTCGTGGCCTACAAAAAAAAAAGGAGGAAGTAGCTTATCCAGTCACTTCCTCAAAACGTTATTACTCAGTTGCTCCATAATGGAACATACTATTACGACATTAACCAAACCATGGAGCTGCGCCACCGTCTGCAAGCGTATCACCGCCGACGTGTTTGCGTGACTTATCTTTACCTGTGATATCGTCAAGGATACCTGCTGCTTCAAACTTATAAACACAATACTTATCGCGCTCAGGTGTAACCGAGATGGTACGATGCTTACCACGTTGAATACAGAGGTAGGCTTCTTCACCGACACGCACGATATGGATAATCATCTCAACATCGACTTCTTGGTCGATCTTGGTACAGTTATCCCAATAACCTTTGTTTGCTGTTTCGCGCGGCAAGTCTTCTTCGAGACCATTACGCACGAGCATCTTCGCAGCAGGGCTAAGCTGATGCGGAGTGATAACACAAATACCACGGGCTGAGGTAAAGTTACGGACACGACGGAAGAGATCACGGTACTCTTGACCCGCTACACCTTTCTCGCAACCTTCTTTACTGAACATCCCCAGGTAATCGATCGTAAGAAGATGGATCTCATAACCCATGTTCTCAAAGTTTTTAATACGCTCAAACAGATTACGGTAGCCGAACTGAGATGGGTTAACACGACAGAAGTTAACTTCATACCCGTTCACCGACAATGCCTTCATAACCTCTTGTGCCGCCACCGTTTCATCGATTGTCTGATGATCATGGTTTAAGCCATCGATGTTTGCCTTGATCTTCTTCCACCACAGAACCATGTTATCGGTCATGTTGTTTTCAGAAGAGATATGCATGATCATCGGTTTCTTCTTCGGATCACGCATGTAAGGTTTGTTGAAGGTTGCGATCTGACGAGTCAGGTCCATTGTGAAGCCTGTCTTGTTGTTGTGCTGCAATGCACCAATCAAAACAAACTCACTACGCCTGAAACCACCCACCTCACCCAGCATACGGTTGATGCCGGTTAACCCTGTACGCAGAACACCAACTGTTGAAGACTCTTCTTTTGCCTGCTTGAAGATCTTACCAACTTCATCAAGGTTACTAACTGTAACTTCGGAGATCACCGCCGGGTCAAACTGTTCGGTCACACCGATGTTAACCGTTTCGATCTCTTCCAGCAGTTTAGTTACCGCAGAGTCCATATCAACATCTTCACCACCAAACATGATTGGCGCTGCAAAACGTTTTACAATGGCTTTTGCACGACGATGCTGATCCCATTTGCGTAACTCACGGCTAATGGCAACAGTTGACTGACGTGCACGGTACGGATCATCCTCGGTACTATTGACACCCATATCTAGAGCTTGGTAAGTCGCCGTGTCCTGGCCACAGTCGGTTAACAAGCGTTGAAGAAGGTCAGTTTTATCCAGAGGTTGGTTTTTAGGACGGTTGATCAAGAAGCGAATGGTACGACGTAACGCTAACTGCACACTGCGAGATTGGTCGTCACCAATGCCTTCTACCGGCGCCGGGATGTTCTCAAGCAGCTCATCAATAAACTCACTACTGTCATCACTATCGGCACCTACGATGGACTCTTGGTAAAATAACGTAATAATCTTTATGAGTAATAGATTGGTATCCATTATGCCCTCGTTATAAGGTGATTGACCATGTACAATGAAAAGTTGGTAGTTGTGCCAGCGACGATCCTTCGGGCTATTCACAACGCCAAAGAAAGTGAAGCAATTTTAACGTGTCCTGAGAGAATGCTTTCCATACTATCAAGACGCGATGTCATTTTCTACTATACTGTGAATGTGCTGCTTTGTGACACATCATATAAAGCAGACCCGAACAACCCAGAGCCGCCGTTAGTTTCGGCCCTGCGTGATTTGCTTTCACACACCATCGGAGTAATGAATGCATTTACCTCTCCGGCGTGGGTGAAGTTCGTTGATGATAATTCCGCGGATATTCGTGCTGAGCAGTCTTTAAAAGCGCGTAGTATCTATGAGTACCTCACAGGTGAAACTTATACCTGGAACGCTGAACCTGGTGAAGACGATCTGAGTTATATCTATGACACCGCCGCGAAAGTGGTAGGTGGCGATACAGTTGCTGTGTTTATCACCACGACACAATCAACCGACTCTTTCAATATCATCAGTCAGCAGCGTCTTTTTGAACAAACGCTTCAGGCATTCGCTACACTGACGGCTGATACAAAGAACTTCTCTTCTTTGTGGACTGGCTTTTGTGAATTGATTTACCAGAACTCGTTGATCCGACGTTTTGGGTAAGAATCTATGTAATAGTATGTAAATTGTCAGAACTGGCAGCATATTGTTATGACCGTGTGTTAGCGCGACACAACCCCCTTTCTATTAATATGTTAATAGAAAGGTTATATCGAAAACTTATATAAGTTATTTGAAGGAAACGAGAACATGGCTTTGAAACTTCTGCATACTTCGCAAAATGCCGATATGCTGTCACGCATTCAGTCCCGCATCAACGGTGGCCAGTTTGCCGGTAACACCGAAGTCGTTAAAGGCTTCGGTATGGAGTCAATTGACTCTGTACGCCAAGGCGCCATCGATACTGCCCTTAAGAGCGGTGTTGAACTGCTGGTAGACGTGCTGCGTGAAGGCACTGTTAACCAGGGTGCTCAGTACATCCAGGGTACTGGCGTTGAAGGTTACTCTGAAGCACAGCTGAACGCTGCCGCTATCGCGATGACCATCGGTAACGACACCCAAGCGTACGCTTCTGCACTGAAAAGTGCTGCAGCACGCGCAGCATCAATGTCTGACCTGGCGCTGGTATCTGGTAGCCGTTACGGCTCTGCCAATATCAAACAGGGTTACGGTACCGAAGCGTTCGAACAGGCACAGTCTTTCGTGCCACAGCAGAACGCAACGATCGAATACAACCTGAAAGCGGCTAAGCAGGATGCCGTTGGTGAAGCCTTCTTCCCAACCACTACCCTGACCCCGAACGACATCGGCCTGAGCGTAACTGTTCCGGTTGACATCGTTGAACCGTTTATCAAGCACAAAGCAAATGGCGAAGTGACGGATTGGCAGCGTAAGAAGCTCATTAACGCAATGCGTGACCCGACCATCCTGCGTAACGATGCGATCAAACTGGTTCCTTACAAACCTGCTGACGGTTCTGCCAACAGCAACTTCTCTACCGTTGTCCCAGCGTTCACTGAACTGCAGGGCGGCGAGCTGGTGCCATCAGGCGCACTGAAACCAGGTCTGAAAATCGGCTTCATGGGTCTGTGCTCAACTCCTTCACTGGTTCAGGCTGGTGCACTGGAGTCTTCTGACCAGATCGATACCGGTACTCGCCTGCAGTACATCTGGATCGAAGTGGCTAACGCTTCTGGTACCAAAGAGCTGTTCCGTCTGCGCACTGACCACCTGGATCGTTCTACTTTCCAGAAATCTCAGGAAGGCGATAAGTTCGAGACGTCTCTGGACCTCTCTAACGTTACCATCGGCCTGAACGAGCTGACCAAAACTGTTGACAACACTGACTCTGCTCTGTTGGCTCCACTGGTCACTGGCGGTCAGCAAGCGATCCTGGCGCTGGATATCAAAGGTACTCTGAACCACGAGAAAGGTTCTGTTGTTGTTGGTGGTCTGACTCAGCCTACCATCACTCGTATCTACGATACCGTTGCTAAAGAAGAGATGAACGTCAAGTCTGGCGCACTGAAAGATGCGATCGACGGCCTGACCCTGACCTTCGTTGGCTACCAGCTGCGTGCTAACCTGCGTAACAGCAACTTCCGTACTCGCGAACAGCGTGTTGACCGTCAGACTTCCGTGTACAAGTACATGGTACAGCTGGGCGCGCCAATCACTGCTATCGCCCCGGCAACTGACGCGTGGGGCCCGAAAGAGTCTATCGCTGTTGAAACTCTGAGCAATGCGACCTACGCACGTAACTCCGCAATGGCTATCAGCCGTCTGCTGGACTACGTTGAAACCATCCGTGATGCGGGTGTGACCAATAACGGCCTGTGGCAGCGTTACGATGAGAACAGCATCGAAGGCGTTGGTAAAGCAGTTGTTGATCCATGGTACGGTGAAGGTTCTTACGACATCTCTAAAACTGTGAACGGCGTTAAGTCTTCTCAGACCCGTGATGACGTTTCTGAAAAGATCCTGAACATCCTGCGTACCTACGCGTACCGCATGAACGCAGAGTCTGGCTACAACGTTGCGCTGCAGATGCTGTACAACGAAGTAACTCCAACTCTGGTTATCGCAACCGACAACATCATCGCTCAGTACCTGATGGAAGTTGGTGACCTCCGCACTGCTGGTATCAGCTTCAAAGTGCACGTGGCCACTACCAACAACATCGAAATGCGCGGTAAGATTCTGATGACCCTCTCTCGCATGAAAGCGGGCGGTCTGGATCTGTTGACTTTCGGTATGCACCTGTGGGTTCCTGAGATCGTAGCAACTGTTAACGTAATGCGTAACGGTACCTACATCGAAGAAACCATGGTACAGCCGCGTAACCTGCATGTTGTTGTTTGCCCGATCATCGCGAACATCACCATCACTGGTCTGGAAGAAGCTTACACTGGCAAGATCACTATCGCTGCAGATATCATCAGCGAGCCAGAAGCTGCAGGTACCCAAGACCTGGGCGGCCTGAACACCACTCCAGCTAACGGTACTACCGCGCCTACCGGCACTGGTACTACTGCTAACGGCGGTGCAGGTAGCTAATCCGCAAGGATAACTACCTAGTTAGTATTTACTAACATAAATGAGGAGGGGCGAAAGCTCCTCCTCTTATGCCGTCTAAATTTTTATAAACCTACATTACTAAGGTGATGCAATAGTAACGCTAATGTTTAGTTGGAGCATTGTATCATGACGGGGTTAGGTTTATGTCTCATGACCATCAATTCAACGAGGTGTCAAGCCAAGCGCACTTCAACTATGATTCAGATTGTAAGATAAGTTATTTCATTAAGTCAGAATTGAGATCACCCTTGGTAGTCCGTCATCGAAGTGGCATGGATAACGTAATCCCTGGTAAGATGTTTGGCGGGGGTGTCTCTAATCGTGTAGAAATCATGCTCGAGTTTCAAGTTAAAGAGCAAGTATTTCTCGACATTAATAGTAAATCAATTGAGGAGCTGCCGCCTGAATACGCCGTGATAGCAAAATCTATCGGGGCTATCAGAGAACGTCGTGTGAGGGAAATGGGTAATTACTTCGTTGGTAGAGTGATGTACACATTCACGCAAGATTACTTTGATCGCTTTGATGGGACGTTCTATTTCTCTGTATTGGATATGGTGTTGTCAACCAATCAGATCGAAGAAACAGAACTGCATCCTTACTCTGTACATGCAAAGCAACAATCCATGGCAGAGAAAATAAAGGACGATTATGCTGGCTTAGTGACTTATGCAGTAAAGCTGGTAGATTCGCAGATGCAATTAGGCCCAAAATACATAAACATCGGAGGTGATGTTTTTGAGCTTATACCCACCGAAGGAACCGGGACCGAATCAGCTGACGGTCTCTACTTCATCGGTGACAGTCCAGTGACACGGCCTAACCGTAATAGACGGGATAGTCGTACTCGATTCATTCCCATGGATAAAATTGTAGCGAACCCTGATCAGTATGGATTGTATCCGACTATTGGTGAGGCGCGACATCGTGGGGATAAACAATTGGATGCGGCTTATAATGCATTGGATGTTGCAAAAGGGAAGGAAAGGAAGGCGCAGGAGAAGATAGCTCAACTGGAAACTCAGATTGAGGGATTCAAGGCAAAAGAGAAACAGGACAACAGTATGGTTCTCAACAAAGGGATAACGGAGCTCATCAAACTCGTAACCGCTACGATCGGTATTGTTAAACTCTTGAGGTAACTCAATGGACCCGTTGCTCGAAACCGCCATAAAGAACATTGTGCCATGGATGAATCCAGACATTAGTAATGGATTCGTAAAACGTGAGTTGGATAAAGCGTTGGAATTTCTCAACAACGTCTTCCATAGCGCGTTTGGCAGTCTGGGGTCAAATATAAAGTACGTAGGGTACAGTCGTTGTCGGCCTGATGAAGAGTATCGCTTTAGCCTGAAAAGGAATGGCGGGACTACAGCTTCAAAGGCGCGTTATGAATTAGCCAGATCTGATGTGTTCCTGGTGAAGTTCAATTTCACGATCGATAATAAACCAACCAAACCACTGCTGCTCTATATACCGTATTGTGATGATACGGGGCTGATGCATTTGCGCGGGACAGCGCACACCATCACGCCGGTGTTGGAAGACCCGGGAATCTCGGTGACTCGAGATGGTTGTTTCTTCCGCGTGACTTGTGACAAGATCGTTGTGAAGCGAACTGGTCACACCATCTGTCGTGATGTGGTTGATATCACACAGAAACGTACACGCATCCAGAAACATATCAACATCCCGTGGAGTAAGATCTATCGTCCTAAGCAACAGAAGGCAAACTCTGCAAAGACAGCGCCGGTGACATCCCTCCCTCACTATCTGTTTGCAAAGTACGGTGTGACGTATACCTTTAAGAAGTATGCGGGTGTGGACATCGTGTATGGTTCTGAGCTGGATATCACAGCAGAGAACTATCCTGATAAAGAGTGGACACGTTTCTACTCGGCTAAACAAACTCACCCAAACAACAAGCGTCCTTCTCAGGAATGGGTACCAACGTCTGCTGCGTTAGCGGTCAGAACAAACAACCCCACTCCGATTATTGACATCCTTGTTGCAGGCTACTTCTATGTCGCCGACTGTTACACCCATGAATTCAATCCGATGCACTCTGATGAACCAGATCACTGGCGTCTGATGATGGGTAAGATGGTCTTCAACAAAACGGTTAAGTATGTACAGATGACGGAGTATCTCTCTCCACACTTTGCATCGCTTGATACGTATTTGGACGACATCGCAAAAGAGAACCTGGCTAACGAAGGCGTGTTATGTGAAGACATCTATGAACTGATGTCCTATCTCATTTCCAACCTGGATTATCTGATCAATACCGTTAACCTGGCAAGCATGTATAATAAAAAGTTAGTTGTACTGCCATACGTGCTGTCACCGATCATCCACGGTATCTTCTATACCAAGTTCAATCTGATGCAACAATGCAAGAAACGGGCTATTGACACGACCACCGGGGAAGAAGTAATGGTGTTCAGTGAGGATACGTTGTTTGACGTCCTAGGCCGTAACTTGAAGCCAGAAGCGATTAACAAAGTGAAAGGGCCAGACCATGGCATGATTAGCTCTGTAGCCGCACCTGGTGACAATAAGATGTTTAAGATAAATAATAAGATCACACTACAGCAGAACGCAACACAATCAGGTGGACGACGCAACGAGTCTCCAATGACCGATGAGTCGAAAGGATTGGATGTGAGTATCGCTGACTGCGGTTCTTATCTCCACGTAACCAAACCGGATCCAACTGGTCGATCGCTAATTAACCCTTTTAAAATGCTGGTCAATGATAAGTTCCTGCCGTCGAAGGTTCACGAAGAACTCTTCAATAACGTGCAGAGCATTATTACACGCCGCAATATTTAATGAGCCTACATCATGAAATTGTCAACAGACTTGTTTGTACCGATTCATGATCCAACGTCGACAAAGCCCGTGCAGCCGCGCTTGTAAGTTAAGTCGAATAATTACCACTTTGTAGAACAGATCGTTTTGATCTGTAAAAGGAAACCGTTATGAGCAACATGTATCCGCAGATGATGGGTCAAGGAGTGCAGATGTATCCTCAGCAGCAAATGTATCCTCAACAGATGATGCCGCCGCAGATGATGCAACAGCAGCAAACTCCTCAAATCGATAAGCAAGCGTTGGCACAAGCCTTTGCAAAGTTTATCAATCAGGCCACCCAGTCTCAACAAAACCAGCTTACCTCTTATATCTACAACCGCTACACCCAGAATAACTATCAAAACCCTGAGTTCCAGTCCGCTGTGAACACGGTGCTTGCGATGTATATGCTGGGTATGCAAACTGCACCGGGTCAACATCCGCAGCAGCTGCAAGCGGCAGCGGTAACGGATGCGTATGAGATTACTGCAATTCAGGAATTAATGAAGCAGCCGCAGATGGCACAGATGTTGCCTCCGCAGACTGTCTCAGCCCTGGTGCAGAACATTCCGCGTTTACAACAGGCAATGAACCAGAGTTTCTCTCAGTTACAATTGCCAATCGTTCAACTGCAAGTTCCAGGTTATCAGTTGCAGAACCAAATGATGCCGCAATTCGGAATGGCACCAGGCTATAATGCGCAGATGATGCCACAGCCTGGTTACGTTCCGCAGCAGCAGCCGATGAGCAACTATAACGTTCTGCAAGCACCACAGCAGTTCAATACCTACAATCAACATGCAAACGACAATTACGGTATGAGCGATGCTCGTGCTCAGTTGCCGCCAAAGCCTGCTGACGGTAAGTATTATGGTCCAGCTGCAATTGAAACTTCATCTGCAAGCAAACCGTCGGGTATTCAACCGGTAACTATCCCGCCTGTTGGAACCAGTGAAGCACGGCTCACCCTACCGCCGCTGGTAACTACTCAGCAGCAACAGCAGCCGCAGGTGCCATTGCATCAGCAAGGTGTGTTACAGGAGTTCTCCACACCTAATCTGTTAAACGACATGAATGCGCAAGCTGCCATGATCCCACCAAGCGATATCAACTTTGATCAGGTGATGTCAATGCAGGCTGAAGACGAAGAAGAAGCAATGTTCAACGTCCCAATGCCTGATCAGGAAGAAATGCTGGCGATTAATGCGGGTAATGCTACTGATGATCATCAGAGCCCTTATCCAAGTTTCTCCAGCATCTTTGGTGCGGCAAGTCAAGGCGCTAATCTGAGCAGTGCTGCTGAACAAGCGATGGTTCCGCCTCCAATGGAAGCTATTCAGCAACAAGTACAGGTTCCGGCTGAGCAGTTACCAGAAGTCGTCGTACAGCAGGAAACCCAGTTGTCCAAAGATGGTTTACCGGACGGCTGGATGTATACCGAAGATCTGGAAGTCGGTGAGTTCCTGAAGCTGATGGTAGAAGCTAAACGTAATCGTAAGCATCCGGTTCCGATGCATTATGACCGTACTTACATGACCCGTCTGTATCGCTACGGCGAGAAAGGCGAAATTGAACAGAAAATCGTAGGAGTAACCATGGACAGACTTCGTCATGACATTAGCTCACTGGACGACAACAGTGCACTGGAAGGTGCGCGTGAGCAAGTGGCGCTGTTCACCCCATTAGTTGCAACGATGGTTGATGCGGCTAATAAAGTGGTGAAAGAAAACGATAAGGATCCGGTAAAAGTCACAGAAGCACTTAAAGAGAAGGATATCTTTATTGTGGCTAAAGCGGTAACTGTTTCTTGTCGTCAAGAAGCAGCTATTCTGATCGCGGGTCGTGCGGGTGAGCTGCAGAAGCTTAATGGCAACAAACACGGTTATGAGTATTACTACCGTGAAGCGATGGTGCTGCAAACAGCGAAGAACGTCAACGATGTTGTATTGTCGGATGATGTTAAGCCGTTAACTCAGCGCAGTCGTATTAACAACCTGATGGAACTCTCTCAGGCGATTCGTGCTGCACGTGAAGGCGGTTCGCTGTCTCCACAGGCACTGGGTAAATTGACCACGCACATCACTGAAGTACTCAATGACGTGTTAACGCACGAATATGCGTATTCCGGTCAGTTGTTGCTGACAGGTCTGGATGAAGACGGTCTTCCGATGAACCTCGAAGATGAGCTGGTGCAGTTTGTTCTGTACATGGATCAATCTGACGATAATCGTGAAGTTCTGGAATTGATCCATAAACGTTGGGTGCCGCTGCGTGAGCGTCTGTGCATTATCTTAACTGATGATTCACTGAAAGCCTCACAGAACATCCTGGCGCGTCGTTACGCTACCGGTGATGATCTGGAAGGCCTGCTCGAAGCAACCAGTAACATGATGATCGCATTGTCTGTGGTGAGTGTTACCCAGCTCAATCGTTCTAGCCGTGATCTGAAGATTGATAACAAAGATCGTATCTTTGCAGTCAACCAGTCAGACTCGCCGTATCTGTACAGCGTACTGCAGGGTATCCATGAACGTACCGGTAAACATGATGTGCGTTACACTAAGCATCGTGTGGTAACTACCGATGGTCGTTTCATGAACTTTACCCGTGGTGGCTTCGGTGATGGCTCTGTGTTCATTGTGAACTTCGAGTAACATAAGGAGGAGGGCTTCGGTCCTCCTTTATGCCGCCTATCATGCAACTACTGCACAGTAACGTAAGAGAGCGCTTCAGCGCGTGTATAACCGCTTCTTCAGCAAAAGCATACAAAGACATCATTGCTGACGTTTGGCACGCGTTAGATGCCACACGTTTGCTCAAACCCTATCGTATGATCTTGATATTAAAAGGTGATATCATTCACGTGGTTTACGATACCACTCTAGGGCATGAGTACACATTTGATATTCCACCCTTTGCCGATATTAAGGAAAGCTTCGAACGTAGCAACATAACAACGCAAACTTTCTTTAACGCAGCAACTAACTCTAAACAGTGAGGTACTATGACAAGAAGTATAGCAACCGGTCCTAAACGTGTTATGCGATCTGTAGGAAATGTAAGACCTGAAACTGTGCACATTCGTGCAAGTCTTAAGCTGGTTAGCGGATCATGGGTAGTTATCCCACCGACACCAAAGCTCATTGAACAAGACTATGGCATCCCACGCATACATTAACCGGCATAAGAGGAGATCTCCCATGACGGGAGATCTCCTCTGCTATGCTTCTTTTTTTTTTTGGTTTAGAACGAGAACTTAGGACCACTATCGTCGTCGTTAAAATCGTCATCGGTTGGATCAGGTAGCTTAGGTGTACCATCCGCATTCAAATCAGAGTTTTCGTCATCCTCGTTATTGTTTTCGTTGCCGTTCTCATCACCGTTTTCATCCTCAGGCTTTGGCTCGGTGAACGATGGTTCACTTGGTGCCGCCTCAGGAGTGATTGGGTTGCCCTCATCATCAAACTCCTGTTCTGGCTCTGCCATTGGATTAGCTGACTGATCGCCTAACTGATCGTTACCTTTCAGTTTGTCGTATTTCGCCTGCAGTTTATCCTCAACCTTCTTCTTATCTTTCAGATAGATCAAGATCCCTTCCCACACGCCTTCGTTGTAGTTGATGATCTCAGCTAACAATGCAGCGGTCTGGTTAGTATCCTCACCCAAATCATTCAGAATAGCAAAGCGTTCGGCATTACCAGAATCATCCATCCATTTACGCATGTACATGGCGATGAGTTCTTGACGCCAGGTTTCCAGATCATCATCACTGCCTTCCAAGAACTTGGTCAGCGTGGTGTTCGGGAAGCGGTCATTGATAGCAGCTTCGGTGAACTCACGTTGTGTCTGGTAAGCACGAGTCAGATCTTCCATGTCTGTCGTTTCAGGTTCAGGCAGCGTACAGATGATCGAGTTGATGAAGTTTGTCAGAAGACGGTTAGCAATCGCTTCGTCATTCTTCGCCACGTCAGGATTCTGTTCTTTGAAATCTTCCATCATCTTCTTGCCTTTAGCAGAAGACGGTGCCCAGAGTTTCTTGTTCTCCATGATAATTTCATAAAGGTCGTTCATGAGGTTACCCGATTTAAAGGTAAGCTTACGAACCAGATCAGAAGCATGACCACAAACCACACGCTGGTTCTCAACGATCTCCTGGCAGAACAATGCATCGTTGTTGATGTGCTCAATCGCAAACTTGATATCGTTTTGTGACGAGATCAGTTCAGGACGTACACCCCACATCTGCGAGAGGAACTCCATCAAGCGATCGTTCCATTCTACATCCGGTGGCGTGATATCACGTTTAGAGTGAGTCATGTCCACGTTAATAGAAGGATAGTGATCGTTACCACCGGTCTTAACGATTACGCTTGCCGCGTCCATGATGTTACACACGTCACGTGGGTTCTTCGCACCGATAATAGAAGAGAGACCGAGTGTTGAGTTCAGATGCGTCGAGATAACATCTTCGATCGTGCTCTCAGGCTCAGTGTCTTCTTCATCCAGCGGAATATCCAGCGTGGTGATGTTCACAGAGTTAGCGATGTTCGCCATGGTGGTTGCAATGATGTTCGACATTGCCATTGATGCATACAGACGTGATTTGTCCAGCAGAGAACGACCAATACCAAAGCGGTTGTAATCAAACGCAAAGTAAGTCATCGACTCTTCAGGAATGTACAGCACTTTGGTCTGCAGGTTCTGCAACGTACGCGCAAACATGATACGCATGACTTCGTTAGTTAACCCAACCGTCATGGTCTGGCCGTATGTTCCGTTAGCCAGGCGTTGTACCAGATCTTTCTCAACTTCTTCAACATACTTCGCGTAGAACGCGCTAGTATCGACATTGCAGTTACCACCAGTTTTCATCTGGTTGGCCATCTCGATAATGCCTTTGGTGCTATCGATGCCGTTATTGGTATCCTGCTTGTTTTTGAAGAGATCTTGATAGTACGCGTCATTCTGTGCTGTACGCAGTGGGTTACCGCTCTCATCAAGCAAGACGAAGTAACCGACACGGTGTTTGAAGTCACCAGGCACGTGAACAGGAATCACACATTCAGATGGCAGATGCATCAACAATGGCTGTCCCACGTTCTCACGGCTAAGCTCATCATCACGACTTACTGACACGATACCTGTCGCAACATAATCGCGTTGTTTAAACAGATCGTTATAAATGTCAGCATACTGCTCATCAGTCAGTACGTTAGACTGATTGACTTTTGAGCCAGACTTGTCTTTCGACTTACCCTTACCTTTATCATCATACGCTTCGATACCGGCACGACGAATACCTGCAGGGATACGTTGACGCTTCGCCATGTTATTACGAGCCAGGGCTAACTTAAAGCGTGGCATGGCAAGTACAGCATCATTGTCAGTCACTGTGATACCGAGCTTGTTGTCTTTGTCAATGCCGTTTGCCGTCTGGATATGGTCAACGGTCATAAATGGCGTATTGCCACTCATCAAGCTTTCCAATGAGGCGGTCATAAGCATGTTGCTGTTGCCAGGGTTACCGAGATAGCCTTTGGATTTAAAGCGACCAGCCTCAGCATCGTAATCGTCAGCAATGGCTTCCATACCGGAACCGCGTGTATGACCATTGATCACGTTATCGAGTGAGGACTGTGACAGCACTGCCCACGCAGAAGAACCGGTGTTAAAAAGCATGTCAGGAACGATCTCTGACAACTTCTTAGTAATTTTATAGTTCTTTTCTATGTAGTCGCGTACTTCGCCGATCAACATCAGGTTAAGCTCAGTATTCTTCCCTTCGTAAGACTCGGTGGTATACGCCAGTGAAACGGTGCGTAAGTTACGAGGAGAAAGAATAGACGCTGTAAGGATTTTACATGCCTTGATTGCGCCCGGTACACTTTCCATCAGTTCAGTGTTTGAATCGATGCTTGTGCTGGTGATCTTTGAGATCTGTTGCAACATCCCAGGGTTAGGGCCATTGCCGTTATTACGACGACCACCGCCCGACGTCCGATTTTTATCTTTTGGTTTGTTGTCTTTAGGAACCAACAGCTCAATGATCGTCTTCGTCGCAGGATCTTTATTGAGTAAATTTATTTTTGGTGTAGCAGCTCTTTTACTGCCCGCCAAGCGATTCGATTCGGCCATTTTAAAGAGGCTCCTTGCAGTGGGAGAATAGCATGAATTTAAATGTGGACTATACAATTTACGTAAATGATACCAAGAAGCTCGTACGCACAATGGTCATTAATTCATTGCAATCAGCTAATATAATTAATGGTCGTATGGACGGACTCGGGTATGGCCGTGACATATACGATAAGACGACATGGAAGTACTACATGAACATGGCAGGGGTCTACCATGCATCCAATGATGCAATGCAGGTCAAATCCCTTGATAACGGACAGCTTATCGATTTCACGCGTGAGAACATGGAAATTCATGTTAGCACTAAACGCTCTTATCAATACGGCACTGACTACTATAAAGCATTAGTTGCTCAGTACCCTTATCAGATCGCATTGATTAAAGGTATCCTTAATCCCATTGATATTAATGTTGCGATCGAAGCTGATGACTGGCAGATTCTGTATTACGATCCTTCATTAGTTGAAGAAGGGGAAGATAACCTGATTCCGCGTATTCAGGAATGGATCAACACGTTCACCACTCAATGGCTGTTGCCAGACTTCGTCTACTTGACCGAAGACCTGATGCACCAGTTCTATCTGTCATCTATTTATACGTTTGCCCCAGGGATCGCATTAGGCGTGCGTCTGGAGAACATCAAGACCAATAAAGCACACAGCTTCCATATCTGGTCACATATTCTCTCACACGCTGACCTGGAGCAGTACAAGCCTTATCTGAGTCGGTATCAGATTCTCTATCTTTATCGGAACATTGTTTGGCATACCCGTAACCCAGGTGCACAGTATTCCTTCCAGAAGATGATTACTGCGTTCTTGACTGAGCGACGTATTCCATTGCAGTCTTACGATGCGCGACATAACACATCTAATATCTTAACCGATATCAAACCGCAAGTTGAGTTCAAGCGTGAACTCCTCAACATGCAAGATGCGATCGCCAACGTGAACTACGTGCGTACAACGCGGGACATCATTGAAGATGAGATTCCGTTAGCGAAGAACAACGTTGATGTCTACGAAGATAAGATTGCGGAAGTCACTCAAGACATCGCGACACACCGCGCCAGTCTGCTGCCAACCAAAGTCCTTGAATCCAATATGCGCGATCTGTCAGACTCTTTGACATTCCCGCATGCGCTTACCTTGGTCAATGAATGGGCACGTCTGGCATCCACTGGTATGTACAGTGCTGTCATCAGTACCGTTAACCCTAACACCGGGTTGACGATGACGATGTCGGTAAAAGATGCGTTTGCACTTTACCTGTACGGCGTATGGATGGGCCACGGCGTACAGTTGGAGACTATCCCGTACTTTGAAGCCAGTATGGTCATGAAGATCCCCCGTCCTCAGTTTGCTTATCTTAAAGCACAGTACGGTTCGGAGTTCGTTACCGATGATTTCATTAAGTACGCACTGCGCCTGTGCCCAGATATCCCAAGCATCATCTCAACCGAAACCTTCTATGCGAAAACGCTAGAGATCAATGAAGCGACACAGTTGCATCGTGATCTGTGGTCTTATCGTAACCACCACTACGGTCGGGCAGAAGTTGAAGCGTTAGGGTTTGCTTTCTATCAAGACGTGATGTGTGATTTCAATAGCGGGATGAAATACACAGACTTCTTCGAACAGAAAGGCTGGGACTTACGTGACTTGCCAAAAGAGGAGTGGGTAACCTTTGCCACGAAGATCTCCTCCATTGCTACCGGTCTTGATACAGCCAGTCAGTTGAAGCTTGCCGATATTCAAGAAGCCATGCTTGGTATCACCATGCAGTTGTCCAGCTACACCATCCAAGTGATCCGTAAGATCAACGAGGAAGCGGTGATTATGTTGGATTGGCCGACCCTACGTGGCGGTGACATGAACATGAAGGTGAGTCAGTACTGGCAGTTGCTTGATAACCCAGTGCGACCAATCGATGCCCACATGCGTGAAGCAAAACGCTATGACCTGGTTAATGAAGTTCCACAAGGTCATAACTCCGTTGAGCGCACTTGGACCTTTACGATTGATGATGGCAACTCATTGAGCGTCGGTGGTCTTACTCGCAACTACTATCTTGGCGGTGCGCGTATGCGCCTCTGGTCTGATGAAGATGCGGTAAGCGACAATGAGTTTGACATGTCACTTAAGCAACACGATCTGAACGGTCTTTGGGTTGACCCGATTGGAACCTATCGTCCACCTGTTGACTTTGATGTGATGGACTTGCATGGTTTGTGGACAGACCCCTTACCGGGTATTGCTCCAATCAAACAGGATCTCAATGGATTGTGGGTAGAGGATTCTTTAAAGAGTACTTTACTTGCTGACCAAGAGATCAGCAGTCTGTTGGCCGACAATAAAGAGAGTGATCCTAACGGCGTATTGAAAGGATTACGCAGTACCAATTCTTGATCGATCATGAGGGGGCTTGCCTAGCCCCTCAAAAGTAATCCTATGTTTACACCGCCTCTACGCCTAAGGAGAAACACGTGCCTGCACAACAGCCGATTCATGGTGAGGGTGACTATGTTGTAGACGTCTCATTGAGTTCCCAGCAGTTAGTCTATGGTCTTATCAACCATGATAACGAAACTGACTACACCTCATTGACGTTACGGTTAGGAACCCCGACTGTAAATAACAATATCCAGCATCCTCGTAATACTCGTATCTTTGCCGAGACACGCCCAGGTGCACCAAAGCAAGGTTCGACCTTTTTCTATTATGACCGCATTTCGCTGGCTTACTACCTGCAGAACTACCCAGATCTGACTGTTGATTTAACCGACGACATGAAGACCATGCAGGATCTCGTTCCCTGGTTTAATGATAAGTTCGGTTTAGGGCTGGTCGCCTCTGACGTACGGCCTGATTTAATCAGTCGTGTCCCGAATGCACAGAACCGCTTTGCTATCTCAGCAGGTTCACTGGCTTGGCAAGATTCCGTTGCCTTCAGAATTGTGCTGGAGCCGGTTGATATCGCAACACTGACTGGTAGCAATGAACTGGATGTTATTAATGTGGTTCAAGAGCATCCGCGCACTTATGGTCAGCTCTATGGTTATGCAACACCGACTGCCGATATGAACGCCGTGCTGAAGACATTGCCGTTAGGTGAACTGTCACAGACTAGCGGTTCTAATCTGGCGTCTGCGTTAAGCACAGCCACTGAAGACTACTGGGCGTTTAATACTGCAGCTTCGATTCGTAACCTGATGGAAGCCGCTGTACGTTTTAATGGTCGTCCGGCTGATCAGACAGATTACCCAGTGCGCGAAGGTTTCAACCGTATGGTCATCATTGATACGGCTGTGAGCAAATGCCTGGAATTCGAAGGTCCATTAGTTCTTTACTACGTCGCTTAACCGAGGGAGCTCAATATGCAACTTCAGTATATTTTGCAGAAGACGGTTAACGAAGTTATTGTTAAGCCGTTCAATGCTGCATTTGGTACGAATCTTACCGCTGATGATTTTGAGTTAGTTGATGTGGCGCCGGTTGGTTCATCCCTGGACACCGACACACAGGCAACGCTTAAAGTCGTCAACACTGATTCGGGCTATAAAGGTCAACGCCCTATTCTTTATGACCGCCTGGATGCCACTGAACTATTCTACGGTGTACCCAAGTTCTTCCCGGTTGGGAGTGCTGAACTTGATCCGTATACGGTAGTTGGTTTGATGGCACAGCGTTACGGGCTGAAGCTTGATATCAACCACATTGCCAAGGTTGAAGTAAAAACAGGCAAAGCCGTTGTTACGTTCTCTGACAACTCACCGATGATTAAAGGGTCTGTGCAGTTCGACTTCTATGACGAAGCCATTGACTTGGAAGAACTCATCGCTGATCCTGAGATCGGTGTGCTCGATATGCCTGAGCGTACTGAGAAACCAAACGTGACTTATTACAGCTTCCGTTACGACATGACGTATGTAAAATCGTTCGTGCCGCAAATGGCAGTTGGTTCACTGGCTACACAAGAACTCGCGGATGCAGTAGCAAACATCACAGGCGACCCTTGGGTGTTGGACACTGCGAGCTCCACGGAATTCAACTTAGGCAATGCCGAGCTGGTCTTTAACGGAAGTACTACTGCGGCTAACGCGCAGGGCTACCCAGTTAATAACGACTACGCCATGGTTGCTTTGTTTAAATTAACAGATTTGTGTAATAACTTTAGTGGTCTGCTAATGGTTAACATGAATTGATCTGTTTGTAAAGGAACGATGAATGAAACGTAATGTCAGATCACACGCGGGCAACATGCTGCAGGTAGCCCAGATGTTGGGTATTCCACACGTCATCCAGGAACACACGACGCTGAATGAAAAGCTGAGTATCCTGCCTGATCAGATTCCGCAAACAGGTCGTCCTAACTTACAGTACTTCTGTATTGGTTACGGCGGTCACAAAGGCTTCATGGGTAAGAACAACACTTACCTTTCTACTTCTATCGATCATTATCCAGACCATGCTGCACTGTACAAGATGTTACCCTTTGTACTGCGTGAGCTCGGTAATGACTTGACTGTTGCACAACGTGATAAATATCGCTTACGTGCAATTATCACGCTGGATGATGGTAGCAGATATATTGCTTACTATCTGAAGAAGATCGATCTCACTAATGTTACTGTGCGCTCACAGAAGAACGTGCGTGACCCGAACGGTCTGATCACCACCACGGACTATGTACCCGATGCATCGGTACTGAACCCACAGCAACCTGATATCAATACCAACAACATCGACCAGGTAGTGACGTCAACGACGTTCCTGTCAGCGAATGCCGAACTGGATATCTCGCTGAACGAACTGGATTGCGCTGAGCTGCTCGATGTCGCACGTATCCTGTTCAAAGATGAAGCCTATGCGCTGGTCTCTGAATACGGTCTGGTATCGGGTATTGATGTGCCTGCACAAGGTTCAACCGGCCAAGGCGGCACCATTCAGTATACTGAAGTGATTGCAGCTCAGATCGTGGACTTCATGACCAACCGTGGCTCAGGTGCAGACGATGACGATAAAGGCATCACCTGCCTGGTTAACTACGGCGCGACTGAACCGTTGCTGGCTGACAGCGGTGCGAATGCCACCACTGTTTAATAAGAGGGCGACATGAACATTCTTGGTAAAGACGCACAAACCTTGATCAAGGAGTTAGCCGCAGGACACAACAACATCACGTTGGTTCCTGATGCCTCTAAGGTCACCAATTTCCAGAATATCGCCGGTGACGGGGACTTTGATGCGCAAGCAGATATTGTCCCAGCTAATCCTGATGTTTATTATCGTAAGAAGACCGTCAAGTTTGGTAAGATCGACTTATCTCAGCATTGGCTCAATCAACACCTGACCATTCCTTTGCAGTCGAGCTCAACCAGTCACAGCATCCTGCCAGCGCTGATCTCACGCTACGGTTTGCAGTTGACGACTGATGATCTTTATCTGACAACGGTAGATACCACGGATCCGATCTGGAAATTACAGATCCGGGTTAAGCCAACTTCCTGGACGTATAAAAACACCCTGGATAACATCTACGTCTATGCAGAAGATCCAACCACTGATTTGGCGTACGTGATTAAACGTACTTCACTGACCGGGTTGAACTATCCGTCTGCAGATACCACGAAGATGCAAGGCCCGTTATTGAGTTACGGTACTAACTATTCCGTATTCAGTGGGAGCAATGAAGCGCTGCGTAATGAGAAGGTTGGCTACAAGATGGCAATCCCATCTCAAGACGACTGGTCCATTGCGGATCTGATTTCAGAGTACACTGATATCGAGTGGGGGTTCCGTCAGACAGGTGCTAGCCTTTATAATGCCGAAGTTGTATACAACGGCGTGAAGACAAACGTACCGAGTGCGTACAGTCACATTAAAGGCGATGCAACAAACTATCTGATTCTCAAGTTAAGCGGCGTTGGTGATGTCGGTGGTTACCTGGCAATTGGCTACACGGTTGAAATTGATCCATAGTAGTTAATGAGGGGGTCCGCAAGGGCTCCCTTTAGGGAGTTGTATGATGGTGTTTCAAGATGGTCGTGACCCCAGTGATTTGTTGTTAGTATCGATCGACCCAGGTACGGACACCATGGGGGTAAGTTTGCTGGGACTGAATCCCCTTACCCTGGAGATGAACTGGAAAGAATCCTTTACGTTATATGGTTCGTTATTGAACTATCGTTCGGGATATCAGTACGAAGAAGACCGTCAACGTGAAGCACGCATTATGGGGCTCTCAGAAGCGCTCCTGCGCTACTTTGGAACAGTGCACCCACATGTCGTAGTTTACGAAGATAACTTCCTCAGACACTCTCCACAGGCCTTTAAAGCCCTCATCCAGGCAGTAGAGGCTATCAAGCGTGCAACGTGGATGTATAATCCTTACATGCCGTTTTATGAAATCTCTCCAATGCAAGCAAAGGGTGCGGTTAATGCCATTGCTCCACGTGGACAGAAGCATGATAAGGAGTTAGTGCGTCAGGGACTTATGAAGTCTGAAAAACTAAAGGTTCCGCCGCAAAGTCTTGCCGAAATGAGTGAGCATGCTGTCGACTCTGTAGCTATTGGCATTTATGCATTAGACCAGATCTCAGATGCCATTCGTGCAGGCACTTGGAGATAAAATGACTACACAGAAAAATGATGACGCAATTACGCCAGACATCGATCCATCTGATGTGATCGCGCCAGTTATTCAAACGGTGCACCCGCCAGTTGTAAGGGCGATGATCTTCTCAGGTGTACTCGCTGTTATTACAACCTGTTTGTGTGCTGCTGCTTTCTTCGCTAACATGACCATTCATGTTTGGCGTAATGGGTCGTGGCCACCGAACGTCGGTATTGGTGTTGTGATGATGGTGCTGATTGGTCCGGTGCTGACCGCCTGGCAGTTCATGGGTGTGCGCAAAATCCTAACCTCACTCCTTTCTAATGAGAATGGATTGGGTTTAGGCGGAATTGCAAAAGAGGTCATTGCTAAACGTTTAGGGTTTGATTATAACCCAACACCACAGCAGCAACCTGTTGCACCTATGCCACCGGCACAGCAACCGATTAGCTACCCGGACCCACCGCCAGGCTTTGCTCAGAATGTTCCACCTGTTCCTCCTGGTGAAGACGCACGATGATTTAATCGGCATAAAGACAGAGAGCTTCCTTGCGGAGGCCCTCTGTCTTGTTTTATGCCGTCGGTTAGCTATTTCGGTACCCCTGGAGCTGGATTGACTTTCAGATCATTTAACCGCTTAATTGCGGCAAGTAACCCATTGACGTAATCCTGCAGACTATTTAGACGACGAGCAGTGTCATCCGATTCTGCACCTAGGTTAAGAAGAAATCGACTATCTTCGGGTGGGAAATACAAGTAGTCATCATCTTGCGAGAGGATACTTGTTACGTTGGTATTGACTTCTGGTAAAGGTGCACTAACTGCAGTGGTTACTGAAGCTGCGCCAGCAGGAACACTGGTTGGTGCAACAGCAGGAATATCACCTGAACCAAATCGGTCAATGATACGCTTTTGAACTGTCGGAGCCGCTGGTCGCATCAGGGGAGCTGGCGGCTCCTGGACTTGCAGTACCGTTTGACCCAGCAACTGGACGGTAGGGGACGACACTGGCGCTTGGCTTTTTGACTCGCAACCTGAAAGTACCGTCGCTAACAGCGCCAAGAGCATTGCTGGTATATGCATCCGCAGCTTGAGTGTCTTTGTCATACGAATCTCCTATCCGCTTAGTTAGCGCCATCTGTTCTCGCTGGATGTCCCTCGTCTGCTCCCCGAGGACCTTTAGTTCATTCATTTGCGTACCGAGTTGCTTCACGTCTTGTGACAATTTCTTTTGCTCTTCGCCCAATACCGCAACCGTAGTTGCTGTAGACCAAAGAAAGTAAATTGCAACGCCGAGCGCTAAGGCAACCACAATGGGCATGAAGTTTTTTATTAATAACTCTTTCAGCAGTGTAAACATAACACGATCCTAGTAGGTAGATATTTTCAACCACCAAGCTTTGGCATACCGCCAAGGTTTAGGCATCAGTGCATAGTCCGTTACAATAACCTCGTTCTTATATTGAACGGAGGTATTGAGTGCTGACCGCCTGCGATGGTGCAAAGTATATAACCGTGAGCGACTCTCGCCAGGACGTAGCAAAGGCTCCGCCATCACCCCGTTGTTCAACTGAATAGGGATGCGAGTGTTATCGGGCACTGTAAACATACCAGGCCATCTGTGTGCTTCTAAGGGGATCTGTTCCACTTCTAACAGCGGATTATCAAAGACCACCCAGAAACTGGTAGATAAAAGTAACCAGGCTTTATAGAAGTCATCCTTCTGGTAATCACCTTTGCTAATCACCCGAGGCGAGTCAGGGTTGATATTAGCCGGAATCGTGGATAGGTCTATGAATTCGCGGTCATAGAAATAGCGGTCGATCCAGTCAATATGTACCGTAGACAGGCTGACGAGTTTTTCACCGAGAACCGAGATGACATTATCCTGCAGATACAGAATACCCCCGATCACAATCCCTACTTGTTTGCCCTTGGTATTAAACGGCGGGGCAAGCATAATCGTTTCACGATAAGGGTTGAATTCATCGGATGGTTGTAACTGATCAGCAGTAATACCATAACAGTTTAGTGTGCTGACATTATGGAACGTCATTACACCGGTTTTCACATCATTACTGACCTTGGCGTTCTTACACGCATCAATCAAGTAAATACCGTCATCAGATAACGAACTGCGATGAAGATATCCATTGACTGTAAAGAGAGCGCAATTAAACAACTTCGGATAATCCACGCCGTCTTTCATCAAGATCACATCATCGGAGTCAGCATAAGAAAACTCACGCTTCAATGATGAATCGATGTTAGTTGGTTTCTGAGTAAACCAATACTCATTAACGTTATTGAACAATGCGAACTTCTTGGTGAGGTTCGGCAGTGTCTCGCTGGTCGTCAGGGCGCGGTTACCAATTGAGGCTAACCATTGCACAATCGTTCCATTGAATGCACTGACTTCATTGTAGTAATCCTGCAATACCAGGCAGACATTCTTCTTTAAGAAGGGTGATGATAATATGACCCGGTTTTGGCTATAGGTCTGCAATACCGTTTTCAGCAGCATCGACGAGATATCGTCATCAACTAATTTCGGGCGCTTGCCCACGGTTTGAGAAATACAGGCAACGTAGTTGTACATGCGCTCCGCCCTTAGTTTGAAAAATCAATCATATGTGTTCATTACTTAATTACACCTAAGCTATAAAATTACTTGGAGACCGACATGGCTCAACAGATTTCCGTGGCAGACGTTGTCTACCCGTACAACCCCCTGAATAACGTTGCCGGGGCACAAGGCATTGTAGAGAACCATACGTTGACTCCTGCGAACGGTGTGAACTATGTAACGATCATTCCACGTGCTGCACCTTTCTTCCGCCGCACGGTAAAGATTATCAACGTTGCAACCGGCCAGCCTTTGGTGATGGATCAGAACTTTACCTTGGGTTACTTCTTTGCACCGTTCACTGCACTGACTTATAAAGGTCTGTACGGTGGTATTACTTTCAACGAACTCGACGCCCCGATCGAAGTACAGATCACGTACGACACACTGGGTGGTGACTTTGTTCTGAACTCAACGAAGTATGCTGAACTTGCAGCGAACATCGTTAACAACCCGCGTGAGCTCGACTGGTCACAGATCGCTGATACACCGGCGACGTATCCACCTATTGATCATCAGCACTCGGCTGACCAAACACTGAACTACATGGATTATGTTGAGCAGCTGGATGGTTTGAAAAGTGTAATTACTGCTGCGATCAATGGTTACGTTGGCGCACTTAATACACATATTGATACCGAAGGCAATGCGCACCAGATGACCAAGTTGCAGTTCGGTATTGGTAACGTACCTAACTGGGCGCCAGCAACAGTAGATGACCTGCCTTCACAAGGGTCTGATCTTGTGATGTCACTTGACATGGTAAAACGTGCTTTCAACTACATGTACACCGGTGCAACAGTTACTGCGCTGAAGTCAGCCGTTGTTTCTGATGTGGTCTCGTCAGCGAGCATTGTCCAGCAGTTGGCTATCTTAAATGATGCGGGTCTGCTTACAACTGATGAAGTTGCTAACTTCACGCAATGGAAGACCTATCGGGCGCAGATGTTGATTAAGGCATCAACAGGGGCAGCTAACACGCTTACTCCGCCTGCAACCAACACAGCCTTTGCCCGCCTGTTAGGAGGTTGATATGACAGGGACTCTGTTTCCCGATGTGGTGCGACTTGAATTCGACATCACAGGTGTCAGCGCCGATAACCGCATTATTGACGATGTCATTGAGATTCCTGATGAGTTGACTAACCGTGCGATTGTATTGAAACACGGTGCGTTCTATTCCAACTCATTAGTGTTAACCGATGACAGCGGTAATATGCTGACCAAATGGGTCGACTATAAACCTGTCTACCCTTATAACCGTCCTGAGCTTAACCTGGATGAAATGACAGGTAAGTCTACTGCTGCGTTTATCATGATCACCAACGATAATCTCAAAGGACGGGTAACCGCGACTTACCAAGCAGTTGGCTTACCATCGGGGATCTCTAACCGTGATCTTACGGATATCTTAAATGCGATTGCAAATGATAACCGTAAGTACTACTGGGATGATATCTTTAATAAGCCGGATAAGTTTCCCCCTTCACCACACACGTTGGATATAAAGGACACTTATAACTGGGCGCCGATGACAGAAGCCATGGCACGGTTCCATACCTGTTTACAGAACGTCAGTCATCTGCCTTCAATACAAGGGTATATCGATTCGCTGGACAGTTCCTTTGCGGCGACAGCTGTGCGCCTGCTTGCTATCTATAACACGTTCATTGCTCACCGCCGTAATTATAGTAACCCACATGTTGATACTAAGAGCACGTTGGTTGGTCTTAATAACGTCGATGACTTTGACATGGCGTCTTTAGCTGAAGCGATTGCCGGTACTGCGTCAAACAAGTTCTTATCGCCACAGACAGCGTCGGGTGCCGCGTATGACACCTTGCTTAAGAACGATAAGTCGATCGTCCACGTAGGTTGGGTTCCGATGCTGCAGTTCGGTGATCTGAGTTCAACACCTATTCCGTTTACGATCAACGGGTTTGTCCTGAACATTACGGCAGCGGTACCTGCAATCATGGCATCACGGGAATGGACACTACCAGTTAGCAGCATTAAGTTAACTGATTTTGTACCATCGCCTGCCAATAAAACCCTCTTCCTTTATGTGCGTGTCCGTAATGGGAAAGCCTCGTACGAGGTCGCAGAAGCGGCATCACCTGAGACCACGACTTATGTGAACGTAGGTCGTATCGTCTGTGGAGCGAGTGCAATCACCTCAGCTGTACTGACAAAGGTTTCAGGGCTGGGTACTGCGCGTGTATCTGAAACGAAGATTGGTTCTGCCATTGCTGCAACTGCGGGACTGCCATCACAGTCTGCGAATTTGAACTGGTAAGGGTGAGTGGGTGATCCCCTCACCCACTTTCCGATATCCCAGGAGATATCCAATGAATACCCCGATTCTTACGAAATATAAATTTGATGTTACGGGTAAAGATCCACAGAATTTGATTGGGGGTGAGCGCCACACACTTAACCCTGGTCCGAAGAACAAGATCATCGCCTCACTGGAAGGTCCGTTCTTTTCTGATACAGTAAAAGTTCGTTTACCCAACGGGAGTTATCTCGAACCTTGGGTCGACTTCCAGCCCGTGCATCATTTCCCAGAAGCCTCTAAGAAGACTGGGCGTTCATGTACTTGCTTTGTTAAGATCCTTAATGAAACGGTTGTGGGTGATATCTTTGTTGAGTATCAAGTGGTCGGTGGTTTGTTTAACTACAATTCCGTTACGCTTGAGAATCTGCTGTGGGCGATCATCAATGATGAACGTGACGTACTGTGGGATAACATCAACAACCGTCCAGCGACATACCCGCCTTCGTATCACACCCATGACATCTTCATGGATACGTACGGTTGGGAAGATCGCATCGCATTCAGTAACTGGGTTGCTGACGGTCTTATCCTGCGCGGTGAAACTCTGAACTATGAAGGGTTTACCAATAAGGTGGCCGTTGTTCTCAATCAGATCAAACAACTGCAGTCGGATATCAACGGTGAGATCTTAGCGCACTCTGCTGAGAACGGTAACCCGCATGCGGATACCAGCAAAACGTTTGGTATCACTAAACTGCAGAACCTGGCTACCGCTGACAGCGTTCAGGCTGTTGAAGGTTTACGTCCTGATTTGCGTCTGACAGTAAAAGGTGCGCAGGATATTCTGTCGAATGCATTAGCCGGATATTCTGCAAACTTAGTACATCAGGGTAACTTACCGGTTACACGCTTTGGTAACCTTAACTTCTTACAGCCAGGTATCATTGGTTCGTTTGAAGGTGCTTCGATGGTTGATGCACACGACCACTTTGCACAGGTGGTTGAGAACGACGGTACGTACATTCGTCTTCGTCCAGGTACCAATGGTGAATCGATTGCGTTGTATTACGACTATGTAACCAACATCCATCGTAACATCAATACGTTTACCGTCATCAACACCAACAACAAATATACACCATCTGGTTTGGATCAGGCGTATATTCCGGCCCGTCTGTTTGACTGCCAAGGTGATGTCATCGCGGGTATCATGTACAACAAAGCTGCCTTGCCTGCAACCAGTGATTACAAATATTGGATTGCGCTGACGAACGGTACGCTGGATAGCACCAAGCATAACTGCGCGCAGATCAGCAATGCGTTCTTTACCATGGATGATGGTTCGACGCAAGAGTTCAGTCCGTCATGGACACAGCTTTGCATGATCGGTTCTCGTATCTACGTGATCCATCAAAACCCGAATGTCGCAACCACTATGCTGGCAGGCGGTACAATCCTCGACAATGCTATTCCGCAGATCTATCTGGGGTATATCAACGTTGCAGACATCATCGCTGGCGGTCCAGTTACCTTTACCCAAATCACTGGCTGGACGACAACCTTCTTAGGTCAGGTGCGTGCACCTGCACGCAGTATGCAGATCTGTGACCAGGTAGTTGGTCGCTCTAATCAGCATGTGTTAGTACGTTACGATGGTGGTCAGTATGTCAGGGCCCAGTATCGTTCTTGGCCGGGTAGCTACGGTAAAATGGCAGCGAACAGTGATGGCACGTTAACGATGTTGATTGATTTTACTATTAACGTCGATGGTCGTAACAACTCTAATATCTCGGTGTATCCAATTCGTTTTATTATTGATGTTAACGCCAGAACTGCTCGGGCTGCTGATACCATGAATCCGTTTACTGCGGCTGATGATACAAGCAGTACATTGAAGTTATCTGTGTTCACCAATGGATCTAACCTTAACTTCTTTAAACTGCGTGGGGTTAATGACGGTAGTGCTGCCCTGAGTGGGGATTACCACGGCAGTCGCCTGATCACCAAGAAAGGGTATTCAGTTTATACCGGTCGTGCACAAGCAGCGAACGTGGGAATGCGCATCGATATCCAACAGATTCCTAACTTTGTGGATGCGGATACTTACTGGCGAAACCCAGCGGCATATACCAACGTGTTGTTGCGTTCTGTCACCGATGGCACGTCCTATGGATCAGAGGCTAAAGGTAACTTACGTTGCCCAATTCTCTTTCCAAATAACCGACTGGGCTACTGGGCATTTGATGGCAGCAATACGTACTTTGCTTCTCAACCACTTGTGGGTAACGGCGACTTCCCATACAAGCTGATTGGACTGGGCAATGTTCAAGGTTTCCAACCGTCTAACGATCGGGTCAGAGCCGCAACATACCCTAGCCGGGAAATCATCACCGAGATCAATGGCGGATCAGTGGTTACCCATTGTCGCTCAATCTCCGATGATGCACCGAGTGGTGCCGCTAACATCGATACCGCATTGAATACTTCAGGTGCGATCAGTACCGATGTGAATTATCTGCGTGCTCAAGGTCAGCGAGTACTTAACCAGTTAGGAATCACTGCCACTAAGTATCGGTGTATACTGTTCGTCCCAACGGATGGCGGAATGTCTCTGATGCTTAAGGTTGTCGGTTTCACACCTGCGCAGGCTAACGGTATCACTGACACTATCACAGCGATCGCTACGGTGTCCTATGGCGGTGCACGTGACGGCGTATTAAATGGTTGGACTGCCAACCTCGATGACATCATCAGTAAACCGCAATCAGTGGGTACTTCGGATATCTCTCGTATCCAAACCACCTTCGGTATGCTGACGTATAAAGTCGGCGGTGAGTACATTATTGCAATGGGCGGGTTCTATTGCCCATACACCGTTGGTCCTGCTAACAACTTACCGTTAGTGTACCTGAAGATGACCAATGGTCGTATTTCCGGTAACCAGGCAAACCTGTACTTTGTTTCACCGTATGTCGATCTGTTGTCGAACACGCCTTTTGCACTTCCGGGTAAAGGTTTCTTTGTTACCTATTCTGACGGTAACTATCCGATACCGGTTACACCAAGCATGCAATCAGCCGTGGGTCCATGTGCAATTGTATTAGCCGCACAAGGTGAGAACTTTGACACGATTCGTCAATGGACCATTCCAGGTAATGGCACCTCGGTGTTACTGTCACAAACGGTAGAGCAAGGTTGGATTCTGTATTTTGCAGAACCTATCCCAATCATCCTGGGTGGTCGTGAATACACCATTCCAATTACCAGTATTGACCTGCGCACGATAAAGGCCAATCCGGCAAGTACGACCTACTATGTTTACATTGAGGTTGTCAATGCAACGACGGCGAAGTACACCATCTCAGCCACAGAGTTAACTGCTGAAACCACCCGTATGTTTATCGGGACAGTTGCTACGAACACTTCACAGATCAATGCGATCAATATTACGAAGCGTTCAGGGATTCATAAGTACCAGATCTCTGCAACTAAAATGGGTTCATCTATTCCTGTGTCGACTGGTCTGCCGCAACAAACGGGTAACTGGAGTCAGGCGTAATGTCGGGAGGGGGAAACCCCTCCTTTTATTTTGAAAGGAGTTGTCATGAGCGACAACCTGACGGTTGATCCGGGTAGTTGGGGTGTGTTCTATGCCTCGATTGAAGCATTGACCTGGAAATTACAAAACGCACGTTATTCACAATACGACCTGGCAACAGGTGTCATGACCAACTTCACCAATACGGTTGAGGCGTTGGTTGCGGAAGCACAATCCAATTTCAACGCTCATGCGAGCAACCGTACCAATATCCATAAAGTCAACGCTATGCAGATTGGCTTTGGGTTGGTTGATAACTTCAAAACGGCAACCGTGGCACAGGCAGGCGAAGGCGGTTATGATAATCTCTTCATTACGCCACAGGGTTATAACGCATTAGCCGCGAAAGTGTTTGGTGACTTTGGTTCATCTTTGCATCACCAGGGAATCAACCCTATCTCTACTTTCGGATCACTCTCCTTCTTACCACCGGATATCTCAGGTTCGTTTGAAGGCTCGGGACAGTTGTCAGGTAACTCCTGTGGACCAATGATCATTGAAGACGATGGTACGTTGGTTGGTTTGCGTTACGGTGCAACAGGTACATCAGAAGGACTGTACTATTTCTACCTGCCTTCTGCTGAAGACCGTATTGACAATGTCAGCCCGATTCGCACGAACTATAAGTACGTGCCGTCCAACCTGCCGAGTGGAACGTATTGTTCTGATATCTACAACAATGACTCTGAAGTATTACTGGGTGCGATTAAAGGGTCTAGTTCAGTTGATCGGTTTATCTCACTGACCAACGGCACCTTTGATGTGAGCAAGCATTACACCGCTTACTATAAAGTGGCAGGTATGGTTGATGCTAATTACCATATCCGGTTTATGACCGCAGCCATCGTCGGCAACTATGTTTATATTTTTGGTGGCTACGAAGATGCTGTGAATTGTGTTGCGGATGCTAACGGTAACACAGAGCTGACGGGTGCGGTTAGACTTGTCACCTGGCGTGTAGCGATCTCAGCGATTCAGGCAGGCGGTACTGTAACACTGGAAACGGTTACGGCATGGGCATGTAAAGATGTCTATGGTCGTAATGTATCGAGCACTGACGTTCTCATTGCCCAGCAGTGGGTAAGCGGTAATGCTGATAACAAGCCGTATGTTTATGTTACTAATAAACAGCTGTTTTCCGTCAGCGTGCAGAATGCCCAACGTCGCTTGCAATCCGTAGTGAACCCAGCTAATCCGAACCAGGTGCGTGTGAATTACCATCACACTGTCTATGCTCAGGCGAAAGCCAGCGGTAGCGGTCTGGCGCCTATTGCGCTGTCTATCTTAATTGACACAGCAGCCAAGACAGCGGTAGTGGAAGATAACCCCGGTCCAATCACCATTTCCGGTAACCAGTACAATGCCCCGATAAGCACGCCTTTACAGACGGGCTCAACAACGGCGACCGGCATGGATGTACAGGGTGGCAATCGGCATCAAAATACGATTGTTACTAACCGTGGTTATTTGTTAACGCGCATGTCGGGTAATCAGCCGGATGAGAATCCTTTATACGGTAAAGCTCAAATCCTTAACTTCGTCTCTCGTTTTGATGCGATGCGTGAGCGTAGCCGTGTCACTCGGTTAATCACTCAGGTGAGTGATCCATTGGTAACAGGCACGGCGCTGACCAACGGTTTCATGAAACCTCAGCTGCTCCGAGGATTTGGTTTGCTGTTAACCAGCAGCAGGTATAAGGAATCTAACTACTACAATTACGGAACCACAAAACGTGTTGTAGTTACCGGTAATGCTAACTTCCCGTATAAACTACTGGATGGTCGCACTATCACGGGTTTCGCGCCTAATGGTAATCGTTCTGAAATCCCAGCTGATCGAACTTCGATTGACCGCTATCGGTTTGTCCATGTTATCACTCAAGTGGACAGCGCGGGTAACATCACTTCGTCACCTTCTGTAATCTGGGAAGATAACGATAAGTCAAGCAGTTGGGTTGGTTGTACAGACATCGACGCTAACCTGAACATGACCGGTTCATTTAGTTTCAGTAAAGCTGAGATGAATGCGTTGGCTAAAGCTGCCATTACACAAGTACTGGGTAAAGCACCAACTCTCAGTATGGGATTGATTTATGTACCGCAAGATACTGCGGTGCCATTGATCATGGTGTGTAACGGAGAAGTCCTGCGTGATGACGGTACGGCTTACCGAGCGGCATTTGCGTTAGTTGAGCTTAACTACACGGGATCGCGTTCAGGTAATGTAACTGGCTACACCATCAAACGCATTATCGACCGGCGTATTGAAGAACAGCAGCCATCTGGTGTTATCATGGACTTTGCTGGACAAGGTGGTCTGAATATCTACAAGACTGCTGCGGGTGATTATCTCTTAGGGATTGGTTGTCCACCTAACCATCAGACATATGGCGGTATTTACAGCTATGTGTGGTATGCAGCAATTCGTGCAGGTACCGGGACCATTGAAGACAGCACCATTAAGTTGTTTGGACACGGCTATTACCCAACCGCCTCTAACCCAACGCCATTAGCTGTACCGGGTTCAGGTCTGTGTGTAATGGACTCTACATCACAAGTCAACAATGCCACGGCGGTATTGGTGATGGATTCGATGGCGACGACGTATCAGGAGTTCTTAACCTGGCAGTCACGTGGGAAGTTTATCCTGGCGGCACAACAGGTTGAACAGGGTTATCTCGTTTACTTCACAGCACCTACCCAGGTGTTCTTAGCAGGTAACGAATACACTCTTCCAGCCGGCAGCATCGATCTGCGTAGCATCAAGGCGAATCCAGCCAGCACAACGTTTTATCTGTACGTGCAGTTGGTTGATGAAGCAGTGTCGTATCTGATTACCACAGCGGCACAAGCTCCATCGATATCACTGATGTATATCGGCACCATTGTTACTAACACTACCCAGATCCAATCGATCAGCGTCAGCAAGAAAGTGCGTGTAGAGACTTTTGAGTTGTCAGCTAACCGTATTGGTTCGGCTATCCCAATCTCCACTGGGGTGCCATCTGGCGCAGGTAACTTTGCGTGGCGTAACTAAGGTCAGCATAAGGAGAGGGCGATTGCCCTCTCCTCTATGCCGTCTTTTATATTGGACCTGATGTTTGTGAACCACCGCTCTGCACACCACCGTGTTTGTGACTCTTCAGTGATATCCCGCCGGCATTAACGTCAGCCGGTGTGGTTAATCCGCCCGAAGTATCAATCTTACCAATGTGATGGATATCCCCGTTGATAGTAACACCACCTGGTGAATCGATGGAAGTGGTATTGGTCTTCAACTGGAACGTATCATTGGCTTGGATCTGCATGGTTTGACAAAGCATCTTGATCAGCTTCTGTGCAGTCAGGCTAAAGTTCTCCTGTGCAATGATCTCGATGTTCTTCTTACTCATGGTGATCAGACACTTATCGGTATTGGTGATCTGCCATAAGGCATTCAGTGAGTCCAGTACCAGGTTGTTATCCAAATCATCGGCAAGGGAGAATAGGCCTTCACCGTAGTCAGCTTTAATGACATACTGGACTTGTTCTCCGTTGGCTTTTGAGTTGGACATCATAAAGTGTTTCTTATGAGATGACCATTCAATGAAGTACCAATCACCTTCACCAATGTCTTTATCTTCAGTGGTAGCGGGCGAGCCACTGATAGCAATAACGACTGTCTCTAAACGGCGTAGGTTGTCATCAAGACCGGACTCGGTCCAGTAGTACTTATCTTCATCACCTACTTGCCAGATAACAACACGCTCGCCTTTAACAACATCGGGAGCGGTAACGCGGTTAGACCTGAACGGGAACCATATTGCTGACATTGATGAGTTAGTCACAACCTTGTCTTCAATCGCATTCCCATTTGAATCCTTTCCTTTATACGTCATGACCTGTGGATTCACATCCGCAGTACCTGACATCATCGGTTGGGTTTCACGCGGAATAACCTGGATCTCTTTGCTGTTCGTGTCCTTGGGGGCGGCAACGACACCCATTGAATAAAACTTCAAGACAGAAATGTTACTGGCCATAGCAAACCCTAATGTTATTTTTTACGTAATTCGATCATGGTATAACGTAAGACCGAATCTAAACAGGAAACGATCATGAAAGACGTATTCTTTATTAAAGGCGAACCACAACAGATCCCTGAGTGGTTGTCTCAAGCAATTCTGGAAGGTACGGTTATTGTCCGTGGTGACTCCGGTACCGACGTTCAACATTTCATTGTTAATGGCGAAATAGCGTCAGTGGGTAATCAACTAATCTTTGACGGAACCAATATCACCATCAACTCATAAGCGGCCGAGCCATCATGCTGATAAAATTTATCGAACTATACAATTACCAGCGGTTGAAGAACAAAGGGATCAACCGCGTCAGCATCCGGTTCACTGAAGTCGTGCAGGTAATTCTGGGTAAGAATGGTAGTGGTAAATCTTCTTTAGTACGGGAACTTTCACCTCTACCTCCTGCTAACGACGAATATGACAAGGGTGGTTATAAACACATTGTCATTGAGCATAAAGGCGCTGAGTACGAACTGTATTCAACACCAGGTTCTCCTTCTCGTCACAGTTTCAAAATTAAACGTGATGGAGTTGAAACCGAACTGAACGAATCCATGACCATGAACGCACAGAGCATTCTGGTTAAGGAGCATTTCGGGTACACCAAAGAGATTCACGAGTTATTACTTGGCATGGTCAACGGTGTTGCCTTTACAAGTATGACACCGCAGAAGCGGCGTGAATGGTTTACCATGCTGCACCCGACAGACATGTCGTTTGTCACTGAGCTGCATCAGCTATTGAAGACAGTCCTGCGCGATACCAAAGGCGGGATTAAAACTGGTAACAGTCACCTGACTGATCTTTACGGTCAACGTAAAGACGGAATGGATATTGACGGTCAACAACGTCAGCTTGATCAAATTCAATCGCGGCGTGATCGTATTGCTCAATTTGTTAGTAATGAGATTTCCGGTAATAACTATCAGCAGCATATCGATGATGATGTGGTGGTATTACGTCAGATGGGCGACCAGTATCAACGTTCACCGTTATCGCTTTCTCAACAGTACACTTCACGTGGCGAGATCCTCAGTAAGCTTGAGTATTGCCAGAGTGAACTCAGTAAGCTGCAGTATGCACAAAAGACCCATTCAAACGAACTCTCTGAGCTTGCAAAGAATGAAGCCTTTAGCAGCGGGAATGTTGAGAAAGATAAAGCGGAGTTAGAAGCATCGAAGTTACAGGTTGCTGAACTGATCGAACAGAGCCGACTTATTCATGAAGACGCACTCAATCGGTTAGGTGATGATCCGTTATGGCAGAAGATGTATCAAATGCCGTATGATTCGGTCCGTGTGCTGTTATCGCAATTAGAACATCTCATTGACTACCTGTTACGTATGGTGGTCTTAGATGACCGCACAGTGACGATTACGCAATATGACAAAGTTCGTCGTTTGCAGTATGACCTCACATCGGCAATTGAAGTGTTAGAGCAGGATGATGCGAAATACACGCACAAGCTCAATCACTTTAACAATGCAGATAAAACAGAGTGTCCGGCATGTCATCATCGTTGGGTGCCTGGCGTAACTGAACATCAGGTTGAGGATATTCGTACCAAACACACCACGCTTGTTGTTGAACTTGCAGCACGTCGTGATCGTTTGAAGAAATGTAACGAATATCTGGAAAGTAACGAGACCTGGTATCAGGCGGCAATGCGTTATTTGCGCTACACCGAATCAATGCCTGAATGTCGTGAGATATTCGAATGGTTAATGGCAAACGATGTGCTGTATGAAGGTAACCGTCGTTATGCTACTATCCTGCCCGCGATTAAACATGGTATCCAAGCACGTGAGAACTACCTGTCCGATACGCAACGTTTAGTGCAGATTGAGAACAAACTCAAGCTGTTCACTGATGATGCGATTGAATGGTGGAAACGTCGTCATAACGAGCATGAAGAAGCCTTGTCCAGAACCATCACTGAGATGCGGGTTGTACAGGCTGAGATTGCACGGTTAGGGGCAGACTTACGTAAAGCAGATGATGCCGTGATTGCCTCAGAGGTCTTGCAGGCTACCATGGCACGGATTCGTGAGAACACCGGCTTGTTAGCCCGTCAAGCTATTAATGATGCAGCGAACAATGAATACCGTGAATTAGGTGAGCAACATAAGGCCATCAATGCAGGCCTCTATAACGCCCGCTCGCTTGAAGGAACCATCAGTAGCACTGAGTCTCACCTTACATCATTGAACGCCTCAGAGAAGGCCCTGCAGCTTCTGGTAAAGGCAACTTCGCCAACCGAAGGGATTGTCGCAGAAGAACTCTCTGAATTTATTGGTACGTTCGTTGATGAGATGAATCAGATCATTGAAGAGATCTGGGGAGATACATTACGTATTCTTCCTTGTAACATGGAGAACGGGGATTTATCCTTTAAGTTTCCATTGATCTCTGGTGAGTTTGACGGTGGGGCAAAAGACATCTCTGATAGTTCGACAGGTGAGGCACAGATCATCAACTATGTGTTCCGTTTGGTGGTTATGTCATACCTGGGCTTTGAGCAGTATCCGTTGCACATGGATGAGGCGGGTGCTAACTTTGATGTGGCACATCGTCCAGCGTTGATGAACTATATCAAACGTGCAGCTGATTCTGGTACCTATTCACAGATCTTCTTGATATCGCACTACATCACGAACCACGGCGTAATGACACATGCCGAAACCTGTGCTCTGACTGTCGACGGGGTAACCTTACCTGAACACTACAACGAGCATGTTGAGATAGAATAATCATGGGGAGGGCAACCTCCCCTTTATGAGGGCTTTGCTATGTTGACCCCTGATCAGCAGCGTTTTTTCTTTCAAGCCGTTGTAGGTAAGTTAGAACAGTGTTTTGAAGATTACTTTGAACAATCCATGAGTTTGAGCATTGAGTCGATGGCGGTCATGGCGCAGGTTCGTTATAACGAATGTATCCGAGAGTTGATCGCCGCCTTCCCTATTAAAGAAGTGCGCCAATACGTAGACCAGCTCTATGTGAAGTGTGAAGTTGACAACGGCACGGTTAAAGTCATCTACTCAGAGCAGCTGAGCCTGATGGGTACCGGTGAAGCAACACTTGGAGTGGCTCATGTCAAACATCCCCGCTAATCTCTACTTTGGACCTGAGCTTCCACTCGATGCTATTCCAGGTGCTATCTTTAATGACGGCGTGTGCTTGTATCGTGGTGGCGAATATGGCTGGATGTACATGTGCCATGTTTCAACGGTACAAAAAACAGAGAACTCACCTCTGGCGGATTATGCCGTTGCGATCCCTGAAGGTACTCTCGCTACTTTAAATGAACCAATGGCGTATTATCGCAGCAATACCTGGCTGTCGCTTTCTAATAAGGTAGAGGGCCCGAAGGTACTCGGTATATTACATGAAAAGTATGTCCATAGCGAACTGGGTGTTAAACTCGAGCTTATCCCTGATGACTCTGTTTATGTTTATATTCAGCCAGCAGGAGAGCGTGAATGGGCGGCTGACTTTAATGCACTGAAGTTGTTTTACCGACACAACGGCGAAGATTATTTGCTCGACTCAGAACTGTACGTCCCTGTTAATATGGTTAGTGAGTGTGTTAATAGATGGTTGGCCGAGGAGAAACCATATATGCCATATTTAGATTTGGACATATCGGCACGTTTTGCGGTAAACACCGATAAACCGCCATCACCAGGTGATAACTGGATTGACAGCGAGTTCAACGAGTTTGTATTTGATGCTGACCGGATGTGGATACCTATCGGTAAGATTGCATTTAATTATCGAGGCAGCATGTTATCTGGTATTGATGTCCTGCGTTTGCGCGGACCTCATAAAACGGGTGATGCATATCTCGTCGATAACTTCATGTATATCTACAACGACATTGTTAATCGTTTTGTGGTAATCCAATGTGCGCCAGGCAGCGATGACGTACCTTTCAACTTCTATCCACCGGAGGCATTAGAACCTATTCCGATGCAGGGGATCTATCGTCGTGATTTCGATACACTTCCTTGCGAGCCAAATGGTTGTGGATGGATCATTGTAGAACTGGACGGAAAACACTCTTTATATAACCAGTATGGTCTTCTGGTTGAAGTTGACTTACCGAAATGTTCTATATTCCCGGAAGGTAAACGTGCCCCTATGGTTGTCATGGGTCCGTTGCATTATCGTGATGCGTGCTACCAATGGGATGGTTTTGACCCGGAAGATGGTGATGTTTGGTTAAATGAAAAACAACTGTACACTTATCATGAAGGTACATGGCGTGTTCTGCCAGCAGGCGTTCCTTATACGCGCCGTCATAACTCACTGGCAATGAAGGTAGAAGAACTCAAAGAGCGAATTAAGCTTGGTCACGACATGAACAACCCGTTGTTGTCGCAGCAGGCTAAAGATCAGCTCTTTGAAGAACAGCATCGTCAGTATGAAGTAGAAGCTGCGTTGAAACAAGAAAGGCTTACTGAGCAGGAAAGACAGAAGCAGTTTGAACGAGCCCATCCATTCAGAACCTGGATTCGTCGACTGCGCTCATCTAAACCACGGTAAGTTGCAAATCATTTTATTCCTACATTACAAATGTGGTGTAGTTAGCGAGGTTATCATGCTGGTTACTTTATCTGTTGGTCATCTGACACACAGGGCGCATAACGCCTTGCAGAATACCGACTATGCGTTCACACCTGCAGAAATCTTGAATGCAGCAGTGCACTGTATTAATGGTGACATTGATTGCGCGATGGATAATTTGTTTGGTGAGATCAATAAGTTAGATGATAGCTTCGCTGACCTACCTTACGACACAGCATCTGATCGAGTTCTAATGGACGTGATCAAGCGAACCAGTCGTGAGATTAACACTACACTGTATCGGCTATGTAATGGGGTTATGCTCCCGCGTTTTGTAAATGCGGGACAGCATCACCTCACCTTAACCCTTGAAGAGTAGGAAATAAAAACTATGAGTAATGTACAGGAGCTCGGGAAGCGCGTAAGCGTCGGGATGGATTTCTCCACCGACATCGTAAAAGCAAAAGAGAGCAGCACAGAAATTGCACGGAGAATGGCCATGTCGTTGCAACATCAGCAGGAATTCCAAAAACTTTTCAAAGCGCGTGCCAAAGAGTGCACGGATGGTTTTGACAAGTGGCGGTTACAACAAACTGAGAACCCGTTCTTCCAGCAAACTGCACGTCAGAAGCTGGTAGGGATTGCCATCGATATCTATCAGAAACTTTCCAAAGAAGAAGTGGGTCCTGAGACGCGCTCTGAATTGATTAAGTGGGCGGAAGATAACGAAGTAATCATGATCAACCACGTAGTCGGATTGCAACTGTACAAGCGTATAGTCGGCGAACTTAGTGCAGATACCCAATTGATGATCACGACCAGTCATCACCACGGTATCGACGATGTCGCTTTCTCCTTTAAGCTGCCAGGGGCAAAACGGTCTTATCTTATATAAGGTGTCGTGATGAAGCTGCAATATCACGCAGTCATCCCAGTGCCCTCTATGCGCGTTGTTGCGCGAGACCTTGAAATCTCTACCGATCATTTGATGCGTGTAGCGATTGAATGGATAGAGGGTAATGACTACCAAGTGATGCGTCGAATCCAGGAACTCCCTTGCAATACCGACTCGGACATGACCCAGGCTATATTAGCTTCGGTCATGCGAGTGGCGGAGGAATTCCTCTCGTTTATGCCTGAAATTAGTTTAGGTCAACATATGCGAGATATCTATTTGATAACAGCTCACACTCAAACAGCTTATGTCGGATTCGCAATCTGCGATGATGAGTGAAACCCCATGATCGAAACTAACAATTACCACAACATCATTTGCATCGTCCAATCGGATGAAGCAAGTAAAGCATGGGCGGAGTTCTCTCAGCTTGTGATGGAAAACCCTGAGCTTCAGATCAAGCGAGACGTGTTTGAATTCGTCTTGAACAAAATCCTGGCAACCCGTACCTTCGAAGTCGATGCCATGGACGAAGCAGTTAATGCGATCCAAAAAGCAGCGAGCAGTCCACTAACTGAAGAAGCAGTCAGTTGGTTTATTGACTCGGTGGATCAAATTGCTGTGGCCTTGAAACGTGCCATACCGACACTCGCCCCAGGTATAAAAGGCCATGTGGTGAAATGTGTCCTTATGGATCACAACAAACGTAACTTCACTCTGAACGTTACTATCCTCGAACCATCAACCAATAAGGAACCATTTACAGTTATTCACTTCTGACTTAAGCGAAGTGACCAAGGCCGTGGGGGTATAAGCCTCCACTTAAAGAACCACGACTTCGGTAAAAACCAAAAATGAAGAAAATCACCACTCTCTTTACTTCTCTGGCACTGATGATGTGCCTCTTCGTTACTTACACGCAACACGCTCATGCGAGCAGCTCTGCGAAACCTACCGTAGAGTTTAACCAAACCGGTTGGGACAACAACAAAGCAGCAATGGCTAAAGCCGCAGTTGCTTCAGGTGTGCCACTGGGCGAACTTGTTTCATTCTTCTCTATTGAGTCGGGTATGAAAGCCGGCGTTAAGAACACCGGTGGATACTCAAGTGCAGCGGGACTTGGTGGGATGACAAAATCCACCTTTAAATCGTTAATGCGCGATCACCGCCAGAAGTACGGGTTAAGCAAAAACGTGTCTCGTTTTAATGCCTATGCTAATGCCGCTATGACGGCCGAGTACATTAAGCAGAACAGGAGCCTTCTACAGCAGGCACTAAAACGTGATATCACCACATCCGAAGTCTATATGGCACACTTCGTTGGACCGGGTACTGCAATCAAAGTACTCAAAGCCAGGGGTAACAGGCCGATCACCTCTGTAGTCAGTGTCTCCCGTGGGAATGCACGATTGTTCTACAATAAAGGTCGACCATTAACTGTTGCCCAGTTCAGAGCCAGTATGGATCGTAAAGTGGCTAACCATAGTCGTGTGTATAAACCCACGGCCGTAAAGTACGCCGCTCGCTACGAGCAAAATAAACGACTCGACGATCTTGTCGCCAAGCTCGATGATAAGCCAGCGAATATAGGGTTTAGTACGGCTTACGTAAGAAATATGTAATTTCGTACATAGATCACTGATAATATAGTTTAGGAGAAGCGCAGGCTTCTCCTGCTATGCCGTCTTTTTTATAAAGGGATAAATATGGCGCGGTCGTTGATTGCTTTTACAGGTGGGTTGGACTCAACCTATGTGTTAGAAGAAGAACTAAAGAAGGGTCATGAAGTAGAAGTGATGTATGGCGCAGTGAGTCAGTGTGAGCAGGCAATCATTGCAGAGATAACCTGCCGGCGGCGTATATTGGAACACTTCTACAAGAAATACCCTAATCAGATTAAAGATGAATGGGTGAATATCAACATCCCGGTTCATATCTCGCAGATACCAATCGAAGAGAAACGTCCGCAGATTGTTCAGCAGTCAAACACTATGATGGCGTTACTTCAGGTCATACTGAGCTCAGAGGTGTCGTGGTATCGACCAATGGTGGGTTGGCACTATCAAGACGTGTTAGAGGGCGATCCTAATCAAGGTACGAGTGAGGAATCACTCTTTATGCTGAAGGATAGTTTGTTACCGTTGCTGCGTCTAATGGATCCAAGACGACGGGGGTCCATAAGTAAATTAATGACACCTGCCTGGAGCATTGAAAAGATCGATATGTGGAACTCGCTGGATGAGTGGACACAAAAGAATATCTGTCTTGACTACTGGTATAGTTATCATGATCGAGGAGATGGTAATCTTTTAATGTCAGCGGGTAATTTTCTCGGGGGCGGGTCACCAAAGTTCGCAGAGTATGCCAAGATGGGTATTAATGTCGTTAAAGGTGTTTCAGCAAGCTATGGGTTATTAACTGACTTAGATCGTTTCTTCATTGCTAAGAAATGTGCTAGCGATTGCCGCGATCTGTCGTTAGTTAAACAATGTGTTAAACGTACCGCGCCTGTATTAGATGTATTTACATTGGGCTATGCAGTTAACCCAGTGCATCTTAATAACATGGTGAACTACAGACTTCAACTAAGTAAAGGAACAAGTTAACATGGCTATGTTAATTGAATTGCACAAAGTTGCGGGATTAACCGTAACCGATGGCACGGAACCTAACCGGCGAGACATTCTGATTAATGAAACAGGGCAGTGGTTTCAAGTAACGCTGTCAGAAGGAATTGTCAACCTACTGAGGGATATGGTCCCGGATAGCACTCACTGGCTTTTATACGGTCAGGGTAAAGCTGCTATGGTGCGAGTAGAATGCCCAACGATTGATTTCATTCCAGCGACCCGTGAAGTCATTAAATTAATTAACAAACATGACAGCGATAATCCGATCGCGCTGATTCCGCTTTCAGTCATTGAAGTCAATCAAGACAAAACAGTGGCCAAGGTATTTGCGCCGTTCAAATCAGAGACATGGGAGCTCCAGTCATACCCCAATGAAAACTGGCGTTTGAATCTCAACGTTCTGAAAGATTGATTATTTGTATTCATTAACATTTCGTAAGTATTATCTGTAAATTACCCTGGAGTGAATTATGTTTAACACATCGTTGAATCAGTCTGGTTCCGTTATTAACCCACCGGTGTTCCGTGACGTGGTCATTATGACGCCTGAACAACTGAGTGAGTATTCGATCAACGTCTACGATATCATGGCAGCTAACAACACCATTTTCAAAGGTGAGTTTGGTAGTGCCTCTATTCCGCCAAAAGATGATTTCATGCGCGCTTATCTCCGTCCGTGGGATGCAACGGATGAAATCAATAAGTACCTGCAGGTAAATGAAAGCAACCTGGGCTGCATGGTTGACCAAGTTCAATTAGACAGCGAAGGTCGTCTGGTTGGTCGTCTGATTCCGTTTGGTATCCATGCCAACAAATTGATTAAAGCCTTTAACGCCAGTACCGAACGCAAGACCAAGTACAAAGTGTACCCGCGTCTTAAATGGGACAATGGCTGGAAGTTTACTACCTTTGATGTCGGGTATGCGTAATGGTTACCCATTATGTTCGCAAAGACTCCGATATACCACTGACTGGCAGAGCTGTTAGATTGGTTGTAGTGCGTGTTGCCGAACAGTATCAAGATGTTGAGCTCTCTATCAATGACCCCCGGCAGCGTGTGAGTATTATTCATCGCCAACCAAAGGATGTTGATCGACCTCCTTTTATTGCAACCAAGTGGTATGAACTTCGTCGTGTTGAGCAGACAAGCAATGGTTGGACTTATCCCATTGTTGGTCTTTTCATGTACCCAGGTGATTTAACTGCGTACGTCGACACCCTTATTGAACGTTATGGCTTAGATCAGGAAAAACCTCATGAGCGAGTTTAAAGAAACACACGAAATTATCGTCCGCGTAGCTGGCCCTAATAAAGCGGGTAAGACAGCGATCGCATCTGTGGTCGATAACGCCCTGCGTGCTAACGGGATTGTATCAAAGGTTGAAAGTGATTCTTCTCTTTCTTACCTGAATGAATCCAAGAACCATGTGCCAGCCAACATCACCGTGCGTCTGATCGATGGTGACGGCGGCGTTGAGCGTGGCGCGGGTAACTTTGATGCACTGATCCCGATCAAAGGGCGCATCGAAGAAATCGTCATCAAAGCTGATGATCTCGGTCGCTTCCCACTGTACCGCATTGAGTACATTGCCGGCGTTGATGTTACGACCTGGGTTGGTGATTTCATTGATATCGCTGATGCTGAAGAAGCTGCTATTGCGCTGGCCGTCAAATACGGCGTTAACTGGATTGGTGTTAATTCTTTAACTGAGGAAGAGTAATCGTGGATAAGAAGCAACTTACGCCTGAACTGATCTCCGTGCTGGACACTCTGGATCGTGAACTCAAACACATCCGTCTGACCCAACCAGATCGCATCAACACCTTGTTGAAAAACAAGTGTTTCAGCTTAGCACGTAAAGTGAAGTCACCTCACGTGAAACGCATTCTGCAATCTATTAGCGGAGTGCCATTGTCGGTGGCTAAGTTTGAAGAGATCCAGGATCTTCGTCGCGAAGTGGAACGCGATGAAGTGGAACTCTCCGCGACCACGATATGAAGGGAATTGATTGGCGTTGGCTCAGTAACTTAAACGAAGCTGATCACAACGCCATGACAGCCCTTGCTGTTAAACAGTACTACGCTCAGGCAACCTACTGGGAAGAGCTGGGCGTAGACTGGAATTCTCCACAGCCAAAAACGATCCACTCGTACATGGCAAACTATGTGAAGAACGCAGCGATCAAACTGATCATCCGTGACAAAACGAAAAAGATGATTGGTTTTGGCTTGCTGAGTGTTGAACGTACTGATAAAGGGATGATCTGTCATATTGACGAGATCTTCATTGATGAGCCCTATCGTGGAAAGGGTATCGGTACAGCAACCTTGATTCGAATTAAACGTCATGCCGAGAAACAAAAGATAGTTGCGCTAACGTTAAATGTGAGCTCAGCGAATCCAGTGCGCAGGCTTTATGAGCGCATGGGCTTCCAGTCTGTGCAGGTTAAATACCAAATGAGGTTAATATAGTGGAACTCATAAAGTCCTGGCATTACAGTCGCTTCAAACGACTGCAGTCTGTGCGTGTCGAATCCCATTTTGGGTGGAAAGCAAATACACTGGGCTTCAGTCTGTCATGCAGTCGTAGCACCGAAGATACTTTCCAATTTGTGTTAGGTATCCCTCTGCTGTTCCTGCTCTACCTGACTGTCGATTTCAGTCCGTGGAAGTGGTGGCGTCGTATGTTAGGCAAAGCACCGATGCGGGAGGTGATTCACATCCATCTGTGTAACCAGTATCTCAATCTGGCATTATGGCACGATATCTTTGATCACACAAAAGGTGAACTCAATGGCTTTAGTTATATCAAGTCATGGAAAGATCTTCTGTGTGGTGATTTCGCGCTTGTTGATGAGGATGAGGTCTGGAACATCATGGATTATCCTGCGGTACCGCACCTGCACGAACCTAACGGGATCCAATATGCTAAGTGGCGTATTACGCGTACCCGTATTCGTGTGGTATGGGAGCGCTGGTATATGCGTCTGTGGTCGAGGGTCAAGCCAACCCGGTATACCACCTATCGTGTCGAACCTTTCTTTACTGCTGGATTTCCGGGTAAGAATGGCGCCGATGACCATCTGGTCTATCTGAACGTCACAACCGTTGACACACCGGAAGCTGCAATTGATCACTTCAACGAACGTCTGACTGAATTACAGACACGTTATTGATTTACTTTACACCAGGGAATTGATACCCCGTATGCGCTGGTTCTGCCAGCGCTTTTTAATTAAATAATAAGTGAGTCAAATATGGATATCGGACAGTATCAGCCTTCCCCTAAGACATTAGTGCTTTCGAATATGTTTTGTAACTTCTTCGGAAAGCAACCGCTTTATTATAGTTTCGACCTGGGTAACCGGGTTATCCCTGTTACAGGACCACTGCAGGTCCATTACCCAATTAGTGTTGCTGAGATTCCGTGTTATAAGCGTGTTGTTGAACACATGGTGACATCGCATAATGTGACACAGTTAGTGGGGGTTGTAGAAGAAGCCTTGCGCTGCTTCCCTGATATACCTTATAACTCAGAAGAGTGCAGTGGTTTAATTGCTGGGTTATGTGGTGGTCGCGCTATGACCGTGATGATAAACCAAGTGGTGTATCGTGCGATCGTGTTGATTGCAGGTGTGGTCTGGCTGGATAAACTCCCTCAGGTCTGCCTTGAGCCCGATGGTCAGGTCTGGGATACATTGGCGAAGTGTATTGAAATTAAGCGCAGTCAAATCTTACGTGAACGTGCCTTGTTGAAAAACCTGTTTCGCTAAAAGAGGATGGCTATGAACTACATATATCGCTCTGACGGTCATACGTTTTTGGTTGCATTCAGAACAGAGGGGATCGATAAAGACCCCAATGAGATGACGCACCTTGAACGGGTGGCGTCTTACTACTGTTTGCCCGTGGCCTTGGGTGATTTCGGTACGTGCATCGCATTCTTCCCTCCCCATCTTCAGGAATCAGAAGAGCTCTTCAATGAAGCTGGGGAGTTTCATGATCACATCTATCTGCTTTGTGGTAATCAGTTATGTATCACACAGAACGATGATGTACTGCTGCTCGAACAACTGCCTGACGTATGGCACAATGTTCCTCGTGAGTCGTACAACAAGATCATGGAAATGTATATCGCTCCCTTTGAGTTCATCAACGAGCTTAATTCAAAACTTATCCGTTCCAATAAGTCTGCTGACTTAATCGCCGATAAGTTCCTTAAGCTGATGGACAAATTCTCAGAAGCCATCTTTTGTTTTTACGTCAATGAACGTAATGGCAAAGTTGGTAATGTCGAAAAACAGATTTCCTTTATACCCCGTAAACGTGGGGCTGTAATCAACGACCCCATCGTAATCCATTAATGGAGTAAGTCATGTCACAAGAACCAAAAATAACTATCCCGTATCTGCACTTTTCACTCACCGCCTTTCGTGACTTTATTATCGCGAACGATATGACACCGTATATCGTGGTAAAACCGATTCCTGGTGCCGATGAAGTTCTTGACCAATATGTCAAAGAAGGCACTGTAACGCTGAACCTGAGCCCTACAGCGTGTCGCTCGTATCAGATCAGTGAAGAAGGCTACATGATCGTTGAACAGCGCTTCAACGGTAAGCCACATCGCGCTTACATCCCTGTGGGTTGGGTGCTGGCTATGTTTGCCCGTGAGAATCCACAGATCGGCATGGGGTTCGATGGTGATATCTTTGGCACCCCAATCAACGATGGTAAAACAACACCTTCTGTATTTGACACACCTGTTGTAGAAACTGCTGAAGAGACGAGCAACGTCACACCACTTCGGAAAAGTGGACTGAGCGTCGTCAAGTAAATCCTATGGTTGCAGCTCATCCCTCTGTAGCCGTAGTGTAACTTCAGCAGTTCGGGGGACATTTGTCCCCCTTCTACACGCAGCCCTTTATTTTTTGTCGAGAATTCTTCAAGCCTACATTACAGATAGGTAATAAGAAAGCCTTAATAAGGTTGGGTAAATATGTATCACTATCTTGACCATCTGGTAGCCACATTGGTTGTCTTCGTTATGTTGGTATTACTGGAACGCGTCATCCACCGGGAAGAACCGGAAAACACTACGGTCGAGTTGCTTCTTGTAGCTGCAGGTACCACGATCAGTATTCCTTTAACCGTAGCGGCCACTATCATCACATACATGATATTGGTTTTACTCAAACAGCCCAATGCCCTCACTCGAGCAAGTTATTGGCCTGCCGAAGTAATACGTTTAATTACCAGGCACAAATCGTACAAACAACATTTATAATAGAGAGTCCTTCGGGGCTCTCTTATGCCGTCTTGTTTTTACGAACTAAATCGCGTCATCTTTTAGCAGATTCATTTATCAAAGGAAATTAATCATGTCAGTTGTCGATAAGTTTAAGAATTGGAAACTCTCCAAACGTGTAGCCCTTCTGGAAGAACTCCTGGAGGTTCATTACTCGATTGGTGATGTGGTCCCTTATCCAGATCAGCCTGCTTTTGAAGTATGCTGGCACGACACACCTGAAAGCATTCACCAGGCGCACTGGGCACCGATGGCTGAATCATCCGGTATGACGTATGACGAACTGATGTCACAATCACGTCAAGGCGTATTAGCTGATGGTTCTCCTGTTGAGATGACCCGTGAGCAAGAACTTAAGGATATGCGCACCCAGCAGTGCTGGGGCTTTGCTGACTGGATTAACAACCGTCTGCACTTCTGGATAGGTGATCTCCCGCATGCCGAAGCACGTACCGAAGAGCTCCTGCACACCATGATCGCCTCCGAGCTGGCACACCTGGCACCGCATCGCCATAACAACGAACAGTTAGAGATGTATCGTGCTCTGCAGTTCGCTTCTGTTTCACGTGCGGCAAAAGCAGTGTTAACCGATGCGCTGGGTAAACTTAAAGGGAAACAAGTATAATGGATCCTGAACTGCACGATGTGCTCTGGGATGGTCTGGTCGATAATGGGATTGATCCCAACGAGCAGGTCATGAAGGAGTGGGAAGCAAAGATCCCAAGTGATATCCGCGCCATGGCTAATATGTGGGCATGGGGCGATACTGAAGTGCGCGAGCACCTCTATGTCTTTATCGGAAAGGAGGTAGCCAAATCATGAAATTCGAACTCATGACTGTGGTGTCTATCCAGGGTGTACCTAAAACACCCATCACGGTATTAGTCAATCATAAAGAGATTGATATTGATCACCGGGTCAATCTGATCGTTGACTGCTACAAACGTGCTCACAAGTTTGATACGGAAATCACCAAAGAGCAGAAAGCTGCGGTGCTACATCTGCTTGAGGTAATGCGTGCGGCTATCCATGGCGGGGCGAGAGTAGTGCCTCCTACGTTTATCAGTGAGAACGACGTCGCGCTGGAGTACCGTATTTATCAAAGCCTGATTAAAGATGAGGATTGATGATGACCGACAAAGTTGAACTCATCACGACCTTTAAAATTGATCGTGATGACCTTCCTTCGGTTAGTGTGGTACTCGAACGTTTTAGTCTCGCATTTGCTGCGCGAGGCATGTCAACTAAATCCTGGCAGGAATACGCGGCGTATAACAGCGGATGGCATTGGCCATCTATGAAACTCCTGCTCGATGAATTGAGCGGCGTAGACGTTCTGTATCTTGAAAACAACGAGTCCAGAAGCTTTGCCACTCGTCACGATAACAAACGTTATATTTTAACAGTTAAGCTGCTTGATTATACAGCGGAAGAACCAAATAAAAGAGGTGGTATCATGGGTTGGATTAAAGATATGTTGTTTGGCAAAAGTATTATTCGTTCAGCGCCGACAACAATCGATAAAGATTCTGATCAATTGCCCGATGATCAGAAGGCGCATTGGGACGAGTCTTACATTCGCTGGATGTTCACGGATATCGTAAAGAATTGGGAAAGTGTGAACAACGGTGCCGAGCCCGAAGCTGTAGAAACCAAAGTGCTGTTGATCGGCGGTGATACTTATCTCTTACGTGGGATGGCCGCTACCACACCAGATGAAGTCATCTTCGCTTTCCTGAAAAATGTATGGCGTGATGTTTTCGACGAAAAGTACAATGCGCAACCTGGTCGTGATACGACCGCTAAATCCACACTCTATAACGGCGTGCGGCTGTGTTTGGGTGTCGATGATTACGGCATGGAAAATGGCAGTAGAGTCATACTGGCAAAATTATCTCCACTAAACAACGAGCATACCTACACCACGACTAAAGGCGATGGTCTCGGGCGTTTTAGCTATGTTGAAAAAACCGATCGCCTGGATATTGAGTTAGGTCCGATAGTAATGCAGCGTCTGTCATTACAGTTCCCAACTGGGAGTATCATGAAAGTTGCGAGTCATGAACCTGCTGCTGTAGTGACGCTGGGATCAATGGGTTATGTTGTTGCGGCCGGTCCTCATTCAGACGAGACCATGATCTTAACCCGTTTGAGTAAAACCAAATGATCTACCTGGTCTGGATCTTGATCCCGTCCTTGTTGCTGGTTCTATTATCTAAGGCGGTGTTTCCACACCACATTACGTTTCTAGAATGGGCAATGCAAGGTGGCGCAGTTGTGGTTGGGACGGCGTTGTCACTGTGTCTTCTTTATGCAACAACAGCCGGTATGAGCTTTGACCACGAAGTATGGAATGGTGCAGTCGTATCGAAAGCACCTGTTAAAGTTTCATGTACGCACGAGCATCAGTGTGGTGAGACTTGCTCTACCGATAGTAAAGGTAATAAACACTGTACGCCGATCTACTGTCCTGATCATGCCTTTGATGTGGATTGGGATGTAAAGACTACAGTTGGGACATTTACCATTGATCGTATCGATCGTCAGGGCCTACGTGAACCTAATCGCTTTACTGCGGTAAAACTGGGTGAGCCGGCTGCTAGTGCACACATGACGCGAAACTACCTCTTACTCGACCCTGAGCGGTTTAAAGCCACAGAGGGCGTTATGGCGCGTTATAAAGGTCGTATACCTGACTACCCGTCAACGTACGACTATTACCGATTCAACCGGGTGGTTAATACTACCAAGGATGATTTCAATTACATCAACGATTACCTTAATAAGGAACTGATTACACTCGGCGCACAAAAACAACTCAACATCGTTGTGGTCATTACTGACTACAGCAAGGACTTCTATGAAGCTCTCCGTGAATCCTGGGACGGTGCTCGTAAGAACGATGTGATACTCGTCTACGGCATTGACAAGGAACATCATGTGAACTGGTTTAAAGCAGATGCGTTTGCAGACGGGCAGTCGAACATGTCGATGATCAAAACACTGAACTCGACAGCACTCGATCGCACGCTTGATGCGGATCTGGTACACGAACAACTTCACGTGATTCAGGAACGTTTTAATAGACTTCCGAATAAAACCTTTGAATACCTGAATGAAGATTTCACACCACCAATGTGGGTGATCGTCATGACGGTCTTGATTAACCTGTTATTAAACATTGGGGTTTGCTTCTATCTCGTAAAGAACGACATGGGCGAATTCCAATTCATGAATAAACGTAAGGGATATTAGAATGCAAGATGGTAACAAGAAAGGTTTGTCTACTGGTGCTATTGTGGGTTTCGTCCTTGCTGGTTTCCTGGTACTGGTCGTGGCCGTAGGCATCAGCCTGTTCATGGGTTATGTCTCTGCCTCTAATGGCGGTGTACAAGCTGAGTCTCGTATTGAGCAGCTGAACAAAGACTCCGAGAACGTGCTGTCGACCTCCACGATCAAAATCAAGAACATGGCACAGATCCCTGGGATGTATGTCAAAGACTTGAAAGAGATCATCCGCGATACCTTTGAAGGTCGTTATGGCAAAGACGGGTCGAAAGCGGTGGTGCAGTTCATTCAAGAACAGAACCATCAGGTTGACTCGAAACTCTACCTAAACATTCAAAATGAAATGGCTGCCGGACAAGATGAGTTCCGTATTGCACAAAGCAATAAGCTCACTGCATGTCGCAACTATGAAAACAGTCTGGGTTATTTCTGGCAGGGTATGTTCTTGAAATGGGCGGGCTATCCGAAGAAAGATCTGGCGAAACTTTGCCAGGTAGTATCTGACGACCAGACGCAGGAAGCGTTTAAAACGGGTAAGCAGAAAACCATCGAGCTGGGTAACTAACCGACACCGGACAGGGATGTCCTTTTAATGAAGGAAGGTATTATGCCATTCGTTCGATTCAAAGTAAAAGAAGTCAAACTCACGCCGGATTCAATAACCAGTCTGAAGCGGTTCTTCGGTTTGATTGACAAAAACATTGACGCCGTTAAGATCGTTCAGGCGTTCCAAACAACCGATACTGATAATGAACCTCTGTTAGAAAACAGTCTCGTTATTATAACCCGATTCCCAGATGGGTCAAAACGTTACACGCATATCTGGAACTCGAAATTCAAAGAAGAACTTGCTGCATTTAAACCTGAACTCGTTGGGGAGACCCAGTCGTTCAGACTTGACTATCAGTTATACATGAACGGCGATGAGGACAATCCCCTTAAGCGGTTCTAAGGAATCTAAAATGAAAGGTACGTTGGTTGAACATCTTGCCAGTCGTGGCTATGATGTTGCGCGTTATAAGACGCAGTGGTTGACAGACACAGAGTTGACTGTTCCGTTGTTCGACTTCGATCACAAGCTTAAAGGATATCAGGTCTATACACCTGATGCACCTAAGCATGCTGTTAACCCAAAAGAAGCGCGTTACTTTACGCGTGGTCTAGGGAAGCAATTAGTTTTCGGTCTGGAGTTGGAAATTAGTATCAACAACCAACAGATTACCAACCGTATTCTTAACTGAATCGGTTTTCAAGGCTTGTGCGTTACATCGCTTAGGATTGAACGCCTGGTCTGTTTTAGGTTCTACTGTATCAGATCCCCTCTATTGTCAGTTGCGTTTATTACCGGTTGATTTGGTGTGCTGTGGTGATGATGATAAAGCAGGGTTAGCGTTCTCGCAAACTTTTGGTCGTGGTTTTGTATCGCATGATCTGGATGAGTTATCTCCAGAGGAACTTCTGCATCTAACCAGACCGTTTACTGATTATTGAAAGAGATAATTAAAATGAGTGAAGCAAAAGCCGTTGTAGAAAGCTTTCGCCAAATGGCACGTGTAGTGGCTATCGATGATGTTATCCCACATCCCAATGCTGATCGATTGGCATTAGCTATTATTGGTGGCTGGCAGGTCTGTATCAAACTGGGTGAATTCAGCAAAGGTGATCTGGCGCTGTATTGCGAGATCGATTCTTTGGTCCCAACCAGTATCCCTGAGTTCGCGTTCTTAGAAGAACGCAATGAAGGGTTGAAGTCCTTTGGTGACCAGACGTATGCGCGTATCAAAACCATCAAACTGCGTAAAGAACTGTCACAGGGGCTGTTGGGACCAATCCCTAAACAGATCACCACTGCGGTAAAAGATGGTGATGATTTGACTCAAGCGTTGGGTGTATTGAAGTATGAGAAATCTGCTTCCAAGAACACCACTGCTGTTGAACAGACGTATAGCTGGTATCATCGACTGGCACTGCGTATCCGTGGTCCTGAAATCAACCCGCTGCCATTCCCGGCGTTTCTGCGTAAGTCTGAAGAGAATCGCGTGCAGAACTCCTCGTCTCAGTATCAACGTGCTGTAGAGTCTGGCGAAGAGTTCGAAGTCACTGTGAAGCTCGATGGTGAATCAATGACCGTGTACTCATTCATTGATGATGGCGAAGTGATTACCGGCGTGTGCTCACGTAACTGTGAAATCCGTCAAGACGATATTGTCTTTACTCCGTTGCAGACCCTGCGTCGTTGGGTAGGTGGCTTGATGCTGCGTAACCGTCGTGCATTTAGCTGGCGTCGTATTACCTGGCCTGAATACACCTCAGCTCCAATCCCGTGGTTGCGTGACTTCTTTGCTAGCAATGAACTGCGTGACGTTATCAATGTCGGCCTGCCTCGCGTAGAACGTGTTATCCAAGCAACGGATGATAACTTCTTCCGTTATGTCCATGAAAATGGCATTCTGAATAAACTCGGTGCGCTGTCAGTAATGGATCGTCGCGAGTACACTGTTCAAGGTGAACTCTTTGGACCGGGTATCCAGGGTAACTACGAAGGCGTGGATAAACTATCCTTCAATGTCTATCGTGTATATGTCAACGGCACCACGGCACTGACGCCCGAACAGGCACGTAATGTCTGTATGCGCTTGGGGCTGAAGTACGTTCCTGTTCTGGAAGAAGTGGCCACACTGCCGGCTACCATTAAAGACGCATTGGCCAAGGCAGATGGTAAACGCTTCTATTCCGGTAAGCCCAATCGTGAAGGCGTGGTTTATAAATCGTTGACACGTGACTTCTCATTCAAAGTCATCTCCAATAAATACTTACTCAGCGAAGACTAAGGTTACACTATGTCAAATATTATCGAACTCGCAGGACAGCAAGTTCCTATCAAGATGTGGACGAAGTTTGTTCCTGTCGAAGAACGGGCTGAGCAACAATTAAAGAACCTGGCAACCCTGCCTTTCATTTATAAGCACCTGGCCGTCATGCCAGACGTTCATTGGGGTATGGGTGCTACCATTGGTTCGGTTATTGCGACCAAGGGCGCTATTATCCCTGCGGCGGTTGGTGTCGATATCGGCTGTGGTATGATCGCTCAGCAAACCTCATTGGTCGCTGCTGATCTACCTGATGACCTCGGCCCACTGCGTTCTCGCATTGAAGCGGGTATCCCACATGGTCGTACTGACAATGGCGGTGATAACGACCGGGGGGCTTGGGGTAATGAGTTTGGGATGAATCTCGATCAGGCTCATAAGGACGCATTAATCGCGCTTCGCGACCGTCTGAAGTCAATCACCGATAAGCACCCTAAGTTACTGAAGGCAGGTTCACGCTTTGCTCGTCATGCAGGCACCCTGGGTAGCGGTAACCACTTCGTTGAGATCTGTCTTGATGAAAACCAACAAGTCTGGGTAATGCTGCACTCTGGCTCACGTGGTATCGGTAACAGTATCGGTAAGTACTTTATTGAGAAAGCCAAAGAAGAGATGGCGCGGTTCTTCATTCACTTAGTGGATCAGGATCTGGCTTACTTACCTGAAGGCTCTCAGTATTACCACGATTACCTGGAAGCTGTTTCCTGGGCACAGGACTTTGCCGCGGTTAACCGTGCGATCATGTTGAGCGCCACATTGAAAGCATTGCACACAACGATTGCTAAGCCATTTACTGAAAGCACCGTTGCTGTGAACTGTCACCACAACTATGTGGCGATGGAGAACCACTTCAATGCAAACGTATTGGTAACCCGTAAAGGCGCGGTACGTGCCCGTGTAGGCGATCTGGCAATCATTCCTGGTAGCATGGGTGCGAAGTCCTTTATTGTCGAAGGCCTGGGCAATGAAGAAAGCTTCTGCTCGTGCTCGCATGGCGCTGGTCGTCTGATGTCACGTGCTGCGGCAAACAACAAGTTCAGTGTCGAAGATCATATTCGTGATACTGCAGGCGTTGAGTGTCGTAAAGATGCCGGTGTGATCGATGAAACACCAAAGGCGTATAAGTCGATCGATGACGTGATGCGCTCCCAGGATGACTTGGTGAAAATCAAGTATGTGTTAAAACAGATTCTTTGCGTGAAGGGGTAATCATGTCGGATAAAAAACAAGTAACCATCTTTGTTGCCGGTGAACATAACTCGGCTAAGACCACAGTCATTGCGGTAATCGAGAAAGCATTGAAAGAAGCGGGTATCGAACCTAAGCTGCTTTCTAACGCTGCCTATGAGGCAGAAAACTTCGTAGGTGTTGATATCGTATCACAAATCGCTGATAAGGTTGAAATCTCTATCGAAGAGCTCACTATGCCAGCACCTGTTCTTGACAATGGCACTGCACCGAAAGGTTATGTGGCTATCCGTCACGCTGGCGGTATGAAAGTTATCCCACGCGGCAATTCACTTGCTGAGTAAACTATAGGAGGACTTCGGTCCTCCTTTTATGTCGACCAAATCCTATATAACACGACAGGACATCTGCACCCGCAATCGCCATCAATTTGGTTCCTGTTTTGGACAATACGATTATTGGGAGACAGTATGTTTGAATTACTCATGTTAAAAAAGAATGTGGTGACTGGCGGCGCTATTTCAGAAGACATTAAAACGGATGTGTCAGGACTCATTACTAAATACCAGGGAGCGGGATCAGTACAGGCGATAAATGTATCACTGGGTCAGTCTGGATGTATGGCTATTTATAACAACCAGTTGATCACGATTGTCAACACCGCCATTAAGTATTACGATATCAACAATTCTTTTGCATTGGCAAGATCGGTAACTGCGGCCGTCAATGCGAACATTGCGCTAAACAATGCGCAACACCAATCAGGAAGTCGATTCTGGGTGGGTCAGGATCGCAGCAACACAGTCATCTATTGTGTTGATTTAATTGCAGGTAGTATTAAAGCTTATCCATCATCACCCGTTAAGAAAGGAATGTTCTTTGCTAGTAAAGGAAAACTGTGGCTAGTTGGTGGTTGGGGACTGACTGATAACGTTTCCAATAAAACCACGGTTTACAGCATCGATATCAATAACCCAACGGCGTGGGTCGCGCAGTCGTCTAGAAACGCATTGCCTTTTCAAATCCATGGCGCGGTCAGTTATGTTACGGACAATGGACTTATTGCATTTACTGGCGGGGGTATGGCTAGTTCATCAACTGAGACAGATGGCGGAAGCTACACAAGTTTAATATTTTTAGATCCTGATTCGCTAACTTATACCCAGCAATCATTACCCAGTGCAATCGCGGGACCGTACCATAATCCTAACTTTATTTATGGTAAAACGGCGTATCAGTTCAAATATACAAATGCTGGTCATCGTTGGCCTATTGGGAGTGAGGGTAGCGAGGCTAACCTGTCACCTGCCCCGATCATTGCTAGTTTTCATAACCCCTACACACTCGCAGGTCGAGTTGCTTTTTATGGTAGCGGTTATAACACAGCCCCGATCTATCTCTACGTACTACCTATTTAACCTGGGCAGGGGAAACCCTGCCTTTATGCCATCCAAGAGGAAATTAACCATGCGTTCACTCGTTGTTGTATTATCAGAACCTTCTGCACAGAAATCCATTGCTCTGGTCATCAAAGATCCTTACCACGAAGTTGATTTCGAGCGTGTCGAAACTTGGCTACATTCGGCTACTCATCGTGATGTATTTCGTGACAGTAATGACACATTGTGTAACCGTCACAAAGTAGAAACTTTAATTGATGTTATCGATGACGGCGATACCCCTACGGTACACTTCATTTATAGCGATACTGAATGGGAAGATTTTATTCCAAAGCTCGCCAAGGCATTTGTTGACGACGAGCCCCATTTCCGTAACTCCTGCACTGTACGCGCAGCTGCAGCTTTACTTACCCGCGCAAACCCAACCTTAAGCATCTATAACGGTTCAATGCGCGGCATCGCTTATGTAGAGGAAGAATAAATGAACAATGTAATTAAGCTGGCCATCATCAGCGATACGTCGTACAACACGCGTTATGTGTTCCTGGAAGTGAGCAAAGAAATCACTAACTCAGATATCGATGCGCATATTCGCAAAGCCATTGATGTTGCAAAACCAAACTTCGGTGGCGGTGATCCAAAAGCGACTATCGCTAAGACTGGCATGGGCGTTATTCCGGGTTCTAACGTGGTCAGTATGGAATACGACATTGATGCTAACTTCTCAGGCGGTGCAATGCGCGTCGTCGATGCGATCGTCGAGTCATCACTGTTCCTGCGTACACAGGTTGCTGACACCAACCAGATTGCGCTGGCCATGCTGCGCGACGTAAACTGGAAAGAGCTGCAGGAAATCGATCTGATGGAACGCACACCTTTCCTGACCATTACTCCAGTCTAAGCGGGGCTGATCTTTCATGGCACAAGTTGTCGAATTAAAAGATGGGATGAATCACCATCCCGCTCATCCAGGTATCTGGGTTCCGTACACTGGTTGGCGTCTCAAAGACCGTTATGATATCAAGCTGAAGACTGGTGAGGTCTGGCGGTATTACTATCCTAACGGGGGATCGTTTGCTAAATGGACATCTGATCATGAAGGTCCCGATCGGGTTGAAGATGATGAGATTGCTGAAATCCGTCAGATGCTCGATGAAGAAATCACTGAAGAGTATTACTTCAAAGGCAAGGACCGTCTAGACCGTAATGTGAAAATGTTTGGTGATGTGCTACCAACAGTTAACATTGCTGAAGATGGTACGGTAACCTTCACACCGATCAAGCGTCGTATCTTTGATGACTGGGTATTGAGCACCTGGAGCGGCGAAGAAGCGATGTGGTTGCATGTGAATGAACTCTCTGTTGAGGAACTCAAAACACAACTGAGCGAACGTCACAACGACATCGAACCAAATACTGATCTGGGTGATAGCCTGCGGTCTTACCTCAATGTACTGTGCAAGAAGGCTAACCACACCGATGCGCATGTGCAGGTTGCCTGGAAGACCAGTACGCTGCCATTTAACCTGGAGTCGCCAACGGATTATCAGCCGGCGGTATGTCTGTGTGCAGTTAAGACACTGGAAGAGATGGCTGCAATCCAGATTGAGAAAGATCGTGTTGAGCAGGTTGAAGCCAATCGTATTGCTAGCTTAGGTTTCACACCTACTGGTAAGGCGATGCGCCGTCGTGTTGCAGTATCTGCACTTGCAGCACACATGACCACCCCGCACCTGCATCGTGCGATTGATCGTAAGGTGTCAGGCGGTGGCAAGAACGAGAAGGATGGTCGTTTTGTCACCAAGTCCGAAATGCGTTCAGTGGACGGTAAGAAACTGACCGGTAAACAGCTGCGTAAGATGCAAAAGAAAATGCGTCAAGCAGAACGTGATAAGGTGGTGGTCGATGGAACTGAATAAGCTCTACGCACTCTCCCCGGAAACGATGATGGCATTGGAAGATCCTCGTCATGAGTTAGTGGCTGGTATTACGGGTGAACTTATCTTTACTCTGTCACGGACTGTAGGGCCTGGGTTACATCCTAAGTTCGGCTTACATGCCTATGTCATGCCAAGTGGCTATGGTGTGTTTGATGAGCAGTTCACTTGCCGTGCTGTAATGAACCTTGATGATCTGCGCAGCATCGACACTAGAGACGAAGTCTCCATGGTGTTCCAGGGATGGAAGTCTGGCGATATGGTTAAAGTCACAGGTCCGATCGGTTGGTCAGTGAAATCATTAGAAGCTGTTAAACTCGTCGAAACCTTCAGTATCGAACTCTTCCTACGGGATACGGTAGAAGGAATCGTGACCAAAGTAGATGTGCAGTAATTATGGATACCAGTAACATCTATAAAGTCTACGAAAAAGATCCACTGCCACACGTGGATCGTATAGCAATTGTTATAGCCAAGTCAGCCCAGGAAGCCATTGATCTCTTTGTAAAGGATGTTAATGATAATCTGCCATTAAACCGTGGCGCTGAATTGACAGCAGTTTGCTATATCGGACATGAAGTTCCTTCTCGTGTTCTATCCTGGTATATTTGTGGTTATGGAGATCATTAATGCCCAGCAATGTAATCGAACCTTTTCATGTAAATGAAGAACGTGCTGTCGCGTGGTATATCGCAAATGATGCCGATCATGCTCGCGAACAGTATTTGCACTTCGTTGAAGATTTCAGCCATCGTGGTGTTTCTGAAGGCGAAGACCAGTGGGATACCGTGCACGAAGAAGCAGAACTGGCTGATCAAGAATACCCGTTGATCATTGCGTTCTATCTTAACTTTGATCACGCTGATCGGCATGAAGCATTGGTCGCTCCGCTTGGTGCGGCTATCGGCATCACCCCTCCTGAGCTTGTCGCTCATTATCAATTAACCAAGTAAGGATAATATCATGGCCTTTGCCCTTGATGCAAAACTCGTTCCATTCCTGTTCAAAACAAAAGATGGTCGTCTGTACGCTAATGTGTCTGGCGGTAACAAAACCAAACTGGTCATCTCAATGGACCAGGGCCTGACTCAAGAGTTAGGTGCGCCTGCACAGGACGTTCCACTCGAAGCGCGTGTCAATGGCACGAAGCTGTACTTCAGTCCACAAGGCGAAGTGACAGGCTGGGATATCCCTGAGAAGAAAGTAGCTGACGCAGCTACTGCCGGTTCGATGAACATGCGTCGTCCAGGCTAATCCATGCGGGGAGGGGAAACCCTCCCTTATGCCGTTTGGGGGTTATATGAGTTTAGTGATTTACAAAGACGGGTTATTAGTCGGGGACAGACATGGCTCACGTTATGTTGCCTCTTTTGACATGGTGCGTGATGTCGTGAAGCTCTATAAGTCTAAGTGTGGCAGGATAGCACTAGCGGTTACCGGGCAAGTGTTGACTGATGAAGATCTACAAAAAGCATTTGATTTCTTCATTAACTCGGTTACTGACTATCATTACCGTCATCTGGATTTGGACTACAGCAACAGATACGCCGAGGAAGATGCACTACGTATGGGGATGACGGGTCGTCACTTCATGATCATGACCCGCTCGCATATCTTCGCAGTTGAAGCAGGTATGTTGATCGATCTCAGTAATGAACCTTGGTACGCGACGGGTAGCGGGCAAGTAATGGCAGATATTTTCTTAACTGCGGGTTACTCGCCACAAAAGACCGTTGAGAATGTATCTAAAATTAACCAAGAAGTCAGCAAGCGTTTTACCCTTATCAATCAGGCTACGTTGAAGCCGCTTATTAAAGAGGTGGTATAAATGAGTAGTATCTTTGCCATCTCAGGCGATAACGTGGTTTACGCGCATCAACTGCTTAAGCTGAATGGCTTGCCGTTCACACCGGGTGAAGGTTCGTTATGGACACCGTGCGGTCGGTTCTTTCCTGTTTCACATCAGGGGCTGGCCTTGCTCGAGTATTTCCTTGAGCCGGGCAAACTGTCAGTTGATAGCTCCTACAACAACTACGTTTTAGGTATTCTGGCAACACCACATGGATTGTTGTACGAATACACGTTGGTTGACAGTTGTGTTACTCGTCGTATTATCCCTCGTGGGAAAGGACTGCGCTACTGTCGTTCTAACGACCCTCAACTTGAGGAGTGCATGCAAGCCGCAATGGAAATCCATACCGAGCTTGTTGATGCCATGGACCTGGTTGCTAAATCTCGCAAGATCTTATTGAATGCGTACAAGTATACACTGTTGACTAATGTATATGCTGAAATGGCCGAGCGAAAGATCATCGGGAAACCGCCTTCGCTTATGCAAGCGTAAAGAACCAATCTAACTTAACTTGTCCATAAAAGGAAATTTATGAACACACGTATTGATGATGCACTAGATGTAATCGAGCTTGATGCTCAAAACGAACGTACTATGCTGTGCAGAAAGCAAGAAGCGACTCTGCCTGGTTATACAAGCAAAATGGCGGCTAAGCTTCAAAAGGTAATTGGGAAGGTTATTTGTAAGGCGAACAAATACAATGAAACTGTTGTTAGCAATACTCACTGTACTGACCGTCTGTTTCTCTGTTTCGGTGATCGTATCACGCGTGTGCGCATTATGGCGTACGCAAAGGGCTCTGTTTATATTAGCGTTGACTGGGCTAGCTTCATTCGTGATCACAAACTACAGCACGTTGCCGGATATCAACTGGCAGGTCACCTTGGCGCAAGGATTGATGATTACACTGCTATTAGCCGTGGCGAAACGTTTAACCACGAATACGAATTCGTTTTAGTCAAAGCGTCTAAAGGGAAAGCCTGATGCCAAATCAAGGTATTATCACACACGTCCGGGAAATTGACAAAAACCATGCTGCCGCCAAGGAGGTGGCAGTTTTACCTGATTACTGCAACGCGCTGGTAAGTACATTAATCAGCACGGCGTTTTATCACCGTAATGGTTTAGCTGATAAATCCATTCCACGTTTTGGTGAACACAAGTTCATCCAATACAACGACTTGGAAAAGGTCACTGACTGGTCTGTTGAGATCCGTAGTCACAGCTGCATTGTTTACGAACTTGATATCCCACAATTCGTTCAGGATGCGGGTCTGATCAAATCGTTTATTGATATCGTCAGTTCTCACCTTGAGCTGTACTATCCTGATTGTAAGGTCCTACTCGGAAATGTATTACCTCCGTGTCAGCTTACAATCCGTGTAGAGAAGAAAGAAGAAATATAATGCTTATTATATAGGTTGTAACTCTAAAGAGGTGATCCATATCTCCCTTGGGTAAGGGTTAGAACCCGGCCGTGGCAGCATAGCCAAAGTCGTATAACTCAAGTCGACGGATTTTAGTTATTCGGCGAACTTTGCATTGTATATTGCTCTCCTTTTTCTACACAGCTCAAATCTCCATAGTCAAGGGGTAGGGATAACCTACCCCTTTTATGCCGCATAGGGACTTATTTCATGTCAGAATTCTTTCACGCATATATATCGTACATCATCAATATTTTCATCTTTATCATGACATTCGCTTGGGTCTATTGCGGTAGTGGTGGCACAAGTACTGCCAAAACTAAACTGGTGCGCTATGGTCTACCGACCGTCTTTGGTATTGGGATCTTATTAATGGTAGAGGGGATGGGTGCATTCGATGCTCACCTGGAACGCGGTAAGTGTCGTGACCTACCTCCTGGTCAAGGGGTAATGTCAAACGACCGTTGTTACAAACGTATTGACGGGCCGGTGTACATACCTGCTAACACTGATGTATTTAAAGCGGAGTGATCTCATGCACGATGGATGGTTGTACATTGCATTATTCGTGCTGTGTTATATCTGGGGTTCGTACGGTCTACCTTATACCGGTAATCCATTGAAAGGTATATTGTACCCAGTATTATTTGCACTTGCTGTATGTTTTGCAGTAATGGGTATAAAGGCCTGTGTAGATGGTTCTACTGGATATAAACCAAACTACCACGTCAGATAAGTAATAGGGAGGCTTCGGCCTCCCTTTATGCCGATTTTTCTTTTTTGTTATTTCCGACATCATCTAACCAATCATTTAGCCAAATATAAGAGGAATGCGTTATGGGACGAATTACGAGCGATACCATCCTTGCTAAATTGCGGGAAGTATCGGAAGATAAGAAGGAAAGCCAATTTAGAGAGATTTGCTCTATCGCACAGACGGCAGCATTCAACGTCGAAGCGATTGTGGAACTCATCGCTTTATCTGGTGAGTTACATATCGACTTACTTAACCGAAAACATATTGATGCAATCATAGAGCCTCATTACGAAGGTAATATGAGATGCTACAGTCGGATTAGTCGCACCTCGTCTATACACACTGGCATGACACACCTTGCCGGTAATGCACACATCTACACCAACGACGCCGGTGAAGAGTCTGTCGGGATCGTGTGTGTCCTTAAATTTAAACGCGACTTCCTCCAGTCTTCACTATTGCCTGAAGTACGTTCTCACTTTATGAAAGCGATTCAAACTCGTATAGACACTCACGACTCAATCGTATTTCACTCTCACCCTGATTCGGAATGGGGTCCGGTTAGAGATATGCCGGGATGGCATGTGACCTCAGAAGTCCGTGATGACTCAATAATCGTTACTTTGAAATTCAAATAGTTTTAACTTTAAGTTAAGGAAAGAAAAATGCTTGTTGGTGTAGTCGATGCTGAATCCACAGACCTGGTTGATACTGCTGGTCTGTTTACCCTTTCAGGTATTATCCTGAATGTTACTGATCTGTCTGATATCGAAAAACAGATTGCTGATTATAAAGCAAAGAAAAAACCAGAAGGGTCGTTCCATGTGGTGTTTAACATCACGGAGCAATACCTGCTGGGTCGTACGTTCCTGGCGAGCACACAAGCGTGGTGGGTGAAGAAGACGACTAAGGCTGCACAAGCAGCGATTCTGGAACCGTCCACGCCATTGAAAGCTGCCATGGAACAGTATGCCGAATGGATCCAATCTCTGATCGATCTTTCTAAAGAAGAACGCGGCCCGGATTCTTTGGTTAACATTTATTACCGTGGTGATTTCGACGGTCGTGCTGTGGCTTCTCTGGCACGTGCCATTGATGTCAAACTGCCTTCTAATTATCGCTCTAATAAAGAAGTGCGTACGTACATCGATGCCAAGCTGGATACCGATATTGGCTATATTCCGTGGCTCGGTTATCCCGCCGGTCTGGAGCGCCACAACTCTTTGGAAGACGTATTAATCGACGGCTTCGAGATGGCAGTGGCGTATCACATCAACCAACTGCAAAAGACCGCATCTAAAACAGTTGATGCCGAAATGCAAAGACTCTCGAAGAAATATCCTCCTAAGGAGATTCGTCATGGGTAAAGAACTATCACCAGAAGATCTTAAAGCGCAACGTCAGGCACGTTTGGCGTACGTAGATAATAGCCGGTCGGAACTGCGGAAAAAGATCTTCGACAACGGTCAGTACGACAATTACCTGGAAGCGGCCAACGCGCATTTCAAATCGACCAATCGTTTGATCATGGCCGAGCAGGTGTTCTCTGAAGATAACCTGGCGCACTTGTACAGTCGTTTGGACCATCATGCGGTACCGGGAAATGGCGCGGTGTATTTGGTGGAGCTCGAAGCTGACCCATCGAACTATCATCCGGCGCAGGATGAAATGCGGGTTTATATTGCCCTGGGTGTCTTTGACCGTACTTTCACACCAGACACCCCGTGGGAGATGCGGGTACAGAACCGTTATTATCCCGACAACGTGTCTGTGTCATTGATCATGACTGACCTTGATGGACGTATTGCTTCTGACGCTATCCTTACTGGATTCCGTTCATTCGACCGTGGTGCGATCTATGACCGCTATGACGGTAAGCCACGTGAGCATAACCACCACCACAGTATCATGACGGGTATTGTCAACTATAATCGTCAGGTTATCTTTAATGTTTATAACAAGATCCGTGAGTACGGTGAAGCAGCAATCTTGTTGTTGGCTAAACGTCAGATCGCTCAGCAGGACCCAGAGCTCGGCGCAGTGTGGTTGCTTGCCGGGTTAAGAATGGGTGTTAACTGGAAACTGGAGAATCACATCGTGCTTAAAGAAGCGATGGATGCCATCATTGCCGAGGAGTGTGATCATGCTGACCATGTTTAGAAAGTGGATTGGTGCATCCAGGTCTTTTAAAGAAGACGACGGATCTACTCGGGTAACCGGCGATCAATTCGAACTGACCTACGGGCGTTCTTTTCACAAGAAGCTTAACCGTAAAGTCGGTCACGGGTTTGGTTGTCATGTCGAAAACGGTGAGAAACTCTCGCTGGTACTGCGTTTGTATTTCTTTGTGCTGATTACCTGGACGAAGAAGCGTAAGGACCTGACCTGGGAGCAGGACGATAACTGTCCGAGTTACGGGTTTAATTACATGGACAACTCCATCTACTTTTACCTGGGTAACGAGTCAGCTAAATCTGGCAAACACATCAGTATGCGTAAACGCATCAAAGAACTGAAGATGCCGTGGGCCCGTACGTTTCATAAACGTGAGATTATGACAACGGGTGGGAAGTGGGTCAATAGCAATGATAATCCATCCAATGTCAATCAATGGGCATTCCCAGCGACCTACACCACTAAACACGGCGAAGTCCAGGAGCTGATGATCTCTGCTATCATCGAACGTATGACCTGGCGTTTGTCCTGGTTCCCGTGGCTACCTTTGTTTGCCAAACGTGTCCGTAGTGTTGATTTTAAATACGAAGGAAACGGCGGCAATGGAATTGGTCATGATCGCAGCGGTTGGAAAGGTGGAGTGATCGGCGGGAGCGTTAGCATGCTGGATAACGAGCACAGTCCACAGGATACGATGGATCGTCTGATCAAAGAACAACACTACGGCTAATAAGGAAAAGTAACATGCGTCAATATTTAGACGGGGTTCGTTATATCTTTGAAAACGGATCTCAACGCGGTGACCGTACTGGCGTGGGTACGTTATCTGTCTTCTCCATGAAACAGACTTACGACCTGCGCCAAGGCTTCCCGTTGGTTACCAGTAAAAAGGTTCGTATGGATTACATCCTTCATGAGCTCATTTCATTCCTGTCAGGTAATCCTGATATGCCGGGTATCAGTATCTGGGATGACTGGCGTGTGAAGGAAGAGATTTCTCGCGAAATCCCGATGGATAATCCCGAGCGACTTACTGCCTGGTGCGAACTGTCTGATCTCAAACGTCCGATCGCTGAAGCACAGCTCAATGGCATGGGTTCTGTGAAAGCGGCTCATGCTTTCCTGGATCAACAGGGAGTGCCACGTAATAAGAAAGTTGTCCTGGTACCAGAAGGTGCACTCAATGCACCATACGGGCCAGCCTGGCGCGCGTGGAAGGGTCGTAATGGCGAAGTGCATGATCAGATCGGTTATCTGCTAAACATGCTTAAAACGAATCCTACGAGCCGTCGTATGGTGTTGTCTGCATGGGATCCCGGTAACATGCCAGATGAATCCATCAGCCCGCAGGATAATGTCATTGCTGGTAAGCCATGCCTGACTCCATGTCACTGGGCGTTCGAGCTGTACACCGATGAGATCCCGGTTGAAGATCGTATCAATTGGATCGAGGCTAACGCACCTAGCGTCTGGGATGACTACAACGAATGGTCCCATCGGGGTCACTGGCTAGGTGATACGGATAATAAACGTCTGAATGAGTTTATGGATGATGCTAACGTACCTAAGTATTACCTGGATCTGAAATACCATCAGCGTTCATGCGACTACATGGTTGGCGTACCGTATAACATCGCAAGCTATGCCGCACTGCAGCACATGTTTGCCAACTCGGTGAACATGATCCCACGTATGTTAGAAGCGGACATGACTAACGTGCATATTTACAATTTCCATAAGGAGAATGCAATTATGCAAGCGAGTCGTACCCCGCGTGAGTTACCACAACTCACTCTTCTTACTCACTGTGAAAAGCTGGAGGATTACAAGCTGGAAGACTTTAAGTTGGAAGGCTATGACCCACATCCATTTATTAAATATGAGAGAGCTGTGTAATCCTACCTCGTAGTAGGAAGGGGTAGGAACCCTGGACTAAATTGATGGAGCAATAACATGACCTGCAATGAAGACTGTACTTTAGTGTTTGGTGAAGTGACGGGTAATCGAGATATCCTTACCTTAAAACAATTCTTTGCTAAGATGCGTGCTGGGCTCTCTAAAACGGATCGTCGCAGATACCGGATAGACGTAGTTCATTATAAGTTCGTCTCCAGGAATGGTGACATTGTTGTTGATAAAGTCAAGACAGTAGATATCTCAGTCCTGTTTGATTTTAACTCACGTGAATCAAGTTGCTCGACTCTGTATACTCATCATGGCTTGGTGGCATCCGATCTTCTCTTACTATTAAAAGAAGAGCAAAAATGGGATGGGTATTGTTTAGAGGTTGGGTTGCAAGGTGTGGTGTTAGAGGGGACTGATGAAGGGTTGTTAGAAGTCGCATGAATTAGGGGAGGAGGGGAAACCTTCCTCCCTTATGCCGATAATAATGAAAGAAGTGAACTGCAGAAAATCTCAGACCTACATGACACACGTGAATTAACCAATCCAATTTAACCCTTGTAAGGAGCTTTATCATGGCAGCATTAAAATCTAAAACAGCTTTGTTCGACTGGTACATGGGCCTGAAAACAAATCTGAAGTCCAATAAAATTACGGTGATTGAGTTTGAGAAAGAAATCATCGATACCCTCGGTGCTTTCTTTGAAGGCCATAAAGAAATCACTCCGACTAAAGCCGGGCTCATTGCTGACATTCTGAATGCAGTGGGTTATGACCATATCTTCACACAACCTGCAGCTGTACAGATCGCTTATGTACTGGGCGAAAGTGGCGCTACTACAGAAGAAGTGGTCAGAACAGCGTTGGACAACTTCACTGCGGTTCAGGTAGCTGCACAGCTTGACCGTGAAAAGAAACAAGCTGCGAAAGCTGAAGAGAAAAAGACTTTCGCTAAGTTCCCGTCCAGAGCTGATATCCAGCAATGGGTCAGCATGAACAAACCGACCTCAGTGACCAATAACGTTCGTGATGCATTTAGCGCAATTAGTACCACGAGAGAATATCAAAATACCTGTAAATTCTTCGCTGATGCTGAGAAACAAATTTCAGGACTAATAATGGAGCTGAACCAGACTGATCCTAAATATGTCGATAACCTCTTGCTTATCGACTATTTCGTCTCTTTGATCAGTGCAGTTGACACTATTCCCGATAGCGAGCGCGAACACCTACAGGACACGCTACGAAGTGTGCACGCCAGTCCTGTCAAAACACCGCACACCGATGCCTTCATGAAGATCGGTGAACCGACTGTTGGTAATGACCGGGTCACCATTGCTAAGCAAGCATTGGAAGAACGTGTGAATAGCTCCAGATTCAACGGTAATCCTGATGGCCGTGACCGTAGCAGTCTATTACAACGATTCAGTGAAGGTTACTGTCCGGTAACCACAGCGCGGCATCTGGCACGTACAGAGCTGATGGACTTCGTGAAAGATACTACGGCGTCTGTACTGCTGGCTATCGCTAACCCTGTTGAAAAGGCGCATGCGGATTTCTTAATAAAGTTTACCCGCACCGATACTCTGGAACTAGAAAACGGCGTGCTGGCAATCACTACCGATATCCTGCGTAACGGCTTAGTGGAAATGCGCATCTACCATGAACTGTTCAGCAACATTGGTGCTAACCAAATGGGCTACGCCAAATACCCTCAGCGAGTTACTGGTTACACGCCTATGGGTGCACTGCTGCAACAGTTCATCTCGCTGTGGCCGATCCCTAATGTGGCGCCACGTTTCAATCGTACTAACGGTGGTTATAACGGCGGGGATGCTTTCGATGGTCCAGTTTCTCTGGAAGAGTCATTGTTGTCTGCACTGCATCAGTCTGCGGCTCAGTATGACGTTACACCAACTTTCGGTGTTGACCTGACTGGTAACTGCTTACTGGTTGTGCTGCACTAATCTGTATCTGGGGAGGATTACCTCCCCTTTTCTTTTTTGTTTGCATGGTAGGTGGAATATGCTCGGTACGGTAGAGGAAGTAGATAAGTGGTTTGATCAGATGGTGAAGCCTGCTGACGAAGGGGTGTTCTGGATGGGAGGTCGTTTAACCGAAGTTCTGATCCCCATGGTTCGGGAACTGGATGCAATCTTGTTCTCAATGGACGAGCGTGAACACTTGGCATTGATCGATTACTTCATCAGTCGTTGTTACAACTGTCGGCTGCATACCTCATCGGGTCTGCGTATAAAAGAGATCATCGAGCCGTTACAAAGCGATCGGGTCTTTCCGGTTTACATCAATCTTTTTGTTAAGAAATATACCCTAACTCAGGAGAAGTAAAATGAACAAAGAAACGTACACCAATTGGTACGGCAGTTTGAAAAGTCGTTTAGCTGAAGGGCATATCGATCAGAAAGGATTTGAATCCCTCCTTATCGGTAACCTGCTATCGTTAATCACCCGTATTTATAATACCCGCTATGACCTGGAGACCATGGCGCGGGAAAATATCCTTGAAATAATCAATCATTACTTTGAACTGATCGCAGATGTCGAGATATCGAACCAGACAGCATTAAAATTGATTCGCACTGTAGCCAGTAATATCAAGAAATTACCGGCGGCGAAGACGTTTGCAGAGAAACACAACGTACCCATGCCTCCACTTGCATTTCTCATAAGCAAACCCTCTCGTACGAATCCTTTTCCTAAGGAAGGTATGATACGTAAGAAAGTTGCCAGTACTACCGATGCAATGGTAGGTCGTCCAGTAATTACTCAAGTCAACAAAGAAAGTAATGAAGTGACTATTGAGCTGCCGTGGAATGTTGCGCTGCATGTCTACAAAGGTTTCCTGGTGAAACACCTGATGTCAAAACACGGCTATAGTTTCAATGATGCGTATAAATGTATCGAGGATCATCGGAACAAATATAATTCAATCTTAGAAGAGGAGCTCAACAGCATCATTGCGCACAAAGAATCGCATCTGGTATCAGCAGGTGGGGGTATCACTGCTGCGGGCACGGGTCTGGTTGTAGGCGGGATTGTTAAACCGGAGGAATAATGGATACCGATATCCAGCAATTGTTCAAAGCACGTTATGGGGATTGTGTTAAACGGGGGAATGAAATCACTGTTCCTTTATACCACATTAGTTTCCATGGTGATCGCGAAGGTATCTGGGTGCCTAAAATACCCGACTCACCTTTTGATACACCGAAGAACCCAAACAGTTCTTTTGGTGAGATGCCAATCCCACGGATCTGTGTGGCACCTTCTATTGAACAATGCTTCTGGGCGATCTATCCAAACATCTCTCATTATTTCGAGGAGGAAAATTACGATGCTATGTGCTTTACAGTATACCGACCTATACTGAATGCAAGTATTGGTGTCGTGGATACTGCAGCGTTAACGCAACAAGAACTGGTTCATGATGCACATGTCACAGGGGAACATTGGTTACTCGGTGATACCTTCATGGAAGCTATCGATCAAATACGTATCAAGAACACCGCCGCTGGCGAGTTCGTCAGATTTCAACCGTATAACGGTGAACGTGCCGAATGGTGGGATCTTGCACCCAAACACGTTGACTATCAATCTCTTAAATTAACTACTGAATAACTAACGGAGTCGTAATCAAATGGTAACTGCTAGAAAAGCTAATAAGACCTTAGGTGAGCATGCAGCAGCTCATGAGGCAGTAACACGCTTAGGTAGCAACAAGAAACCGTCTACTACCAAACCAGAGTGGACGCTTGAGAACATCGAGGATAACCTGGTAGCTCAGGGCATCATTGCGTATCTCAAAGCACATAAAACCATCTCTGTGCGTGATATCAACACAGCGGCGAACCGTCTAACAAAAATCGCTGGAGCAGATATAAAGGAAGGAAAGGCCCGTGACTATGTCGCGCGTTTGGTAGGTTACAATAATTACGATTCATTGAATGTTACTGTGCGTGCTGCTATTCCAGTGCGCAATGATGTACAACGCAGAAAGGCCAATCGCCCGATAATGGTAGAGATGTCGATTGAAACTGACACTCCTCTTAAACTCTACGGCACGGATCGTGCTTACAACCCGTTGATTGAGGTGGTGTTGTTAGATTGTATTTCAAAACGTGCGTTTCGTACGCTGGGTAAAAGATACCGCGCCTGGTATAACACCGGGCAAGCTGAGATACCTGAACACCCGCTGACACTGATGCAGGCATATAACCATATCGCCAAACAGATGGGTTATCCTGACTATCATTCAATGCCACGTCAGTACCCGATCATTAACCTCAAATACGTTCACGATTAAGGAACCAATATCATGACTGATGTGAAAATTGGTTCTGGGCAGAACGCTGTCGTTTATGTCCTCAACGACACCATGGTAAAACGTGTAGGTCGCGAGACAGATGGTTTCCGGTTGTTGGCTGATCTCACTGATAGTCAGTGTGCGCACTACAAGTTACCTGTAATACACAGCTATGACGACGATACCTACACCGCTATCGTTGAGAAGCTTTACCCAGCAGACCCTGATCGCTTTGAAGGTATTAATTGGACATACATTAACGACTGCTTCGATACTCTCGAGGATGTAGACGATGAGGAACTCGCCCTGGTTATCAGGCGCGGTATTGAGCTTCATCACTATTTCGTGGAACAAGGCGCTGTAGTCGATTTAGATCTTCACCCGAGTAATATCATGCAGCGTTTAACAGGCGAGCTGGTTCTATCAGATCCTTTAGGGTATCTCGATATTTAATTAACTTATTGTAAGGAGCACCGACCATGGTGGTAACTTTCCCAAAAGAGATGGACGCAGCTTTCCATCCTAATAATGAACACACGACTCAGCTGTGCAAACAGATTGAACGTATTGCAGGTTTCGAGATCAAACGTCTGCATGTCGTCATCGCCATGCATCACTACAAACTGAACGATGCAGCGCATCAGCCTGATCATGCACTGATTGTCATGGCGGAAGCCAGTGACATCATCGATCATTATCCAGAGCTTGAGAAGTGGCGTAAACAGATCATGCTGGGTTGTCTGTTCCATGACACTCACTGTCACGTTGATCGTGACATGCATCATCTGCTGGGTGCTGAACACGCGATAGAGGCACTGTCCCCACATGCCAGTGATTATGGTTTGTCCCGTGCAGATATCTATCTGATCGGACAGGCAATCCTTGAACATCGGGCATCGTGGAAATACCCTCGTATCAACCCTGTGTCAAACGCTGTGGCTTCTGCTGATCGCGGATATCCTGACCTACAGAAATACATCCGGCGTGCTGTACAGTACCGCTACAAGCGTATGACAACGATCAACATCAACACAGTGATCGATGAATCTATCGAACACATGGTCGAGAAATTCGGTGAAGGCGGTTACGCCTGGGAAAGCTATCCAACCTATGCTGCGAAAATGCACGGCGATTGTATCGCTAAGGTGAAGGAACAACTGGGTAGTAAGAAGGGCAGGGCCGAGCTGAAGGACTACGCAGAGCTCAACTTTGATGAGTGGGTAGAATGATCTGGGCAACACTTGGCATGATTGTTTTCGCAGTAGCGCTTTGGTTCGGTATGAAAGCTGTTGAGGCTGAAGATGTTAGACGTGTTGAACGTCTTCGCCGGAAGCGTACCCGGCCCTAACTGAATAGGTAAAGTAATGAATGGATTAGTTGTGTTAGTCGTTGCATTAGTGGTTGTTGTCGTGGTTGCAACAGGCATGCATTTGAAGGAACGTAAACGTCGCAAGTACATTACTCGCCGGGTAAAACGTTAATGATGACGGCCGGTGTCATGCCGGCCTTTATGCCGACTTCTCATCTTTTTGTAATTTCCTACAATCTTGGTATTTGTTATACAAAGATTATAAACTTTGTCCCGAGCTAAGGGTAACGTGAAGAGTTATGCTGGCTAAAATTAACTAAGGGTGTTTTATGAATTTTACTGACCTCTTTACTGGTGCTGTTATCGGTCTATTTGTCTGGTACATGATCTCAGTTACCCGTGCTTACAATCGCAAGGACAAGCTTCTGGCCAATCAAGGTTCTGAGCAGGTCATCCACTCAATGTTCCGTGTGTTGAACGACCCGACCGGCACTATGCCGTTACAGTTCATCCCTGAGACTATGGAGTCTACGATATCCGTGCCGTTGCTGGATGACGTCATTGACGGTATTCGTGGTATTCTCGAGCGTTGGGCGGACGTAAACGACTTCCAGCTATTCAGCACCACTATCTCACGTAAAGGTAGTTGGATTAACCACGTTGGGCATCGCAGTCATTTCATTTTGATAGTGACCTATCAATGTGACGATAAACCGGTCGTGGCGCATGAACTTAATCTCGATGTCCATAGACTGGGCAGGCATACGGTTCATCAAGACGTTTACCTCGATATACTCAACGGTATGACCACTAAATAAAAGAGGGCACTATGGACAACATCTCTATCTGGACAATCCTGATTCCTGCTTTATCACTTATTGCAATCATGGCAGGGGGTCATTGGTTGCATAAACGTGCAACGCGGAATGTAGAAGCGTATAAACAGCAAGTGGGGCAGAACGTTTTGGCGATGTCACGCATTCTGCTTTCTACCCTGGCGGCACAGGTTGCTGTGACTCACAAGGAATTGCGGTTCTTGCGAGATGATCGGTTCTCATTTGGTCATGATCGTGGTGCAGCGGTTGCGACAGTCAATATTTTCACTAACTACTATAACCTAGCCGTTGCGCCTGCGATTGCTTTATCCCCTGCGTTCGAGGATATTATGGTAACCAAAGTTGACAGTCAGGATACTGCTGACGGAATATGGCTGCAAATCCATCTAGGTCAGGGTAATGATGTGGTTAAGCATTTTCTGCCTGACCATGGACTACAGTCCTTTATAACAGGCATACGCGCTATTAGCAGTTATATGCAAATAGGAGTCGATGCCGGCAAACAATAACCTGCTGAGGTGATACATGGAATACGGATTCCTTCTCAATACCCTGCTGCTAATCGCGGCGCTTTTCGTGTTGTTCAGATTCCACAAACTCGTTAACAACAACGAGCGTGCGGTAATTGCATCGGCGCATGACGCCAAACTGCGTTTCCTCGTGTACATCAGTCGTAAGATGATGGCTGACCTTTATAGTGCAGTTGATTTGGCGACGCTGACCGCGTGTCCAAAGACATACCTGCGGGCTGATGGGTCAGTTGAAAACATACAAGTCATCATGAAGCGATTCCACAAAGAGTATAATGAAGTTATTGATAAACTCTCTGTCGGTCTACAACTCGAATACATGAAGATTAGCAGGGTCGTGGTGGTTGAATCACCCGACGGGAAAGAAGTGACCATCAGTGTGCATTGGGCTAACAAATATACCGACGTACTGGTGTTCAGTCATAACCACATGGCACAAGCGGTTTACCAGTTGGATCGTCTCGCCCATCGGCTTTCAACCTTTGGGTACACGGCACCAGCTAAAGACATGTATCAACTCTAAACTTAGGGGAGGGCTTCGGCTCTCCCTTATGCTGCCTTATTTTTTTTTTGATTGATAATATGATTTGCAAGAAATCACCGAGTAGTATCTTTCAATTAATTAGGAGTTATCATGGCAGCTACAACTGATGTATTATCGCCCCTGCAAAGACTTCTCGCAAGTGCAAAGGATAATACCCGTGTTGTCACTATCAATAATGGCGAGATGTCCTATTTCCCATTAAGTGATTTAACCGAACAGCTCACCAACCTCCTGAGTGTTGATGTGTTGAAAGCCAATGATGCGCTGTGCTTAATTGGCCAAATCCAATCTTTCGATGAACTGCGTAAAACCAAACCACGGATGGAAGGTGCCCGTATCTCTCTGCGTGGCTGGAATGCCAACACCTGTTGTGGTGGCGGTGAGTTCATCGGTCATCTTAGCAAAGGGAAAGATGATGGCGGTACGATTGCCGCAGGTAATGGGTTCTACTGGGAACGTGTAATGACTGACCCGGCTGAGCTCAACGTAACACATTGGGGCGCGGTACCTGACTCGAAAACCGATGCTGTTCCGGCAATGCTGAATATGTACAACTGGTCACAGGCTAACTACCAAGGTGTCGGTGTACGTTTCCCAGCAGGAACATTCTTTGTCTCTTCCTTTAAACCAGGCAGAGAGCTCAACATTATCCGCATTACTGGCAACCCGACCAACTTTGGTTATCATGGTTCGACAATCCTCGTGTCGAATGAAGATGATAACTTCATGATTGATCTGACAGCCCGTAAAGTAGAATTGGCTAACTTCATTTTCCGCGGTACAACAACTGTTGATAAACCGACTAAGAAAAGTGTCTACAACAACGACATCATCGGCGGTCAGTTCTTTAACGGTAGCTGTCTGCGTTTTGAAAACATCGGTGGTAAAAGTATCAAGCTGGTCGATACCCTCGATACCCGTATCAATCAGTGGTATGTCTCACAGTGTACCGGTGATGTGATTACCTCGACATGGTCTGGTCGGGCTGCCGGAGTATGGGATCACAGTACTGCAATCGAACTGTCTAACTTCAACGTACAGAACGTTCGTGGCGCAATGGTCTTTAATCTCCCACGCTGTACTCAGTCGATGATGTACAATGGCTGGATTGAACACTGTGATGATCCAGGCGATCTGAACAACGGTCAATGGGTGGTTACCGCGCTTAGCATCGAAGAGTGTAAGAAACCACTGCGTGTGGCATACGCACGTCTTATTGAGACGGCTCGTAGTCTGCAGTCTGGTTCAAGCATCGATTACACACCAGATCCGAACATCACCGAATGGTTAAGCGAATGGGAACGTGGTCGTGTTGACTTACAGAACTACGGGGTTTACACCGATGGTTCTCTTGAGTTCGGCGCCATGATGTCCCGTAACAAACTGAGCAACTCTGGTGTCTCACCGAAGTGGTTCCGTGTTGGTAAGTTCTTCTCACCTGCTGAAGGTGATCAGATCGATGTCAATCTGGTTGGTACTGGTAACTTCCTCTCAGCCAGCGCTGTACTGAACGATGTCGATGATACCCGTCAAGGCGGTGGTAACACACTGATTCGTATTCAGTACAAGAAAGACGGTGCAATTGGCGGTACTTTAATGCCGATGGGTTCCTCACCTATCCAGGCTGCTAAGATCGTTAAAGATGGATCACGCTGTGTTCTTTATGTACAGCTGAAAGGTTACACCCGTAACGTTATCCCAATCATCACAGCAACGGGTAGCACGCACTTTGAGAAAGGCGTGTCGTTCTACTTCCGTGCAGATGTCTCGCCGGTAACCGATGCTGAAGTCACAGCGCTGGTCAACTCGACAGATATCAGCGAGCAGTGGTCTATTGGTCAGAAAGCAGGTGTCGGCGCTACTAATGAAGGCGACCTGATTCTGAAGGGCAAGATTGTAGGTGACTTCCTGCAGGTGCGGGTTCAGGTTAACCAAGCCCAGTGGTCGAAGTCCGAGCTGCGCTATATCGAGCTCAAGAAAGAAGCAAAATAAGAACACGGGTCCCTTCGGGGGCCCTTTATGCCGCCCTAATTTTAATTCATCTATATTTCATGTCTATATTACCAGTATGGTGAATCAAGGAATATCGAGTCACTACACATGTGCAGTCAATCAATATTCAACAATACCTCCAGGAACATACCGACCATGAAATTAAAATCGCTTGCCGTTTCCGTTATTCTGTTTACAGCCGGAGCGAACGCTTCTCTGATCAATCTCGATCTGGGAATCCTGAACTCCACCGTCAACAAAACTACCGGTGACGTTACCGCCCTGAAAGAAACTACCGCGCTGCACACGCAGCAGATCGGTCAGCTGAATACCGGCCTGAACAACCTGAACACCAAAGTCGACACCTCTGTCAGTTACTTCAATGGTGAACTGGGTAAAACCAACTCGGCGCTGAACAACACCAACCTCAAAGCTGGCCAGGCATTCGACATCGCAGTCGAAGGTCGTGCAACGGCTAACAACGCACTGGCTACCTCTTACGGTAACGTTGCGGCAATCAACAACCTGGGCGCAAAGCTCAATGGCGAAATCGATGCGCGTGTTAGCGCTGATGACGCACTGAACGGTCGCATTGACAATCTGTCCACGTCTACGGCGAATGCCACCACAGCGCTGGATGGTAAGATCGACGCATTGTCTGCCGCAGGGACCGCGGCGATCGGGGCGGTTGACGGTAAAGTCGATACCCTGAATGGTAAAGTCAATGACCTGGCTGCAACCGGCGTGAAAGTTGCCGGTCAGCTGAATGACAAAATTGACGCTGGCGATAAAGCGCTGAGCACCCGTCTGGATTCGGCCATTGCTAATGCGCAAGCAGATAGCAAAGCGCTGGGTAACCGTGTTGATGTCGCACAAGCAACTGGCACTGCAGGCGTGGTACTCGGTACTGTCGCTAACCTGAAAGTAGATGCGCTGGGCGCAAAAGTGGATGCAACCACTAAAGCGCAAGCGGGCGTGAACAAATCTGTTGATGGTCGTCTGACTTCTGTTGAAGGCAAAACTGCACAAAACAGCAAAGATATCAGCGGTCTGAAAACTGGTCTGGCGACCACCAATACCAACGTGGGTAATCTGAACACCAAAGTGGACGGTGCGATTGCTACTCAGGCAGGTATCAATAATCAGGTTCAACGGCAGTTCGGTGAAACAGGTGAGCGTATCGGTCGTACCGAAACTCGCCTGGATACAGCTGAAGGCGCGCTGCGTGATCAGGGTGATCATCTGAATGCAGTTGATGCACGTTCACAAAACAACGCCGTGCGTTTAGACGGTGTTGAAGGTGGTCTGCGTGAAACTAACGATCAGATGACCAAAGATCGTACCAACATCAATAACCGTGTAGACGGTGTTCAGTCACAGGTTGACAAAAACACCAACGACATTGTTAACGTTGGTAACGTTGCGAACGAAGGCTACAACAAAGCAGTGAACGCACAGAACACTGCTGACGTTGCAGTCGGTCTGGGTCAGAAGGGTATCAACGACGCCTACAATGCGCAGCAGACTGCTAACGCAGGTGTTGCCATCGGCCAGGATGCGAAGAACACAGCAATCAATGCGCAGAACACCGCGGATGTCGCTGTAGGCATGGGCCAGAAAAATGGCAATGACATTGTCAATCTCGACAATCGCGTAACCACGAATACTGGTGCGATTCAAAAGAACAGCAATGACATCGTTAATCTGGATAACCGTACCACATCCAATACCCAGCAGATCCAGCAAACGCGGAACGATCTGGTTAACACGAACAATGTGCTGACTCAGAACGTGAAGCAGACTCAGTCTAACACCAACCGCATCACCACGGCTGAAGGCACCATCGCAACGCATACCTCGCAGATTGCGAACCACGAAGGTCGTATCACAACCAATGAAAACAATATCACTAAGAACACCAGTGATATCAAAGAAACTCAGACGGTTGTGAACAATCAGGGTAAAGTGATTAACAATCACGAGACGCGTATCACTAACAATGAAACGAACATCTCTAACCTGAGCAACGACTACTACCAGTTCCAGGATATCTACAACCAGAACAACCAGATCATCAACAACAACATCAATAACTCTTCTGCCCGCACTCTGCAGCAGTCTAAGAGCTATACTGATCAGCAAGTTGGTAACCTGCGTAACGAAGTGAACCGTAACAAAGATGAAGCGCGTTCCGGCGTGGCTTCTGTTGCGGCGATGGCTAACATTCCACAGGTGGCTGGACAGACGTTTACTGTTGGTGCAGGTATTGGTCAGTATAAAGACAAGACTGCATTGGCCGTCGGTGGCGTGTGGGCAGTAAGCCCTAACGTTGCTGCTAAGACTTCTATCGGCTTCTCTTCTGGCAGTGGTTCTGATGTAGTTGCTGGCGCCGGTCTTGGCTTCGGCTTCTAAGTTATAAAGTCAGGGACCTTCGGGTCCCTTTCTTTTTTATGTCTATTTGTAGAAGTGGACAGAATAAAGAAGTTCTATACTCCCGCTGACCAAACAAAGTGTCGGCTAAACAAAGAAGAGGTAGTATCATGCATATCGTAGAATCCAAAGTTGTACGTCTGGATAAACTCGCTGAATTCGCTAACGCCAATTTTGATCGCGAACCTGGCCAGCAATTTAATCTACCGTATAGCGTTGAGATTGATTATTACGAAGATCTTAAGACGGGTCATCAGTACACGCTGGCACTGAGACAGATTGGTAGTGACGGCCTTGTAAAAACCCTGTACAGGACAGCTAAATTACCGAACGCCTTTGCCCGTGATAAGTTTGTCAAAATTGAAAACAGTATGGCGGGATATGGTCCTGGTATTGAACTTCTCGGTATGGCTGCGTGGTATTGGTTGCTGACTAAAGATAACCAGAACGGTCGTGAGCTTGGTATCGAGATCGCTACAAAAGCATGGGATGCTTGGACATTGGTCACTGCTATCATTGATGGTTCTAAAGCACGCGACAAATTCCAGCAACATGGTTTTCTGTGCCCTGGTGTTATTTTTGACCAAGCCATTCTGTGCGCGTCTATTCCTGGCGATCCATCCGTTTGGTTAAAGCGCATGACCGTAAGAAGTCTCGGTAATGTAAATATCGTATCGCGTTGGACATTCGTCAAAGTGTACCAAGGTAATCATGATCTCTTCCATGAAGAGAAACATGCAATAATGCAAACAACTAGTTTGCATCAGGAACCGGCTTCTGCTGAAAAGATTTTGAAAGCCAAGGCCTTCCCTTTTAATCCGTGAGGTTGTTATGGTCATCCCTGTAAATCCATTACAGTTGTATTGGTGCGGATGGCAACATCCTAACACCGTTGTAGTGCCGTTGCAGTATCCTCCTAATCCGAACATCCTGGCATACTGGACTACCGGTGCAGGTGAGCTCTGTGACGCGACCACACATTGGCAGCATATCCCGTTCAGTACTTATACGGGGATTATTGCAGCTGAGAATGAAATCGCAGCGCAGATGGTAATCCAGGCAGAGTTCCCAAGTATGGGCTTGCGGTTCATCCGAGTATTCACTCCAAGTGATATTCAAAATGAACAGTTCGCATTGTCTGATATGTCGTGGTCATCTATGCGAGTTAACCACTTCATGCAGACTCGTCAGTTACTTGATCGCCATGCCGCCGGATTCTACGGGAATGGTTGGTTCGCTGTCACCTATTTGAAAGGACAGTAACATGCTCAAGAGGGAGGCTTCGGCTTCCCTCTTTTATTCCGATCTTTTATTTTTTGATTGCAATAAAAGTTAAACCTACATTACCAATGTGATAGGCCTGATCAATTAAACTTACCTAGGAATGTAATCATGGTTACAGCACGTAAGCAATCCGAATCACTCGGTGAACATCGTGAGGCATTTGATGCCCGTAACAAAGACCTCAAACCGAATGAACATGAGAAAGGATGGAGTGAGCAAATTCGTCCCGTTGATAATGCAAGAGTTCAGGAAATTGCCGAATGGTTCGCGAACAGCGAATCGCAGTATCACCTCAGTACGCTGAAGAACTATGCGATTGGTATCACCAAATCAACTGATCCGCGTTGGAAGCTACAAACTGCTTTCAATAAGTTGTCTAAAGCGATTGGTTATCAGAGTTACAACGATTTGCTTGATTATGCTAAAGCTAATAGCCATGTAATAACCAATCGCTTATTTGACCCTAAAAAGAAAGATAAGCGACAGTTAGTATTTTGGAAAAATAACTCGGGAACATATTGCGCAACATTAGTTGACCAAGGTGTTAGTATCGAAGGGGTAGTTGTATTTGCCCGCAATAAGACGGCAAAGAAAACTAATAGAAGAAACAAAATTGCAGAGCATAATCTTAGCATACAAGAACTAGAGCGCTTGGTCGGCGCTACCCCCAGTTATAGTCGTAAAGAATTTAATCTGGTACGTAATGAGCTCGTAAGAGCAATGACTATTGCTAAATACCCCGACAGATCTCCTGGACTGGCAATTAAAATGGTATTGCAATGGATCGGTCAACCGAGTATTGATCTATTTGATCAATACGAAATATTACCTAATCGTAACTTCAAAAAGTGAGTATACAATGAGCGAAATTAAATTTAAAGATGTGCGTTATTACGATGTTATCAGTCAGGGGCAATTAGCCGCAGGTAAAGTAATCCTGTTAACACTTAAAGGTCACCAGGCTGGCGTAATGACACCGGTGGTGCAGTGGGCGAAAGATAACCTGCTGGGCGCGTTCGTGGTGTACGGCACTGTTGACGATATGACCACCATCCTTGATGACCTGCCGGCGACCAATCAATCTATCGCCGTAGTACTGACCGGTGCAACATTCCCTGTCACTGAAATCATGCATTGGGCACGCACTAACAACGTAACTGTGTTCCTGGCCCATGACGCGAATACAATACTGCCACGGTATCAAATACTGTTACCAAGCTGCGTCGTTCAGTTGACTTATGATCACACTGGGCGTGTTGCTAACGCAACGACTATTCGTAATCAGGAACTGGCAACAGGTTGGGTAGTTGACTTTACTGAGGATAAGTAAATGCCTGGTATAAAAGGAGGGGATGATATCGCAGGCCTTGCTGAATTAAAGCTTGGTCTCGTGACAATCATCGATCGATTGGAAAGTCTGTACTTGCAGGCTAAGCACGATCATACGTACCACACTGATGCAGGGCGTTTGCTTGAGGGCACGCCAGGTATCATGCTGGAGATCTGGGATGCGATCATTACCGCTTATGACGAAGGTCCAACTGATTTCAGTAATGGCTGGCCTGATCGGTCATTAGCAGAAGCGACTAAAGAATGCATCGAACGCATGCGCAGCGAGTTCGGTCCATTCGGTTACGCCTCATCAAATATCGTTGAGCGTGATGGTGTGACACTCAAACCTAAGGCGTTTAATGACTTACGTTTGAAGATCATTGAAGATCATCGTCCGGTTGACATGCCTATTCAGTTAGACATGTTTGTAGAACAGGTCGTTAAGTCGATCACTCATTTCAGCAGCATCAATCCAATTTAACCAATTTGTAGGAGTATCATCATGGAACCACGTCACCTCGCAGCAATCGTTGTTGGTATCGGCGCACTGTTATTCAGCACGATTATGATCATCGGCGCTGTAATCGCCCGTAACCAGTTCCGTTACGAAAGCTTTAACAAAACGCGTTATGAGAACATGCTCAAAATGCACATGGTCGATCACCACAACCAGGTGATGTCTGACCTCAGTGATATCTTCACTCGTTATCTGCTGTTGCGCAAAGGTAACTACCATGACACTGGTATTGTTATCGAAGCAATGACCGGGACAGTGAAAGGTCAGTTAGAATCAATCATTGCTCACTTCAACCACGAGCTGACGAACTTTGAACTGTATGACCAGATCAAAGGCCTTGCTTTCGTACCTGATGTAACTGCACATATCCAGAGCGATCGTGTTGCCTTTACATTGAACCGTACTAACGGCAGTGATCTTCAGTTCACACTGTGCAACCCGAATTACTTCGGTCCAATGTTAGCCGCGGAGCTTGATCAGTATCGCAGCAAAATGGGTTGTCGTGTTTATACTCGCAGTCATCGTAAGTTCGAATCACTACCACAGACTTATTTGACTATGGTAGGCGCTGGATTCGGCAAAGGCGCGCGTTAATAAACCAGATCAATAAGGGGGCTTCGGTCCCCTTTATTTTTTGCCGTAACAGTAAATACGTACAGATCGACTAAATCTTTTAGTAACCACATATCAGGAACTATCATGCCAAAACCTAAGCCAAACCCAGTTGTTCATCATGCCTTACAAGTCATCGCAACGACGTACCCTAAAGTTGAGGTGGTTTCTATTGATGGGCTTGTTGCCTGCTTTGGCACGTTAAAAGATGGTAAGATTGAAACGACCCATTTTGGCGACCTTCCTGAATACACGGAAGGTAATATTAAAAAGCTGTATAATGCCAAATGGTCACAGCGTCAACTTGCATACCTTTACGGTACCTCTCAACCTCAGATCGCGAAGATGTTAAAATCTCGTGAAACTACCGTTCCTCATCGACTGAAAGGTTATTAACATGAAATGGCACGAACGCATATTGGAAAGTTGGGTACTGCGTGGGATGTTTACTGGCATGGTCACTATGTTCATATCGGGCATGTTGATTAAGTTCTGGTCTCTTGCGTTAAACCTGACGTTGTTCATCTTTGCGTGTGTGATCGTTTTCAATCTGCGTGAGTTCATTAGCGACTCCCATGCAGGTACAACTAACAAACATGATTTCGTCGGCTGGGTAGTCTGGACTGTCGCTATGGCGTTAGCATTATCATCCGGCGTAATCTCCCTTTATATGCAGGGTAAACTTTAAGAGGCATTTATGTTAAGTAAAAAGCTCTCGACCCAATTAAGTATTTATCTTTCTTTGGTTTTACGTCACAAGCCAGAAGAGCTCGAAATCATTCTTGATGAGAATGGTTGGACGTACGTACCAACACTGATTGACAAACTCAATGCAACCGGTCGTGTCTGTGAACTGGCCGACCTTCAGCAGATCGTTGAAGAAGATGAAAAGGGCCGTTATCAGTTCGATGACGCCTTCATGTACATCCGTGCAGTGCAGGGGCATTCCCATGACAGTGTGAAGGGCATGCAGCATGAGCTCGCTACACCGCCTGCAATCCTCTATCACGGCACGCCGGCTTCTAACAGGGAATCAATCGACCGTAAAGGGATCTCTCGTCAGCAGCGTTTATACGTCCATTTAACCGATGATCGTGAACAGGCGTGGAAGTCTGCCACTCGTCGCAAAACAGACGGTATCGTGTATGCGGTTGATACAGCTAAAATGATGCGCGTGGGCATTGTGTTCTACCGTGCAGAAAACGGGGTATGGTTAACCAAACGTGTTCCTTATTCTGCGTTGCGGGTTGTTGGTTTAGATGAAACTCCATTCCTTACTCATTAACTAAAGGTCGTAGTACGTGAAACGTAAATCTGGTAGTAGATTCATTCGTGTTACTCTTATTTGCCTGTGCATTTATTCAGTGGGTATGTTTGGTTTAATGGCGATGTTATCCGGTACCGATGTCCATGCGGTTGCTGCTGATAACTTTGACAAAACCAGCGTCGACAATACCCCTGAGTTTATTTTAACAAATAAGAGTAATGGATGTAGATACGTCTATGATTCGGTTAAAAAGACTTCCCATGTCGAGATGGGTTACGATAACTGTACACCATTGTCACACTAAGGTTATTATGCATCGTGCACATCGACACTCCGAGCTGCTACGCTTGCCGCATCCCGCGGCCTGCACTCGGAGAACGAAATATGTCAATTGCAATGAATCGTCATCACATGAAACGTTTGAAGGCTAAACGCAAGCATTACCATAACGTCGGATTGAAGCGTGCGAGCGCTAAGGCTGTAGGGCGGGTGTTACATACGCCTTGCATCTGCAGTTGTACGATGTGTGGTAATCAACGCTGGCACTGGGGTCGTCCTATTCAGGAGATCAAACAAGCAGCCCGTTTCAGTGATACTGCAATGGATATCTAATCTATCGAGGGGTCATTGACCCCTCCCTAACAATCTGGGATATGTAGCGCTATGAAACATACCTTTCCCCTTAATGAACCGATTGACGTTTATGTCAAAGGTGTGATGTATAAGTTCGAACCGGTATTAGGTGAGACTAAAGATCTGGCACATGACCGTTTGATTATCGTAGCCATGAATAAAAAGGCTAAGCGAGTTGAATTCATCTGGCAGTGTCATGCTGAAGTCAGTTATGAAACTCAACGTCAGATCGAGCATAAGCTAATCAATGACGTGAGTAAATTTACTAAAGACTACGGTATGATTCGTGTGATTGACAGCGATGATCGTTCTCTTAGTCTGGCCGGCCCTGATCGTAAGGTCCATTCCATGGTCAAAATGAATGGCCGTTATTACATGGTCAATGCTAACTAAAGAGGCGGACATGACTAACGACTTGAGCAGTTTCATGAAGAACACCATGAGCACGTTAACCGTTGTTCATCAGCGTATGGGTGGTTGGTTCTGTGCGTTCTTATCAGCCGAACATCATGCCGAAGCGATGGCAGACGATGCCGGCGGAAAACATGGTGATCATGACAATTTGGAAGAAGGTCTCTTTCGCACCGATTGGTACCCGGTAGGTTTCGGTAAAACGATCCAGGACGCTATCCGTGATCTTGATGAACGTGTTACTAACCACACCAACGCCCCGGATGATCCAAAGGGAAGTATTTATAATTACCTCTTCGATATGTTGGCCCGTCGCGCTTATCGTGAAACAGGTACTGGTCATTACACCCTGCAGCCCGGTTTCTTCCCCGATGCTATCCCCGACTGGCTGAAGTCGTTTGATAAGATCGATGAAACCCTTATTGACAGCTATGTAGAACAAGTACCGATTAAGCAGGATAGCGACCTGCCGGGATCATGAACAATCTATGGCTTGTAGTAATGGCAGTTATCTATACAGTCGGATTGTTAACTGCCTGTGTGCTGGCGCGTATGGCTGTTTTCCATCACCTTATTTAAGTTGGGAGGTTTATGAGCAAAGGTACATTGAAAGGACTTAGCCTGGTATTAGGCTGCCTGTTAGTCGGTGCGCTAATCCTCACATTTACAAACATGGCAATGGCTGAAGAGAGACCACCTAGCTGTACATCAGCAATCACAGATAACACACTGATCACTCAGTGTAATGACGGTACAGTCACTGTGGTCAATCAAGCAACTAACACAGTTATGGTGTGCAATTCTGCCAGGAGTTCTGACGGTACTCCGAAATGCACTACGCAATCTTTAGTTCGACCTAATTAACGTTATTCTCTTTTGGAGTAGACTACATGCAGTATAGTACTTTTAATACCAATAAAAACGATCAGATGGCTGAACCAATGTTTCTGGGTCAGTCGGTCAACGTTTCGCGTTATGACCAGCAGAAGTACGACATCTTTGAAAAGCTGATCGAAAAGCAGTTGAGCTTCTTCTGGCGTCCCGAAGAAGTTGATGTGTCTCAGGACCGCATCGACTTCAATGGTCTGCCGGATCATGAGAAGCACATCTTTATCAGCAACCTGAAATACCAGACACTGCTGGACTCTATTCAGGGTCGTTCGCCAAACGTGGCGCTGCTACCAATCACGTCTCTGCCAGAACTCGAAACCTGGATTGAGACCTGGGCATTCTCTGAAACCATCCACTCGCGTTCGTATACCCACATCATCCGTAACATCTTTACGGAGCCGGGCATTATCTTTGATGACATCGTCACCAACGAACACATCAAGGCGCGTGCTGAGTCCGTATCTGAATACTACGATCAGCTGATCGAAGAGTGCATGTACTACAACCTGCTGGGCGCTGGCACACACAGCATCAACGGCAAGAAGGTTGAAGTTTCACTGCGTTCAATCAAACGTCTGGTGTATCTGTGCATTGTGTCAGTTAACGTACTGGAAGCGATTCGTTTCTATGTTTCGTTCGCTTGCTCGTTTGCGTTTGCAGAACGCGAGCTGATGGAAGGTAACGCGAAGATCATCAAACTGATCGCACGTGATGAAGCATTGCACCTGACCGGCACACAGCACATGATCATGCTAATGCGTAGCGGCGCTGATGACCCAGAAATGGCTGACATCGCGAAAGAGTGTGAAGGTGAAGTCTACGCGATCTTCAAAGATGCAGCAGAGCAGGAAAAGGATTGGGCAGAATATCTGTTCAGTGGCGGTTCAATGATCGGTCTGAACAAAGAGATCGTTTGCCAGTACATTGAATACATCACTAACATCCGTATCCGTGCGATTGGTTATAACGACATCTATACTGGCGTTAAAGCTAACCCAATCCCATGGATCAATTCCTGGTTGGTTTCTGACAACGTGCAGGTTGCACCGCAGGAAGTAGAAGTATCCTCTTACCTGGTCGGTCAGATCGACTCGAAGGTAGATACCAACGACTTCGACGACTTCCAGCTGTAAGGACCACCGCCCATCCTTCGGGGTGGGCTTTCTTTAATAAGGAGAGACCATGGAACTTGACGTCGGACAAGGTTGTATTCGTGTATCGGATACCCAAGAGATCATCGGGATGGCGGGAGTGAACTACCTTCCATTGAAACCCGCACCGGATGGTACTTTTGAAGTGCTGCTGTGTCGGTTAGATGGTCTTACTATCCACAACTGTATTTCTCACTATCAGTTCGATGATTGCATCGGCGATCACATGAGGATGGTCTACAGCAAAACACCCTTTGGTGAACTTGGTGGGAATGCCCGTGTTAACATGTTGATTAGTCAACATGGTGTCGCGCCAATCGCTGCGATCAAGACCGTTGAGATTGCCAAATGTCTTTTCACTCTGCAGAACGTAACAATCCGTGAGGGGATGGTGTTTGGGGTTGTAAAACCAAATACTAGTCTGGACACCCTGCGTTTCATCGGCACCTTACGAAGACCATCAGGTGAGCATAAACCTGCTGCTGTTATCTTCACCTGGCGAGTGTTGAATAAAATAGCGAGGTTTGACGGCATTAATTTTGAGGATGTCTCTGAACTGATTAACTATGATGTCGCCTTATTAACTGAACAAGAAATACAAGAACGGCGGAATCGTTTAAACCGATAATCCGTAACCATTCCCTAGGGGATAAGTCAAGTGAAAAGAACAAAAAATATAAAGCAAGATCGTTTTCGCAAGGCATGGAAATTTAGTCAGGTCTCGATGGCATTAATGGTTGTATCGGGATCGTTTTATCTGGTTGGTTGTGATGAAGTTGCCGATCAACAAGTAGCGATGTATCAGAATGCCGATGATTGTTCTCGTGCTAATCCGCAAGAGAAAGATCAGTGTAGCAAATCGTATCAAACTGCAATGGCTGATGCAGGGCGTACAGGCCCTAAATATAACAGCCTTGCTGATTGTCAGAAAGACTTTAATTCAGACCAATGCCATTTAGATCAGGTGCCTGGTCCGAATGGATCCTCTAGCGCGCACTGGGTACCTTACCCGTATGGTTTTATGTATGGATCTCATGGATCCTACAGCCAGCCTCTGTATTCCTCAAGTCGTCCGGGCAGCTCGATGTATAAGCAAGCCTTTGATGCAGCAGGTAACAAATACGGTAGTGCGGTATCAGGGCGTAACTTTGCTACGACTCGCAGTAACCTTGCTCCTAAGCCTACGATCTCTACGGTGACCCGTGGTGGTTTCGGTGCAACAGTTGCTCGTATGAGTAGTTCACATTCATCGTCCAGTCACAGCAGTGGCGGACATTCATCTGGTGGTTAAGGATCAGTAATGCAAATCCCTGGTATGCCCGAGAAGTTTGAAGACCTTTGTGAAATCATTATCAATTTAGGTTTCATCAAAGAGAACGTCACGAAGACCGCTGAGTTACTCGGTATCTCAATCGAAGATCACGGGTTCACTCATCGCTGGGATGATCCAGATCAGGAACTGTGCTCAACTGATCGCTGGTTCAACCATGTGTCGCAACTCGGGATCGAGTACACTGGTGATGTTATCGCCATGTTGGTTGACTGGTCGATCATGACCGGGCGCATGGATGCATACACGCACGCCGAAGATTATAAGCAACACTGCCGTAATTGGTTGGCATCAAGTATTAGCGTTAGCCTACAACTCGATGGCGAAGGCGTCACTGAAACAACACTGCATCCGCCAGTGTATCGCTATCTGCAAGGCGGAAAGATCTTTATCGTCAACACTGCTACCTCTGGGAATGGTGGCGGTATCAATTACCACACTATCTCATTAGAGGAGTTTGTGACCTATGGACAAAAAGTACATCCCTGAGAAACTACGGATCGGCACAGCCGGTCATGTCCTGTATCATGATTTCATTTTGAAACAGGATCTTACGTTCGCTGAAACTGCACGTCGTATGGTGGTTCATCCATCAGCTGTCGGTGACATCATCGATAACTGTCGTAACATCACCAACGATATGGCAGAGAAGCTTGCTCGTGCTTTTCCAGAGACCACTGCTCAGTTCTGGAAAGATCTGAAGCCGAATAAGCTGCGTCACCATAAAGGTAAAGCGAAAGCTGACCGGTACTGGTAATCACAAAAGCGGGGGGGGGGGTGCAAAGATCATGCCAATAGTTCCCAATGCTGAAATTAAAGCGGTTGATATCCCAATTTTTATAAAAGCCCTTGAAGCACGTCGTCGTGAACGCGAACGCTTTAAGATCGTCACTTATAAGTTGACTATCGAGTCGCTGCCTGAAATGTTGTTAACCCATCAACAAAAACAATCGGAGAAATCCCATGGGAAAAGTTAAAGAGCAGTTGTATCGCAAACGCAGTACCGCAGGTGAAGTCCTGAAGCATGAGTACATGGTTCCACTTAACCTTTCTGTGCGTGAATGTGCAAAGAAAGTTGGCGTGGGTATCGGTACGATTTCTCGGGTAGTTAATGGTCGCAACAGTCTTTCATTGCATACTGCAACGAAGCTGGGTAAAGCCTTTGACACCTCTGCGGATTTCTGGATGGGCTTTGCTGATAACAAGACCAATCCGTACCCGCCACAATACGGCGGTTATTAATGTTCGGCCAAGACCTTACCCAACCCATCTATGAGGTAGAGGAAGGTCAGATCTACTTGTCGCCTAGTCGACTCCCTTTTAAGGTCCTTCACCGAGGTTCTCACGGGCAGGACTGCTCACAGTCAATGATCGTCTACACTAATGTTACCCCGACTTACGATACGCCTGCAGGGCATATCTGGGTCATGTGTGAATCACTGTTTTTAAAATTGTTCAGGGCGTCGGTCGATGGTATGGCGGTAAATAACCGTTAACCCATAAAGGAGTAGCCCATGAACGGTCCATTAACAATATCCGATCAGGCTATTATCGACGCTATACTTGATTACACCCGTAAGCATTACGAAGACTGTCCTGTTGCGTATGACCCGGCGGCTGATGAAACTGCCAGGAAAAATCAAGAGGAGAGAATTGTGCGGTGGTTTCAAGACACACGCCTCATTGTTGACATGGTTTGTCAACGTGAAGGTTTCTCTGGTTTGAATGTATTAAAGATTGCAGTCCAGGCTATCGAATCAGAAATCGGTGGTCAGGCTAGTTAATCTTTGTAAAAAATAATAGAAGACTACACATGCAATTAAGTGAACTGGTTAATCGCGTACGCGCAGGTGATGTGATTACCAATACTTCCTGGCCAAAGAATAAAACTTTCACAGTCTCCACTGAGTTTATGAAGCATCATACCGGTCGTGGTTTTGAGGTGGTTGCTCGTAACTCATGTCCTGATGGATTGTGGAATGGATGGGAAGTGGCTAATCGCTACCCTAGCGGTACGGACTAACTGTAACCCTGAAGTGCAAGAGGAAATAAAATGATCTCCATTACTGATGCTAAGGAAAATGACAAATTTAACGATGATATTCGTGAAGATGTTGTCAATCGGTTACCTAAAGACGATGACGGGGTTGCCCACGTCTACGAGTTTACCGACAATGCTGAAAAAGACCCATTTACGGGTTATCTGGTAATCGGATCACCGTCGTTGAAATACCACATGGTTCGTTCTGAAACAAACGAATATGGCGATACGTCCTATAACTACATGGGCGCGTATATTCCAACTGTGGATGGTGGGGTTATCCCTGAAGGTGGTCTGGGCCAGAATCTGAGCGACGTCATTGGCGATCGTATCAGTGAAGTCGAAACACTTATGCGTGCATTCCATCGCAGAGTGCTCGAACGTCTGGGTCAGCCAGTGCCAGGTAGTGGACCGCTCTAAGTAACTGAGGAGGGGGATCCCCCTCCTCTTATGCCGTGTCTTTTATTCTTTGTTGAAAGATACATAACCGCTCGTTTATATACACCACGTTAAATAAGGAAGAACAAGATGTCTGATCAAGTTGAAGGTAAAGTATATCCGTCTCAGTTGTTTGTGACCGTCGCGGGTAATCACCCAATGGCAGAAGCGGCACTGGGCTCAGTTCTGTCCACGTTCTTCAATGACCGCGGTATCGCTGGTCGTCGTCAGGCAAATGAAGTGTTCGATGCTCAGTTTGCAATTGACACTGTCAATGGCCTGGCGTCCAATCAGGAGAACACGGTTAACATCATGACCTCTCCACTTACCCTGGCGGCGATGCGTGGCGAATACCAAGTGTGGGACTGGCCGACCTGGGGTGATGAATCACAACCATGGACCGCGTTGGTAAATGACGAACTGCGTAACATGTGGACGACATTTACCAGTCAGCAGAAGCGCGCTATCTATAATAGCTTCAATGCGCTGAACATCGAAGTGGAAGGCGAAGACGAACCGTTGAGTTTTGAACATGCACGGCGCATTATTCTGGATGAATCAGGAACGTTCGTTCGTTTCAACCCTAACAAAGATCGCACTGCCTTTGGCGGCATTACGGTAGCTGAATCATTACTTGATACTGCCGAGATCCAAGCGATCCTGTTCTTACTGAACAATACCGTTCCTGGTAAAGATGAAGGCGATGACGAACCGCGTCTGCGTGAGCAGCCAGTAGTAGAAGATACTGACGCACAGCCAACACCTGAACTGACCGCCGGTGAAAACCCAGCAAGCAATGGCGCACATGCCGCACCAGAACTCCCTGATGGCCGTGAAGTATCTGACACCGATGCACCGGTCGCTGATGTAGCCAGCCCTGAGCACAACCCAGAGAAGATCGATCTGACCGAAGGCGTACCAGCCGTTAAATCAACCGACCCTGTGCTGGCGCCGGTCTCTGGAAATATCGTATCGAACGACCCGTCTGATGCAGCGACACTCGCTTCACCGCCAGCGTCTGGCTCAGTAGTAGAACCATCACGTGACCATTTAGAGGATTAATTGATGCTGCCCATCTCTGAACCTATCTCTATCTTTGACGTACAGAGTGTGCGTTTGACAGAAGAACTGCAAGAGCACTTTCGTAAGGACCTCAACGAAGCAGATAAGATCCATTCGGTCTATGCGTTCAAAGATGGGTCTCGCTTCATTAAACCATTTAATGGGTTTCTGGTTGTAACAGGTCCCATCCTGCAATATCAGTTGTACCGTGGTAACGAAGCGGTAACAGCTGAGTGGGCTGGGGTCTTTACTTACGATGGCGAAGGCAATGCAATCATCCCTGATGAGATGCGTACGGTATTCACTGACGTGGACCGTAATCGTGTTACACAGTGGAAGACACTTGCGCAGGCATTACACTTCGCTGTGTTGCAGGATATCAAACGGGGATCGTTCTGATGAAAGATTCGCTGTACAGTGATTTACCAGAGGGGTGTCATCCACCCCTTCCTATCGCCAAAGGTGGGATCTTCTTACGAGAAGGTAGTAAAGAAGCCGTTGAGCTGGTTGTGTGGAATCATGTTTTCGAGACCACTCACCAACTACCATCTGAAGCCATTCCTGGCGAACGAGCGTTCATTGCGATAGCTCATGTAGTATACGTCTGGAAAGACAATATGTGGTGTGAGGACAAAGATGCCAAGCCGCACATCGATCGTTGTGTTCTGGCGGGTAATTTTAACGTCATGGACTTTAACTACATCACTGTGTCATCTGCATCCGAAGAAGCAGGCATTGCCTTTAGTAGTAAAGAACGGCGTGAGTGGACTATCGGTAATTGGATTGCTCACTTAGGCGGTCGCATCAACGACGCTGGCTATCTGGAGTTTGGCAGTGTCTATGCCTTCAACATGATGTTAAGACAGATGATACGTGCAGACTTCAAAGGCAGCGAAGAGAAAATGCGGGTTACCGTTGACGGGGGTGGTGACAACATGAAGGTAGCACTTGCTTCCATGTTGCTTGGCTCTATCAATAAAGCAAACTGCAAACCTGGGGATAACCTTGCTGAGTTAGTTACTCAGGTCAATGCCCGTAGTACCGATGCCGACGCGGTTGAACGTCTATTGCGCAGCATCGAAGATGTAGAAGTGACCATTGATGTTCTGCCGTCATTGCGGAGATAGTCATGAGCGATTATAAACCGTTATCACCCATCGTCAGTGATAAGGTAGGTAAAGATGCGTATACCGGTCAACCTACTGTCGATTACATGGCGTTTGAAAAGAGCGGTCTTGATGAACTGTTAGCCATGCATCCTTCGCATGCGCTGTTTATCCGAGACCGTCAGGCGCCACCATTGTACTATTCTTCAATACCACTGGATGAGCTGGAAGCGAAAGAGTTTCCACTGGTATTGTCTATCATCGGCCCTGTTGACCAAGAGACGAAGCATATCGTTCTTGAAGCAGCGGGGCTTACTGAAATTCAAGCGCTTAGCGCAATTCTTAAACAGAATGAGCAAGATGCTAAACAGGGCAAATTCTTAATGACTACCGATACCACCAACGTTAACTACTTCGAACTGATTCGTGACTGGGGTAAAGCTCGCAACATCATCGGTGGCGGTTCTACACCAATCGATCAGTTTATCAAAGGCATGACCGAAGCCTCTGAAGCCTGGGGTAACATCCTCGGCAACCAGACCGATAACCTGAAAGACGATATCGGCGATGTGCTGGTTTGTCTGACACAGTCCTTCGGCATCATCGATAGCATTAAGATCGAAGACGCTGCTACTGACCTTGGCCCGTGGCTGCGTGAAGCACGTATCGAATATCAGAACCACGGTGTGTGGGGCGACAAACGTCTGGCGCTGTCTGTCCTGCGTAAACTCGGTAATATCTCTCGTGAAGTTGAGCTGGCGCAGTTTGAACCAGACCATCACCGTCCAGACGAGATGATGGACTGCACTGCAGACCTGGTAGCTGACCTGGTTGTGCTGGCCGAGTCTAAAGGCTGGACACTGCAGGAATGTCTGGAAGAAGCCTACAACGATATCAAAGATCGTAAAGGCGTGATGTACAATGGCGGTTTCGTGAAAGAAGCGAGCCTGTCGGTTGAGCGCGCTAAAGAGATGTTAGCATCTGGTACTGTTGGTGGTGTCGGCGCAGAATACCTGAACGGCTATATCGCAGCTAATAGCTGATTCTAAAACATCTGTCACCTACATTACTAAAGGGATAGTGAAAGCTATCCCTTCTATGCCCATTATAAATTGAGGATTAGAAATGAAACAAGTCGCTCCTAACGTCAATGTGTTATCTGTGAACTTACGTTTCTCTGTTAAGCAGATGGAGATCTATGCGAAGTTTATTACTGATGCAGCTACTGCCGGTAAGAAGATCTTTATCTTTGCTGACAGAGAAGCCCGTGTGAAAGTGAAAGAACTCTTTCCTAAGTTCATGGGTATCGAAGTGTTGGAAAAGATAAACGTCAACGCATATCCCACTAATGAACTGACTGCACTTAACGTCGGTCGTGGTGTCTCCAACATGGCAGCTATTTTCATCAGCGAAACCGGTCGGTATAACGACCAGATCGCGAAGACTGTCGCGGCTACCAAAGACCACGATGTACTGATCGTCGATTGCAATACGGCAGTAGCGTAATGTTCAACGTCAAACGCGGCATATGGCGCGGTGTGTTGTTTGACCTGTGGATGACCATCCTGGTACTGGGTAGCTGGTTATTATACATCCTCTGTGTAGGATGGCATGGCTACTTCTTTCCAAAAGAAACTATCATCAACAATGACGCTGAATTAGCTGAACTGAAAAATAACCTTTACAACCGTTATGCTTTCGAAGTATTGGATACCGTAATTGCTAATACCGAATGTCTGTATCCAATCACCTTCAAAGAAGGCACGCACTGGTTATATGCTGTGGATCTCTTTTCAGCTGAAAACGCGAAGTGTCGTTCTAAGTCTTGTCTGAAAGATAAGGTCAAGACAACCGAATTAACTTAATTAACTAACTTGTGGGGTAATCACCGTGCATCGTACTCGAGCTCAACTCATCGCTGATCGTATCAAAGAAGTCCTGGCTGGTAAGCCTGTTGCAATTAGCGATATCCAATTCGAAGATACAAAAGAAGCTTCGTTTGGTCCTGTTAAGATTGTCATGTTTAATTGGAAGGTTGCAGACAATGACCTGACCGCTGAAATGACAGAACGCGATGTTCTGGCCATTCTTGCACAGGACAACATCTATGTCGCTTTTCACAAGACACGCCGTCTTGAAGGGGAGCGCTTGATTACTGCCACAAAACCACTCCAGCCAGGACATCCTAACTTCACTCTGGGTAATCTCCGGGGTTTCACTCGTATGTGGTTGATTGAAGCAACTGGCGCTGACAAAAGCAAGCGTCCTTCTCACCACGATGTTACCGCAACCGTTCGTCGCTAGGAGCAACGATGACTATTAATAAACATCAGTTACTCGGTGTGCTGTTAAACGACTTCACCGACATGTACATGTTACAGCTGAACAACCGCAACCGTGACGTCTGCATCGATGAGATGAACTCAGGAATGTGCGGTGTAGTTGCCATGTGTGTTGGTAATGTCATGCGTGAGCGCTATGGGGTTACTGATATTGATTGGGAGTCGCACTGTCTGCACATGTGGTTGGTGCTAGACGGTAAACGCTACGACACGTTGTACCCAGAAGGGTATAGCGAGGAAGTCGTTGATGCGTGGTTACTGAAGATGCAGCACTACAACAGTAACGTCATGACTAATGACACTGGTATTGGGCTGGAAGATAATACTGGTTATGTTGCCGGCGGTTGGTGGGATTGTCTCTATCTCATCAAAGGCTGGTATGAACGCTACGGTATGACGCCTCCAGCGTACGTTAAACGCATGATGGCTAACTTACGTGGCAATCATCGCCATCGTCAGGAACGTCGTGCAGAGCGCCGTTATCAGCTCGTATTGAAAGCCCCACTTCCTTCACCTACCGATGAAGTGCGCACCAACGACGTCTTACCGATGACCCATTACTGGCACGGTGAGTTCGAAGGTAATCAGGACCGGGTATTATCACGCCGCCCTGGCATGCCGTCCGTAAACGTCTATAAAAGCTTATTGAAGTATTACCGTGAAAAGGGTGTTCCTGTCACGCAGTACTTCTGTTAATCCACCGTTTGTTAAGAAGGAAAACGTTATGACGCTGAAGAGCAACGAGCAACTCAATGCTGAGACCCCTGAACTGCGCGATGTCATTGTGACTGTCGATGGACTGAATGTCCTTGATATCAATGTCGCTCCTGGCGCGCGTGCACCACGCTACAGTGTGCAGTTATCCGGTGATGCGGGTATGACCCCCAAAGGGATGCGTGCGGTATACGGCCATGCAGCACAGATACTGAATCACCTTGTTGAAAAGGGTTTCTCAGCGCATGCCAATGTATCCCGCGATGACCTGGATAACGACGTTGTTAGCGCAACTTCACTCATGAAGCAAGCGATTGCCGCACTGACCGTTGGCGGCGAAGATATCTCACTGCATTGTCACTCATTATCTATCTGGGTAACGTCATGTGATTTTGATCTGACTGAGCTGCGTCTGCTCGGCGATGAAGCAATGGATAAGGTAGAGTTCCTGCTGGAACAACCTGCCGAACCATCTGAAGCGCTAACAGAGTTGATGACACGTAAGCGTAAGAACCTGATACGTGAAGATCTGGGTGAAACTGCGCCGGTAACGACATCACTGGGTACCACCACGACTATCATGATTGGTGATGAACTGCATGTGCGTCGCGAGTTCAATGATGAAGACGGCGAAGCTCTCATCGTCTGGATTCCATCTGACCTCAACCAGGACATCAACACCTTGAGCGATGTGGATAAACACAAGCTCAGTTTCCACGGCGGTGCGTCAGAAGGTCATCCAACCTTTATTCTGAACCGTCACGTGGTTAAAGGTGACGCCGACCAATCTCCAGCTTAGTAATTAAAAACTAGACAGCGTAATATTATGTCCATTAGGGGGTCTGGTGAAAGCCATATCCCCTTAGGTTATGCTGTCTTTTTTTTTGGTTAAGAAATACTACCCTTCTCCATTATATGTCATTTAGTTTACACATTGTAAAACTTCACACAAAGCAAGCGAGAGTCATATGTCAAAACCTGAAGAATTCGATATGAACGGTCTGGAAGATCTGGACCTGGAAGGCGCTGAGAAAGCAGCAGAAGTAAAAGCAGCAGGTGGCGGCGAAGCGCTGTCTGACGCTGAATCAGATTGCGAAGGTTGCAAGATCTAAATGTCGTGATGTGAACCGGGGTTGATAAGGGATCAACTAACCGAGGAAACATCATGAACATCTATCTTGTCAAACTTAAGTCTGAAACGCGGTATACGCCAGATTCATTTATCGCTGCTGCAACATCAACCGAACAAGCGTTGTCAATTCACCCTGGGTATTATAAGGGCCGACACACACCTGTGAAGTTCGATGAGGAGATGGCATCACTCTGGGCGGTTGAATCGTCTGACCGTCCTATGGATCATACGTGGACAACTGACAGGAACGATATTGAGGTTACCTATTTAGGGCAAGCCGCGATTGAATTCACTGGGCCCACGATCATCTCCATAAGCTATGAATCTTGCTAACCATATCTGGCGTCCTTCGGGACGCCTTTATGCCGGCTATCTTATGACTTGTCTGTAACAGGTCTGAGGAAGCTTATGTTCAAGCGATTAGCATTTCTTTTGTTTAGAAAATTCTTTGATCCTAAAGGGGAGTACAAAATGTCAGAGCAGTCTAAAGATCAAGTTGCTGTAGAAGAGAATGCATCTCCAGAATCGGAGCAGCCTACTCCTGCTTCATCTGATCCGATTGCAGAGACATCTACCGCAAGCGATACGTTCGTGGTTGCACAAGACGGTGGGCCTTCACGCCCGGTTGTTGAAGACGTAGTAGATGATACTCCTGTCGCCGACGAACCCGTTCAACCTGCAGCACCGGCTATCCCAGCAGTAGAAGATGCGCCCGCTCCTGTTGTTGTAGAACCTATTGCGGTAGAACCGGCTGAACCAGTTGAACCGGTAGCTGTACCCGTAGAAGCCCCTGCTGTTTCTCCAGCACCGGCAGTAGTACCTTCGACCGACAGCGATAAGACTGAAGGCGAACCAGATACCTATCGTTTCGACCTGCTGGCCAGTGCACTGAAGAGTTTACTTCAGGAAGCCGGTCATGACCTGGACGAAGCATTTGACGATGCAGTACCTTTGGCAAAAGAGATCGCTTCAAGTGATGAAGACTTTGGGCATAAGCTCAAAGGCATTCTGGTAGTGGTTGGTCGTGAATACGGCGAAGCATTCCATAAGTTCTTCAATTACGCGAAGAAACATATCTAACGAAAACAGGGGTAAGGAATCCTTACCCCTTTTATGCCGTCTAAATCTTATAGCTCCTTGTTATTCACTAATAGGTGGTTTCATGTTTGAATTATTCATGGGTGGCAATCCGAATGGAAGTCTTCCTGTTGGTCAAAAACTCTTCACAGTGGCTTCAACCGATTGGACGGTTCCTGACGGCGTAACCGATATCTCGGCAGTCTGTGTGGGTTCAGGTGGTGGTAACACCTCTAACCGATTTGGTGGTAGCGGTGGCGATCTCCGTTGGCGTAATCACATTTCCGTCACACCTGGTGAAGTTCTGACAATTACAGTCGGGATAGCTGCGGCTGGAAAGGTTGGGGTCAGTACTAAAATTGTTCGTAAGTCTAACGGACAAGTTCTGTTACTTGCTAAAGGCGGCGATGCTACCGATACTTCTACAGCTATGGATGGAAGTACAATAGGCGGTGGTAACGGCGGGGCCGGCAGCGGGACTACCGGTGGCGGTGCAGGCGGCTACGCAGGCAATGGTGGTACCGGTATTGGCAAACCTGCTGATACGGGTTCCGGTGGCGGCGGTACAGGTAGTGGGTATAGCTTTAACGGTAACGGGTTCGGTACCGGTGGCGGTGGTGTCGGTGTGTTGGGTAAAGGCGCTGATGGCTTAGCCGGACCTAATAACACCGGGTCTCAGGCAATTGGCGGGGGCGGTGGTTCTGGCGGCGTTAGAGGTGATCATACCACTGGTGGTAACTACGGTGGTGGTTGCGGTGCACCGGCATCGATTACCAGCGCGAGTTTAGGTGGTAATGGAGCCTGTCGTCTTATCTGGGGTTCTGGTCGTGCATTCCCCGCAACCAAAACAGCTGATATTATCACTTAACAATTAAATATGTAAATAAGGAAATACTTGTATTCTTATATGGACTATTACTTAATGAGATTAACATCATGGCAAAACTTACATTCTATTATGCTTCAATGAACGCAGGAAAATCCACAGCGTGTATTCAAGCAGGTTACAACTATATTGAACGTGGCATGCATGCGCTCATGATTAAACCTGAAGTCGATGACCGTGATGACAAAAATAGAGTCAGCTCACGTGTCGGCTTATCGGCCAAAGCTATGGTGTTTGATGCCGAGGCTAATCTGTACGAATTAGTCTTGCTGCAAATGAAAACCTCGAAAGTCTCTGTCGTGTTAGTTGATGAAGCGCAGTTCCTCACCAAAGAACAGGTCACTGAACTTAGCGACATTGCTGATTTCAATGACGTGCCAGTTGTGTGTTATGGATTGCGCACTGACTTCCAGGGCGAACCTTTCCCAGGCTCTGCCGCACTCATGGCCCGTGCTGATCGTCTTAATGAATTGATCGGTGTATGTCACTGTGGTTCAAAAGCCCACTTTGTATTGCGTCGTGACGAAAAAGGTCATGTTGTAAAAGAAGGCGAGCAAATTCTCATTGGCGGGAATGATCGTTACGAAGCCGTCTGTCGTAAACATCACCGCCTTGCAATGCTTAGTTAATAAGTAAGGGCACGTATGTTAGAAATGATGATGGCGTCAAGATCAACTGTACCAAAAGCCGGACAGCCGTTACTTGGGTATAACTTTGATCAGGGTAAGAGTATCAGTGCGCCTAGCGTAACAGGTTATACCGGCGGGACCATTGAAACGCTTGGTAGCAGGGTTTCAGCTCTTAGTGGGTATACCAAAAGCCTGCGTGTTACAAGTCCGGTGGCTAGCATCACTCCGTTGTCTGCGCTGTCAACATTGGGCCTCGGTGATTTCACGTTAGAGTGTTATGCTTGGATAACCACTCTTCCTGGTGACTATTACCAGCTGTTCCTGGCAACATTTGCTAACGGCAAATACCTGACAATCCGCGCCGGTAATGGTTCGTTTAACCAACGTATGCAAGTAGGTATCGATCTGGGTAATGGCGCTAACTTCTGCAGTAGTCAGACTGGCCCCTCTTTACGTAACGGATGGCATCATTATGCATTTGTTCGTAAGGCAGGTAAATGTCGCTTCTTTATTGACGGCCAGTTACAGATGCTTGCGCAAGGAATTGGTACGACTTACAACCTTACTGAGTTTGATGCTAACTTTGATCTGTCGGGTAACATGAGCTCATTCGTAATTGGTAAGGCTAACTCCGGTACAGGTGATTTAACGATGCCTGAATTCCTGTTGTCCAAAACAGCAAGATACCAGGCAAGCTTTACACCGCCTTCTCGACCTATCTACCAACCATGATAACGATGCCAGGGTTAGCCCTGGCTCTTATGCCGTGCTAAATCATTTCATACCTACATTACCCATGTGTAGAACCAAACATTGTTAACTTAACCTATAGTGTTTTTGTTGCGAGATTAATTAATGAACAGTTTAATTCTGGATGTAACCCCTAACGTGATATCCGTCACGCGCAGATTCACTAATGCAAACTGGGAAGGTATTTTACGTGATATCAGTTTGCGTGTTCTAAAACAATACGAGGAAGTGCGGGCAACTAACCGTGTTCCTTATTTGGATACTGTTTACTTGCAGGAGCTACAGTGGCGTTATGGTTTTGAAAGGAATGACCAAGCGGTGCTGACCCAATTTACCGAACTGTATAACAACTTATACTCAGCCATTGCCGGGTATGTCAATTCGATTAACCCCACCAACCTGTTGACCGTTGTTCAAGTAACGACAGCCAACAATGTCTTCCAATTGCATTTAGGGTATGCCTAATGTCTACCATGACCACTAATGAAGTTGTTGAACACTTAGACCAGTATGTAATTGGTCAGATGGAACCTAAACGTGCCATTGCACTGGCGTATCGTGAACGTATGCTCAAAGCCGAAAACACCGGCGCTGAATGGAAATACATTACGCCTTCTAACATCCTCATGGTCGGACCTTCAGGTTCCGGTAAAACTGAATTAGCCAGGCAGCTGGCTGAGATGACGAACAGTCCTTTCGTTAAATGCGAAATCACCGAATTCACTCAGGTGGGTTATCACGGTCGTGACGTTAAAGCAATCCTGACTGACTTAGTCAATGACGCGGTACGTATTGCACCTGCCATCTGGGCCAAAGAGAATAAGCCGAAACTCTCTAAGTCGGCACGTGACATGTTATCCCTGATACTCAAGGATAAAGCGGAACGGGAAATGTTCTCAAAGGTAATGAACATTCCTGATGACAAACTCACCTTGACATCATTAGAGGAGGCGCTACTTAGCAAGAACTCTGTGTACCGTAAAATCAATATAAGCTATCGCTGGTATAGCGACATGATCATCGCGGCAGCAACAAAGAAGAAACGCGATGAAGAACCCGCTGAACCCGAACCTAACATCCTTGAGGACAGTGCAGCCTGGTCGCAATGGTACATCCGCAACAAACTTAATCCCCGCAGCTTTGGTATTCGGGCTAACGATGAAGTGCAACATATTCGTCATGCCGCCATGTTGCTGGATTCAGTTGGTGCGAAAGATACTAAGCTTGAAGAAGCCCTGGTCGAGAACATCGGTGCGCCTTTTAATGAAGCACGTAAAAAGATCAGCTCTAAAGGCCGAGGTATCGGCAAGATCATCAAGTTCTTAATGGATCATAAACTTGAGGGTGATAAGGACGCGTCGATTGAAGTCCTTAAAGCATTGGCGCCGTTTAAGAAAGTGCAGTTGGATAATGTCATTGATATCAGTGATGCCCTGCGTACCAGTTCTGAACCACCTGCTGACTTCATCGTCAAATTGGTAGAAGAGCGTGGCATTGTCTTCATCGATGAATTCGATAAGATCTTTGTCGACTTGCGTGGGTCCAACGTGGGTAACATGGGTGTGGTGCGTGACTTGATGCCTTACCTGGATGGTGTCATTGCTGACGTTCCTACAATCACTGACCGTGACCGTAGTGGTGGTATGTTTGGTACTCGCAGTGAAACGTATCAGATCAATACCGCTAATATCCTCTGGATCGCATCAGGTGCGTTTCATCTGGCTAAGGTCTCAGATGTACCTGCCGAGATCTTAGGACGTCTCCCAGTGCATGTCACGCTCAATCAGCTGAAAGCAGATGACCTGGAAAAAGTATTGATTAAACCACATGGCTCGTTAATCAATGCAATCACCACGGTACTGAAAGCAGAAGGCGTTGATTTCGTTATTGAACCTACTGCCATTCGTGCTATTGCTGAACTTGCTTTTGAAGCTAACACTTACGGTGAAGATACCGGTGCTCGTCGGTTGAAGACCGTTTGTCGTGAACTGTTCGGTGACTTACTGTATACCGCCTCTAACTTACCACCTGACCAACGTAAGGTACGTTTCACCGCCGCACAAGTGAACGCAGCTCACGACCGCATTATGGCGAACGTTACTAAACGTAAAGAGAAGAAAGAGCCGGGTCAGAAAGAACGCGAAGACTTCAAACAAATGCTTGATGCCATTCGCGGCAAAGTTACCCAACCCGATTAATTAATTACCGGGGGTCTAATCACCCCCGCTTATTCAAGGAAACATGCATGCAATTCGAATACATTGAAATCAGTAAACTCAATCCGCAGGCAATCATCAAAACGGCGTTGAACAATTTCGTTCGTCTTTATTCGGCGTTTAACCAATTAGGTGAAATGTCTAATGAAGAGGTTGTTGCGGAGATCAATCGGGGTGACTGTGGCGTGACGGCGATCGCGGTTCATCATGTTCTCAAAGAGAAGTACAAAATTGAGACCACTGTCGTCGTCTGTCGCAACCATTGCTGGCTGTGCTACGAAGGCATTGACTACGACACACTGTATCCAGAGGGCTATGAAGGCTCAGCCGCAGCGCATTGGGAAAAAGACATCAATGCACCACGCTGCCCAATAACCTTCAAAGAAGCGTGCGACGAATGGATGCCGTGTGATGTAAAAGGCGCAGTCATGGTCAAAGGGTTCTGCGATAAGCTCTGGGTTAAGTTCCCGCCTGAGCTCCAGCACTGCTTTGACAATGCCGATGAATACGAACGGCCTGGCGAGCTTGCTAAGTACGAAGCACAACTTCAATCTGCGTTAGAGAAAATCTAAGGTGACACATGTCTACTGTCGATAGTGAAAAACGTTTAAGCGTATTCAGTGGTGGTAGTTTTCAAGGTCTGACGATCAGCGTGATGACTGGGTTACGTGAGCTTCTTACGCCCGGTATCCGTAAAGTTAACCTGTATGGCCTGCGCCGTGAATACTACAAAGTGTTGATTGCGTCGTTACGTGCAGAGTACGAACCCTACGGTGCAGTCGTCACGGTTAACACGTCCCCTATGTATGATTCTGTGGATATCTCCTGGCCGGCGTCAGATAGCGTGACTATCCTCGTCATGGATCCCAGTGACCTTAAGTTAGCCCATCTGCAGGGATGTGCGCATGACACACGGGTCATTGGTATCACGGCACAGCCAATGACGACCACGTGGTTGTTTGACCTCTATGATATCTCTCGTCAGTCGGGTATTCATACCCGCATCTACACCACGGGATATGTACCAGAGCCGGGTCCATTGAGTCTGTTGGAATCGTTTGAACTCATCCATTATGTCTCGTCAGCGAAGTCCGAACCGCAAGTAACTGCCGACATAAATGGCGCTTAATATGTTACCTGCCTCCTGGGTAATTCCGGGAGGCTTTTTATACGGTCTTCATTTTTTGTTGAGGGTAGCATGACACCTGTTGGATTAACTGTCTGTTTTAGATTGCAGGCGACTGACGTGGTGCCGTTCTTGGTTGGTGTCTGCACCTACGATGTGGATGTAACTGTTGAACGCGCATCCGGTTTATTGGGTGAGCTCGAAGGATTGTGTAAACGGATTATGTATCGCTACGATCACAACGCCTGTGAATACCAAATAAAGGAAAAACAACTAGACATCACCTTACCTTTTATCCCTAATCTATTCGAAGGGAAAATTGAACCTCCTATTACTACACGCATTCCGAAAGGTGTTAACTACGCAATTAATGGGTGTATGAAAGAAACTCATGAAGTGCTGTATCCGTTAAGATCTAAGGTGTAAAGTTTTTCAAGTCTACATTACTACCGTGATGTATGATAATTAAGAAAGGTGACCTATGGCCTGGAAAGGTTATGTTATCGAATTCCTGCACGTTAAACCACCTCGGTACTATTACGGTGCAGCGGTAGGCGATGTGTTTGAAACGGTAAACGCATTGTTAGCACGTGCACGTAACAAAGACGTCAGTGTAGCGAATGGACTTATTGAGTTAGTGGCTTATCCGCAGGAAGGATTAGGTGAGCCTGTCTATAAGGTCATTGAACTACCGAAAGGGAAAGAGAAAGATCCTGAGATCTGGCTTGACGAACTGATGCACTCAGATGTTCAGCAGGGGAATCAGGCAAGCAGCATTAACATCAATCACCTTAAACGTCGTATCCGTCGTTTACGTTCTGTTGTTACTGTCAATGCTGGATTGTATTACGATAATGACGAGCCGATGATTACAGACCAACAGTGGGATGAGTTTGCGTATAAACTTGTTGAGCTGCAGAAACGGTATCATTGGTTGTTACCCCACATCGACTTCTTCGATAATTACTTCTACGACTTCGATGGCAGTACCGGTATGCATCTACCGTATCGAGATGCCTACTTCATGGGGATCATGAAAGTAGTGACCACACCTAAGGACAAATAATTCCTCATATGCCTATCATGGCGCTTATTAAAAGCAAGAGAGAAAACAATGAACATCGTCAACAGTATTATCAAACTTGGCTCAGGTAACGAGCCGTGCACAATAACCATTGATCACGATCAAGAAACCGGCGACGCGAATGCTAAACTCCAATACATGAGTGCCGATATCATCGACATCACCTGGGGTATTAAGAAACGTAAGGACACGAAGTTCCGGTTAGGCGCAACAGCACATGGGTTAACCCAGCTCTATTTGTACGTGCATCACAATCTGATCAAAACAGACAGTCCGTTGGTGCGCGACTACTTCACATGGAAGCGTGAAGAGATCTTAGAGAATATCAAAACACTCGGGATCATCTACAACGGTGATGAGTGGTGGGATAAGCTCAAACAATCTTTCTTCCGTCTGGCGATTGTTGAACAGAAGTCAGAAACGTTAAAAGCAGTGATGGTCTTAACTAGCGATGCCAAAGAGCATAAAGCTTTTTACACCATCAGTGCTGATTCCAAACTGACGGGCAGAGAAAATAGTGGCCGGACACAATTACTGGGTGTGAGCACCCGTATCGTCAGTTATTACAATCTGACAGAATCACCTGAATCAATTGATTCTATTTTGGCGAAGTACACCCCTGAACACGTTACAGCAAAAGCTGTTTAAAAAGGAACGTAGTATGACTAAGCAGATTCAAGATATGGTTTTCGCTATTCGACTCGGCGACAGTACACCTGGTGTTGATTATCGGATGATAAGCCTGGTCAATGACGATGGGCATTTGGTAATCGAACATCCCGTTCCAACCAATATGTCCAACTACTTACTCAGCCTGCCGACTGACGAGAGCAATAAGAAGTGTGCAGCCTATCTGGCCATTGCTTATAACTACACGCGTGACTATCGTGAAGGGTGTGGTGCAGCAGCGGCTGAGTTCGCACGTTCTGCCTGGGCATGTCTTGAGCAGTATGTTGTTGAAAAGGGCCTGGGCGAATTCACTAACGAAGACTTTACCGATATCACGGTTGTTGACTACATCGATGGATTGCCATCCGCGATGATCACCAGTCCTAACGGCTCTGAAGTTGTTATCACATTACGTCGTCAGAATGGTCAGCTGTGGACTGAACACGTTCGTCACTTTACTGATGAAGATGTCATTCCAACAATTGCTGAGCTGTACGAAGAATGGGGGCAGGCTGATAGCGCACGTCAACAGATCGAACCTGCAGCGGTAATGAGCTTTGGTGAAGTGAACTTCGTCTACGCTGTCGATGTCTCTGAAGCGGCACGGGTGCGCCGTGAAGCAGTACTGCAGATCACAGTTGGTGATCGTGTGGTTGTTGAGCAGCGTATCTTTGAAGGTAGCAAACCACTGCTGTACTTCATCCTGGAAGTATTCAACATGTTGGCGCTGCGTTTTCGTATCGGCAGTGTTGCGACAATCCAGGAAGATGATCGTGTCCTTATCCTGAACGCCATCATCGGTATTCTCAGTAACCACATGCGCATGGGCGAGCACGTCCAAATGGAAGCGGGTCTCGTGTACGCGTACGAAGGCAGCATTGATGATCAGGTGACGTATTCGGTCAGTCATGAACTCACTGCTGAGAATCGCATCAAGGCCATCTATCGCTTCATGCGTATGTCTGATGACACCATGCGTCGCAGTGTGGAAATGGTTGACGAGGTCGAGTATCTCGAATCACCTATGACCCCAATGGAATTCTACAACGCGTTCCAGGAAAACATTGCGCGTGAGCTCGGTGTTGCACGTCGCTTTGATATCGCAATGATTGCTGCGGTAGATCAGCAAAATGGTCTGGGTAAAGATAATGAGCTGCTGTTCCGTATTAAAGAAGACATGCAGTACTTTAGAGAGAGTACTCTGCATTCTCCGGTAATCATGGGACGCAAGACTTATGACTCCTTGCCTAACCCGTTGGTTGATCGTCTGAACATCGTTATTACGTCTCAGCCAATCAAAGACCATACTACCAAGTCAGGCGTTGTCTTTGTGAATAGCAAAGAAGAAGCTCTGGCCAAAGCAGTAGGGTATCTGACTGAGAATGGTGGCGATAAGATCTGGATCATCGGTGGTGCACAGATCTATGCAATGTTCCTGCCAGATGCATCTGAGTTACATCTGACCATCATCTACGCAGAACGTGAAGATGCGGATACCTTCTTCCCTGAGTTTAACCACAGCGCGTATGATGCTGAGGCGCTGTTTGAGCAGCATCAGATCATCACACGTGAAGGTGAAGAGATCGCCTACAATCGTTTCATCCTGCGTCCTAAGTCGTAATTAACTAACCAGGGGGATTAAACGCCCCCTTCTTGTTATATAAGGAAAATTATCGTGGCCAAATCATCAGCGTTAAAGAAAGCAACTGTTCCTGCTATTGTTGAGTTTGCAATGGGCACCAATGTATTCGACTTCGCAGCAACGAAACCGAATGCCGTTATCCTGCTCGATAGCAACACCATCAGCATTCAGTACACGCCTGCTTTTCATCAATTCAAACCAGAAGTTCAGAAAGCACTGCTGGCAGCAGAACTCACCTCACCCATCCTCAGTTTACAAAGCCCGTTGTTACCCAATGGTAAAGTCGATACAGAAAGCAACAGCATGGTTATTGCAGCGCTATCTGATAAGACTGAAGCGTACGACGGTAAGAAGCTTGGTCACTTACGCGAGTTCCCGGGTGGTTACTTTATCCACACGCATTATCACGGCGGTGCAGGTAGCGACTTCAGCTATGCGCTTTTTGAAGAGTCACTGCGTAACTACTGCGAAATGGCTTACCTGATGGGTGCCAAAGATCGTCCAGTTGTTATCAACTTACCTGGCCTGCAGTGTAATTGTGTTTATACTGAAGCCCGTGCAGTAAAACCACAACATATCGAACGTGTCAAAGAGATCATTGAAAACACCATGTTCGAAAACACCACTGTGTATCTGGTTCTGTAATATGGTGGTGCTCAATTCAACGGTCAGCTTTACGGGTGCATTTGCCGTATTGCCTTTCATTAAAGGCCTCGATACTTACTATCCCGAAATCAGTCACTGGTTCATCAATACTGTCATTCCAGGTTTATCACTTGGTAGTGACAAATTGATTGTTGCCCGTGACGGGGTAAATATCGCCGGGATCGCATTGGGCAAAATGGGCGATGAATCTAAATTACGTTGTGTACGTGTGCATCCTGATTATCAGGGAACCGGGCTTGGGATTCGTTTGATCGATGAGATGTTGGAATTGATTGAAGATGGCAAGCCTGGGGCTACGGTCTCAGAAGAGATGCTGCATTTATACAGTCGTCCGTTTATTAAGCGCTATGGGTTTGAGCTCAGCGATGTAAGTAAAGGTCAGTATCGTCGTGGTAAGCTCGAATACGTATTTAACGGAGCGTGATATGTTAACTGAAATAGTTACACACTGGGCGCACGTGCGTTTGACCTTGGGTGTAGACCCAGACAAACATATTCATGTGTTGGTCCCGTGTCAGTTAGACGAACCCATTGACTTCGTCGAACGTTTTGCAAGTGATGCATTCATAAGCGTCATACCTTGCATCTGGTCCTGTCTTTATCGTCGTGAATTATCTCTGACAAGTTTGGAGTTGATTTACGACCGTGTCACACCTACCATCATCGACTTGATTGATGTCGTCCGTAACTCTTTAAAAGAAATGGATGATAAGCGCATTGTACTTCTCTCATCTGACGACGCTTTAATGGGCTGGTTAGAAGGCGGCACTAACAGAAATATTAAATGGTGCAACTCAACACAATTTATCCACAGTAAACAGCCCTACATGGTGTTTACAGTTACGGAGTATGCAGATGGTGATTGAACCGTGTCCACTCTGCGCATCAAAAGCCCATACGTTTAAGTTCGCGCTGGTATTCTGGGGTGTGAAGTGTAGCAGTTGCATGCTCGTGCTAAAAGATATGAACACGTCTGAAGCCAGTGCAATTAAGCAATGGGACACGCGCATCTCACCGGAAGAGAAAGCCGCTAAGAAAGGGAAGAAAGCCAAAGCTAAAAGCAAAGGTGATTTCGTGTTCTATGTGGATGGTGAACTGATCTCTGTTTGGTCGTATGAAGAACACATCCCGCACGAGCTAAGCCTGAAGCATAGTTTATTCATATCTGATACAATTACAGCGGAACGTGCGATTCGTCATAGCTGTGCCAGCCGACAGATGGTTACCTGGAATTGCAACGGTCATTGTAAGTTAGTGTTTAGACCAATTGAAAAGGAATGATCATGTTGAAAAAAGTGTTATTGAGTCTGGTAGTCTGTACCGCACTCTCTGGTTGTAATTCAGCAGAATCAGACAACGTCCCGGTCAAGTCCGTCGAAGGCAAGATCATCAGCAATGATGTCTGTCAAGCCGGTCGTAAGTGCGAAGCGGTTATTGCACGTGATGGCGAGGCCTGGACATACCAGTTGGTTGAAGGGCCTTTTAAGAAAGGTGATAAAGTCTTTAAGGCTTGTGCGTACTACCCCAATCGAGAACGTTGCTCTACCGTTTGGTCATCGATACCTGACCAGTTTATCCCACCTGAATCAAAGAAATAACTAACAGTCCGGCACGGGATAACCTGTGCCGTTTAATTTAATTAAATAAATGTAAGGTTACCTGCCATGACATCCCACATCAAAGATACTACTGTTGACACCTCTACGCAGTTCAGTGATGAACTGGCTGAACTTATTGAAACTTATGTTGCTGACCGTTTCACCGTTATGGATGATGCGGTTCTCGAAAAGCTTTATGTCGACCTGCCCGATATTGCTTATCTGAAAGGGATGGTCAAAGGTCTGCGTCGTAACCTCGCACGTCAAGCTGCAGAGATCAATATTGAAGATGCTTATCCTAAAATTAATGCAGGATCAATGGCAGAAGCATTAGAGCAGGCTAAAACACAGATGCTCAATGTTGAAGAACAATACCCGAAAGTGCATACGGTCGGCAATAAATCACTGACTGTTGAAAACGTGACGGAGATTCTGGGTAAAGACAATCCAGATAAATCGCCTGAACAAGTAACTGAAGAAGCAACCAAGCTCGTTGAAGCGCATCAGGCTGCTGAGAAGGCACCACTGTCAATGGCGGAATTGATGTTGCTTTCTTCTGGCATGAACTTTGATAAACCTCAGATTCATGAGAAGAGCCATGAGGATGAGTGGGAGGATGAGAGTGTCCAGCCTGCACATCTACTGAATCAGGACCCGGCAGCCACTCATCGTGTGCAATCTACCCGTGAATTCCTGGAGCCCCACTTCAGTCGTATGTTACAGACACATTATCCTCAGCAGCAAAATGGTTTAAGTAATCGTGACATGCGTGCTCTGACTGTGACAAAAGAAGATCTGCAGAAACTGGCAGCGCCTGAAGTGAAATTCGAATCTCGGGTTAATGAAAACCGCGCACCGAAGATTGATCGTAACTTTCGTAGCAATCTGTCTCGTTACGGTATTGCTCAGGCAACCCTTGCTGACATTACCAGTAATGCACGGCCAGGCGGCATGTTCTCAGCGGATACACTGAAGCACTCTAAGAACAAAGATCTGCTCTTAGTGCGCTCTCCGGTGACTCGTCCTCGTGAACACCTGCAGTTATTGGAAAGTACTGATCCGCAGTATTACCAGTATATGTGGATGGCGTTCGAAGAAGCCTTGTCGATCATTCTGGCGGATACCACACTGCCTGATAACCAAGCACGTCGTTTAGATGATGAGCTGTTGATCGAACGCTTCGGTGTCGAGACTGCATCTGCAGTACAAGTCATGACAGCTATTGGTAATCGCGACTTACTGCATGTTGAGAATGTCAATACGTGTATTCGTTTGCTTACTGACAAGTTTACCGGTGTGAAACTCTACACAGGTGACAAAGTCATGGTTGATGGTGTGTGGGCTAAGACGTGGACGCATGCTACATTGAAAACACCGAAAGGTCGTTTTGTATTTGGCGATGAAGGAGAAAACATCGTATGGCAAACTCCGGCGAATTGATTATGTGGGATAAACTACTGCGGGCCCTGACGTTAGTGGCTACGACGGATACCATCCCAGATAAAGAGACACGTTGCTTATCTGTACCACAGGTTCATCATCATTTAAAGTCCTGTGTACGCCGGGCCGTAACACGCATTGATGCTATCGTTGCTCAACAGATCACGGGTGATGACACGTATGCTGAACTTGATCGCCTTATAAAGGAAGCGGGTTTAGAAGTGAAGGTGACACGTTTCACAGGCGGTAGTTTCAATCATGGCAAAATAGCTACACCGAAGGGTTTTATTCTTTATGGTTAATGATCCAGCAGTACTTCGGGCATTGATGTACATTGACGAACTCGAGCATACGTTAGTTGCATTGCAGCTTGCTAAAGCGAGTGCCGAGTATGATAACCGGTTGTATGGGTTATCGGTAAAAGACACGGATGAATTAATCAAGCGTTGTGCTCGTGCACTTTATGTAAAAGCCAAGTTTGATCCGACCCGTGATCTGTTATTAAAAGTAATGGCTGATCGTACGCCATTAAAAGTAGTAATCGATAAGCAGGATGAGTACTACCGAGTAATCGGCAAAACGACATAAGTCGGCATAGAGGAAGGCATGTGCCTTCCTCTAGCCTTTATGCCATCTTTTTTTTTTACCAATCTAACGCTTTGTTACCGCGAGGTGATCCGACCGATACAGGCACGTCATCGCAAATAAGTTCTTGTGCTTCCAGGTCATCTAACCAGGCTTCCATTGAGGCGGACAGGAAACGGTGGTCAGTTTGGTCTGACTGTGAGAACAATGACTTATAATAGGTATCGTCTGCAAAGGCTTCTAGACCCACTGATTCAGCGATCTCAGTAACGTCGATAGTTGATCCATAACGATCAAGACCCATCAACTGATCAACCTGGGTTTTAGACCAGGCCATGATATCTTCAGAACGGGTTGAGATGTTCGGAAGGTTACCGGTGTCCAATACAAAGTTGTAGATATACACATCGTCTTCTTGACCGATACGGTGCATACGAGATACCGCTTGTTCGTAGTGATGGAAACGCCAAGGTTTGTTAATCATCAACCCAGTGTTAGCCTCGACTATTGGAACAGCTTCAGCCAATGAGCGATAGGTTGCGACACCCGGATTAGCTGACTCGATGTTGCGCAGCTTTGCAACCATCTCCACAAGATCTTTGTTCGTCTCGCCGTAAACCACAACTGGACTGTATCCAAGCTGACGGCAGATATCTGCAGTTCTTTCCAGTGCAGGTACAAAGTCAGTGAAGATCAACGTCTTCTTCTTGGCGTTGTCGATGTATGTACCAAACGGAATGGCCTCAACGAGCTCTACGTGACACTGAGTGCGTTCTTTACCAAGTACCCTACCCAGACACTCCCCTTTGATCTTCAAGTCAACATACTTGATAACAGAGCGGGCATCTTTGAACGGCTTACGCATTGCCTCAGGGATGGTGGGGATAATCCGCTTGAGTTCGTAGTCGTTACAGTACTTGCTGTACGGACTCATCCATTCAGCCTGGAACCCCTGCTTGATAAACATCTCAACATACTCGTTGTACTTCTTGAAGTCCTCTTTCTCAGCAGGCGTCTTCAGCGTCCTTTCGAAGTAGTGGAGTGCGTCATCGTAGATCCGTTGATAAACAGGTTTGTTCTTGGTGTAGTACTCGAAGCGTTCTTTAATAAAGGCCATCATGATACGCTGGATGTTTTCCAAGGTATAATGCGCGCCATTCTTGATCTTCACCCTTACGGTAGTTTCGAAAGGTTTGGTATCCATGAAACGCGACTTCGGCACAGAGAAGCTTACAATACCCAAACGGTTCGCCAGGATGTCGTTCGCTTTGGTCGCTGTCTTACCCCAAATCTTACGCATGGCGAGTTCAACGCCGTCATTGAAACCTGGGATTATGCTACGGAACAACGGAACAGCTTCGGTGCCCATGGCGGTCATGGCGGTACCGGATGCCCAGACGATATCTTCAGACTTCGATTCGGTGCAGACGTCAATAAAGGTTTGGGTACGGATGGATTCTTTGGTTTTCTGGTTGAGGTTGTGTGACTCATCCAGGATGATCCCGACATTGGAGAAGCGATGTTCTTTTACCAATGCCAGTACTTCATCTAAACTTTCGTAATGTGCAACAATCCACTTGGTACCTTTTACGTAAGGTTGCTTGTACTCAGCGACCCAAACCTGTTGCGGGGTAGTCAGCTCGGTTGTGATAGTCCTTTCCCAGACATCACGGGTGGCTTTCTTTGGCGCGATCACAATGACGTAATCTTTCTTACGACACAACATCGTCATGATTGAGCACAGGGTTTTACCCGCACCAGGTGCAGCAGCCAACAACGCACCGCGTAGACGATACCGTGGCTTAGCGGTGTTGTAATAGTTCAGCCAGTTACGCTGTTCAGGTAATGGTGGCTTCTTAACGAACTTCAGCTGGGACAAATCGACGATGTCTTCGAAAGGTGCATCGATATCCCGCATCCAGGTATTCTTCTTTAACAGATCAAGGATCTTACCAAGACCGCGACGATCTGAATACGTCTTATCGTGATCGTACAATCTTTGTAGAATGTACTGAACTTCGATTGCGAAGAAACTGTGGAAGACAATCTTACTTGAAGTAATTTCTTTAAAGATCCAACCTGCGACTTTTGACGTCTTCCAGATCTTCTGAATGTCGCGTGTTACCAAAGGAGCATTGAAGCCGGTGATGGTAATTAGGTCGTTCTTTTCTTCGACATTAATAAGGCCTAATGCCTTACGTAAATAATCAAACATAGCAAAGCCCCTTGGGAATGTTAAATCATACTAAACCGGCCTATAGAATAGCGATGTGGTTCTAATCTCAGTATTTCTCATGCCTACATTACATAGGTGATATGTGGTGCAACACAATGTGCCATATTGAGTTGGGTATACTAAAACTTTATTCATTATAGAGTTTTATTACGCTAACAACATGAGGGGGATCTGTATGGATCGATTAGTTATCTTTATTTTAGTTATCGTTGCATTTGTAGTCACTGTGGTGACCAATGTGACGTAAAAGGAGCGGGGAATGAACAGCCCTACAATGACTGTGCGAAGTATGGTAGATGACATGTTGTCACACGCCAAAAACAATTACCCAGATGTAACGCAGCTAGCAATGAAGGTCGTCTATATTCAGAATGAGAATGCAAAATACATTGTGAATATCACAACGGCAGCTGGAGTGGTGCCATTCACTGATGAGTGTCAGATGGATGTTATGGGAGTTGTAGAAGCGGAAGTGGCAAAGATCACTACACGCGAACGCAACAGACCCAATGTAGGCGAGGTTGATATCGCCAGCAATACCACGATCCAGCTGTATACAAAGTTTAGGCACATCTTTGGGCCTCGACCCATTATCACAGTGAAATTGGGTTATCTTGATCCACACAACTCTAACGTAAACAGAGTAACGGTGGAATTAGACTACACTTACTAAGGGTTTGACTACATGTTAAACAAAATCATAAACGAAAACGTAGGGCGTCTAGGGCTAAAGTCCTGGGAAAATTGTGAGGAATATCTTCTGCGGTTAACGCAGGGGGTCAAACGTGACATCATGCGCGAAGTTAAGCAGTATGGTGGTCAACTCACATTCCGGGTTGCGATTCGTAATACTCTGGGCTACAACAAAACCGACGGCGTCTTTCATGACGTCCAGGTTGTCGTCACCTGTTCGGCAACCACTCGGGAATTGAAGGAAACTGTACGTTTGCCAGTGGGTGTCACTAATCCACTAATTTCACTGCAAGGTACATTAAAGCACATTGCCATGCGTGCTAACATGATTCGTAACTATACTGCGCTTAAAAGTGGCGTAGATCAGTTACGTGTCCAGCTCACTGAGCAACTTAATGACATGATGAAAACACACCGCGCGGTCGTGTCGATTTATGCCAACACAACAGGGCAGGCTGAAGTCTCTGCCGAATTTCTGCAAACCAGTGGTCCGACTATGGCTGCTCTGTTTGAGAAACTCTCCCAGCGTGCTCCATTAACCGGTCTGTCTGCTTCGCCGTCTGTGTAAGCGCGTTTAATCAGTTAGGCGGGAGCGTTTAGCCCGCCTAACTTTATGGGTGCCTTATATGAGCTTAGCAGATTATCTTTCATTACCGAATATACTCATGGGTGTGTTCATCGCTGTATGTACATGGTTGCTTGCTGTGAAATTAACGGATATGTCTAAACAACGCGCCATCAATCAAGTCGGGCATAAGCTCGTGATTGATATTGAGAACCTGTGTCGAGAACTCGCAAGTCCCTCTGACCATCGCCGCTATGTGAAGACTGATCTTCCAGCAGAAGCCGATATTGATAACTACCTGCGAAAACATATTGAAACCTACGTCAAGCTACGTGTAAGTAAATACATAACCGAAGCTTATTATAACGATTCAACCATCGGTATAATTCGATCGAAAGTCAAAGTGACTAAGATTGTTATTCCACAAATGGGCGATGCCATTCAGATTAGTTTTAAACTAGGATTCGGTTTCTTCTCCGATTACATCACCTATTTTAAACCATCTCCGTTTGCGCACGCATCCTGGTTTTTCCAACAAGAAGTATTATCCAAGTAAAAGGAAATAAGTTCCATGTCTAAGATCGCAGCCAAGAAACCAAAACTGAAAAAGCAACATCAGCAGGCTGTTGCACAGCAGATGCAACAGACCAACGCTGAATTGCAGTGGGCAGAACACAATTTCAAAGCGATTGATAACTACTTTGTCAATCGTGTTAATAATGATGTGTATCGTCGCTATAAAGGAAGTGATAACTTCCCTAAACACTTTGGTGCACGTGTTGAGATCAATGAGCGTAATGGTCGCTACGACGTTCTGGAATTTGAAACACACAACGAAGGCGGTCCGCTGCTACCAGATGGTACACAAGCTGAAGGCATCTATCGTCTGGGCTATGTCACTTTCGATCGTCTGAAACGTGTGCATGAAGATGCGCATCAGAATGGTCGTCAGACTGACATCGGTTGGGCCTATGTACCGCACGTACCATTTGACTTCAACGTCGAGCGTTCAATTGCCGCGCAGAAAGCTCAAGTGCAGCTGGAAGCGAAAGTCAGCGCGCACCTGAACAAAGCACTGGCGCTCTATAACGTGGTGCGTGACGAACTCAAAGCGGAATGGACCAGTGAGAACGCAGATGGTAAATACGTTGGTATCTGCTTCTTCTATAACCCAGAAACCGCTAAGCTCGAATACGTAGTGCAAAAGCACGGCGTGACCGATCTGATTGATGGTAAGAACGCAGAGCGTGACTTCCGTGATCTGCCGGGTGATACCGCAATTGCTGAACCATTGGCGATTGAAGGTGATGTTGACTTCATCAACTACAAGTCTTGCATCCAGCGTCTGGTTGCCGAATGCTCTGCATCTAAATGGGAGCGTATCAGTAAGCCAAACAAAGACTGCATGACCGATGCTGCAGCGCAGTTGGTTGATCGCATGATTGATAACGCCCATAAGGTGTTTGATATCGCTAAAGAGAAAGCAGCGGCTCAGGGTATCACTGCTGAACTGTCTATGCGCTTCAACGGCCTGCGTGGCCTGCTGGAAGTTGTCTACACCGATGAACACGGTAATCTGGCGCACATCGACCTGGGTGCAGATGCAGCTGCCGTACTGATGATCATGACTCGTATCGAACCAGACCTGGCTGTGTACACCACACCACGTTTCAACGATGCCTGTGTTCGTGAGTTCGGTGGTGGTGATCAGTTCGTGCGCACTGACGATGGTAAGATCATTGCCACTAATGTGCCGCGTCTGCCAGATGCAAGTTACGAACGTGGTTGCATGCCATCACTGCAGATCGTCGATGAACTCGCTTACTTCGATGAGAATGAAGCGAAGGACGCAGAGCAGGCGGATGACGAGAACTACGCACTGAAAGGTTAGTCCTGTTGTAAATTGTCGTAAAAGGAGGGGTTTCGGCCCCTCCTCTTTCTAATTGGTTGTTTATTTTTTGTAAAAATTGTAATGCAGATTTTTTCAGACCTATATGACACAGGTGAATAGATCCACTAGTCTCAGTGGATTAAACTTTAAACTAAACCTGTGGGGTAATAAAATGAAACTGTCTAAACTGCGTTATGTACTTTCTAAAGACTTCATCAAGCTTTGTGCTGACAACATCGAAGCGATGGGTATGAAAACCGTCATCCGTATGGCTGAACGTCGCTTCATCTTCTCTCATCCAAAAGCTGATGAAATCGAAATCAACGAATCTGATGTGCTGCGTGCACTGAGCATCGCTAAGAACAAAGATGCTCGTTATGACCGTATTGCTAACCTGTACTCTTGGTTAAGCAACAACCTGAATGGCGTTCGCGCTTCTACTAACCTCAGCCGTGAAGTTGTGAAAAGCCTTTGGGCCAGCTATCGTGGTTATGTTACTGCGAATGCTCTGGAAGAACTGTGGGTCGTGACCAAAGTCTACGATAGCAACACTGACGTCGAAGCTGAATTCGGTGAAGTTGTCGCTCTGATCACCAACAGTGAAGTATAAGGAGCACATTATGTCTAACGGGGTAATGTGGATGATATTAGCAGGCTTTATAGCAATTGGCATGAAACTAGTCGGTACAGCAATGTCATCACCGGCCTCGACTGTTGCAGATCTTAAACGCTGGGCTTCTATAAAGACACCAGATTTCATTGATGCGGCTTTCACCGGGGATGCCATGTTCAGTATCACTGAACGTACGGCTAGACGCCATCTTAACCAATTCGGTTCAAGTGGCATTGTACAAATGTATACAGAAGTATTTGCAGAACTAAAACAATGTACGACCATGGATGAGTGGCTGGTATTAGGTAGCATTGAAGATACCAACAATGGAACTGTAAAGATCAACCTGACATTAATCAGAGAAGAAGTAACATTAGAACGTGAATACATTGTATCCTACTTGCACATCCTGCGAGTCACCGATACGTTCTCACCTGAAATGCTGCGTCGCTCTGTACGTGATGGACTGGTTATTAATGAAGCTGTATGAAAACTCCTCTACCTAATTCAGGCCAGGGTAATTCCTGGCCTTTATGCCGGTTCATGGGGTAGGTACCTTTTATGCCACTACTAATTAATCAAAATGTAAAAACAGTAGATTGGCTCGAATTAGGGCCAACTACCTAACCGACATAACTGCGCTGGGGATCCCAAGTGGTCCCCAGGCAATCCATTTAACAACATGTATTAACACCTTTATTTAAACCAGGACAACCAAACATGCTGCGAACTTTCGTACGCTTTATTAAATCAGCTACAGTGTTACCAGTCGATCAGACTGTAGCAAAACTTCAGCGGGAGGTTAAAGAACAACAAGAACTCATCGAACGTATTCGACGTCGTAATGAGGAACATGTCCGCGGTGAAAGACTGCGTGACTTTCGCGACTAATTAGAAATTATTGAATGCAGAAAATCTCACACCTATATGACCTAGGTGATATGCAGTAGTAAGCACATCAAGATCCAATCCAATTTAACTATTCGTCTAGTGAGGTATTATCATGTCAAACGTAAAATCAATCAATGGCAACATTCCAGCAAACCCGGTTATGGCTGAAGCTTTCCAGAAAGCAGCAGTGAAAGTATTACCGGGTATCGGTGGTGATACCTTGCAAGCCGAATCAATCAACATGACCGCTCGTAGTGAAACATCCACTCAGCATTATGCCAAAGTGATGGCAGAAATGACCAGCGACAAAGGAAGCAATATCATGCACGAAACTAACGGCGAAGATGCCGGCATGTTCACAGAAGTAAAAGAGATCGCCGAACCTGTCTTCACTGGCAAACACGGTACTCTCAAACGTCAGGCAATTGCAACCGCCGCATCCCTGGCCGGTACTGTAGCTGCCTATGCTGTCCTGACTGGTGACACCCGTCGTGTAAAAGCGGGTGCTGTTGGTAGCCTGTATGCCAGTGCTGCCATAATGAGCTATGGCGTTGCGAAGCGTGCAATCTTTAAACGCAAAGATCCGCTGGACAACAAGAAACTGACCTGGAAAGAAACTGCAGCCATCGTTGGTTGTAACCTGGCAGTCAGCGCTGGCCTGTGCAGCCTGAGCATCCTCCTCAACAAGAAATTCTCTTCAGCCGAATAAGGTAACGCATCATGGATCAGTTTGAAACTGTAAAAGAAGTACAGGAACCAATGGTCGATCGTGCAGTAGCCACTCGGGCTATCATGATGGGTTCAGCAATCCGTGCAGCCTCTGTGGCTGCCGGTGTTGCGGTCGGTGCAGCAGCTCTCAAGATCAAACCCAAAGCTGCGATCAAGGTAGCGCTTCTGCCGGCAGCAATCGAGCTGGCAGTTACCTATGCTTCAATCCGTGCAGCTGATGACGATCAACTGGAAGAGATCGCATTAGAGCGCGACAACAAAAAGAACTTCAATGACGCTGCGAAGAACTTCGTGTTCGGCAGTGTCGCTCTCGTGGTGGGCGTATTGATCGCTCGCCAAATCTCAGTGCCGGAGAAACCGGCTGCAGAATAAAAAGGTAATAGCCATGTTTAACAACAAGAAATGTGTAGAAGAACCAACCTGTGAAGTTGAACTGCGCGTTGGTGTGCAAATCGTTGGCATGGCTATGGGCTGTGTTCTCGCTCAAAGTGAGAACACCTGGACCAAGGCCTGTGGCGTAGGTTTGACTACTGCGTCATTCCTGTCCCTGATTAAGAAACTGTCTAAGATCTAAGCAATACCTGCATCACAAACAAACCAAACATACTTTAATTAACCTAACTGTAAATAAGCGAGATTACCATGAAAACCGAAACTATCACTTCAATCAACGAAACTGCTAAAACTGCTGGCGCAACTGTTGAGAACGCGGTAAAGAACGAAATGTTCGACGCTGTTAAAACTGTGGCTGAGCCAACCGTTGCAAAGAAAATCGTTAAACGCACTCTGATCGGTGCTGGCGTTCTGGCGCTGGTAGCCGGTGGCTTCTACGGCTACAAAGCCCTGAAGAAAACCAAATCGATCACTGTCGTCACTGACGAAACATCAAACGACCCAGCAGTCGATGTCGTGGTTGAAGAAACCGCAGCATAATTTTGTGAGGGCTAGGGAATCCTAGCCCCACTCTTTCCTCTTTCTTTTTTTTTGTTTCGAGGTGCGTATGCACGTTATTACTACCGGTGCAATTTCTATCCTGCTGTTCATCACGTTTCTGGCTTTATCAGAATGGCGGTTACGTGCCAGCAAAAACTTAATCTTTCGCGAGATCACCAAGATTGCTTATTCAGTGTTACGCTACACGGAAATAAAAGAAGTCACACCAGAGATCTATCTCATCTGTGCTGAGCTACAATCACGCATGATCAAGATGGGTAACTTTGCAGTGACACCCCGTGATAAAGAAATTGCCATGACCATTGCTAAGTACATTGCTGTGTTTGGTAATCAGCGTGTACGTGATCCCGTTGTGTTGTTAACGGTTATCGCCAGACGCTTAAATGAGTTTGATGGTATATCAGCTAAGTCACTTACAACCACCAATGGACGCATGGAACTCGTTATAGGACACGACGATGCAACTGACTATGATCGTATCATCTTTCGCTTCAACTCTACGCAGACTTTATTCTAGGCGGCATAAAGGGCAGGGTTTCCCCCGCCCTCTTTTATTTACTGGTCAGTCGCTTTTCGTAGTCAGCAATGATTGTGCGTAACTGTGCATTCTCAGCCGTCAATGACAGAACTTGTGCGTGTTCAGTCTGACGACGTTTAATCGCGTTTAGACGATTGATCTCATTCAGTCGATATTGTTCAGCAGTCACTGCATTAGTAGAAGGCGCGACAGCAATAGCAATTGTCGGCTCCACACCAATGAGGTCACTGATATCGGCTTTGATGACATCCTGCACTTGGGTCAGTTGCGACACGATAGAAGAAGGCAGCGCACCAAGCGACATGGACATCACGATGTACTCGTATTGAATTGCTGAGTCATCAGGGAACTGTGTGATGTACGTGCTTGGAATATATACCGGTGGAACACCTGTGCCTTGGAGTGTGATGATATTAGCGTTAGCCAATATATCGCTATCCATATTCGCCTGGCTTAATCCAACCGGTGTATAGACACGTCCTAAGATATCTACATTTAATGCTTGCAGATCTTGGAACGTACGAATACCTTCTACTTCGTAAATAATACCTGGGTCAATTCTGGTGGTATCGCCTGATCCCGCAGTGGTCTGATAAGGCGGGTTAACCTTAAACAGACCTTTGGTATTAATCGGGGGCGTTAAAGAGGTAACCGCCATGTACTACTCCTTATGCATACAGTGACTCAACATAAGGTTTCGCCACTACCAGGAACTTAATCCCGTTAACTGATTTCGCTGCACAGATCACATCGTCACGCACAACACGTGAAACACCTTCCGGTAGTTCAGAGAACTCAGTCATGGTTTCTGCTGCTTTGAGCATTACCTGGATCTGGTAAATGAAATCCTGGGTGTCTGGTGAGATGCGGTCAAACTCAACGTCCTGTGAGCTGATTAATGCATAATCAGGATACAGTTCTTTAAGCTTGATCTGACCATTACGGTTGGTTGGTTTAGCAACAGCATACAGCGCCAGTGACTTAGTCAGCGACGGGAACACTTGCAGTGATGCTTTGATGTGGTCAGCCGGATACCACTTCATGACTTTGGTCGGCATGTCCAGCATCGTTTCAAAGTCGATTACCGGCGAGTTAATGCCAGTCTCGGTGGTTTTGTTAGGAATGCTATAGGACCGCCAGTCTGGTGCAATCACATATTCGATTGGGTTAAACAGGTCAGGAATCACCAGTGCCCATTCTTCTTCTGTGAACTTTGAGTTAGCCAGAATATCAGCTTTCAGCAGTTCATAGATCGCATCATCGTTATTGCCGTTCTTACCATAACCAACAATGGGGAAGTAACCCAACTGCCAGCGCGACGTGTTTTCTTTATCGTAGATCTTAAACGAGATCTGTCGCACGAAGGTTGGCGGGTTAACACCCATAAGCTTGTTGATGTTGTTTGCTACGTCACCTTTAGTGACACCATCAATAGCTGCTTTTGCTGTTGCGTAGTCTTCATGCAACACGTCGATATTCGACAACGGGACAGGATAGTCCGCAAAGAGTTCATAGCGCGGATAACTAAGCTCAAATGACTCGTCACTCAGCCACACCTTGACAATATTGTCAGTGGCGTCGGTTCCGATGCTACCAGAAATCCATTCAGGCGCCCAATTTTTACCATCAGTGATCATGTCACCAATAGTCAGGTTAAACCAACTTGAACTGAAGTCGGCTTTGATCTGTTGCAGTGCAACGGTCTTGTCGTTGGTGAATCGACCATCTACAATACGTGGCAGCATCCAAGCTTGTAGCTTGAGAATTGCCAACTGGTAGGCGGTCATCTGAGAAGTGCTAATGGGTGCGTTGTTCTCATCTACCGCAGTGAAAGCTAAAAAAGCTGTGCCTGCCTGATCCGTGTTAGTGTACGTCCCAACTTCCCGTGAGAAAGAGATTGAGAGTTGCGATAATTCGCCAATGGGGTTTGTAACACCTTTCTGGTTGTTATTCAGTGACGGATACACCGAAAACCCTAGAATCGTTTTCATAGCTCGCCCTTTACATGGGATGGGATTAAATACATAACATTTAACACAGCGATATGAGTGCCTGTAGGGAGACCAGACGTGTTATGGTTAAAGCTATTCTTTTGGAGTCTGCCCTTCATTAAGAAACGTTCTAAAACGTTTATGGCCGATGGCGCGACTCGTTACAATGCATCGAAAAAAGCACGCGGTTGGTTTTACGCTATTGCGATTGCATTCTTTCTATTCCTTGGGGTTATTACGTGGGGTTATCGTCAGTACGATTTTCTGACAAAGCAAAACCGCCAGATGACTGTGGAGATATCTCAGCTCAAAGGCCGTATCGATGTTTACCCAACCCTATCTGACACAATTGAGCAAAACCGTCTCCTATTATCGCAAAACCGTGATCTTGCTGACGAATTGATTAAAACTCGTCAAAGTAATCGTGAATTGTATTCCGACAACGTAAAACTGCAAGATCAGATCGATAAGTTGAAACTTAAGAGATAACGCCCGTTTTGGTAATTTATTACGTGGTTGATCAATTATAAGAGAGATATTGTTTATTCGAGGGCGTTATGGATAAGTTACCTACTACTTCGCTGCCAAAGGTATCGATGGTTCTTTATACCGATGGTGGATGTCGTCAGAAGGTCGGCGGATGGGGTATTCACGGATACACCTGGTTGCTGGAAGATGATGACAAAAAGAAAAAGAAGAAGCCGGCACGTGACGTCCCGTCGACGACTGGCTATATCGTAAAGGATGACCCTAAGCTTGAGCAGCGTGAAGTGGTTCGCCCATATCAGGTTATCGAAGGCTTTGGTGGCATCTTGCCCGATACGACCAATAACGTTGCTGAACTCCGGGCAACGATTAATGGCATTGACTTAGCACTACAGCACAACACAGATAAGATCCTCGTTATTTCTGACTCTGAATATGTCGGTAAGAATATCCGGGGTTCGCTCCACCGTTGGCAAGCTAATGGCTGGAAGAAAGCAGATGGCGGGGAAGTAGCAAACCGTGGTCTATGGGAGACCATGATTGTCAAACTTAACGAACTGAAGTACCGGGGTATCAAGTTTGATATCGAATGGCTGAAAGGTCATGCCGGTCATCGTGGTAATCAGTTCGCTGACTATATGGCAACACGCGGTGTGTTTAAAGGCCGTGCTGGGGATGACAAGGATTACATCCAAACCCAGGATGCTGCTGAGTACGAAAAGTATAAAACAGAGCGCCCTCGTTTTGTTACCCATTCGCGTTGGTACTTCACGCTTCAAGATGAGAAGCTGATGAACAAGAATGATCAGGGTTTCTACGAGTATTGTTTCGGACATCCGAGCAAAGGCGATTCTGATCAGGTTTATCTCGGGAAGGCATTGGCCGATACTGCGTTCAGCGTTGTTTGGCTGAAGGCTCCTGAGGAGTGTTTGGATTTAGTCTACACCCGCACCAAGGAAATTTCGACCAACGTTTACGGTAACGCATTCATTGGTCGATTGGATAACATTTACAACCCATTCATTCATAAAGAGATCATGGACTATGGTGCGTCTTTGTTGCAGCGTGCAAACAGCTACAACAACGATATCACTAACTGTACCGATGCTCTTGTGGTACGTGAATGTAATCCGCCTGGGATCTCTTACCGCGCACTGACTAACTTAGGGTATATGTCACGGACTCTGAGTGGTTATGTTACGGGCGATCTGCCACCTGATGTTCAGGTGATTGATGTCACGGACAGTATCTATCAGACTGTTGCCGGTAAGAAATCTGAAAAGTTGGCGTTGGTAGATAGCATTACTCAAATCGCCAAGGCCATCAAGGTCAGTGTACCGTGTAAAGATCTCCTCGATAAAGATGTATCCGTGGATGTGACGTGCACACTTGGGTTGAGCATGCCTAACCGCAATACATTAAACGGTATTACGGAACTTAACCCGAAGGTATACCTGTACCTGATCAAGGAGTCCGACATTGCGTTCCGCTATGGATCGATCGTGGAGTGTGATGAAGGGTACTGCATCATGGCTAATGTCTACGCTGACTTACGTACGTTATCAAAGAAGGACCTTGAGCGTTGTAGTTAGCAGGAGTCTAATGTGACAACATTATTTGCCGGTGCGCCTACAAAGCTCCCTATGATGGACCTATCCGCGCTCATCGACCCTGACCGGGATGTTGAGTCGCGGATGAAACGGAAACTGTTGTTGACTTTCGTTTGTCACCGCCGTAAACCTCGTGCCAGTGCCGATGAACTTAATCGGCTCTATCATCTTGATGAGGATTCAGGTGATGTTGAGCAATGTCTCGATTATATTGCTCGTATGGGTCCAGAGTTTGAAGGAGCTTATGAAGGCGTGGACTTTAACGACGTCATGGATGTCATGAACCATACGCCACGATGGCTACGTTATGGTTCGACCATTGAGATGTGGTCAGATCTAAAGCAGTTGTAGGGCATAAGAGGAGGGCGAAAGCCCTCCTCTATTTATGCTCGTTTTTTTTTATTTCAGATCTTTCGCCAACTTTTCAGCTGAGTTCGTAAGTGCAGTACCAGTCGCAATGAATAGTGTATTGCATACGCTATACAGATCAATGGCACGTGCCGTATCCAGCATGACTTTCGCCAGCAGATCAACATCGGACTTGGTGACTGTAATATCGCCTGACTCAATTTGCGCATAGATAACGTCCGTGAGGTCGGCGACACGTTTAACTGAAGCGTTCATGTCACGCACATTTCCGCGCTTGATTGAGCCTACCAGTTTATTGAAGTCATCGTACGCCGTGATGAATTCAGTCATGTTAGCGAAGCGAGAAGCAAACGAGGCATTGGTGACGTCTTTACCGCCTAAGCTTTTACCCAGTACCGACTCAACTTTACCCAGCACCATCTTATCAATGCCTGGTGCATAGGCAACGCTTGCTTTACCGGCAGCGACTTGACCTAACCAGCTTTGCAGCTTATTCAGATGATCAGTCTCTACGAACAGGCAGAAATTACGTACTGTCTGCAGGTTACCGATCCACTCCTTATAAGAGATGTTCAGACGGGCAGGCTGGAACACTTGCAGATCCATGAAGTCAGTGTAGTTGTGTGTCTTCACGGCTTTTGCAACCGGTGAGAAATCGGCATACACCATCGCGGAGGAGGTGTCATAGATTTTGTCACTGAAGAACTTCTTTAAACCATCAGAGAAGCTACGAAAGGTGGCAATAAGGTCTAGGCCTTCTAAGCCTGTACCAGTCGACTCACGCAGTCCACGGTAATCGGCTTCTAGGTTATCAATGTTGTACGACATATGTACTCCGTGAGGGAAAAGTAATCTGTTACATAAGATGACTTATTATGAAGGTATTATTAATTAAAAAGGACCACACACAATGTCAATCTTGTCATTCGGCGAGTATGTTGAGAAGTCACGCCCTATTCGTCCGTTTCTGAATATTGGCGCTGGCTTTGACATACCAACCGGAAGCTACCGTTTAGGTAAGCACGGTGAATCTATTCTTAATGGTGGTCTTGCTCCCTTTATTGCTATCGTGGGTAAAGGCAACACCTTTAAGACAGCGATCGGTTGTTTTATGCTAACCCGCGTACTGGAGCGCTACAATAACTCTAACGCCCTGCACTACGACACCGAGTGTACTTTCAGTCCTGAGCGTTTAATCAGTCTGACCAACCGCCTGGGTCCTGACGCAGCGCTGGAGTGGTTAGAGAACGAACGTGTGTATCTGACCGATGACTCTGTCATTAAAGGTAACCAGTGGTTTAAAAACTCTGTTCAACTTTATGCAGAAGCGAAAGGTAAAGGTAAGACCGGTACCCTGCCGTTTGTTGATAAAGACGGCAATCTGATCAAGCACCCATACCCAACCGTCAACTTCGGCGACTCCATGTCTGAGATGAAATTCAACGACCTGGAAAAGAACTACGCCAAGATGGAGATCGGCCAGGGTGAAATGCAGACCGAAGCCATGCGTGTGTCAAACGCCAAACGCATGTTAATCGAGAAGACACAAGGTTACGCCAACGCCGGTGGCCTGTATGTGATCATGACTGCGCACTTGGGCAAAGAACTCAACCTTGATGGTAAACCACAAGAGAAGAAAACCACCTTCATGAAACAAGGTGACAAGATCTCTAAGGTACCTTCACAGATTCTGTCTCTGCCAAACAACGTCTGGGAAATCTCAACCGGTACACAGCTCATTGATAAGAACACCAAAGAGTGGATGTATCCAAAAGCAGGTCGTGATGATGTGGATACCAACGGTAACCCAGATCTGATCACCCTGGTTGCGAAGAACCTGCGCGGTAAGAACGGTCCTTCTGGTGTGCCGTGGGAATTTGTGATGTCTCAGTCTGAAGGCCTGCTGCCACATCTGACCGAGTTCCATTACATCAAGAACGCCGGTCGTTATGGTCTGGGTGGTAATGACCGTAATTACTATGTTGAGTTATGCCCTGATGTGAAACTGCAGCGTACGCAGGTCCGTGGTAAGATCGATGAAACACCAGAGCTGCAACGCGCCCTGGAGATCACCATGGAAATGTGTCAGATGCGTTTCCTCTGGCATACCCGCGATCCGAAGTACAACATGACTCCAGAAGAACTGCGTGTTGGCCTGGAGAAGAAAGGGTACAAATGGGAGCAGTTACTTAACACCCGTGGGTTCTGGACTTATGAAGAAGATAATCATCCATTACCATTCTTAAGCACAATGGACTTACTCCGCATGTATCATGATGAGTACCGCCCATACTGGCTGTAAGTGTACCCAAATGCAGGAGGGGTTTCCCCTCCTCTTTATACCGTCAGTAGAGGGAACTAAGCGAATAGGAAAGCAGTATGCTTAATAAAGAAATACGCATTGTCGTAGCGTCTGTACGAGGCTTCGCAGATGTTGAGCGTTTAAAACTGACTATTGACGGTCTCCTCAAGGATATTTACGAGATGAACGAAGGTCTCGATGATGAGGATGATGAACTGATTACTGACAAGAAGATCGTGTTTATGATCAATGGCGAGGGGAGAACCGCTGCGGATATTCTGCCAGCGCTTGCCATGGAGCGTAACATCGAAGTGGAAGTACTCAAAGTCGATTGGTCAAAAGGTAAGAAAGCCTTTTTTGATAACTGTGCCGTTTTAGGCTCAAAGTCAACACACGCTATTATTTTCACGGACAGCAAAGATGACGGGATGCAGACACTGATTAAATCATGTCTCGACGCCGGGTCTCGTGTTCGTAGTTATAGCGCCTCTATCTAAGGTGTAATCATGATAGCCTCTGAAGCCAACGTCGGTATACTTGATATTAATGTCACCCACGTCATATGCACAGTTAATTGCGAAGGGCATATGGGTCGTGGCATCGCCTTGTATCTACGTAAATGTATTCCGGGGCTATACGATCGTTATAACGAACTTTGCAAACTTAAGCTGTTAACGGTGGATAAACTTTGGATCTACCGTTCGGCACCAAAACAGATCCTCTGCTTTCCAACGAAAGACAAGACCTGGGAAGACAGTCGTATCGAATGGATCGAGGCTAATCTGATTAAGCTTCGAAACACGTATAAAGAGAAAGGCATTCGCTCTGTGGCAATGCCTCCTCTGGGGTGTGGAAACGGTAACTTAAAATGGGATGAGGTGCGAAGCCTCATTTATGCCATCTTGGGCGATTGTGACCTGGAAGTCCACATTTGTTTAGGTAGAAAGTAAATGAGGGAATTATCATGAATACACTGGTTTTCTTGTATGTACTGGGCAGTATTTATACAGTCGATGTCAAACCGATGCCTGATTACAAAACCTGTCGTGCCGCACAAGCTGTACTCGAAAAGGCTACGGCTGAGCAGAAATATAACGACGGACCTAATAAGACCGAGTGTTATATCGTCGATGAGAGTAAAGGCGGGTTTGTTGTCATTAGTGGTCGTGATCTTGAATTGCAGCGTCAGAGTGCCGAACTCGATCGATTGTCACGTGAGACTACAGTTAAGCTTACTCATCAGGTTGAAGTAAACGATCCTTCTAAGTCGGTCAAGTTACAACAGTTCTTGAAAGACCAGGAGAACGCACATGAGTGATGCTCGCGTAGTACCCGATCCGGCCAAGGACGGGGTTACCCACATCAACATTTATACCAAGGGGATGACTTGGCTTGGACAGCAGTTATCCAACATGTCGTACTACAGCTTCGCCCATCCTAAACACGGGGTGTTCGGATCACTGGAGGCGTATTGGTATTGGTTAGCAACTGGTCAGCAGCACGAAGAACTCCGTAACCTGGCAGGTTTTAAAGCAAAGCTTGTTGGTAAACAGTTTGAACGTGTACCGGTGGATAACTTTGAAGAGCAGTTCAAGTTCGCCATGCAATTACGTTTAGAACAGAACCCGATCATTGCCAAAGCGCTGTCTGAATCACTGCTGCCGTTTGAGCACTATTTCTACTATAGTGGGAAAGTGGTCGATCAGTCAGATGCACATCGTTGGCAGCTCGACTTCTATGAACAATGGCGTAAAGATCATCCTGTTGAAGATCCATCGATTGCGCTTCTTATTTCCGGTTCTCGTAAAGAGAAGAACTACGAAAGCTTTAAGAAGATCGTAATGGATTACTTAGCGCCTTATCGTGAAAAGATTAAGGACAGCTACAAGATCGGGATTATCTCAGGGTTGGCGTGGGAAGGTCCAGATGACATGGCGATTCGTTTATGCCGTGAGGAAGGCTTCATGCTGATCGGTGTGCCAGCTAAATGGAATGAGCAAGGCAAGGCAGCGGGGATGATCCGTAATGGCGTGATGGGGCGCTTATGCACTCAGGCGTTGGTCTTCTGGGATGGTGAGTCACCAGGGACAAAAGGCCAGATTGACTATTTGAAGAAAAATAATATAGACCATCTGGTTTATATTCACGGGCAACACGATCCCGAGTGGAAATCATCGGAACAATGAGAGGGAGTCATCATGTCAACATTGCAGCTCGCGGTTAATAGCGAATACTTTGATGCCATGAAAGATGGGTCAAAACCGGAAGAGTATCGTTTGGTTAATAACTACTGGACCAAGCGTTTACTTAACCGGGATTACGATCGTCTGGTGATTACCAAAGGTTATCCAAATCGCGCCGATACATCACGGCGCATTGAGGTGCCTTATAATGGCTATCAAATAAAAACCATTACTCATCCTCACTTCGGTGATCAGCCCGTGAATGTTTTCGCCATTAAAGTAAATCTGGAGAAACCATGAACGCAGCACGCCAGCAAGTCCAGGAGTTCATCCTGACTTCTATTGATGAAATCATGCCCGGTTCTAAAAACCGGGATATTTACGTAGACTTCTTTGCCCGTCAATCCGACGAGGCATTTGAAGCACTGATGCAGCGCATGGAAGAGGATGAAGAGATCTTTCCGTTCTACCATCCTAATTTCACCGGGAAGGTGATCGATGTGGAGCGTGTGATTGGGTTGATTGAGAAACACGGCGATACCATTATGGAACAGCTGTATGACATCGATCCAGAAACCGGTCTACAGTATCTGACACCACTTAAGTATCCGGTGCTGTTATTGCCACTGCGTATTCAGCAGCAGAAGCTGCAGAAGAAAATGTCAGTGCCAAAAGACAACAATCACATCGATGACCTGACCAACCAGCCAACGACCGAATCCAAGGGCGCATCACTCTCATACCCAGAAGTACAGATCCTGTATGCAATGGGCGGTGATAAGATCCTGGAAGAGACCATGAAGGTTCGTGGTGGCGATGAGAAAGCTTTCCGTGATTATAACAATGCCATTATTGCAGACGGCGGCGTGACCATCGGAGCGATCAGTTCAAGTAAAACCAAAGTTAAATCGACTCTGACGGTACAGACTATTCTAGAGGCGATGCACTTGAGCAACAACCTGGCTAAATAAGTCAGGTAAAGGAATGCAAGATGAGTAGTCTTATCAGTCAATTTAGTGGTAAAAATAAAGTCGATCTTAATCCGTTAGAACTTGACTTGCATGTGCAGAGAGTCGTTCATGATTATGTTGGTTCTTACCTACGGAACCGCATCTATCTTGCACGCACTGCTAACATCGATATAAAGACTGATGTCAATTACACGACTGTCGTAGAGTTCATCGCTTATGTGAACAACGAATTGAACTTTATCCGCATGTGGAATAAAGCCTCAATGAAAGATGAGATCTGGCCAAATATCATCAATGATGAAAACATCCTGCAGTTTGTTTTCAAAGGCACGACTCACGTCAGTGTACAATCGTTTATTAGCGATGAGCAATTTGGTAAACTGGTGTCGCATATCGCCGGTGCGCTGAGTTGTCTCTCGTTTCCTGATAACGATATTATCGATGATGATTCTTTTGTTAAGGTTCTGCCACGTAACGATGAACTGACTGATCTTTTTACAAAGAACCAGTGGGCGTTGTTTTTGTATTACTTAACCCGAATCGATATTATCAGCATGGTAACAGGTGGGGGCACATCTGATGAGTAATGGCGATCAAATTAACTGTTATATCCCGCTGGATGCTTTGCTTGATACACGTATCGGTACTATCGATAAGATCGCCGGTGAAGCAGGGTTAAACTTGGTGGCTGACTGGTATCATACTCGCACGTCGGATAAGTTCAACCGTAAAGGAACTGACCTTACCCAAGAGCGTTATGATGCGGCGTGGAAGCTTCGTGATGAGGATACCTTAAAACGTACTCGCATGACTTTCGTACCGCAATACCTGTTGCATCTGGTGAGTCGCTATAACACCTCACACGGCATGCCAGTCATGGCAGCGAATTACAAGATCACCATCAACCTGTGGCCGTATAAGCTCCCGCCTGAGCGTGTGCAGCAGTTACAAGAGATCATGCAGACCTTTACGTCAGGGGTTGCAGAGATCGCGGTTGATTACATTGATCCTGCTGATTTGTCGGTTGCGTATTTGAAGGCGACATATTCCCTCTGCATTATGTACGAGTTCAATGCGTGGTTAAACATGCATAAGGATGAGTTTACGAAAGTGCAGATGCCGGGTACTGTGATTATCGCACCAGAGTTATATCTGGCTGACGTACCGGATGAATTGATTGATGCTGCGAAGAAGACGGATGGCTTTGCGGGGGTGAGTTTAGCGCTGTGTGCATTATGCACGGTGGTGTTCTTAGATGTAAGGTTGTTCTCCTACGTCACCGATACACCACCGGTCATCGATGGTTAGCTTTTCTTCTGTCCAGGGGTCATGATGTCATCGTACTCGATGTGCTCAACCCCTTGGCGGGTTTCACCATCTTTGTAATCCGCCTGTGGCAGTTGATTCTGATCGATCTGTGGTGCCGCTTGCGGTTGTGAACCAGGCAGGTCTGTACGCAGTGCCAAACCACCGGCACTCAATACCTGTTTGATTACGTTGCCCACGATAGCAGCCTGTGCTTCATCAGACTCTTGCGCCTTAGTTTCCAGATCAAGACGTTGGCGGTTGATGATTGATTTGTCGATATCGGACATTGAAGTTAAAGCGATCTTCAACATCTTTGGATCTTGTCGAGTAGCAGGAATGATGGCACCGCTTTCGCTATCCTTTTCATCAAGGATATCTTCAACGATACCTAAGCGACGCATTTGCAAACGACGCATCAAGGCCCCATCATCTAATTCAAAGTCCGTAGCCATGTGGCCTCCAAAATAAGTTACACCTACATTACATAGGTGATAGTACGTGTATTAAAAGGAATCGTTATGCGCTTTCTGAAAAAGTTAGCACTAAAGCGCTGCATGGCGATGTTGAGTGAGGCTAAGGGGGAAACCTTTACCATTCAAGAAAGCCTGCGTGTGTTCGAGGTGTTGGATAAAGTGTTATCTACAAACGACATCATAAAATATTTCGATACGCGGGTTACGCTCTCCATACAAATGGAGATGCAGATACCAAATGCGGCATTGATGCTTGACTCGCTTGCCGAAATAAATGGATTCATTCAGAAGGATATCGATGCTACATTGCCTGAGTACGGTGTGTTGTTTTCAGCCTTACGAGGGAAACAATTAATTTCGCTTTACGATTGGTTGTCAGATGGCGATGATCACGTTATAGATGCATTGCAATTTTACCGACTCTTTAACGAAGAATTGAGTCAATTAATTACCGTTATAGTGAACTGTGAAGATCAGACTACCCAGCAGTATTATCTGCGTAGATTACAGCCGCTCTACAATGAATTACTGGAAACCGTGTACGCTGCATTACACTGTGGGTTGTTGAGTCTCTAAGGAGATTTAGGTGGCAGATAAAAAGAAACCTAAAGACCAATTAACTGATATGTTGACGGATCCTTTAAAACGGTCACGTCAAGCTAACGATCCGTTAGTTAGGCTTTGGCGACAGTTTATGACTCGTGAGCTTGTTACTCCTTCGAAGTGGAGTGCCTTGATTGCGGACCATATAAACCGTCTGCGTTCTTTTAAAACGATGGATGTGCAATCGATAGGTACCGAGAGGGGGAACCTAAAGAAGGCGTTCATTGAAAAGTCAACGATGTCGTTTAGTGCACTGAGACGCGGGTTACGGTTCCTGGGCTTTGTAAAAGTTACCATAATTGTGATCGCTGAAAGACCGTCAGGTGAGAAAGTCGAAGAGCAAGTGACAATCGAGCTTGTCCCGAAACGTATGTTTGGGGATCGTACACCGCCTCAGTTACCGCCCAATGGCACACCAGGAGAGAAACCTCCTGAGCAATAACTGGATACTATAGAAGATGGGACTTCGGTCCCATCCCTATTACTGTTCTTTTTTTTTGTTGAGGATCACTCATGGCCGGCGTAGATATTGGCAGCTCCATCCAGAACTCGATTAAGTCAGCGGGTGCAATCACGACCAATGCGGTGAACAAGGCGTCGTCTACGTTTGTCGGTGGAATCAAAGAGAACCTGGCGTTAATCGATGACAAAACAAAATCAGCGGTCCAAACGCTTAACTCGTATAAAGATACGGCGATTGGTTCAGTCGACGGGTTCATCAAGAAGGTCTCTAACGGCGCTCTAAGCATCTCAGAGCTCTCCAGCATCATTGATGTACGTAATGGCATCAATATCGACTACATGCGCTTATATCGTCGCCTAGGCGATGCAGCGGGATTCCCAATGGATTCAATTGCTGGCATGACCAGTGATCTGAAGTTGGAAATTGCAAATGTCCTCGATGCGTATTCGAGTAAGAACTATACCTACCTGTTAAATGCAGCGGGTATCAAGATCAATGTGAACGACGCTTCTTACAAAGCAATGCAGTTGATCTCAGGCGTCATCAGTAAGTATTCTGAAAGTGACTCTAAGTTTAACTACATTGTCGATGAAGCCGCACAGATCGCTTTCCTAAACGTGATGGTACGTAACGCAGTACAGGTCGGTCTCTATAGCGGGATTGATACACTGCTTAACCAGTACACGATTAAATCAGAAGGCCTTAAGAACTTGGCCAACTGTGCATCGATCTCTATTCGTACCGGCGATGTCTGGACCACACAGTACATCGTTGATAAAGTCGGCATCGGAACCGTGGTTTCATTGAACACCGATTTCCTGACTGATATGTTACGTTTCTTTAAATTCAAGTCAGATGCAACACCGGCGCAGTACCCTGATTATCTGAATACATTAATCTATTCGCTGAACCTGGCTGATGCAGATTGGGCGTTCAGAAACTTCGGTACCGTACGGGCATTGAACTTGAAGCCTTTTACAATGGCGTCTACTGATGCAATTACTCTGTTCTCTAACACTGAAACGTATCGACAACATGTAATGATTGCGAAGTCTTATCCGTCAAAAGACAAGATGGATCTGTTAACACAGATGTATCCGCAATTGGCCATTGTGCAATAAATCGACATAGCTGAGGAAGGAGCGCAATGCTCCTTCCTCTATGCCACTTAAATTATTGTACCAATTCCAAACACGGTCGCCAAGCTTGGTTACCAGTGGTGGTATAATCGTTACCACCTACTTTAGTAAATGCCTGACCGGCACTTTTTACCGAATAGTACTGAGTTGAACCGATGGTACATATCTGGCCCGACAGCGTACCGTATGAGTTATGCCCTAAATCAGCAACGCTGTAATGCGCCCACTTATCACCTTCTTGAGATGCAGGCAGGGTGCCATCATCCCAAATGTTGTACATAAGACGATTCCACTCCGACCCATGTGACATGACTGGATCGACCCCGCCGTCGTACGCTGCTGGCGATACCTTCTGAACGGTCAGGTTCCGTACCCGATAAACCTTACCAGCTATAGTAATAGTTTTCTGGCCGTCAACGACTTTTGCGCTATCTATGTTACTACGACTAACTCCTGTTCTAATTGGTTTCTTAGCAACATATAAAACCTTTCCGTCGATCAGAAACTTTAACCACGGAAAAGTATCGGCGCCAGAGATTGCCGTACCGTAGTTAGCCATCCCTACAGCGCTACTCAAAGTAGAGGCTTTAATGAAATCCTGGCTCTGGACCTCTCCATAAAAACCAGTATATCTTGTTGGGTCATTAGGTGTTTCATAATAACCAATCAATGCATCGCCCGGTGCAGTCGGTCTACGACCTACCATTAACAATTCTAACATCAGACCTCCTGACAAGAGTAATTATAGAATCGCGCTAAACTTTATTTAAACAGCATAAGGGGAAGGAGCATTGCGCTCCTTCCCCTATGCTGGCTTATTTTTTTTTTAAGCTTTACCTACCAGCTCTAATACCGGGCGCCAACCACTACGGGTTTCTGATGTGCCGTTGTATAACTGATTAATAGCATTGTAATTACCGTAGCTACCACCACGAACAATGCGGTAACTTCCTGGGTTACCAGTGTAATAAGATATTTCCTGGCAAATCGTTTGCGAGGCGATATTACTGTCTATCCCAATATCCACGGATGAGAGGTTATCCCATTTAATCCCGTCTTCAACTTCACACAGACTGATTTCGGAGTTGGCTAGCACCGGATACATTAGTCGGTTCCATTCTGAACCGGCAATGGTCTTATTAGGGTCATTATTAATGACGGTGCCGCTAACCAAACGTAGGTTATAGAGGTAGCCATTAATAGTCACCTGTTTGCTGGTCATTGCTATCCCGCAGTTATTGGGTGATATACTGTTTCTAAAGCAGGCTTGTGCTACAAACAGAATTTTCCCATCACAAAGAAACTTCAACCACCCTTTATCGGCATTGCCAGCAATGGCCGACCCACCACTAATCCCACTCGTATTATAAAGTGCCAGACCGGTAATGAGATCTGTTGCCGCTACCCGCCCAAAATATCCGGCTGTTTGATCAGCATTACGTGAATAGGAGAATAATAAATCTTGTCCACCAGGACCAAGTTCAGAGGGGATTTCTACTTTCTTTTTACCGCCCACAAATAACATCTCTAACATTCACTTACCCCACGAGTTCAAGTAGCTATAAGATCGATCGACATAGAGAGAGGGCAAAAGCCCCCTCCCGTATGTTCTTTCTTTTTTTTTGTCACCGATGTCTTTCTAACTTAGTCCTGTATTCTTCAACTGACTTTAACACAATATCTTTAGTGACAACTGGCCAAATAACATCTAAAATATGAGTCCCTTCTAGTTACGGTAGGTACCTTCAACAAAGGCCGAGATGATGTTGCCTGCCAGTGAAGATGAGAACGTTGCTGCCATCTGCGTTGGTGATACCCACTGTTTAACATCCAGCTGAGTCTTAGCGAGCATACGTGCTAATTTGTCTGAACGATAAATCTGCTCATTCAAACCTTGGCCAGAAAGGATGGCCAGGTAATCCGAGTAGTTGTTATCATCGGTCATCAATTTAGCTGCTGCACGCGCTGGGTTAGTTAAATCACCAGGATTCAATGCCGGGTCAATTGGCGCATGAAGCATGGGTGACATATCAGCAATTGAGAAGGTAACATCAATACCCAGTGGTTGTTTATCTTTAGTCCAACCAACGTTACCAACACCACGTTGAATAGACATCGAGTCAAGCATGCCTAAACGTGTCTGTGAACGACCTTTGGAGAATGCTTCCACTAAGAACGGGGAAGTATAGGCCTGAGCACCCACAGAACGTGGCAGGATCATGTTTAACAGACAAACCAAGGGAATGATAAGGTTTTGCACACGACTCACTGGGTGACCGTATGGAGACCTTAAATTGATGGTGTACGTTTCCCGTGGGAGTGATGCGGTAGACCCTGTCCAGTGTTGAGGGATTTCGATATACCCTTGACCCAGTAACAAGTTAACAATACCGCCCAGTCCAGTACCGGATGAGTAACCTTGCACAACTTGCATGCCGGCATCAATCAATCCATCAATGGGTGCAAAGCCTGTCTTACCGCCACCTGCCATGAAACGTGCATCAGCAGCTGCAGTAGACGCACCGTTCAGGATTCCCGCTAACTGGTTCTCGCCAAATGAACTTTGGAAAGATTCGCCGACCGCGCCATTATGGTTAACCTTGAACCCGATGAAACTGCCACCGTCACGTAATTCCGATTCCATGTGATCCAGCACACTGTTAAAGAACCCAGATGCCTTTTCTACATCGGTCACAGATTTAGTGTCGCCGTTATCCGCAACCGTTACATTGGTCCCGGTGTCGCCATCGGAATCCATGCTGTAGTTACCGGCACCTTCCATGCTGCTACCCGATGCATCTTTAACTTGACCTAATCCCGCATTAAAGTACGAGTCCAGGTAGTTAGCAAGTGTTGAGTTAGGGCTATCGCCTGCAGGGTCAGTCCAGGTACGACCGTGGTTCTGAATCGTGGTGATTGCACTGTCACGGTTATTGACCGTTGCTGATTCAATACGCTGACCTAATGCTTTCTGCCAACGAATGTGTTTACGGTTAGCACGGTTAGCAAGATAGAAAAGGTCAACAGAACCATCAGCACGCCAGAGACCAGGCAACATGTTTGCAAGCAACTTACGCTCATTTGGCGTATAGGCCGAGAAGTCAAAGGTCTGCTCCTTTACAGTAGTGTGTCGTGTGCGGAAAGCAGGCGGGATAATCCCCATGTTGATCATGATGGCATTCAACATGTTGGTGCATGACTTCCAGTATAATGGCATGGCATTTTTCGAATAATAGAACTTCGATTTAGGAATACCCATAAGCCATGTCACGGTAGTGTACGTAACAGAGATTGCTTGGATCGGCCAGTGAATGATCGCCGATGCAGCTTCTGCAAAATGGAACAACCAACCCGGTGCTCGACCAGTACGTGCCAGGTAGGCAGCATTCGCATCGAACATATTGGCTAAGAAACTGAACAGGCCATTGAACTCTGGAACCCCCATGCGGAAATAAACCACATCGGCATTATCATCAATGTTTGCACTGTAGTCGGACCCCATGCCACCAAACTGATCATTCCACCAACGTGAGGCACGAATGTCACAAGTCGGTGACCATTGAGGAGGAGGGTTAATCCAGAAGTTACCACCCGGGGTTGTATCCGTGAATTTATTCCGGGCCTTTTGATATTGCCTGCGGTCTTTCAACCCGTCATCAATATTCACACCAGACAACATAAATGCCTGTTGTAAATAATCATGGTCTTTGATATTCATTCACAAACTCCGAATGATAGTAAAAAGGAGGAGAGGGTTTCCCCTCTCCCGATTACTGATTAACCATTGTTGTACCCGCGTCTGAATCCAACCGGTGGTCCGCCGGCACCATTAGCGGGTTGCTGTGGTGCTGTTGGGGTTGCCGCTGGTTTATTCATGTTATCGACAGAGAGGCTCATGAACTTGGTCATGATATCGATCAGTGTCGTGAACTTCGTATCGATATTCGCGAGGTGATCCTTACTGTCGGCCAGATGACCTTGTGTCTCCTTCGGCATGACAGGAGGTGCTGGCGCAGGTTGTACTGCTGCAACTTGAGGAGCGTTGCTAACCTGGGCTTGCTGGGGTTGCATCTGAGGCGGTGTGTTAAGGGTCGGAGTTGGAGTTGGCGTTGGTGTCGCCGCAGCTGACGCCTGATTATCTTGAGCCGATGCAGTGGTGTTAGCCGCATTCGGTGTAGATGCTCCTGCATTGGTTACCGCTGCTGCACTCGGTCCGCTAGTCGAACGCAGAGCCGGGGCATCATCAGTAGCCGCTGGCGTACTTGGAGTAGCTGCTGCTGCCGCTGCATTAGCTGCAGACGCACCCGGTGCAGTGAGTTCAGCTGCAGTCTTCGCACCAGACAAGGCTGGCGTTGAAGGACCTGACTGAGCTTGCTGACCGGCGAGGGCCGCTGCAGTACCATCCCCAGATGATTCACTCTGTGCTCCAGCAGATGTATCCTTGCCAGAAAGAATGTCATCAAACTTCCCACTTCCCACCATGTCCGTATACTGCTTGAAGAGTTGGCCACGTTCAGCCAGACCATGTGTGCCACCATTGATCATCTTCGTAACAGTATTCAGATCGCCTTTCTTCGCAGCATCTTCTAATCCCTTACGAGACTTCCAATACCACAATGCCGTTTTCGCTGCCACATCAGAATCGCTAGCAACTTTATCTGGATCACTCACCAGATCGATACCCAGGCCTTTCGACGCCGCTGCATAGTTGGCCTTACCTGTCAGCTGCATGAAGCCACGCCCACGGTATTTCCAACCATCACCTGGTTTATCGTTCCCCATACGACCACCGTAGATCGAGTTCGCAATAGCGACAGGACCTGCAGCAGCCAGCTGTTGTGCAACAGCCATGTTCGGGAAACGGTTAGGCCAGAGTTTCATCAGAGTCTCTGCTTTGTATCGCAGGTTCTCCTCAAGCTTACTAAACCCACCGGATTCCAAGTGGGTCTGTGCAAGCAGCATGGCAATCTCTTGCTTGTCCGTAATACCTTGAGCCATGGCGTTACGAATCAGGATGCGTGCTCCCTCTTCGGCACCTGGGCCTAATTTCAACGGACCAACTTTACCGGTGTTATCGATACCACCTGCAGCACCGCCTGCTGCACCCAATCCACCTGCGTTACCACCGTAGGCTGTTTCCAGTCGACCGGTCTCAGGGTTATAGGTTGTCTGCTGACGTTGTGAGGTGTAGACCTGACCATTGGACGTCTTCACTTGGTCATTGACCATATTGCCTGAAGAGTCTTTACGCCATGCCTTTTCTGTGGTGCCATCTTTACTCTGGGTCACACCACCTTTAACAGGCGCTGCTGAGAACTGGGCTTGCTTAACTGCTGCTTTCAAGTTGTTCAGATGGTTTTGAACAATTGAGGCATCGTCATTAAGTTCACCTGTTGACCACGGAGAGGTTTTGATGGTCCAGATACTGATGGCATTAACATCGTCACCAGTGTACTTCTGATTCACCATTGCATTAGCGATTGCTAACTGCAGTTCCGGTGGCATCTTCTTCACAGCAAGGGTCGGTCTGGTATCACCAATCTGTGTATACGTCGTACCAGCGAACGCAAGGTAAGCAGGCAAGAAGCGACGGACAAACCAAGGTTCCCAGCGTTTGAACTGCCATTGGTTACCTGCACTCAAACCAAAGGTCGGTGCCACGATCTGGAAGATGTCTGATGCTTTACCATCAAACGTTGCTCCCTTATCAGTGAACTTCACTTTGTTCGCCATCACCAATTCCAACTCAAGGAGTGTTGACACTTTGTCAATATCCAGAGAAGGAAGGCCGTAGACTTTCATACGCAGTGCAGTAAGGTCATCCATTGCTTGACCAGGCTTAGGTAACAAGCCAGCCAGGAGATCACCCACGTTAACTACAGTACGATCACCTGTAAGCCAGGATGTCTCTTTGTGCCCGACGGTGTTCAGGCCTGGGATGTTCTCGTTGTTCGGGTTAATGGCTTTGATGATATCGCTTGACACATCACGACCCATAGCCCGATCACGTGAACCCGTGGTAAAGACTGACGCAGACTTCGTACCTGTACTTGCTCTCTCAGATTTCTTACGCAGCTGATCAACCACATCCTGAACTAAGGCTACGGTGATTTTGTAATCAGTTGCATTCAGATCACCAAAGATACGACCAGTGAAACGATACGGATGGTCGATGCTTGGATCAAACTGTTGAGCGCGTTTAGCGATCTCATACTTCGCAGTTTCATCCGACGATTTATCCAGATCAATAAATGACTGATTCGGCAGGACTTGTTTCGCCATCGCTTTATGCGTCAAGTAGACCGGTTTAAAACGTTGGGTTAACCAGCCAGCGAACTGTTCAACTTGATCACGATTATTTGGATCATCGACAAACATCGCACCCAGTTTCGCCATCGGTGCTTTCGGATCAAGTGAAGCATAACCTTCATCACTGATCTTCACGTAGGGTTCTAAGGCAGCTTCGAGTTTAAGGATAGCTTCCACGTGGGAGGAGTCATTATCCGGGATACCATACTGACGCATACGCATCTGCTGGAGTAACCCTGGGTTCTTGAACCAACCATACATGGTGCGACCTAATGCACCGCCTGCGGCACTACCAGCAATACCACCAATGACACCGCCAACCAGTGTACCAACCACTGGGATGACAGAACCGATTGCGGCACCTGCTGCAGCACCACCCAGGATACCACCGATGCCACTACCTGCTGCTTCAGCTACACCTGCACCGTCTCCAGCCTTATATGCATCGTACGCTTCTACCGCACTGACACCTGCCGTAATAATAGCAGCGCCTTTGCCGAAGGTCTTAAGCATACCACCAGGACTACGGATTGCACCAACAGTACGACCCAGGATACCCGAACCGAGCTTAGTCACACCTTTGGCTGTATTGCGACCAAGGAAGCGAGCTGCCTTACCGAGTATACCACGACGTCCACCTCTCGCAGCGCCTCTACCAGCACGACCACGTCCACGACGACGTTCACGTGTACCATCACCGTTCTCATCGCCCAGTGGTAGATCATCCAGGATATCGCTTCCTGCATCTAAGGCTTTCTTACCTAAGAGGATCTTACCCAACCCGCCAACTAACGTACCGACCCAACCGAGTTTCAAGAAGTTTGCCAGACCACCGAGAATACCGAACTCTTTGATCCCGCCTACCAGACTACCAACCGATGAGAAGAGACCCGAGACCAAACCAAACAGTGTAGTCGGTTTCTCTTTAGGTTCACCTTTCCCGTCATGTTGTTTCTTGGCTTCTTCTTGTTCCTTCTTGCGCTGCGCTCGTTTACGCAGGATATCACGCACCGAGTTCTCACGCACACCGTCGCCATCAGTATCTCCATCTGCGTTACGTCGTTTATCACGTAACATGTTCCAGAGACCTTTAGTGGCTTTGAACCCGAGATAAGCCGGACCGAGCGTTGCCCACTTCGCAACAGTCAATACTGGCGAGTTGATGTTTGGCAGATGTTTAAACACAGACTTAGCAAAGGAGCTCAGACGACCCACTTTACTGTCAGACATGCGTTTACCCAAACTACGCAACCAACCTTGACGTTCAGTCATCCCTTCACGCAGTACAGCAGGGTCACCTGTGACTTGTGCCAGGGTCGCATCTTTCGTTGCCGTTGTCGCATCACGCACAGACGCCATAACACCAATTACTTCACGTAAGAGATTGTTATTGTCGACTTGAGCTTGGACGATACTTGCCGCTTCAGAGGTGCGTTGTTCTTCAGCTGGGGTTGGGGTGTAGTTACGTTGCTCAACATTGGTGTCGGTTTGGCGGAAGACTGAACTGGTTGCCTGGGGTTGTGACTCAGCGACCTGCTCTGCTTCTTTAACCATCGTACTGACTGCTTGGTCAACCGCTTTCTTACCAAACCGAGATTGCAGTTCGGCAATCGTTGTACGGATCGCATCCTTACCTTGACCTGCTGCTGACATCAGAGATTGTTTGATCGCTGAAAGATCAGGAGTACCCATCCCGCCAACACGACTGGCTACAGCAGATCCCGCACTTGCAGCAGACTTGACAATGTTGTTAAACATTTCACTGCCGCCACCACTGTCAGAGAATCCACTTAACCGATCGCGGATGCCTTGTCCAGCAGAATTATCCATACGACGAACAATGCGATTAACAGCCACTTCACCATAGCGTCCAGCAAGCTGACGGCGAACCACGTCATAAGCTTGCGGACTGTTGGCACGTGCATTCGAAAGTTGCTCACGAATCTCAGCCTCTTCTTCACGAGTCAGTTTACCACGCAAACCACCCAGACGGTCTGTCACACCACGACGAAGGTTGTCCAGTGCTTCACGCCCCATGCCACCGAGTTCAGCCGCTGGATCAACTTCACTGCCTTTCTCGTCACCTTCACGATCAGGACGGTAGTTCGGGTTCTCCAGGAACTTCTGCATCATCTCCCAGTACATGTCATGGTTAAACACATCCTGGTTATTGACACGCTTGATGATACCCATGTCTTTAAGCTGAGCACGACTACCACTGTTGGCCATGGTATTCAGTGACTCTTCAACATTCGGCATATACTGGCTTTGCGCCTGCATGATGTTCGACATGTTGTTACGCAGCTGTGCAAGCTCTGGTGCATCGCCAATCTGATACTGACCGAAGGCTTTGGCTTTACCCGTTGCTTCCCGTGTATCAAAACGTTTATGCAAGAACTCGTTGATCTCACGTACCGCATCTTTATTCGCATCACCCCAGCCACTCGACTTCAAGTAACTGTTGACGTTGAATCCATCGCCAGCTTCTGCATCACGGGCAAAACGCATCGCTAAGGCTACACGTGCATTTGGTGAGAGTTCTTTATCAGGGTCAAGTGAATCAACCATGGTCGAGAACGAAGAAGCTGCTGAGGAGAATTCGTTGCGGTTAAAGATAGAAGAACGCAGATCGACGTTAGCACGTTTCTTAGAAGTAAACCCACCTTGGATATGGTTGAAGTTCACTTCCTGCACAGCCGTGACATCCGCACCCATCTTATTGGCAATGGCAGTGACTTGACTTAATTGGCGAGTCAGTAAACCAGGGATGACTTCAACGATAGAACGTCGGGTCATTTGGTCAAAGATCGCCGGGGTAGTCAGATCCTTCACACCAGGGTTATTCAGACGCGTACGGTTACCCATAGAAGCAGGCATCTGGAATAAGGTGTTATTAACAAATGGATTCACGACACGCTTTTGTAAACGAGTGTACCATTTATTGTTCGGATCATTTGGGTTGTAATCTTCACTGAAGTTATCGCGATTACGTAACCACCCGTTAGCCAGACCAGGTGCAGCATTTGCGTAGTAACTCAGATCGTGGCCCATGCGATTGAGCTTAGCGTTCTTAGCAAGAGCAGGGCGAGCAAACGTTGACAGCATCCATGGCATTGCACTGGCCAGACCTGCGCCTGCCATTTGACCGTAGTCACGTGCACCTAATGAACGACCAGCCATACGCGCTTGCTGAGCACCCATCATTGCCATACGTGCAGCCGCTAATCCACCTGATGCCCGGTGATTGATATCCTGGCTACGTTGATCGACGACATTATAAATGTTATCAAACAAACGGTTACCGAACTGAGAGAAATTACCACCCAATGCACCTAAGGCACGCTTACGAACAAGTTCACGCGCTGAGGCACCGTGTGACATTTTCTCAAAGTCAGTTAAGCCGGTGTTCTTCACTAAAGAAGCCATGCCTTCCAGTTGACGTTTATAGAAGCGCTCTTGCATCTTACCGATGGACATTTGCAGCTTGTATGAACGGTACTGGAGTTCTAATGACTTACGCTGGTAGTTCGCTGTGAACTGCTCAGTGAAACCAACCTGGCGCGCTGCCATGCGATGGATTCCCTGAAGGAAGCCAACGGTGTCCACGTCAGTGCGTTGCTGTCTGGTTGCGATAGCGGCGTTCTGTGCCATCGCTTCCTTATGCAGGGCTGTTGCTAATTGAGATGACTGAACGGTCGCTTGTTCAAGCGCAGTTAACAGATCTTCAGTTGAAGCATCGACATCTAACTGTGGAGCGTCATCTTTATTAGTGGACGAATACGAATAATCAACCGACTTACTGTTAGCCCATGTTTCGATATTCTTTAAGAGTTTATCTGGAAGCTTGCCGCCATACATCGATAATGCATCAGCGGTCGTCTCTTTCAGGTCTTTTACCGAGTCACGGGTATTAGTTTTAACTTTATCGTATAGGTCATCTTTGAATCTGGCTGCGCGATCTTTGGCATCAAACGCAGGTGAAAAGGATGTAGGAAGTAATGAGCGGATAATTCGCTGCGGCGAGCCTTTAGCAGTGAACTCTTGTTTGGCACCGGTCCATAGACCTGCGGCGAATTCACGAATCGCACCGCCTTTGCCTTTTTTCTTCTCACCCGCATTGTCACCGAAGTCGAAATCGAAATCTAGGTCAAGGTCACCCAGATCTTCGTATCCGAGATTGACATTATCGGCCATGTTTTTACCCTATTTAAGTTGCTGCTAAAAGGACACACATCATGCGGTCAGCATTACTACCTTTTAACATTACCATTACTGACTCCAAGACCGTCCCTTGGAGAATGATGCGGCCTGTGACGTCTCTCGACATTTACGATGGCCTGACCACTGAACTGAATGACAATGGTCTTTACTCCATTCCCATTTTTGGACGCGTTGGGTCTGAAGAGCGTGACCAACGTTTTAGCTACATCCACATCAAATGTTCAATCTTTCATCCTGATGTCTTCCGTGCACTGACTGCGTTAAAGCAGATGTACACAGGCATTCTTTCCGGTAGCATTTATGCCGTTTGGGATGATGAATTAAAGGACTTCATAAAATCTACGCCACTTGAGGGACAGACTGGTTTTTCTTTCTTTGTCCAGCATTGGAAAAGCATAGAATTTAAGCGCAATGAATCTTCGTCTCGAAATGACAAGATCGCCCTGGTCGAGAAATATAAAGATGTAGCGATGTATCGCAATATCTTAGTCTCCCCTGCTGGTCTGCGTGAGATCCAGATTGATGACCGTGGCCGTACTATTGAGAATGAAGTCAACTCGCTTTATCGCAAGTTACTCTCAGCTGCCAACACCATTACTGATGATCCTGCGGCTGCTGATACGTCGTTATACGACTCTGTGCGCTGGTCATTGCAGAACCGCTTTAATGAGATCTATAAAAGCTACGCTGACATGCTGGAAGGCAAGCGTGGTATTCTGCAACAGAAGTGGGGACGTCGTCGTATCTTCAACGGTACACGAAATGTAATTACCGCAGCACCGGTCGGTACCATGACATTAGGTGCGTTAAACTCACCACACATGAACGATACCCAAATCGGTCTGTACGAGTTAGCCCGTGGTGCACTACCTTTAACGGTGCATGGTCTGTTGAATGGCTGGTTGAAAAACGTCTTTAATGACGGAACCCGTATTCAAGTGATCAACCCCAAATCGCTTAAACAAGAAACCATTGAAGTTGATGTCTCGACGGTTGCCAAATGGACAACGCAGGAAGGATTGGAAAAACTCATTGGTGGCTTTGCCGACACAACCATCCGTAATAAGCCGATCACGATTCAAGGTCGCTATATTGGTTTGGTCTACGCGGATAACAATCACTTCCGTGTCTTTGGCGATATCGGTGAACTCCCGGCGAACTTTAGCCGTGAGCTCGTTCATCCAATGACTTATACGGAACTTCTGTACCTGTGTCTGTATCAGCGCTGGAATACCCTTTATATGCTGGTTACCCGTTACCCGATTACCGGTATGGGTTCTGTTTACCAGACTAAAGCTTTCGTGCGCACGACCATTAAGTCCAGTGTGAAGATTGAACTGGATGGTAACTGGCAGCCGATCCCTGATGCGTATGCTACAGCGTTCCCGGTGCATGATCGTTTCGCTGAGTTCATGGACTCCCTCTCAGTACACCCTTCTCGCTTAGGCTTGTTAGGTGGTGACTATGACGGTGATACCATGTCGGCAACGATTCTTTTGGGTGATGACGTATTGCGTGAATGTGCGATGTTACTGGCACAGCGCGAATCGTACATTACTGGGCGTGGTGAGTTCCTCGTCGATGTAACCAACGAAACCCTGGACTTTGTGCTTAAGGCGCTGACTTCTTAATAAGGTGTCCCATGATTCTTTATAATGCATTCTTTCGTCGTACGGTGGTGCGTAAGAAAGAGCAGATCTTTGGACCACGCTTTCTCCAGCTATCACAGCTGGAGTTACCCCGTGGGGCATTGCTGCACTACATCCCAAGCGACCTGACGGAATACGGGATTGAAAACAACGACATCTTAATCAACCGTTACTCTGAAGACATCTATGTCGATCACGTACCGAAGATTGAGACACCGCTTGGTAACCCACAGCGCAAACCGATTTCGTTGCTGCCAAACATCAAACGTTATCATAACTCCCATCGCCGCTTTAAGCTGGTCCGTAACATTAATTCAGTGATCCGTAATCCGCTGTACATGATCATTGAAAACTATGCGATGGCACAGCATCAGTTAGTGTATCGTCCTGCAATGTATTCCAACTATTATCGTTGGTACAACATGCAGTACACCGTGATGCACAACATGACCCGGCTGCAAGAGTCCAGTGATCGTAATCAGTTTGTTTACTTACCGATCCCGGCATCCTTACCTCAGCTGCAACAGCTTAAGATTTACGAAGAGCGGTTATCAGCAGGTCTGGATAAAGTCGCCAATGGCACTGGTCTGGAAGACTTTACTGATATCTCACCAGAGACACGTATCGGTTATGCCATGGAAGCGATGCTTGAGTATCAAGACTGCGCTGACCTCTCTGTACCAATGGCGCCTGATCAAGCGAACGCATTCCAGACCATGGTAATGTGGGCAACGGATCAACAGGTCGATCTGGCAGCCCGTATCCCTAACTACTATCGTGGTAACGCTGATTCAGTTCTGCGTGTGGGGATGGAAGCATTAGGGGCTTACGCCTCGAAGGTAATGAACTTTACACCACAGTTGTCAATGGCGGTTATGAACCGTCTGCGTACACCTGCTGATTACTGGTTCATTCACTTCTGGATGTGGATGGGCAACAAACGCGAAGCCTCTCTCTTCTCCATGCTCGACCACAATAAACTCGATAAGGTCCATTTGATCATCGGGAACGTGGGTGCGTATTCAATCGTCCGTTTGGATGTGCTGGATAAGTGGCGCACTGAGATCATGGACAAGACGTCCAATCCAGACACAGCGGTTGAGAACTTCCGTAAGCATTTGCTGAAATTCCTGACCCGTTTATTTGATGTGAAGAACGGTAACGAAACAGTTATTGAACATCTGGATGACGAGAGTGCACCCCATGAGGTTGTCGAAGTTGCGGAAGGCGAGACAGAGACGCAAAGTGATGTGGTTTCAACACCATCAAGCACCGATACCTTTGGTGTGGAAATTCCAACCCTGGAAGACGTCACCGTTGTTTCTTCGCCTAAGCCTGTTAAAGGAGCAAAAGGAAAAGACGTCGGTTCTGCCTTAAATGATGAACCGCCTGTTGATGCAACCGATATCTACGAAGCCCGTACGCTGGCTGATGATATCGACGATGATGAGTTCAACCATGATGTTGAATCCCGTCGTGCAGATCAAGTAGTCTACCAACCTAATGCAACCACCGCGGTTGAAGATGGCGTACTGCTTTATCTGGAGCGGTTAACCGATGCCGGTGTATTGACGGCTGCTGAATATAAGCGATTCAAACTGCTGGCCGAAGCGTACAAGACAATCCCTAACCCGGTTGGTCCTGGTACGCTTGCTGATCTGATGGTTATCGATCCATCGAAGGTCAGTGACCTCGGCGGACTTACCGCACCGGACTCGGTTAGTATTATCGACAAAGGTCTGCTTAAGTCATCCACCAAAGATTTTGATAAGAACTATATCAAACATCTTTTGGAAGCAGATGTGTTAAACGCAGTACTTTCAATTCAGAACTCTGGCGTAGCCGTTATCGACTACCAGCGTGAAGAAAAGAAAGATGCGAAGAACCACTATGTCGTCTATACCGTGCAGGTTCAACCTGTTGGCGGTAAAGTCACTACGCTGCGTTTTCGTTTACCGAAGATGGCCGACGATGGTTCAACTGTTGTCAATGGCGTGAAGACCCGTTTACGTAAACAGCGTGTCGACATTCCAATCCGTAAGGTCTCTGCCAGTCGTGTGTCACTGACGAGCTATTACGGTAAGCTCTTCATGATGCGTTCTGAACTCAGTGCTTACAACTACAGTGAGTGGCTGGGTCGTCGTATCATCGCGCTCTCTATCCAGAAGAACCCTGATGTAACCAAACTGGTACTCGGTCGTGCGTTTGATCCTAAGGTGCGTGTTCCTCATTTATACGCCATCCTGTCTCAACGCTTTAAAGGCTTCCAGTACATGGACTACGAATTCAACTTTAATCGTCGTGAGATGATCGCCTTCTTTGGTGACGAGTTGGTTTCGAAGTATGCACAGAACCGTCTGGTTGTTTGTGGTATTTGTGAAGAGCAGTCATTGCTGATGGATGATAACGGCACGCTCTACCTGGCTAAAGATGATACCTTATCTAACCTGGGTGATTTCGAAACCCTGATTGGTCTGGAGACTTCTAAGGCACCGGTTGAGATCGTGACCCTCGGGATCTTTAAGCGCGCAGTACCAATCGGTCTGATCCTGGCGTACTACTATGGCCTGGGTAATCTGATTGAGCAGCTTAACCTGCAAGTACGTACCGTTAACCGCGGTGAGCGTTATCAGCTGACCAAAGACGAACGTGTGGTACTCTTTAATGATGAAGCCTTAATCTTTAACCGTACTGATCGTTTAGGTGCGATGTTACTGAATGGTTTCAACATGTACGACAAAGAGGTCAGTCGCTTCTCACGTTATGACTTTGATCGTAAGTCAGTTTATCTCAACGTGTTGTCGTCAGCCGGTATGGGTGTTCGTTGGTTACGTGAATTTGATCTGATGCGTGAAATGTACATCGATCCGATTACCCGTGATGAACTCCTGAAGATGAATGCGCCGATCAAGTTTGATCTGTTACTCATCCACGGCGTGAAGATGTTGTTAAACGACCAACACAGTCGTGAGACATCATTCCGTGAACAACGTGTGCGTGGTGCTGAACGTCTGTCGGGTGCGATCTATTTGGAACTGGTACGCGCGATGCGTATTCAGAAAGCCCGTGCGACTTCAGCGAAGGTAGGATTGGAACTTCATCCAGATGCAGTTTGGTTTGAATTGATGAAGGACACCTCAAGTATTCCAGTTGAGGAATGTAACCCAATCCATAACGTCAAAGACTCTGAGGTGATTACATACGGTGGTAGTGGTGGACGTACATCACGTTCCATGACCAAACCATCGCGTGAATACATTCCAGATAACATCGGGATGATTTCAGAGGCATCTGTGGATAACGCCGACGTAGGCTATACCGCTTACCTGTCGATGGACCCATTGATGACTGACTTGCGTGGTAACACACAAGCGGCAACGGACGATACCAACCCAACGCATATCGTGTCGACCTCCGCACTGTTAGCGCCGGCTGCAGATCGCGACTCACCAAACCGTACCAACTTCATCTCAATCCAGCACTCGCAAGGTATGTATGCGGATGGTTATCAAACCACACCGTACCGTACTGGCGCTGAGCGTGTCATTGCGCATCGTGTAAGTAAGCTCTTTGCTTACGCGGCAGAAGAAGATGGTGTGATTGCCGAGATCTCTGCTAAACATTTGATTGCCGAATATAAAGGTCGTCGAGTGGGTGTTGAGCTGGGTATCCGTTATGGTAGTGCATCGGGTACAGTGTATGTGCATCCGATCATTACAGACATGGCGGTAGGGCAGACGTTTAAGAAAGGGGATGTTCTGGCGTGGAACCGAAATTACTTCGAACGTGATTTCATGGAACCGACGCAAGTCTCCTGGAAGGCAGGGGCAATGGTGCGTGTTGCATTGATGGAGGAAGAGTTCACTTTCGAGGACTCCTCAGTTATCTCTCAACGCACAGCTTTACGGTTAGGTACCCGCACGGCTAAACCTATTGCGATTACCGTGGACTTCAATCAGGAAGTGCGTAACTTACTCCCGACCGGCACAAAAGTTGACTCGGAAACTATTTTATGTACCCTGGAAGATCCAGTGACGGCGAACCTTGGGCAGTTTGACGATGAGTCATTTGACTCACTGCGCATTCTGGCTAACAAGAACCCGAAAGCAAAAGCAGTTGGTGAGATCGCCCGTATCGAAGTGACCTATCGTGGTAACATTGACGACATGTCAGAATCGTTAGGGGTCATTGCTAACCGTTCAGATCGGGAACGCGCTAAACTCAATCGTCAATTAGGTAATGATGCCGCGAATACAGGTGAGTGTTTGACACCGGTTCGTGTACAAGGCACACCGCTGGAACTTAACCAAGCTATCATCGAAGTTTATGTGATCACACCAATGCCAACTCGTTCTGGCGATAAAGGTGTGTTTGCTAACCAGATGAAGTCTACGTTCGGTTCTATCATGCCTGATGGCATCATGACGAAATCCGGCAAACGCCTGGATGCGAAGTTTAGTAACAAGAGTATCGCTAACCGTATGGTAACCTCTCCTTACGTCATGGGCGTAACAAACGTCCTCCTCGATACCATCACACGTCGTTCCATTGAGATGTGGAAACGTCTTAAAAGGTAATAATGATGAACAAAGACATTTTAGAAGTCCAGAAGATGCTAATCGGTGGAGGCTTCAATGTCGGGAAGGCTGGAGCAGATGGTCTGTATGGACCGTCTACCCGCGAAGCCCTTCGTCAATGTATTGCCAAAGCAACAACCGGTGGGGCAGCAAGCCCCACCACTCCTATCATCACTTCAGGTGACGGGTATGACTTAGCCTGGAGTGCGAAAGTCACTCCAGAGTTCTGTCGTAAGGTTGAGCATATGGCGCAAGCATTGCTGATGCCCGATGACGGTGCGAATAACTTCATGGCCTGCATGGCTTTTGAATCTGCTGAGACCTTCAGCCCTAGCATCCAAAACCAGGGTGGTGCGCCTTATTATGGCTTGATCCAATTTGGCGATGCGGCTGCTATCGATTTGAAAACCACAACTGATGCTCTGCGTAAAATGACAGCGTTTGATCAGCTGGACTACGTGTATGAATTCTTCCGTCCCTATGCCGGTAAGTTGAAGTCACTAAGCGACATCTATATGCGCATTCTGTGGCCGAGAGCAGTTGGCCAGCCAGAGTCGTATGAACTGTGGAACAAAGCAACACGCCCAACAACCTATTTACAAAACCGCGGTTTGGACATCAATAAAGATGGTTCGATAACCAAAGCCGAGGCTGCGCAAATGGTACAGGCAAAATTGACCCGTGGCATGCAACCACAATTCCGTCGTAAGTTAACATAAGTTTTTATAAGTAAGGAGAGGTGTATGTCACAGACAGCACTGTATGATAACGCGAACGTTATTGCGAACATCATCAGCGTAGCCGCGGCCGTTCACAAGAACGTTGCGGGAAATGAATTTGCAGCTTTATCCACGCCGAAAGACCCGGATGCGGTAAACTATCTGCTTGCGGCTAAACTGCAGGCGCGTATGGCTGCCATGATTGCGAATGGAGTCAATAAATGATCAGACCATCTGAAGCAGCTGCCGGTACTGATTTAGCGCGACTGCTGACCAGTGCCGGGGTTAACCTGGTTTCTGTCAATGGCGGCCCGCTTGATGCACTGCGCATGGCAACCGATATCGTCACCCCGGTTGTCGATGACAATATCGAAAGCACACTGGTTAACCGCACTAAGTCTGTATCGCTGGGCGGTAATAATGAAGACGGTTCTCCACGTGAGATTCCATCTGAACACGGTTGGGCGAAACAACGTTTAGTCGAAGCACTGACTGCCGGCGTACAGCAGATCTCTGCTGCGGCGAAGAACGTCGTAATCCCGACGATCAAACTGCTGCATGACCGTGTCGACCAGTATGTCGATGCTAAGTCAGACCCTGCCAGTTCAATGCCGGACATCAACGTTTACGTTTATGATAAGGTCTGGGATTCACAGGTGGTTGATGGAGTTGTTACTCATTACGCACAGGTTGGTCTGGTTGGCATGCCGACCGTTGAACTGCCAGCGCTTACTGATGAACAGCTCGCTGAACTGACGCAAACCGGTTCTTCTGAGTTCGCTGATTTCGTTGGTAAGCAGCTGGGTAAGAATCCTAATCTGGCACGTGCTATTTACCAGATTTGGTTCCAGGGCGCACTGACTTCAAGTCAGGATGAGTTTGTTTATCTGAGCCGTGTGCTGCAGACGAACAACACTGATCGCAACATCCAGGTGTTTGGTAATGACGCGCTGGATACTCGTCGCGTATACGAGCCGCTGGTGATGGCTTACCTGATGGCCGATAACCTGTATAACAACCCAATCACTAACAGTGGTTTGTCAGGCGACCGTTATGCCATGGTTATGTCTGCTTTCCGCGCACACTTCGCTAAAGTCATTGAGCGCATCTATCGTACACGCATGGGTAACCTTGATCGTAAGATCTTGATCATCAGCATGCCTGTAGCAGATGGCTGGCGTTTAAATGGCTTGTCAAGCGAAACCCTGCTGCTGAACGGCGATGTTTATCAGTGGTATCTGCAAGGCGGCGGTTCGGTCGAAGGTATCCTGGGTAACGTGCATGGCGAACGTTCTGTCAATGCGCGTACTATCCTCGATGCGAAAGATCGTAACGAAGCGGAATACGAGCGTGTTAGTTCGTTAGCCAAATCTCTCGCGATCACCAACAAGCACACGCTGACCATTCAGGGTATCATGAACGCGGTGGACAACCACATCGTTAATGAGATCTCTGATGCACGCTGGAAGGAGATCTACGAGAAGTACAGCTACGAGCAGAACAAGAACGATGCCATCACGGATATTCGTTACTATATCTCCACGCTGCAATCCGTACCAACCTACCAGGCAGTTGACGACGTGCTGACCTATATCGTGACTAACATGATCTACGGTCCGCTGAACGTCTCTTCCTTCTTGAATGCCATGGCCAACTACCCGGACCAGACTCTGAGCCCGCGTGAAATCGCATCGCATGTTGAGATGGATATCGTGATCGACAACTTGCTGCAGATGACCTACTACACCGGCGTTCGCTAACCTAACAGGATGGAAACATGGACCTGTCTACATTAACACGCAACAAAGACAAGGTCCGTGCCAACCTTGTGGAGTTAGACGATAACTCGGTGGTAGCAAGAGAGGGGTGTAAGATTTACATCCCTGGTCGTTACGTCAACAAAGGGTTGGCAGGGATCGGTGACTCGATCTGGACCGTGGGTATCTACACCATGGTGACGGACTCTGGTTACTATTGCGCTGCGCTTGGCCCTGCATTAATCGCGCTGGAACCAACTGATATCCGCCAGGTAAAACTGGATGGTAACCCGTACTATGAATTCTCATTTGCGCCGGGTGCGACAGTTATTAAGTCAACAGTTGTCGGTAAGAACGATCGTATTATCGGACCGCTCTTTAATGAGTTCATTATTAATGGTAATGTGAACTACGGGTTTAACTTGCTCGATCTGATTAAGCTGTTCAAGCTTTCACAGAAGTACTGTGGTTTCACCATGGGTACGAACAACCAGATCTTCGAAGCGATTATCAACATCATCGCTCGTGACAGCAAAGATCTCAACAAGCTGTATCGCTACACAGTGACATCGCTTGAAGATATCTACACTAACCCGCCTACCATTATCGGTCTGCGTAATGCGGCTAAGACGTCGACGAACACCGTGGCGAAACTGGTGGGTAGTTATTTTGCGGATGGCTTAGTCTCTGCATTGATCAATCCATCAGATCGTGTAGAAGGCGTTGAAGAGATTTTAAGGAAATAATTGTGGATAACACTACGGCGCAAGCTATCGGTAATTTTCTTGATCTTTTTCCCAATAGCATTCGTAATAACGTGGATATCGTGGAAGCGCCGGAAGGTGGCACCATTGCTTTCCACATCAGTACTAACCCGAAGATCAAAGTATTCGAGCCTCGGGTCTCTCGCCGGACCATGAATAAAGAAGACCGTAGTGTTCCAAGAGTTTCTGCTGCTGCTACCTTAAACGGTTGTCTCTCTGGATACGCTGCGGCAATCTTTGATTGGGAGACACCTGGTCCGTGGGCTGGCGGCTGGAAGATCTATGCACTACGTTATGATCTGGCGTTAAAACCGAATAAGAAGATTCTGGCTGATGTCGAGAGCACTGAAGAGATCTGGCTCGTTGGTTACGATAAAGAACACCGGGTTTATCCGGCTGTCCCAATGGGTGAGTTCTTTTTTACCTCGATTGCCCGTCAGTCTACTGGCGAAAAGAATCGACCGCGGAAACTTGCGGTTACGGCATACATTCGTGTTGGCGAAGGCTACACGCTTCCTTTGAATAAGACTACGTTATTACGCTCAGGATTTTACCAACTCACGTATAACGACTACTATCAGGCAATGGATCTTCGGAACCCGCAGGATGTTATCGTTAAACCTATTTCAGAGTCTGTGTATCAAAGCTTTAAAAAGTTAGATGCCGGATTGCTGAGTTATTAACTTATTCGGTGAAATCATGCCAGCTAATATTTCCTTTACCTGTCAGGTGCTTCGCGGTACCAACAAAGCAGGTTTGTTAAAGCCGGATGCTAACGGGTATTATACCGTTGTACTCGGTGGATTTAATATCCGCAATGAAATGGGTAACTTCTACCCGTTCAACAAATACCTGGAAGAGATCTTTAAGAACAGCTCAACCTTCATGCGTAAGATCGAGAAGGGGCAGCTGCGCGGAGAGTGTGATCATCCGCAACCGTGGAAAGGCATGACCGAACGTGAATGGTTTAGCCGTCTGCGTAAGATCGAAACCAGTCGTGTATCACATCACATCCGTAACGTGACGCTGGACTTCAACAACTATCGTAGTCAGCATGGCGAAACCATGGTGGCGGTATTAGGTGAAGTCAAACCTGCCGGTGGTGAACTCGGTGATAAACTGCGTGCCTCATTAGAGAACCCGGATGAAGACACTGCCTTCTCTGTTCGTTCTCTGACACTGGACCAACCAATGGTTACCGGTGCATGGCGTAAAGATATCTACGAGTGCGTGACCTGGGACTGGGTAGAAGAACCTGGTGTGCGTAATGCCACTAAGTATCATTCGCCTGGGCTAGAGTCATTCGACTCGTATGAGTTCTCTGCACAAACTGTTGGCGATATCCTGCTGTCTGGTAACGCTAACGTGGGTTATGGTTTAGAAGCTGACGCAACTGACCCACAACCACTGCGTGACCTGATGAAAGATTATCAGGCTGAAGCAGGTAGTAAGATCCTCACTCGCAAGTCCTTTATGCGTTGGTAATCTAAGGGCAGGGGAAACCCTGCCTTTATGCCGTCTGTAAAATCGTACCGACCTTCCTCTTAGTATGTACAAAAATCTTAACCGGGAATTCATCATGATTGACGCCCCTCATGATTTGGTCAAAGCAATCTTTGCCATGAATGACTTAGCGCTCTTTGTTGAACGCTATCAAAACGCCCACAGTCGCATTGTAACAGCTTTTAGTAATGCAGCTATGTCGTTGGATACTTCTGACAAGAAAGTTCGTGACAATGTGTTAGCGGAGCTTTTAAAGGATATCTCGGCCATCATTATCGGACAACCTGTCACCAAGCCCTGGCCTTTGGTTGATATGAACCCGTATCACATTGGTCTGGCCTATCGTCAGGAGTTCCTATCCCTTGTCATCAATGATGATATCGGCATGGAGCACATTAACCTGTTTATCAACAAAGTGTACTTTCCGGCATTGCGTCTTGATGACTTGCAAGACGTGTTAATGAAAGAAGGGAAGAATGCAGTGTGGACTGAGCGCGTAGTAAATGCGATGGCAGGTCTTTGTCACCAAGCGGCTTGTCTGCGTACGGCTGATGCGCTAGATATTCCTAAGTCGGAAGATGTAGCCCGTGAGTATGCTAACAACTGGGTGGAGCAGAAAGATGGATAAGTCATTAGCAACGCTTGTGAAAATGTTGGCAAACGATTATGCGTGTCGTATTGAAAAAGATCGTTTCAATGGCGTGTTACCAAAGACGTTGCACATGCGTTCATTGCGCCAAGCAAGTGATGCCGTCATCGATCTGACTAAGGTCACTTTGTCGGCTGCGTCTCTGAAAGACCTCGATTCAAAAAATTCATAAACCTATATTACCAATGTGCTAAGTATACTCTGTGTAATACCAGTACATTTAACTCCAGTAACGAAAAGGAAAGAATCACATGAGCAAGACTACCGATGTAAACGCAACTACCCGCGCTTTGGCTGACTCTCTGAAATCAGCGATGACCAAAGGCACTAACGGCGGTTACACTGCAGCAGAAGGCTGGTACGGCGAGAACCTGCCAGAAGGTCTGACTGTGGAACAGCGTCAACGTTTCGACGAGCATGACAGCTCCGTTACCGCAGCAACGGTACTGGCACTCGGCGAACTGGCAATCCCGGATATGAAAGAAAACGCGGATATCACTGAAGCGACTGTTTCTATCAATCTGGGTGCAAACCGCATTAACGCCTCTGTACTTCGCGACTACACCAACGGCAAAGAAGCCTATCATGGCCATGCAATTGCAAGCTATGAAGTGAACAGCGCTGGCGTGAACCGTGGCGAACTCGGTCTGGCAATGACTGCAGTCCGTAACCTGGCAGATGAACTGCTGGGCTAAGTAAAGATGTAACCACGGAAAGCTTAGACAACTTTCCGTGTCAAACATATCCGGCCATAAGGCCATCCACTAATAAAGTGTGAAAGTCAACTTCACGCATTAGAAGTGCGCCCGAAAGACATTCAAAAAATAGACAAAGTAATCAAAGGTGCGGACCGGAAAAACCGTACCTTTCTTTACTGTGTTTAATTCCAAACACGGTACTCACCCTCAGCATTCAGAAAGAATGCCAAATGAAAGGATAAAGTACATGAAACTCAATATCGATGCGAACGTAATCAAATCTCCTCTGCAAAGTGAATTTGTGATTGCTGATCGTATTCAGCTCGAAACGGATAGCCTGTCTATTATGCTTAACGCGATAGACATCAACGTCCCGATCAACAATATCAACACCGGTACGTTCAACGAGTTCCGCTATGAAGGTCGCCAGAAAGAAGGTAACTGGATGGCGTACTGGGTCGCTGTGAAAGCGAAAGACCTGATCGAACTCTATCCGCATATCCATGCGCATCTACCTGGGGCGGTACGTAACCAAACGCCTTATGATTTCCAGATGAGCATTGGTTATGGCATCGAGCCCCTCAAGGCATTTGAACGAGACCCTAATCAACCAGCATCCCGTTACATCGAAGTGAATGCCGTCGAAGCCGGTAGCGAAGAGCTTGCTGTACGTCAGGTGTTATCTGCAGTTGCCGGTCAGTTACTGACAAGCCACCGCGATAACGCACACTTCGTAAACATGATTAGTGTGCATATTGCCGAACAGTTAATCCATTTGGGGATGACTCACTTTAAACAAGGTGATCTCAAGTTCAACGGATTCCTGCGGACACACAACGGCCTGGTTCAAACAGAACGTATGTGGCGTCTAGGCAATCCTGGTACCGGCAAACTGTCTCTGCGCCAGACGTTGCTCACGCAACAAACTGGGCCTAATACCCGCACTACTCATTTGGTCAATGCAGATGACCATCAGGTATACGGGATTGATGGTAAGTACGAACAGCCGAACGGTTCCATGAACGCAGGTTTTATGCCAGGTTTCAATTCATTCACGGGTGGTAACCAAGGTCATTACAACACGCCTGGCTACGCTCAGCAGTACGGCATGCCAGCAGGACCGCTGTCATCAGATGGTCCAAACTATCAGCCGATGAACATGCCAATGCAATTCGGTATGGAACCAGGTATGAATCCGATGCAACAGCTGGCAAACAGTGCGCCAAATCAGTCCGTGACTATGCCTGGTGTTAAACCACTGATGGAACACACACCTGAAGAGTTACGCAAGTTGATGCCTTCGATGTACGGCAATGTATCAGACAAAGTTGAAACTGCGCCAGTGCCAGCTATCAACAATCGCACTCTGACTGAAAGTGATCTGGGGCCACGTAACGAAGACACGCCAATCGTCGGTAAGGTGGTAAGCATCGAAGTAGCTCCGGTGCTGATTACCGAAGACACTGCATCAGTGGTTACCGATGGTAGTCACAATGCATACGGCGTATATCGTCGCGAGAAACAAGATGATACGACCCTTGCAGTACATATCGGTGATTTCCTTAGCGCCGATCTGGCTGTGAAGTATGCTATCAAAATGGGTAAGTTCTTTAACGTGTATGTTGACGACTACGTTAGCGCTCCTCCTGTAGAAGCTAACGAGTAATTAGTTTCCTGACAATAATAAGGGGGTCGGCATGACTGACCCCCAGTTTTAACATTCGCCATGAAGGGGCCTGGAGCCCCTTTTTTTTTACCCCAATATAAAAGAGATGACAGGCGATGACCTGTTGTCCTTTACCCAACTCTTTTTTTTTATTCAAAGATTATACACAGCTCATTTATAGTGAGGTTTCTATCATGAACATTTGGACCATGCAAATCGCTAGATGGAAACTCGCTAAAGATCGCGGTATCGTATTTATCGACACCACCATTAAGTCCGCTAAAGAGTATGCTTTCCTGGCCCCTACTTGGGATATGGTCATGGGACATAAACAAGGTAGCATCAGTGATAACGGATACACTGAACTTTACTATGAGTTGTTAAGATCCCGTTACAAAGCGGATAAACAACCCTTTCTAAAGCTTTTGTCAGATTTTAAAGATTGTGATATTGCCATCGCTTGCTATTGCACAGCGGGACAATTCTGCCACCGTCATTTGCTTGTAAACATTTTGCAGGCAATCGCAGTTAAAGAAAAGATACCTTTCGATTATAAAGGTGAGCTTATTTTAGGAGAGCACGTAACATGAATTCTGTACCATTGAGTTACGCCCCGGTACAAGGAGCGACTGAGGTCCCTTCCATGGAGATCCTTAACCCACCAAAAGGTGCACGAGGTGTCCGTGGTCAAATGGTACTGCGTATCTTTCATCGTGTGAATAACATGATCATTCACACTGAAGAGATGATGGTGCCGGTTTACAACATGCGCCCTTGTGATATTAACATGTTTCTTTTCATGGACCCAACTATGCAGTATGGTTCCTCGCCGTTGGCGTCAGGTGCTTATACTGTCGATGGAAAGATTTATATGGACATTGAAGTTAATTTGGAGAAGATGCCCATTTCGTCGCAAGATGTTAGTCGTTATTGTTTGGCTCTGTTTCAAAATCGTTTTCGTATTTCGCAGATGGAATCAAATTAATTTCAAGACTATATCACTTGCGTGAGCAATAATAAGATAAAAAGGTTTTGACTATGCGTATCCTAGCTTGGCTGAATAACCAGATTGATTGGTTCCTCGCCAACAATACAGCCCAAATCCTGTCTGCAATATTTGCGCTATTGATTATCTGCATGCTGGGTTGGGAAGCACGTACTGTTCGTCAAACCACCAAGTTCGAAAATAGCTTACGTCTACTTATTGGTAAGTATAACTTGTACGAACCGAAAGATGTCATGGCATTGAATGAACGTGCTAACGACATGTTTGAACTCTATGTGGAAAGTTTACATGAATGCGGGATTCCTGTGTATGACAGGCAAGCAGAAATGGAACACTTTATAACGGGGTTCTTTCACGGATATGTTATTGGACGACGGGTGATAGAAAGAGTGCATCCAGATCCTAATGTAGTGAAAGTATTTGAACGGCGTTTTTACAACTATCTTGACAACATCAGATAAACCGGCATAAAGGAGAGACCCCCGCGAGGGAGTCTCTCCTGTCTTATGCTGATTTTTTTTTTGATCAGTTAGTGACCTGGTTATTACGAGCGTCTTCAACATCCTGCGCGTAACCATGCTTGATCGCCTGCACATCAGCGGTGATTTGCTTCATGCGGTCTGGCAGATCTTGCGTGTACGGGTTAGCGTTCAGCGGAGCAGTATCTTTAAGGATACGAGCAGCCAGCTGATCAACGGCCAGGTTCATGATGAACGTACCGGTGAACTCGATGCTGTGCACCCAGTCAGCTGCACCCTGAGACTTGTCGAAACGAGACTCGCGAGTACCAGAAGACTTAGGACGCATGTTAACACCCAGATAGGCGTTAATGACTTCCAGACCAGTCGGGTCAGATTCAACGTACAGGCAGACCATTGAGATCATGTCTGGCAGTAAATCTGTCGGCGGGTTAGGGTAGGTCATGATCAACGGACGTTTAACATCCGGGTCCATGATGAACAGACGGATCCACCACTCGAACAGAGTACCGTGTGGGAAGCCGTACTTTTCACCGATCTCATGAACCGGTACAGGTTGCTGTTGGGTAACGTTACCTGGGTCGTGCTGTTCAGCACCGGCACCGCCGGCAGGCTGAGTGAAGTCATCAACCGTCAACGCGCGCTGGAAACCCGTAATAGTACGGGTGTGTTTTTCCATCACGGTTTTGATGTGACCATGCCACAGTTCAGGATGATCCAGATAACGGATAGCACCAGGTGTTTCGAGAACGAAACAGCGCAGTTGCTGCTGGCGGAAGCCGGCGTTGTCAACGTAACGTGCGAGGTTGGCGTTGAAGCCAAAGTAACCGCCCGTGAGGGCGTTTACCATGGTTGCGTTCGTGAACGCTGCCGGACCTACCCCAGGCTGGGCGGTACTGTCAGTAAAACGTGGCATATTACACTAAGTCCTCTTGGTTACGTGAGACGACCGTGAAGCTGCCGACGTACATGCCTTTATTAAAGGCTGCACTCACCTCACAGGAGTAGCGGACGCGTGAATTCTGGTCTGCGATAGTACGGAACGAGTTCACGCTGATAACAACGCGGTTGTCGTAACGGTCCTTACACAGGTTTTCCAGAATACGGTTCAGCTCGCTCAGAGTCTGCGCGGTGGTACGGCGAGTGTCCACACCTAACATGCGATACGCCTGCTGGCACATTTTCTCAATGTCCACACAGATCGCCAGCGAGATTTCGTCACGCAGCACGGATGCTTCGGTATCGTACACGGTCTGCACATGCAGAACATACGCTTGCTTACGGTTATAAGTTTGCGCATAGTTCAGGCCCAGGCCCCACTCGGTATTACGAACTTCGTTTGGTTCCCAAAGTGAATCCAGGTTTTTCAACAACTGCACTTTGTTGTTTTCAGCTGCGTCGTACGCAAACGAGTTCTTCAACACGCCATCAGCAGCACCCGCATAACGAGAACGCTTATAAGCATGATCCAGCAGATGCGGGTAGAAGTCATCGCCATCATCTGACGCTAACTGACCAGACTGCATGAAGAACACTGCACGACAGGTTGAGGTGCCGTACAGGGATGACTCTGGGTAGAGCATCGCGTAAGCACGCAGAGACGCCGCCATAGAACGTTGTTCCAGACTTGACAGGCGAGCACCACCGGCAATGAAGGTACCAACGTAGCAGACGATGTCTTTACGTTTACCCAGCAGAGAGATCATCGACTTCTTGGTTTCGATACTGTAGCCAGCATCCCAGTAAGCCGATACCGGATAACGTGCATCATCCAGCATCTCGATGTCTTCCAGCGCACCGTAGTTGTCGAACTGCTCTTTACACAGCGCGTCGTATACGGAAGTCGGGGTAATCGCTTTGCCGTTGGCATCAGTACCAGACAGCGTACCATCAGAACCACCTTCAGCATAATAGATCGCTGTGTCGTTCAGGTTGATGCCGCCTTCAGCAGCGCCTTGCAGACGGAAGGTGTAGTAAGGACTGCCGTAGAAGTCCACACCGCCGATGAAGTTGATCTGATGCTCGGCATTTTCACCTTGCAGCAGGCCAGTGTTCACAGGTTGCTCTGCCGCGTAGATCTGCTTCAGAATTGCATCCAGGTTAGACTGATACACATACAGCCCGTCCATTGGACCCGGCATTGGGGATGTGCCGTCATCACCGCTGTTCGCGTAATCACGCAGACGGATCGCCAAACCATACTTCGTGTCAGTCGCTTTATCAACGACGTCCTTACGGAAGGCAAAGTTGATATTAGACGCACGGTCCAGTGTCAACTTAGTCACCGCAGTGGTTTGTGCATTTGGACGTTCGAAGAAACGCAGACGATAGAGCTGGCTCAGCTGATCAACGGCAACATTGCTGTTCAGTGGGTCAGTGCTCTTAGTCGTTGGTGCCCACAGAGACAGGCCAACGTTATTACCGTATGCACCTGGAGTAGAAACTTCCAGATCCAGAATCGGGTAATAATCAGACTGAACGCCAGTACTTGACATCAGCTGACCTTTGCGCTTCTCAGAAGTGCCGAACGGTTTTGCAGAGTCACGGTTAACCACCAGACGACCGACCAGACCAGTTGTAGTCGTGTCTTCGAAAGTTGGATTACCATCTGCATCTTTGACCACAGCGCCATCTTCATCGCGCGCATAGTCTTTAAACGTGTCAGCGACGAGTTCAATCCCCAGAGTGAACATCGCTGGCTTAATCGCATCAGCCGGCAATACGCGCTGAACGATAAGGGTATTTGCCGCCTGGCTAAAAATGTTCGCAAAGGCAGAGCCCATTGTGAAGAACTTAGACAGGTGGTTAAAGGTTGATGAACCATACAGCGTGGCCAGCAGCGTCGGGTCGATCAATTGGGGCTTGAGATCACCGCGCTCTGCCAGTAAGTAGATATGCGGAAGGTGCTGGGGGAACACCTCCGGCACAGCTACCGGTGCTTTTACGGAATCATCCCTGATACCATTCAGGATAAACCGTGGTGCACCGTTGGAGATATTTGACATTACTGTCTCCTTCACTATCGATAGTTTGTTTGTTTGTCACTTGCGGGAAACTTAGTTTGCCTTAATTAAGGTCTACCACGTACATCCTGTTTACCCGGGAGTAGAAAGTAAATGGTATGGTTCACTATTAGCTTTAACCCTATCAGTGCCATAGAATAAAGTGTTATTCTTAACATAAACGCCTATAGAGGGTTTTTATCGATGTTTAAGTCCCCTTACAATACCACGACCGCACGTTGGATGCCGGGGTTGGATGGTATTAGAAAAGAATTGCGGTTGGCGAAAATTGAACGGCGTTTGACTCCTGCATCCACAGCGATTCCGGTTAGTGACCCTCTTGGCGCTGCTCCATCAAGTAGTGATCGACTGTGGTATGTCGTCAGTGGTTTGCCAGGCGTAGAACGCATTCCTCCTTTTATGCACCCTGTGATGTTTACCGATACCTTAGGGCGGGAAAACATGGCAGTGGATCTAAGAGCAGCTGTTGGTCTCAATCCGACCGGTCAAGGCTTGGTTATCCGTAACCGAAATGGTCAGCTCGATGCCGAGCAATTAATCGTACGTATGAAAGCGACCTGGCATTGGGAATCCGAACCACGTGGCCCAAGCGACATGCTTAACATGAGTCCAATTCCAATGCGTATCTTTGCACGTTGGTTAACGGAATCTGTTGCGCGTCGTATTGGTCTGGATTACGACGCAGTGCCACGTTACCTGGTGTACGCTTCCTGGTTCTACTTCTGTCAGTTCTTTGAAGCATCTCAGATGAGCGATGACCTGCGTATGCTCGCCATTCAAAAGATTTCCACTCAAGGCAAACTTGCCCGTAATATCGTGGCGGATGTTTTGATAGATGTCGACTATATTGGCAGCATCACAGAATTCTGCGATAAAGCACAATCCGTGGTTGGCGCTGATCAATTAAGTCTGGTTGATGTGAAGACCATTATTACCTTAGCGGGTTCTGCATGGTTTGGTCAGAATGCCAAAGAAGCCGGCGGCGTTGCATTGGAGTATCCGCCAATGTTCCTGTCGATGCTCTATGGTTCGCTCGGTAACCGTGCTTATCGTAATACTGCCATTGGTACTATTGCCGATCGCAAAGATTACAAACAGGATTCAGCTATTTTCCTGCGAGCCTTCTTAGGAACGATTAACGATTAAGCGGGGTGTGTATGACAAGTCCGTTAGTGGAACATGCGATTGAATACGCATGGGCCAACCCACAAGCGGATAGACAACACGTTCTACGTCTGGCAAGGGTGTCACGTGATGTCGGTGCTATGAACTACACCAGAGTCATGCGCATCGATATCCCCTTGCCAACACGAGAAGAAGTCTATCACGTTTTTCAGATCGGACAGAACCACCCTTGGGAGTGGAACTTTGGGACACGTTATGTCACCCCGATCCCGTATGAGACTTGGATACCATTAACTGAACTCAATGAGAAACAGTTGCTGGTCACCAACGCTTATATGGACAATGGTGTGCAGTTTCCTAATGCCGGCGTATTTGTACGCATGCGTTATGATCATAACATCATTGTGGCTGTAAAACAATTTGCCAATATGACCGTGCCGCGTAACGTACAATGTTATCTGCGCGTGTACTCGAATGCACAATTCGAAGACGGTGATCTGTGGGGGCTTGCCATTGAGAACTTCGGTGGCATGTGTGTTAACCCAACCCAAGTCCTTGAATGGCAGAACCGTTATCTCACATTAAAGAACAGCGGGAAAGGTTTAGCACAAGCATTCTTAAACGGTGTGCTGGTTGATGACTTTCCACCAGGTAGTTACCGGGCCCGCGATTGGATTGATGTTCGCTACGATGCATCAGTGCGTAAAGTCGTTGACTTCAAAGTGGAAGATTTACTTTCCTTTATGTCGACCAAAGACAAGAAGCGCAAATACATCGTTCACCCTCCGCGTGGCAGCGATGATTTTGATGTCATCTATCATGATGACCTCGACTTCTGGTTAATTGGCCCCGATGGTAAAGGTGTGTACTTTCACCGTAACCAGCCAGATGCAGTACGTCAGTTAACTCATCGTGATTACAGCGTGGCAGTCGCTTACGTTGCTAACGCCGTGATTAACTTCCCAGCCTGGTTGAACGTTGATCAACTGACCTTGCGGGTAGTGATGCGTCGTGGTGGCCGTGAGAACACATTGGTTCATGAGGCACATCGTCTGAAAGAGATGTATAAGCTTCCTGACAATCTGATTCTGCAAGCCTTCCAGGGAATCGATTCTACGCTGCCTGAATGGTCTGCTGACGGATTAGAACAATCCTGGTACAATACGCTGCTTGGCACGCCGTATCCTTTCCTGGATACCCCTGTGGTGCGTGATGCGTACGGTTATAATGCATTAACGAAAGTGATGGCAGATACACCGGTTCTTACAACCACGTCAGGTCTGGGACAGATTGCACCACTGGCACCTTCTCTTCGTGAGAATGCAACGGTCTACGAATATGATGCGGATGGCAAATATCTGGGTTACCAATACTGGATTGCCGGTAGTCGTTATATTGCCCGTAGTCCTAATTGCGCGCTGATCGAACCTCGCAGTGGTCAGGTATCGAAAACCCTTGACTATGTCTTTGGTAATGCGATGGTCCCCTTGAAAAAGGAATATGGCTATCGCTTGTATCAGGCTAAGTGGGTTGAAGGTGTGGTTGATGAAACCACCTGGATCGATGTGACCAACGACAGCAGTGTTGCAAAGGTTGATAACGGCGTAGTCTCCTGGTTACACAACCCAGTACGACGTGTGGGCTTGGTGTTGTTTAACAGCAAGTTCTTAGGGTATGACTTCACGCTGAACTACGCGGACAAGTCTCTGACGTTTGCAATTACCCATACCTGGAGCTCAGGTGGATTGCTCTCGCCGTTCCCGTTAGGCCAGATTGAAGTTATCATGAATGATTACTCGCTCATCCCAGGGCTTGATTACTTCATGGACTTCCCTCGGATTGTTGTGGTGAATAAAGACTACATCAACCAAGGCGGTGCACAACGTTTCACTGTGCGCTGTACTGGCTTTGCGCAATCTGACATGTCACTGCAACCTGTCAACGATGCTGGCTGGCTGATCTTTAATCAGATCTCTGCCAACGATGTGTACAACTTACGTGATGATCGTACAGTGCGGTGTATCCTGCGCGGTAAGGTTGTTCGTAAAGAAGATCTGGTCTTCACTGAAGATCTGATGGCGCGTACACTGACAGCGTCTAGCAACGGCGACCCGTATCACATCACAAACGTCATGGCTTCAGTGCGTGAAGTCAATGATTACGACAGCTATCCGCTGCGTGATGCTTCCATTGATTTGGACAAGCGTCTATCAGCATATCTGACTGCACATCGCCCGCAACCTGATTTAGGTAGCCCTGCGGTGATTGATGACAAGTACACCTTGTACTCACCTTTCCTGTGTAAGATCATCAACGACATTCGTTTGAAAGTCTTGGTCGTCGGAACAGGTTGGCAGTCTGATCAGAATCTGGATAAAATAGTCACCCCGTATAAATGGTGGTTGAATTACGATCCCTCTATCAAAGACGATATGGATTGGACTTATGTGCAAGTACATCCGCACAATGAGGAAACCGCTATCCAGGTGACTGCTGTCGAATACGCATTCCTGAACCGTATCATTGCTCTTTACCTGAGTAACCGCGTTCAATTGTCTGGGCATCTCACGATCAAGCAGGATACCTAATAATGAGTGATCCTTTATCAAACCTTTTCGCCAGTAAGCAGACGGTTGCCGTGGTGGCCAAACCAACCATTCGTGACGAGAAAGATGAATGGCGCATTTGGAACCGCGAGGTCATTTACGTCCCTGGCGTTCCGGTAACGGAAAAGACCAACTACATCGTCCCCAAGTTCAATGATCTTGTTTGGGATAAGTCACAAGGTTGGTTCTATGTATCACATGTCGACCTGGAAGGGGACCTGACCTCTACGCTGGAAGCATGGCAGCCGGCTATGACTGAAGGCGGTGATCAGGATGATCTGGTTGTGCTGGGTAACATCTCCCGTCTGACCAGCGAGTTCATTATCTGTGCAATCGACTATTCACAGATGCCACCGACTATGATCGTTGACGATCGTATCCAGATCAATGGTTCCATGGCGAAATATGCCAAGGTGTTCCTGGGTGTGGATATCGGTACAGCCGGTCAGGTCGTAAGCTGTGTGTTTGATAGTTCAGGTAACGTAGTCAGTGAGAACATTCCGCTCGAACTGATTGCACTGCCAGGTCTGTTAAACAAAACCATTCGTCGTCCTATGGTCTGTAATGTGAGCGGTCACTTGGATGATGGCGAGATCGTGTCACTGGTTGTTTACGATGACAAGGGTGGTTGGATTCCGCCGGTGTACCGCATGACCGTACAGAACTCTGCCTTTGTTCGTCAAGCTGAGTCTGGTCAGAAGTACATCAAAGGCATTCAGTTGCTTTCGCCATTTACTTCAAGCAGCGATCCATTGCTGTTAGAAATCCCGGTGAACGTCAACAGCCTGGCATCGATCGAATTGCGTGGTCGGGTATGGTACAGTGATAACTCTTATAAAGACGTTACCATTGATGGCACGAAGATGGTACTGAACGGTGCGAAGGAATATATCCCAACCATCGTCGGTCAACGTGCTAATGTCACCCTGACCTATTTCTTGTCTTCTGATGAGAAAGCAATCGATGCGAATGGCGGTGAACTTACCCATAAAGACGAAACCTACGACATCACCACGGTCGAAGCGATCGGTGCTTATTCACCGAAGCTGTATGGTTATCCGCTCTGGGATGTGAGCCTTGGTGCGTTTACCAAAATGTCATGGTGGCTTTATAACCTCGATCGTCAGATCGCGTATGAAGTTACTGATAAAGTTGACATGGCGGTGAACTCCCCTGCATTCGACCCAGCGTTGTTTGGTACTGTCCAGCATCTGAAAGCCGCAGTGACTTTATCGCAGGTTGATAGTCGCTTTAAAGCTTATCGTCATGTGCAGGCCATCGATGTCACGCTGTATCAACCGGCAACGTTAAATGGCACAGCATGGACAGTTGGTTTTGACCCAGGTCAGAATCCTGTTTACGGTCCAGGGCTGAAATGTACCATCAAGTCCATGGCTGCAAATGCGCGTACCCTGCGTGTTGATTCTGGTCTGGCGACATACGCTGATTGGTTAGAGCAACTGTATTACAACATTCGTCCGCTGCGTGCGGTTAACTCAGAAACGAAAGCGCCTGAGCCAACCCACTTCATTCTCTACATTGACAGTACGCACGAATACCGTTTCCCGATTGCCAATTGGAACCAAGACCTCACAGTTGATATTAACGTGAGCAATGGCCAGTCGGTCTGGGTGAAATGGATTAAAGCAGATGCAGGTAATACTGAACTGCAGCTGGGTGTATCTTCACTGGTAGCGAAAACAGCTTAATCGTAATAACCTGGGTTGGTGGGGTGACCTGCTAACCCAGTTACTTTTATGCGGAACAAAAAATATGATCCTTTATTCAAACGACTGGATTAAATACCAAACGCAACCACACGTGCATTACGAGACACCGAATAAGTCTTTTACTGAAATGGCCGCGAAGTATTACGGTATGAATGTGAAGAACTGTTTATTCCATCTCTCGTTATTCAACCGTTCGTTGATTGGTGTCGATCCCCATTCTCCCAATTTGACTACTGAGCAGAAGACAGCAATTGCGGCAGAGTGTGCGATTAACTTTTGGTATTTTATTCGTGAGGTCATCCGCATTCCTGTAAAAGGTGTGGAAGGTGGTATCTCGTATATCGCTAACCGCGGAAACCTGGCGCTATCATGGCTCTACCTTTGCCACATCGATACCTTTCTGATACAACCACGTCAGACCGGTAAGTCGGTATCTACTGACTGTTTGATGTTGTGGCTCATTTACTTTGGTTCATCGAATAACTCCTATTCACTGATTACCAAGGGTGACCTTCGTGCGGAGAACATTAAGCGTATCAAAGGGATGCGTGATATGTTACCGGGCTATCTTGTTCACCGTGATAAGAAAGACCCAGACAACTCCGAGTGGATCGGTTATCTGAACCTGAAGAACGTTTATAAAGCAGCGATCGCTCAGGGTAACGAAACCGCAGCAAACAACTTAGGTCGTGGTATTACCACGGCAACCATCCACATCGATGAAGGCCCGTTCCTTTCATTCATTGACGTCACGGTTCCGGCAGCACTGAACGCCACAACCAACGCCCGTCGATATGCTGAGATGAACGGCACACCTCACGGCAACATCTTTACAACAACGGCTGGACGACGAGATTCACGTGAAGGTAAATACTTCTACGGCATCTTGCAGAAAGCGGCTGTGTGGTCAGAGATCTATTTGGATTGCGTTGACTTCAAAGAACTCTCTGAACTTATCATGAACAACAGCGGTTCGGCGGCACCGGCTGTCAACATTACCATGTCACATCGTCAGCTAGGGTATACTGATGAATGGCTGCGTAAAGTTATCGCACAGAACCAGAACACCAAAGATTCAGCGGAACGTGACTATTTAAACCGTTGGACCTCTGGTAACTTGACATCACCTCTTTCCATCGCACTGAACGAAAAGGTCACATCGTCAATGCGTGAAGTCGTCTGGGAAGAAGTCACCAAACAGAAATATATCATTCGCTGGTATATCTCAAAACGTGACATTGAAGAGAACCGAGGCAAGACCCATTATGTGATTGGGATGGATACCTCGGATGCAACCACCACCGGGGATGGTATCACAGTTGTTATTCGTGATATCCGAGACATGGGTGTGGTCGGTGTCATGAACTTCCGTAACACTAACTTAGTACCTGTCTCCCAGATGGTTGCTGAGCTTTTGATTACTCACACTAACTCAACTCTGGTTATCGAACGTAACCGTGCTCAGAACTTAATCGATCACTTATTGATTGAACTTCCTAAGCGTGGTATCGATCCATTCAAACGCATCTACAATACTCTGACAAACGATCAGACCGTTCGTCGTACAGAGTACCAGGAGATGGCGTCAACACCACTGGGCCAACGTACGCAGGAGTTCTATGACTCCAAACGTACTTGCTTTGGTTTCTGGACAGGTGCTCAAACTCGTTCGTTACTGTACGGTACTGTGTTACAAGAATCGGCTAAGCAAACAGGCTGGCTTGTTCGTGATGCGGAACTGATTAGTCAGATTACTGGACTGGTTGCTAAGAACTCGCGTGTAGACCACAAATCAAACTCACACGATGACTTGGTTGTTGCCTGGCTGCTCACGTATTGGTTTATCACCGATGCACGTCACCACGATTGCTACGGTATTAACGTTGGACAGGTAATGTCCGTCAAAGAGCGTACTCAAGTCTTCTCCGTGCAAGAAGAGGCATGGATCGAACAGCAAGAGCGCTATCGTGCCGAGTTGAGCGACATTATGGATCAACTCAAATCAACCACGAACCCAATGCTCCTCACCCGCCTTGAGAAGAAACTGGTGTTTGTGAAATCGAAGATTGTAGCAACGGATGAAGCTGCAGTCACTGTAGACCAACTATTACAAGAGGCGAAAGAGGCGAGATCATTGCGTGCACGAACTGATCGTGTTAACAGTTCTCCACTCCGTCGCCAAATGGGCTACAAGCCACCTAGCGCACGACGTACGTTTGCTGGGGCCGGTTTCTTCTAAGCCCGCTTGTACATTGTGACATAAGTCACCAGATATATAAGGGCTATGTCACAATTCAATTGCGAGGTACCTATGGTGGACCCGAAAGACTTAAATGTACTGGTAGGGTTGATCAGGCAACTGGAACTCTCGCCGTTGCCTTACAATCCCACCCATGTTCTGCAAGAAGGGATGGCTGAACTGAGCGATCGCATCATCGCCAAGATCCGTCGTCATGTCACTGATCAATACGGCTACACCAATCTACAGTTTGTGCAAGCGATGCAAACCAGCGGATTCAGTGTATTGCCATTACGACAAGATCTGGTTTCTTGTCATCTGTACGGTTTACCTACCACTAAAGGGATGGTCCAAATCCGTCCTCATTAAGGGTAGTTAAAATTTGAACAGCATAAGGAGAGGAGCGTAATGCTCCTCTCCTCTATGCCGATCTAATCGGATTTATTACGCGTCAGGGTTCTGCGGTTGCAGCTCGACGTCTGGCGTTGTTACCGGTTTGTCGATCACAACAGAACCGTCAGTTGGCGGCGCTTCTGGATCGGCTTTACCAAAGTTTGGATCAACCGGCTCCGGTTCTTCCGGGCCCTTCTCCATGATCAGGGTCAGACCTTCGATGCCGTTAGACAGTCTGGTGATCAAACCGTCAATGCCTTCGATGCCTGAACCGATTTTGAAGTAATCAGGGTATTTGGCGGCCAGACCTGACTCAATCAGATTACCAGCTGGGTAGTCCATTGATTCTAAGCCTGAGTTAACATAGCCAGCTTTGTAAGCTTGCAGTCTGTTAAGGTCGGCCGTAAGCTCTTCAATACCTGCGGCGATATCGATGGGCTGACCAGACTTGGTAGTAAGGATAGTCATGTTTTCTAAACCTCTTCAGTTATAAAAAGGACAGGCCAAAGCCCACCACATATATATTTAGCAGTTTTTACTTAATAGATGCTAAGATAGCCTGCTCTACACCTTTGGCAACATCGAGCAGTATCTTCGCTGCGGCTTCTGCAATTTCTGTAACCTGCCAGGTCAAGAACTCCCAGAACGCGCGGTGATACAGTGCGTCAGCTAACCCTTTGGTCGCAATGTCTTCAAAATCAAAATCACCGAGACCATAATTAATACGTGCAGTTTCAGCAATCTCTTCAAGCTCACTTGCTGAGTCAAAAAGACTTAGAATCAGCGCGCCTGCTTTAGGAAGGTTTTCTTTACTGATTGCAAAGATACGATCGTTATCGTCTTGCAGTTTATATTCGGGCAACTTACCGTTAATCGCCTTACTTGGTAATTCAGGGGCTGCTTTGATCAGTTCGCCGGTTACGCTATCGGCATCTTCTTCTGATGCGTTCTTAGCTTTCTTACCAAACGGTTCGACTTTCTTCCAGTAGTCCTTCGTTTGCTTCTCGCTGTCGACCACGGCCGAGTGATAGAACTTAACCAGATCGCCGACTTTCTTAACGATCTCATCAAAGTCTTTAACACCGCCAATCAACTTAACAACCGCAGCAACTGAAACACTGCCTTTTGCACTGGTCTGTGCTTCAGCCCATGCTGAGTTTGCATAGGTCTTCTTCACCTCTGCAAGAATCGGCGCCGTCTGTTTGGTGATGATTGGTTTAGCTTTCCCACGCGCAAGCTTCTTGATTCCGGCAATACCTTTTTTCAAAGTATCGATCAGAGAGCCTATGCCTTCAAGACCAGAGTCGATCTTAAAGTGATTGCTGTATTTGGATGCCAGGCCAAATGCAACCAACGATCCTGTCGGGTCATCCAGTGATTCGACACCAACACTTAAGCGTCCCTGATAGAATTTCTCTAACATGGCCAGATCACGCTCAATACTCTCAAGGCCCGCATGCAGACCATACGTGCTAATAAACGCCTCAGTAATAATCATGGTTATCTCTTACGAAGTATAATGTTGCATGGACAGCGCACGGATAATAACGTAAAGGAATACACCCACACGGACCGTTGCTACCGTAGCAGGGGCTTTGATACCCGTTGCCATTTTGACGATCTCATCACCGGCTTCACGCATCTTCAATACAGAGGCGTTAGAGGTACGGCTTGAGCGATATGCCCCACGCATCTTAGACACCACATCCGGGAAGTCATTCAGACGCAGGTTCTTCTGACTGATGTATTCAAAGAGATGCTGAATGGTTTCTTCAAGCAGATCATCGATCACACCGGACTTATCGTAACGGTAGTTCTGCGAGATGAACTTGAGTGCATCGATCAATGGCTTTTCAGGAATGGTGTTGTTGGAACGAACGACCATGTCAACGAGCTCTGGTCTGAACCAATCCGATTCAACCCCGACGATATTCTTGACATAGCGCACATATTTAGTGACAGTCTTTTCGACATCACGGATATGTTTAACACCATCCAACTCAACCGTGTTCTTCCCTTCAACAACCATCGCTTCTTTTAACTTCACAGTATGGAAGACGTTGTTGATTGAGTTGATCACATCACGCAAACGGTCCTGTACATCCCCGACCATATAAACGATGGCTTTGTCATCAACCATTCGCACATAGGTCTCGTAGTGAATACCGGTGCCTTTGGTAATGATCGATTTAGCACGCGCATCGATCAGTGCACCCCACGAACCGTATACCTTCAAGTCAAACTTCTTAGAGAGTTGCTTGTAGGTTTCCATTGCCACTGACTTGTTGGCAGGATAAGGGTAATCGTGGTTGAGAATCGACGACAGGTTTTTGTAGTGGAAGATACGCACCACATTCATCTTCGACTCTTCGATCTCAGCCGGCGTTAACCCCACTGACTCGTTATGAAAAAGATGAAGGAGGTAAGGCATACATTGGTTAAAGGTATTACCGGTTACATGGAACTTCGGATTAATAAACTGGGTGCCATGCAGATCATAAGTCAGATCAACCTCATCGCAGTCCATAATGGTATCGAACCATTCATTACTGTCGGTGACGGTAAACTTGATCGGATAGACACCAATCAGGTTGGAACCAAAGAAGTCAATGTGATCCTGGTTCTTAGTGCGGAACCGACTGGCGTATTTTGCAATCGCTAATGCGGTAGCTTTATCAGCAACCAGGTTCGGACAGTTCTTCTTAAAGGCATCTTTGATCGACATGCCATTGCCCGGTCCAAAGCCCATGGCTTCCAGACCAGCAGAGACTTTAAGGTAACCCAGACTGTAATCAATCGGGTCACGGGTAGGATCAGGACTCTTGAGCGGGAAGAATCCAGTAAGGGCGCTGGCTAACATAGTGGTTCCTTAATGGAGATATTATCAAACCTATATTATCCATGTGTATTAGAACAATAAGCTAATAGGAGTGTCTATGCGTAATAAGCCTGTTATCATAAAAGGACTCTATTACGAATCCATTGCACAGGCTGCACGGCAGTTACCGCGTGGAACATATCGCTGGCGACCTTATGAAGTCAGCTTGCGGGTACACTCGTCTAATTATCCTGATTGGCGTCTTGCCACGGATGAAGAAATAAATCACGCTGCTGAGAAGAAACAAGCTTGGCGGGCATCAAGAAATAAACCAATCTAACTTAACCTTCTGTAAGGACTCATGATGAAAGTTATCAATGTATTTGAGTTTTCTGAAATGTTGCAGAACACTCCAGGGATCAGTAAATCCACTTTCTATATTCACCCGGCAAATATCCTGACCGGTGATAACGCGCTAACGTTGTTCTTTCACATGGATGATGCAGGCGATGTCTATGTGGTTGAAGATCAACTGGGTAAATCACCGAAGCTGGTTAAGATCGATAGCCCAGAGCTTAACACCATTCTGTTCTTCAAACAGGGTTCGTCTACATGGGGGGAAGGTTACTTCCATGCTGCCGTTATGCGCTATAGCGCAGTAGAAACGCTTCAGGCGGTTCAAGAGCGTTATAACTCGCTACCGATCACCGAATTCGTAAAAGACTCTCTGCATGCTTTACAGCGCGCTGACTGGGTGGTTGTACCACAGTTAGCGGTAAGTGGTGAAGCGGTATCACGTGATATGCTGGAAGTGGTACTTTCCAGACCTGGTAATATCAACCTCAGTGTGATCAAGTTCTGTCACGAGGATGAGACCTATAATGTCGTCGGCAAAGGCTTTCGCGAAGAGGTGATGCTGGAGTTAATCCGCTATGATGAGAAACTGCACAATGCATACTTCTCAGGGATCGTTGCGGGTAAACCAATCTACCAGCGCGTGAAGCTTGAAGAAGTTTCCTTTCGCGGCGACTATGATTTCATGCAGTGGGTGAAGACACACAACTTCGACAATGGCGATGCTGGCCATGGCCTGTGGTGGGTTCGCCACATGGGTGTATCACTGCATGTTGAGAGCAACAGTCTTACCATCAAAAACCCGCACTTGTCTGTGCGCGGTATCGTTAAGAACATTCCCGATAGTTACGACACTATTAACAACCGCACTGTTATTCTTTAAGGATCATTGATCATGGCTAAGATTATTCATAAACGTCCGTTTGCATCCGGCCCGGCTAACATGGGCTACATCATCTCTGAACTGATCGGTGGCGGTCACCTGCCACTGCGTTACTTCAACAAAGAAACCAAGAAGTGGCTTGAACCGGTTGGCTCTTGTGAAACGGGTAAACCGCTTGGCATGCTGTCGCTGGTATTGGACATGTCAGATATCCCACAGGACTACTGGACCAATGCATTTGTTCTTGATGTGCAAATGCGTATTAAAGAACTCTGGCCTGATCTGGTGCTGGAGATTCGTGATGACCCGGCCATTGGTGGCTCGTACGCTTTCCTGCGTAACCGTAAATCGATGGCTACTGTCGGTACTAACGTGGTGCAGGAATACGAAGAAGGCTGTGGGCCTACGTACTACGATGGCCCTGATCACCAACCACGTCGTAGCACCTACGATACGGATGTCTCCAAACTGGTCGTGCGGACTTACCGCGGTAACGGTCACACCCTGTTCCTGGTTGACAAAGAGGGACGTCGTATTACGGGTGAAGCACTCAAAGCCAATACACTTAAAGGTGAAGTCCCTGTAGAAGAGTTCGCCTGGATTGTGGAAAGCCTGGACCATCATCCTTCGCAGCATGGCGTGTTGTTCAGCGACTATCTGGAAGCGGCAGCATTAACCGGACATAAACCAGGCTATAACGAAGCTGGCGAAGTCACCATTTAACCAATCCAATTTAACCTAACTGTAGAGGCAGCAAATGAAATTCGAAACTAACGCCAAAGATGAGCTGATCCCTTTCCTGGAATCTATCAACGTAACCGAAACCCATACACCTGGAAAAGGCACTGCGTTGTTTGATTCCACACCTGGCGCGATCATCTATCTTTACCTGCGTCAAGGTCTGGATGTCAATGAGATCAGCACAGGTGTTGCTATTGCCTGCGAACAGGCTAAGCGCGCTGTGATCTCCTGGTTGCGTAACTCCAACCTGAACATCTGGATGTTTCCAGACATCCAGCAAGATGGCGGAAGTAATGTAATCAAAGTTGTCGCTGACTTTGACTGGCCTGGTAGCGGTATGAACTGGCTGGGTGATGAAACCATTCACATTAGCAAATGCCTGAACGCCATCGTTGAACGCGGTAATCACATCAATATGGCAAACAGAGCATCACGTTCCACTATCGGTACCGCTATGCCGCAGCGCGTATTCAACTCACGTTCACCATTGTAAGGAGACAATCATGGATAAGAAATTACCAGGTCAAGATAAGCCAGAAGGCGTTACTACCAAACTGACAGACGCTTTTGGTAGTAAAGGTGTAGCGGTGCAGGTAACCCCTGAAAACGAACTGCCGCAGGATGCAGAAGGGAACATTGCTGATTTGCTGCGTGTCGGTAATGATAGTCTGAACCCTCACAGCCCAGGTATGGGTGGCGGTGCTCGAGGTATGATGTTTGGTGAGGTACCGCCACGATCCAACGCTAACCCGCTCGGTATCGAATCAATGGAAGAGCTCGATTCGCTGAAAGGTACGCTTAATCAGGTATTGTCAGATGATCAGAAAAATGCACTCGGCATGCTGGGTGAACTGATTGATGGAAAATTCGACAACGAATATCCTGATGTCGTATACCTGACTATCGCGGTACCGGTAGATGCGGGTAAGACAATGGGGCGTAAAGCTATGCTGGAGAAACTTCTGGCAGAAACTCCACCGGGTGGCATTAGCGGTCATTGGAATCACCCTGTTCAAGCTGCGCGACTGACAGACCATCATGTGTGTATTGCTATCGATGATGAAGGAGATGGGTCATTGACGAAACTGCTGTTCCGTGAATACCCTACTTCTATCGGAACCGATGACGCTGCAAAAGAACAACAGTTGCGGTATTTGCTGGATACTCACCCCGTGCGCCCTAGCGACAGTGTGCTTAACGCAAATGTGTACTACAGCAAGAACTTCTCGCCGTTGTCACTTGCTACCATCCGTGCGCCATTACCTATATCGGGTAATAAGTTCGTACGGTATGGTACGTACTGCGAACGTCTGGCGACACTAGAGACCGAGCTCGTTGAAATTGACGGTGTTAAAATGGAACGGTTACTGGCGATGACATTGTTTAGTCTCGCTGGTGATAAGTCCAACATTACCCTGTACAGTCTTGATGACGGTCCTGAACTGTTTATTTTAGTCAAGGTAAACAACTAACTAATTGGCGGGGGTAAAACCCCGCCTTTTATTCTGATTTATTTTTTGGTTTTAAATCAAATATACTATTACGTCAAATATGTAAAAACTATGTAATTGTCGACATAAGTGACTTAATAGTACTGAATGAACTTATTATCTAAAAAAAAAATATATTAATATATTAGTAATAAGCGTAAGAGTAAATTTTCGTAGGAAATTTATGAATTACGTTGGATAAAAGGAGAAATCAGACTGGGGTCTGATTTCTCCTAAATTGAATGTAAATGAATGAGTTGTTCATGTATTTTAGACGGCGCGCGGAAGCTGCGCGGACTCCGTCCTTGCCCTCTATGTGAATGTTATGGATGAATCCATCCAACCTTCCCGGACTCCTTTATAGTCTCAGAAGGATACCATCTCTCATTATAGAGGTCATGACCATGTACGAACGCATCAATCTGATTACACTGAACGAACTCTCTGTCTATTCTGAAGTTCAGCGTGCGACAGACAACCGAACAATTAAATCAACTTCAGTCTCTGTGTACTGGGGTGATAAGCTCTTAGCGAAGACGCCTAAGATGACCAGTGCTATGGATTACGCCTACATCGGTGTGTTGTTGTGGAATCCGAAGTTCATGGCATGGATGACAGCTGAGATCCGTAAGAACATTATCGACACGTTTCGTAGTGCGGACTTCATCCTAGGGATCAAGCTTAACCCAGGTCGTGTCTTGACCGATGGAATCACCTACCCGTACTTGGGTAAAGAAACCCACTCTTGCGTATCAATCCAGTTGAAATGTCAGTTACTGGGATACGAACACAACAAAGTGGATATGACTGGTCAACTACGTATGACCACAGAGATCTTGTCTGGTGATCATGTGGTGTCCGATACACGTGTCTATGGTCCGATGGAGACACCAGTGTTACCCGAACTGGATGCGTTGTTAGCGGTTGCCTATAAAGAGATCCCTGAGGATGAGGTCAGACTAACCATCCGTGATCCTGACACAGGGCTTCCGCGTCATGACGTGCCAATCAACCCTGAGACAAAGTTACCTCTCTACGGTAACCGTTAACTAGCCACTGGGAGGCTTCGGCCTCCCTTTATGCCGGTCTGTATTTTAAAACTAAGTTGACTAAGCTTATGAAAGAAATAAAATCTTTCACCCGAGCTAAGGGTAACGTAGAGGTTTTAGATATATGCCGATTAAATTAATAAGAGAGAAAACAATCAATGGATAAAATCGCTTATATTCAAGAAGATGTCCGAGGGTACGTTTATTGGGAATCTAATCTGCTACGTCAGTATCTTGAGCATCGTCATCCTGATGTCATTATTATCTCGTTATCTCGTGACGAACTCTTTCGAACACAGGACCAGGGTATCACCCCATTTGCGGTATCGGGTAATTTCGATTTCGTTGATCGTCTCTTAGCTATGTCCAATAATCCACATCCTACCTTACTGCCTGACTACCCTGAAGAGCTCCAAGGGTACCTGCATCGCAAGGTAGAGTCCGGTACGTTAAGGGATCTGACGTTAGAACGCTGTCCGGTGTTTGTTAAACCTAAATACCAGAAACTCTTTACTGGGTTTGTTTGTGATGATCCTTTTGATTATCGGTTTAAATCTCATCGGGTCAATAACAACGAACCGTTATGGTTTAGTGAAGTGGTGAACTGGGTGTCTGAATGGCGTGTGTATGTAGTCAATGGTAAAATTGGTTACATGTCTCATTACAACGGATTACGGGCTGCTAAACCTCGACTGAAACGTGTGGAGGAGATGATCTCTAAACTATCTGCACAGAACTACGTAATGGATATTGGTGTCTTAAGCAATGGCCGAGCTGCATTGATCGAAGTCAATGATGGCGTTGCGGTGGGCGCGTATGAGGGTTGCCATGCAAACGTGTATGGCGAACTGTTGGTTAACCGGTGGCAGGAAATAATGAAGGAGCGAGACAGCTATGTCTAAATACGAAAAGAATCATTTATTCAATTTGTTCCAAGAAGAGCGTGTTAAAAATACGTTCCATATGTTCGACGCTGTCTACAAGCATATCGACAACGTCATCGCCTCGAAGGGCACGGGATTGATTGTCAGTAAAATGCCTAACTCCTGGCGCAGTAACTGGGTGCTTAATGAACATTGCCATGGCACGGTCACGTTGTATGAAACTGGACTATTACTTAACTATACCTGTATTGGTCAGGAAGGTAAACCTCTTGAGTATTTCAACGAGGAGAGTGTTGTGCGTTATCACGACCTGGATAAACTTGTCCCAATTGGCGGGATGGTTATCAAGAGCAATATGTTCATGGATCTGATGGGCAGATATGAACTGCAAGTTATACTGGGGTTTGATGATGAGTGAGCTTAGCAAAGACGATCTGAATAAACATTTTAAAGCAGCGGGATTAAAAGACGCGATTCCTTTTTATCATGCCGTCTGTGAACTGATCAGGCGGGCACTGGCCAATGACCCTACATTGCATGCTGTCAGAAAGACGGAGCAGCTGTGGACATTTGATTACAAGTACAGTGCGCTTTATAAAGCTGAGATCAGTCTGTTCTTAAACGGCGCTAAGATCCGCTACAGCACCACTCGACGCATTGAAGGCAGTCACTTCAACGAGCAGGCTATTCGTCAGCAACACAAACTCAACAAACTCTTCCCGATCAATGGCATGAACATCAAAAGCATCACCTACGGCGACGGTGCGGGCGGGTTTGAATTCTCTGTATTCCTTGAGGTACCTAATGAATGAACTGCTTAAACCCGAAGATGTCCGGGCGATCTTTCCTAATCGTGACCCAATCGATACCACGGCCTTGATTGCTAAGGCCAGGGAGATGTTTGACTTGGTCCGCACTCAACAAGACAGTCATCGCTTGGTATGGTATCCCGATCACGTCACAACGATGGCGCTGTGTGGTCAGTATACGTTACAGCTCGATGTCTACTATAGTGGCGATGTTGAACTTAGCATTAATACTGAAGTGGACAAACCGCAGCTTGGGGAAGAGGCAGGTAAGCAACTACTCTTCACTGATCGTATTCTTCCTCTTACTGGCTATACCGGGCAATTAGAATACTGGGGACCTACCCCTGGCATTGGTGAAATTATCTTGATGACTTACCGCTACGCTTAGTGCCACGCGGGTTGTGAGGGTATATATCTATGGGATGACTCCGTTCTGAGTCATGCCCCATACCTGCACACGGCTGAGAAAAACACATCATGATAATGCTACCCAATGTTAGGCTTAACAGTGAGGATGAGCAGTACCGGATCTATCTGGAAAACAACTTCGACTATCAAAGCCCTAAGTTGCATTTAGATCATGAAAAAGGACGCAATGAATACCTGATCGGGGATTTGATGCTGTCTTGTTTTGGCGATCATTTTTATCTGGCGATTAAGAGCAGTCGGCGCAAGACCGTGATTGCATCAGCAAAAGTTTTAGATAACGGTTCTGTCGGCATTTATCTAAACCAATGCTTTGCAAACATGCGTAACAAAGCCGTGTTGATTGAAGACTTGCGTAACAGAGTCCGATACCACCTCTACTGTTAATATCTTAACCTATCTTATGATTAGATAGATTCCTTCGCCTACTAACCTCCTCACGGGGTAAGTAGGTTGAAGGGTCTATGCCGACTTGTTTGTAATCAAATAAATTTTATGTCTATATTACGAATGTGTAATTGTTGGCCAACAATATATGGCATCATTTTTATGAACCTTAATTAATCGGAGTATTGTGTATGATGCTAGAAGAAACTATCCAAGTTAGACCTGTGGCAAAATCACGTGAAGAAACCATGGATCTGCTGGAAGACCTCAACGATCTGAATGAGTGGTTAAGTGAGCACGGCAATCCTGGCTGTAAACGTCCAGCGCGTTATCCTGCGTTTGCCGTCATGAACGGTAACCGTGCTGCGACTTACGGGTTAATTCAATTCAACAACGACCTGGTACCCGACATTCAGATCTGGCGGTTAGTGGCCAACTATCTGCATCGTCGCGCTGTAGACCCTGCTAAGAACCTGCGCATCATCATGAAGGCTGTTGTCATGAATGAACACGCTAATCCCAAAGCAGGCAACAAAGTGATGGAGCCTAATCTGGACGTCACTGATTACCTGGTTGATTTGGCATCAGATAAACCAGTGTATGCTTTTAATCCATCAGTTCTGGTCAACGCGGTACCGGGCGTCGGCAAGTATGCTAACTTGAAAGTCTGGAACTGGCGTATTGGTTTGGAGATCGCCCCCGTACGGTGATAAGGTATTACAATGGATCAACTCACTATTACTGATCTCACCGCAGATCAGTTTGCTTCACTTGCAGAAAGTACTTCGCACCGTATTGCGTTAAACTACCCAACGAAGTGGTTATGTGACAAAGAAGAGGATACGTCATATAGCCACTTGGTTATTTCAACGCGCTACATCGATAAAGAGAACCCATCGGCACGACTTCCCTTTGCAACCCGGATTCCCATTGAGGAAGGTATTATCCAACGTGTTAATCTACTCTGGTCGCAGGATACGAAGTCCTGTCTTTTAGAAACCCACATCGCGGGTTGTATCAAATATCAGCATCTTGAGTTACCTGCCCGCAGTAAATACAAGATGGTCTCATTAACTGTACGATTAGATAAGCTTTAATAAGGAGCACTTGCATGAAACTTACTTTATGCCAAGCTAATGGATATTCGCTCATCCACGCTGGATACCACAGTCACACCCCGGTCAACAACGTCACCTTGCTGGAAGGCGAAGTACGCTGGGAATCTAACCGTATGTTCATCGGCGATAAAGAGATCGCTCAAGTGAAATCTAACGGCCATGTGCATCTGAACGCAACCGTGATCCGATCTAACCTCGGGTACATCACAACCATCCGCAATCAGATCCGCTTTATGTTCCGCACCAGAAAGCCGGCTACACTGCATTAACGAGGAGGAGGGATTACCCTCCTCCTCCTATGCTGTTCTTTTATTTTTTGTATTTAAATACAGAAGTCCACATGGTATGTGAGTCGACCCAGACCACAATAGTAACAATAATCCAAATAAGCTTACGAGACTTTGGCGGGGGATGCGGATATAACGGTGCGCACCCCCGTTCTTTTTTGGATAGTTACCCGAATCGGCTGGGCAGATCTAACAGATCCATTCGTTGCCACGGATGTCCTGCGGTGGTCTGCCAACCTGGCACCCCCCTTCCACCTGGGATCGGTCTTGATCTGTCCGGCCACCTAACTTTTATCAAGAGGGTGTTACGATGAGCGACAACAACGAAGATATCAAGGTTACCAAACAACTGAGCGTCTCTGCTGCCGAACATGGCATCAAAGTACAGATCGATACACTGGCGCTGCGTGATGACGAGCAGTATAGCGATCCTACTAAGTATCAGGTGATCTCAACCGCTGTTGCCGAAACAGATGGCGAGCCCTTTACTGAAGGTCAGTTCAACGATTTCCGTCGTTTCAATGACGAAGGCCATCTGCTGTTTGCTTTCTTCCCTGCCAGTGGCATCCTTGAGATCGCTCACGGTTATGAAGAGACCATCGATCTGACTGTGGTACTTACCCTGCGCGAGCGTCAGCAGTAATGCCGTGCGCTGGTTTAGATGATCGCAACGTCCGCTTTGAAAGGGCCGTTGCTAAACGTGAGAAGCGTGAAAGGAAGAAAGCTGAATCCTGGGCGCGCCTCGTCGCTCAAAGCAGGAAGTAATCATGATTGTTGAGACTACAGTCAAAACAGATTCGTCTAAACAACTGCGGTACCCTTTGATCACATTAGCGCTTACTGCGATTACCGAAGAGCAGCGTCAGCAGTATCCTGCTGTGACTTCTAAAGTAGTGCCTGTAATTGACGGCGTGCAAAAGAAATTCCAGCCATCTCGGTTTGGCAACAAAAATGTTTTATCACTTTACGAAGATGATAAAATGCTCTTTGCGTATAATACCGAAACTGGCATTATTCGTTTCAGTCCTGATTGTCAGAAAAAGGTGATCTTTGAGGTTACCTTGTATCTGTCTAAGCGGGCTAATGTACCAATGACTGAAGAAGAACTCGTCAAGGGCGGTGCATACACGCACTATAAAGGCGGATGCTATAAGGTTGTTGGGTTTACGAACCTACATGCAAAAGACAACCCGCAGTTCATCCCGCAGGTCGTGTATCATTCGATCAGCCCTAATGATCCCGATAACTGGTACTCACGCCCTATGGCGGAGTTCCTGGAAAAGTTCAGGCCGATGACGCCTGAAGATGTACTGACCTCAACAGGTCAATAACGGGTATACGTACCCACGGTGTTACGACACCACCCAAACTACTACTATCTACTACTAAGGAAATATCATGACTGTAATTGTTAAGCTTACCTCCGGCGAAAACAAAGCCGATCAAAATGTCAGCAAAGGGTTTGAACTGATCCCTATCGCTGCAGGTATGCGTGTTGTATTTAGCCGTGATGAAGAAGGCGATGGCTGGTTGAATGTCCATGGTGATAACGGGCATGGCGAACAGCATGTGATGATGGCTATTCCTGTACTGGGTAATGCCTACGTCATGGACTCTGGTAAGACCATCGCCAGTTTCTCATCGGCAAACATCCCCGATCCTAAACCAATCGACCCGCTTGATTACTATCGTGGTCAAAGTGACATCCAGGAACCAAAGGATGAAGACGGTTTTGTCATTCGTGGTGACGGCGCGGTGCACTTACATGGTGATGTTAAAGTCACGGGCAGTTCCGCTAACCAATCACAGGTTGACGAATCATACCCGGATGATATCACCGACCCGCAGGACGAGCGTCTGAAGAAAGCCGATAGTTCGCGCGTAAATGAGACGTATAAGACTATCTGCATGATTCTCGCTGGCGAACCTTCAATACCGGACAATCGCGAAGAACACATGTTTGTGATGGGTTTAGCTGCTGCCATTGAAAGCTTCCGTGCTATGAAGACAAAACATCGTCCAACCATTGGATTGTCTTATATCGGTAGCGTAGTGTGTCCTCGTGATAAGCTCGACAAGCTACGTAATCATTTCCGTCTGGTCGACTCACCGGTGTCGTTAGACATCAGATCAAATGATGATAATTACATCACCGAATATTCTATCCAGACTTACTACAACCGCAACGATGTAGATGAAGCGGAGATGTTGCTGTTGCGTAATCTGCGCAGTAAGCAGACTGGTCTGGTGAAGAACGTGATCGACAAGATCATCAAGTATTTCAAAGCCGGCGTGTCAGTCGTGCCATTGGAACCTGCAACGTTGATCACCAATACTCAACGTGAGCAGATCAAACGCGAGCTTTACAAAGTGCTGGGTCGTCATTTCAGCTTTATTCTGGCTGATGAAAAGGACACTGGTGAAAACCCAAACTCTGACGAGGTGTTTGGTCCTGAATCGGCGCTGTACACGCATGTGGTAATCAGATTTGACCGCGGTTAGTATTTTTATACATGTAATAACCTTTATATGTAACTCCCGGATGTCTGTTTATTTCTCTCCGAGATGATGGACTAGTTAGCCACCACTACGTACCTGGAGTTATCTTGAGTTCGGCAGGGTCGTCAGTTATCTGTATGTAGATGCGCTAGACTTCGGTCTGGTATTTCAACAGGTAGCTCCCTGCCGGCTCCTTTTTTCGATTTGTACGATTCTCTTCTAGGCTGTTTACCTCTGGTAGGAAATAGATTGAAGACGGCCATGCGAATCACTTTTGGAAGTGCCTACTATACACACGAAGTTTGATCTACCAGTAACATCGAATAACACCGCAATGAGGAAGTACAATGGATAAGCAAAGAGAAGATTCAATCGTTGAGATGATGACGCTCGCTCAACGGTTAAACAATTTAACGGTTGGGATGCAAGTCCGTAAAGCCCAGATGATGTCAGGTGCTACACAAACTGCAGCTGAAGCAATCAGTAAAGCGCAGTGTGCAGCCAAGACAGATCCGGGTAGTAAAAAGTGATGATGATTGGGCGTGGAGAGTGCAGGCTACCGATGATGCCAAACTCTGTTGTTCTACGCCCGATCACATCTAGAACACAGGACAGTTCTCGATACGGGGGACACTGTAAACACCTGGGGTAGAAGTCCCAACCGTATCTTACTCACGCACCTACTCACTTACCACTTACGCACGCACTGAGGTTCATCATGCATTACACATTGCAGATCTATAGCCAACAAGGCCTTATTCCAGGGTCTCATGAAAACCAGCGGTTCATTCCGTTGCATGGTCCGTACAACATCTACCCAATGGGTGGTGATCGTACTTACGATACGGAAAATCCAATTCCTGCTGACGTTCGCTACGTTGTGCATTACAACGACGATGCCGGTGAAAACCAGACAGCATGGATTCATGAAACCGATCATGCATTTATTTTAAACAGCGATGGTAAGACGTTCCGAACGATCCACCGCCCTCGCTGAGTAACAAACAATGACACCTGTCACAGCCGCTTAAGCGCGCAGAAGATGACCAGTGCTTAGTAGCGTTGCTGGGGTTAACACAGACCGAGAGCGGTCGGTTCGTTGATCTCGGTATTAGCTCGTCGCCTCTTGAGCCACGTGAAACTCGTGGGGGTGTCACCTTATTAAATCAGGTAATAAAAGGTCATGTACTCATCGTTCTGACACGCTGTCAATTATACGGAGTTTACCATGAACCTTTATTTAGTTGAAAGAACTGATGCGTTTGCGCTTGAAGAATATCGCAATCTGGTAGTGGCGGCTGAGAATGAAGACGATGCACGACACATGCATCCGTTTCACTTTGATCGCCGCGATAAATCAGACTTCGGTATAGATCATCTAGCGATGTCTAAAAAGGATATTGCGAAAGATGACTGGGAAGAGTGGGCTTGGGTCCCCCTGAGCGAACTCTCTACCATGCTGCGAGTGACCTTAATCGGTACTTCGCATCTGACAACACCAACCATCATTCTAGTAGACAACTCGTTTACCTGATTTAAGTCCGGGGTAACACCCGGACACCTTCTTTAGTTTTTAATAACAAGAATGACGTAGTATATTGAGAGCAGCCTCTCAACTTTAAATTATAAAAATGTAAAAGGAATAAGTTATGTCTACCGAATTATCAATCACTCGTGCGCTGGCGACTATCAAGTCACTGAACGTGCGTATTAAGAACCTGACCGTTAAACAAGTCGTGACACTGCCAACGGCAGGTACCGGTCGTGATTTGACCATTATCAATAACCCAGATGTCACTGCTGATCGCGCAGAAGAGATGATCAAGTCTAACTGGCAGGCGCTGCAGGACATCATTGAGGCACGTGACGCTATCCGTGCTGCGGTAATCCAGGCCAATGCTACCACCATCGTTAAGTTGGGTGGTAAAGAATACACCATCGTTCAACTGCTGGATAAGAAAGCCGGTCTGAACGATCAGAAAGAGCTGGTTAAAGTTCTGAAGAAGAACCAGGCCAACACCAACTCTGTGTACAAGCAGCAGGATGAGATCTATCAGCGCCATCTGGGCAATGTTCGCTCAGAAGCTCTCTCTGGTAATAAGAAGCAGGATGATGAATCACTGCGTCCGTATACCGCGCCAATTGAGATGCGTATGAAGCCTGGGATCATTGATCCACTGAAAGCATCAGATCTCATCGACGCACTCGAAACAGAAATCTCTGACTTCGAACTGAACGTCGATTACGCGTTGTCTGAAGCTAACGCGATCACTAAGATCACGGTAGAGCTTGGCAACGTAAAGCTCTAATGGTATAACCCCGAATAAAAAATCTTGTCTTCGTTTGACGAAAGATCAAACACCGCCTTCTGATGGCCAGATGGAAGTAAAATAACTGGCCAACCTTTAACATCTGTGTGTCGCAGGTTCGATTCCTGTTAGCCTGAAAAGGCTATAGCTCAGTTGGTAGAGCAACAGAACACCAAACAATGCTGATCTTGGTGATCATAGAGCGAGTGCCATAGGCTCCTCAAAACTATGGGCTAAAGCTTAACGTTGTAACGTGTAAAGATTAAAGGTATAAAGCTTTAAAGTTATAAACTTCTAAAGATGTAGTGTCCGGTAGCCCTGTGTGGCACGGACTATAAAGTTTAAACCTTTAAGCAAATCCCGGTCAAACGGTAATGTGGGTTGTGGTCGCCACGATCGCCGCCGGGCTGTCTTGCGGAGACAAGATTTTCCCTTTTAGTAGTAAACCTGACGGATGACTCGTATATCCTCCGGCCCCGTCTAAGGTAAAGCGAGTGTCATACGACGCTAGCGAGGAGCTTGTATCAAGGTACACTCCATGAGAATTGAATATTTCCAACGTAATGGCTCTTCTGTATACATGCTCAATGGTAAACCGATGAGCGTTGAAGAAAGTCGTAAGTATCGTAAACTATGTGAAGCGGCTTACATACGTTGGCAACAGAATCAGACCGTACGCACTTAACCTAAGGAAACCTTGCGACTGTGTCTACACAACTTGATCCAAGATGATGACGGTAAACACTAGCATTATCTTGGCAATGGGTGAACGCTGAATCTTCAGCACGACCATTTGATGGGGCTGATTCCCCCATTGACGTAATTGCTTTATGCAGCTTAGACACATCGCACACAACTAAGTCGATGCTAGCCAAACACACAAAGAACTATCAGCGACTGGGGTAGGTGTTTGATTACGACGCCATGATCAGATTATTCAACTAAAAGGCGGACGTAAGGGCCGTTATTCTTTTGAGCCTAAAGTAGTAAAGAAAACCCCCCTGGTGATTTCTTCCCCGGATTTGCATTAGGGGGTTTTTCTGATAACTGTGTAGTTATTCCTTTAAGGAAACAATCATGACTTCTACGACAACGCCTCTCAATTGGAAGGCTATTGTGCAAGAGCTTGAACGCGGTATAGATCAGATTAGAAAAAACAAACATCATTTACGCTGCGGTGGCACTAAGCCAATGCAGTTACGTGAGTTTTTTACCATTGGTGTTAAAGGCCCACGACAATCAGGTAAGTCGGTTTGGATCATGCGTTATATCGCTGAACATCCAGCTGCACTTGTCGTAATGCCTAACGATTCATTACGTGATGAATTCATCCAACGTGCCTCAACAGGCGAATTTGCTTTCTCTGTCAAATTGGAAGATTATACACCAATGTCAGCAGAAGCTTTAGATCGCATGGTGATCACTGCCAAAGAACTAAATAAAATGATTAAGGCAGATGAGAAGTTAGCTGCAAAGCCTTCTCGTGTGATTATCGATGGTGCGTACTGGATCTTTAATAACGTTCGTATTACTAAGTACTATGAATGGCTTGGTAAACAGAGCGATGATTATATCGACTCAATTATGATCGACTGAATAACGGACAGGTGTTTTGGTTAAGGCGATGCGCCAACCAGGTAATCAGAACTTTGTGAGATAGCCCTCACCCTGTCCACCTATACCCGAGTCGTCTAACGGCTAAGATACTACCAACAGCATTTCGGTAAAGGACTAACTTAACCTTTACCCAACACATGGTAGGGATGGGTGGTTCAACTCCACCTCTCGGGCTCTATTCTCGAATCGCCAGTTAGCGTAACTTCGTGACGGCTTCACCCTCATAGAGGCTGTTATACGTTGACTGGCCCCTGCACCACCTGCTACACGTCGTACTCCCTGATGAGTTGCCCGACGTTAAATGGCACGAAACAGAGAGCGACATCTCCATCGGTGATTGAATATCAACCACGATGAGGATGAACAGATTAACATTGGGGGTTCTTCCTGCGCACCCGCGTTAATCTTGCGCTCTCTGTTGGAGATTCCTACGCAATCCCGGTAGGATGATTCCATGGGTTGGGATTGATCACCCCAATCAAGTTGCAGCACGCCGAGGGTGTTTCTTGCAAAGACCACTCACAGCAGACTGCCTCCGGTATTTTGAGACACAGCGCGTTCGCGCGCGAATATGTCCCCGGATGGCTCAGGCCTTGTTCTTCAGGAATCGATAGTCGGTAAGCCGATAGGATCGATTGGATAAGGTTGCAATTCTCGGCATAGTCTGCAGCCTATCATTTCTTTTTGAGTACTGGCGTCTATAGCGTTGGTAGAGGAGCTTAAACGGGAATGATGGGAAGCAGTATTAAAGATTAATTGCTGTAGTATGTGACCGGGCCAAGGATGGTGTTAACCGGACAGCAAGCATGAATTCGGCGCAGGTGCGTCATCCTCTAGTCTCCGTGTTGTAATAGAATCGCACCTGAACTGGATCATAAGTGCCGGGGTCAAACCTGGCTCTTATGCCGTCTTAAGTCTTATCATTTTTTACTCCTACATTACCAGGTTGATAGTCCAAACCATCCAATCTAATTACCAGGAGTTTTGTCATGAGAAACGTTACTATTGCTATTGGTCGTAATCCGCTGTCCAACCAGAAATGGATCTTACAACAGATTGTCGATTTAGTGAAGTCTGGTCGATCTGACATCTTCATTGTCAACACTGATGCTAAGGTATCTCGCGATACACTGAGCGCATTGAAAGAATACACCAAAGACGATACCGTGTATCAGCGTCTGTTGGTTGAGAACAATGTGATGTTCCATACCACTGAAACTGAAGATCTCGAAACCCTGGATGATGCACGCATCAATCGTTCTCGTTCCGCCATCCTGGTAGATCGTCTGTTTGCTTTACCGTTACTTAAACAGTGCCGTGACCTGGCGCACCATGCAGTACCGGTATTTGTGTCAACCACTCCCGAGCTGTCTGGTCGTGTGCCAACCGGCGTGTACAAAAAATACATTGATTAAGGAAAGAGAATGGCTACTCACCTGTGGGGTGAATTATCGCCTGCTGCAATCGCTGCAGCGGCAAATGACCTGCGGTTGAAGCCTGAGTTTAACCTGCCCGAGATTCGGGCAGAGTTACTCCAGATTTCAGTACGCAATCCACTCAGTCGTTTTGACGTACTGACCCATATTGGTAAGTCACCCAATAATGGTTATTTAAAAGTTTTAAGCCAGAATGATATACACTTCGTTGACGTACTGGCTGGAACAACAGACGCACGTTTTCGTGGTCGTGCCAAAGCCAATGCAGTTTGGTATTACGACAAAGATCGTAAACCCCAACTCTGCTGGTTACACCTGAGTCGTGGTAATCTCGGCCAAGGTGAATTTAGTCGTGCTGTGCGTGAAGGTATCAAACGTGTCGCAGGATTACTCCCTGATGACATTAACACCCACTTCATTGATTTATCAGGACTCACACGTGTTAAGTAAAAAGATCTTACGTGAACTACGCCGACGCATTAAGCGCGGTGATAAACAACTTAGTGAGACCCAGCGCCTCACTCACTTTCTGATGGATAGCAAATCATCAGGTTTTAAAACTCAGTAGCTACTCGGTGCCTCATAATGGAACTCCCTTCCTATACACTAATTGCTTTTGATGACCTTGCCATCAAAGTAACGAAACACGGCAGTGATAACTTCCACTACCAATTCAGTGCTCCTGGTAAAAAATTGTTAGTGGTTCACGAGTTCTTCTCTAAAGAAGAGCTTACAATCGAGAACGCCTTCAAACGCGCTTACAGCGATTTGGCGCACTGGATTGATGTCAAGTCAGGTTTGGACCGTCTGGCCCGTAATGATGCCGTACGGTTGCTCCTGTCGACTGCTCGTGATCTGTTCAACGAGAGCATCTACAAGAACATGGAAGATGCATCGGGTACCTTTGACTATAATGGGATTGCCGTTGAATGGACGCGCCGTGCAGGCGGTATGATGGACACGACCTTTGAAACGGTTGTGCGTGACGCACGTGAACAGGATATGGAATCTGAAGATTACCGTACTGGTGCTGTGATCAGTTCTAAGATCACGGTCACTACATCAGGTAATCAAGATAACCTCGGTCCGCGTGAGCAATACGAACTTTACATGAAGGCGTTTGATCATGGTGCAAATAGCTAACTTTGAACGACCTTGCACTGCAACGACTCAATCTCAACAGATCGGTAATTTCACCGTTGTTACCTTTCAGTTGTATGGCGGTAGTATTTTCCATCAAGTACTTCTTCCAATTGAGAATCAGCAGCGTGAAGTCGCGTTGTTTGCTGACCAGGTAAAACACTCTCTGGTTGATACATTGCGTATTGTCCATGACCTGGTGTTCTTATGGATCCCTCCTGTAACTGATCCACGTGGGCTTATCATGAGTCATCGTGACCAGATTCTGGATCAGTGCAAAGAACAAGTGCGATTATTGGTAGGTGGCGGTAGTTGGTTAGTCCGTCATTTCCAACGGGTAGATGAATCGCCACAAACGACTTTGCACCTCTCTCGTTATCATGATCCGGTATTTGATCGCATTATCACCATGGCAGTTGGAACACCGGCTATGGTAATCGATAGTGCTGACTCTGTAGACACTGGTCAGGGCACAGGTATCGTTCGTGTCTCACCGTCCTGGATTGATCCTGGTCCATTTACACTCAATGATCAGCACTACGGTAAAACTGATTATGATGTTGTAACGGAGCAGCAAGCAATACAGGAAGCATTAGCCGAGAAAAATAAACGGGCATAAGAGGAGGGGCAAACGCCCCTCCTCTGTTTATGCTGTCTTTTTTTTTTGTTAACGTTTTGGCACACTCATGCGGATAGAACGATGCTTACGCAGTTTGTCCGACCAGGCAGCTGTTTTCTTCCAGGTGGTTTCCAGATACGTGTCGTAGTTCTCTTTAGCATCGGCGTATCGGTCGATGGTATCTTTGAATGCACCCAGTGAAACACCCCCGACCAGCATACCCTGGTCAACCGGGATAGACAGACGTTGATAGATATATGCTTTCACCGCATAATCAACTAACCGGGAAAACTTAGTATAAGCTCGCACCGGGATGTTGGTCATGTCAGGGTCATTAGACACAATGCAACGCAGGGTCAACATGTTGGTGATCATTTGGGTTTCATAGATCGCAACCATGTTCTGGCCAATTAACGCAACGTTGGTCATTTGGATTTCTGGCGCAGGCGCATAAGACTGCAGCATCTGCTGAACACCCTGGGTGAGTGCACCGTTACCACAGTTCAAATTCATAGTCCCGTTATATGCACCAATGCCTTGTCCTGGCGCACCAAATAAAGCATCGGGATAGCCGTACATAACGGAGAGAATAGACGTGATGATACGACTGTTCGTTTTCTCTTTTGGTACGCGGAATACCGTGGTGAAGTTATCCGGCTGAACATATTCAATATTGGTTAATGGGATAATAACTTCCGTACCACCGACCACATCACAGTCACGACGTACTTTAGCATCAATGATCTTTGTGCGAATAGCTTCGTTTAGTGAGGTGTTCAATACTTGTCTGATCCCAGTGTGATAGTAAGCAAGATCATTGGTCATGAACGCTGCTCGTAAAATACTGGGATCGTGATTCCAAATCACGTCATTAATGGCATGATCAATCGCGCTCATAATCTCACCTTTGTTACATTCTACATGGGTGTATGTATATATGTTAGATAACAAATACCATAGAATTTAGCCAATGGAGAAGTAGTCACATGACAAAACGTTTAACTCACGTTTATAGCTGCGGTGGTGCGGCTATCAATATTACAGCACAGACAAAAGATCACAAAGACTCTTTGGGCTTTGCTGATTTATTAGTATCGCGTATCGATACCTCAAACAAAAACATCAAACCTGGCATGGACCCGCAAAGTGTCTACGTGCTGGAGAATGCGGATGGTTCTGGTAAACAACGCGCACACAACTATAAAGCGGTTGTTGCAGCGCTGCCACAGATCCTGTCCAAGCACAAGCCGGGTGACTACAACATCGTCGTGTTCTCGGCATCAGGCGGTTCAGGTTCTATCATCGGGCCGGTTATTATCGGTGAGTTACTGAGTCGTCAGATTCCAGTTATCGCTATCGTTATCGGAACGTCTGGTTCTGAAACTGAAGTTAATAACTCCATCAACACACTGAAGTCACTGGCCGGTGTTGCACAAACGCAGCAGGCGCCTGTCGTGATGTCCTACTTCCCGGTTAACCAGAACTTCGACCAACGTGACGTTGATCGCAAAGTAGGTGGAACGATCTCTTTGTTGCTGAACCTGTTCGATTCAAAGAACATCGAAATCGACTACAAAGATATCATCAACTTCCTGCGTTACACCAACGTGCGCAACACAGCACCTGGTCTGGTCTCACTGGATCTGTACAATAATGAAGAACTGGTAGAGATCGCCGGAACTTCTCCATTGGCCATGGCGTCGATCTACAAAAATGACGAACGCCCTTATCTGTCGGTGACGCCGGATTACCACGCAACCGGTACCCGTGATAGCAATGTGACTGATGAACGTATGCAGTTTACTGCGCACTTCGCCATCACCAGTCAGCCAGTTAAGGCCGCCTTTGAAGAACTGAACACGCGTCAGAAGCAGATCACTGATCAGCAGCATGCACGTGGCCAGAACTTCAATCTGCTCGGTGACAGCGATCGTACTGACGATAATGGCATGGTTCTGTAAGATCCGACATACGTTGTACTATTATATGTAACCGCTGCTGCAACACTTTAATGACGTGTGCTTTACTGCTCATTCCTTTTACACACGTTGTTTGAGTGATGCGTTTACATTCTCTGATGCTTGGCTGCGAATTCAGAGATAGCTGTCAAAAGTGTGAATCCCCTCCACCGTTTGGTGGAGGGGTTTATGCCGTCAAAAAATAATCAAACCTACATTATACAAGCGAGTTACAACAATTACTTTCGTACATTATTGCACTATTTATTAGGGCATAGCCCTTTTATAATGGATGTACGATTAGGAGCTTAACTACCGTGAACTACAGCACAGACAGTTTCATTATTGATGCCGGACAACACATTCAAACCATTATGTTTAAAGCACCCACAATGAATGGGACCCCTTTAAGCTATCCTCAAACAATGCTGATCTTCAACGCCCTGCATGAATCAGTGTTTAATTCGATATTCCCTTGGGCGAATATTAATAACCATCCCATGACTGCCATCGAAGAAGTCTATAAAGACTATCGTTTGTGCACTGTGGTTGATGGAGTTGTTTATCAATGCCTTGGTCTGGATGAGCGAGGTATGGCACAATACAGCAAACAGATTCCGTACGACAGCGAACTACATAAACCTTATATTCGTGATTGCTTCCAATCAGAACACGAGTTACCCGCAGTGTCACAGCCAGGTGCAATGTATTTAGTCGGTGGTGATATCACGCATGAACCTTGGGTGACTTACCTTATCCATTCGGTGCTTGAACCTATTGGGTTAGAGCTCACTAAAGTCATCATGCGTCATGCGGGTACACGCCGTAAGTTTGAATGGCATTTCGATTACGTGAGTAATGGCGTGTTCTATACATTGGCATCCAGTCGACCAGCGATTGTTCAGCAGAAGGTCACACCACTTAGTGAACATGAACTGATTAACCGTGCAGTGTTAGCACAGTTGACCAGCCAGTTACCTAAGCGCAATACGTTGCTTAGTGATCTGGAGTATATCCAACGTGCATTCGATCAACCTGCTGTTGTAACGCGACCTCGACATAACTTCACTGTTGACATCACATCGTATACCAACGATGCGGCGTTCCAGGAAGTTATTCACCACGCAGTCAGTATCCTGAGTAGCCCGACGTATCATGGCAGCCAGATTAAATTCATCGTGACGTATTCAGTACAGGGATATTTCGATAAACTTGTTAACTTTATTAATCAGTTTATTGAAACGAATCGATTGGATATCAGCGCCTCGGTGAAAGGTGAGTGGGTGCGTCCAGCGATTCATGCCGTACCACAAATCGTCGATCATCGTCTGCAGCAGTTGGCTGTGCAAAATGCATCAGTACAGGAGAAGTTGCAGGAGATCCGTCAGCTGATTGTTAAGGCTAACGCAGTAACTGAGTTACAAGGCCGTGAGCTGAATGACTTGGCGCCAGAGATCTTCAAGATGGGATTCACACCTAATGACATGGCTGAGCTCATGAATGTGGATGATCCTACTTTGCGGTTCTATGGTAAAGACCCGATGTTGCTAGATCAGAATGTACTGATGTTGTGTCTGGCAATTGATCGTTATTTAGAAGGACCTGCATTGCCACAAGTGATCCCTGTGCACACGCCACCGGCAGAGATTCCTATTGCTTCATTAAACATGAACGGGCTATTGATACAAGAACTTCAGATGCGATTAGCCAAGCTTGATCCTGCTCGTGATGATTACGAGAAAGCACGCACTGATATTCTGCAAGCGCTGGCGAAACTGGACGTAATGTCATGAACGCCAATGTGCTTGTGATTGACACAAAGCCTATTGTTGGTCGTTGGTTTAACTTCACTGATACCCAAGCGAATGATGAAACCATTCATTTCGCGTTAAAGGATCTCCTGACTCATACTTGCAGTAGCGCGGTTGATCAATCATCTGAAGTTGATGTGATAGGCGCATCGCTGTTCCTGCAGAACTCCGGCTGGAACAGTAATGTCTTACAAACCATGATTAATGAAGTAGCAACAACAATCCGTGCGATCTATCTGAACAATACAACTCCCGAGTGGCGCAACGGAGGAGTCAAACAAATTCAGATAGATCGACACTATCTGATGACTGTGCGACTGGGGATAGATCCGTATGTCTGATGCACTGTCCCGTGTCGCTGCACTTGTACCGTGCGGCGAACTTATCGGGAGACTCAAACGATACCCAGGTGTTAACAATGATAATGTCGAAGCATTTATCGTTGCTGGGTGTGTTCGTTTATTTCATGATCGTTATGTGCCTCCTCTGCTGTCCGTAGATGATGTTAATGTAATCACCGAACGTAATGTCAGTATCTGTGCTGGCATTGCTTACGATTGGATACACGAGCAATACGGCGCACTCCATAAAGAGATCAAACGTGACCACGCCTATTTTGACGAGTTACGGGTTGATGAGTATGGTTTAGAAGGAGGCTGCGTTAGATTAGACCTATCGCTTTGGGATGAGGAATAACCCATATGTCCACTATGAGTGCAGGTACGTTCACGCATGCCGGTGAGCGACAAACAATGTTTACCATCACCGATATCAGCAATGTGCTTCAAATGCCGGTTCAGGTTGATCAACAAAAGATCGATCGTGACAAGCACTATGTACCACCTGCTGTTGACGCCAAACCATTAGCTGTGCTGGATATCAACACAATGCAGTGGACAAACTGCAATAACATCTTCCTGTTGTTCCATCCGGTTGATGTATTGGGTGTCTTCTGTGAAGTGGTTTGGCGTTCTCTCGGTCAGCAACAATACCAGTACACCATTCTGCACGACTGGGTAGAATGCATGCTGGGGTACGGTGATTACTTTGACCCTGAGACAGGATTGCCTGAGCCTTCTATCGAAGAGGTCACGTATGTCCAGGATTCACTATTCCGTGAGTTCTGTAGTTGGGCAACCAACAACCATGCGTTCATCACACAGATATTACACCCGCTGCTGTTATCGGGTTTAGATGTATATAACCTGAAGCAGCAACGAACTACCAACAGCATTGTTTTTCACGCGGGGTGATAATGAACCAAATGGATACGTTAGTCATACTGGATTTGCGTCCAGTATGGCAGACGTTACGGGCCCTCTACGATGGTTGTATGGCCAAGGTGGTTATGATCACCTATGAGACATTTCTTGACACCGCCTTTGAAGCCTATCGTGCAGAAATGAACAAACCAGGTTCATCAGATGTTATTTTGGAATCAGCCGTTGATCCATCATTCACCCAAGCACCTGATGAAGTATGCGATAGTGTTAAAATGGGATTAGCCAACGCAACCAACGTATTGGATATGCAGCTAACCTGGGTGATGTCGTCCTATTTCAACGCAGCGTACTTAGGAGGTATTAAATCGATGTCAATAATTCCTGGTACCTATAACCTACAAGTTGTTTATGGTAAGGAGGAAGTGTGACTACCGCAAACGTTACAATTATCTTTACTATCACCCCTGAAGAAGCAACTCGCATGCAGCAAGCAGTTGCCACCGTATTAAAAGACGTGGGTGTGATTGATATCAACATCCTCGTCTATTTAGCATTGAACGAATTAACCTTGGGACGGACAATCAGTCATAGTCCCGAATTGTCGATGGATACAAAGATCCCTACTATCTTTATGCAATATACTCCAGCACAACATCAGACCATCAAGTTAGCGGTTCAGCATGTTGCGTCTTATTTGTATAAAGCGTTCTATCACCATCTAGATGCCGCGTTCATTAGCACCCCTGCTCAGATCGTTCAAGCGGGACTGCAACAACAAACAGTGAACGTGGTGTTTAACAGTCACGAGGAGAAACGCCCGTGGGATTGGCAATACTCGATTTCACCCCAGTGATGATGGAGATGCAAACCGCACTGACTACGATGGACAATATGGTGCTCAACCATATCCAGGTAGTGCAGGCGGTTTGTGCTGGGTTTCCTAACCGGATTATGGTGACGCATGAAATTGATGGATTGATCAATAGTGTGTCAAGGTCTCTTGGCATGCGCGATATTGAGAAGGTCCATGCCTGTGGTGATGTGGCATACGGCTTTATGCTTCAAGTCATACAGCCTTATTCCGCGCCTTGTGCAATGCGTTATGGTTGCGCTGGGTTTTATCACAATCAGGGTTATGTGCTTTGTCAGCCAGCCAATGATCCTAACTTTATAGCTGAGTTGATTCGTGTTCGACAGAATATGGTAACAGCACGGGTTGATCTTGATCGTCTTCATAACCTGACTGTGCAGTCTTCTGCAATCGACGCACAGATGTGTCAACTGTACGGTCAGATGAAAGACCATTACAACGAAGAAATACAACGCCAGATCGACCACTATCAGGTAACGTTTAACCAACTAACCCAAGAGATAGACCGGCTTAGATCTGCATTATAAAAGAAGGTCTAGTATGATCGCGATCGACCGCAATCCTCAGTTCGATGCATTGTTCGAACAGATCAAGGGAGTTCTGAGTAGCGACGACTCCCCTGAACCAACGTTAAAAGAAATCAATGCTGTAATCAGTGATTTGCATCACCATTACAACATGCGGTCGAATATCGTCGATATGGAACCTCTGATTTCTGAATTACACAAGCCATTTTATGAGGCGTTTAATGACCTGCTGATTCGCTTTGATGTCAATGAGCTTGAAGTCATTAATTTTATCATCAGCGATTTGCACGGAACATTCGTGTTAATCACTCAGTAATGTCAGGGGCGTTACATGGCGAAGAGTTACACTGATTTAAAGAAAGGAGCGATTGTTGACTTTAACGTAGTTGCTCCTGAGATCTTAGGCGAGGGATTTACGTCGTGTAAGATCACCTCTGTACTGGATGAAGATGATGCTAACCGCTTAGGACTCGATGTCAAAGCGATGCACCAGAACCTTTACCCGTTAGTAAAGGGGAACGGTATTCCAGATAACCCAAGCGCTTATGATTTCGTCAAGGTGACGAAGCTCAACGGTTCATCTACGATCCTTTGGGTTCCGTGGATCATTGAGTCGACAATTGCAGTAGTAGCCCGTAACAAGATCCAGGTGATCATTGAAGACGTGGGTACAACTGATATTGCGGTTGTTAAAGCGGCGTTGGAGTCCAATGGTTATCCAACGGCAGTCGTGACGTTGATTGATGGTTAACTGATGGCCTGCGGAAACGCAGGCTGTTATGTCCCTCTTTATTTTTTTTTATTATTTCCTTACATGAGCAATCTAATCTTCTAGAAGAGTGAATTGCACAAAGGATAACATCGATGGATTTATTCATTAATAGTCCGAGTGAGTATAAACGCGATTATCGCATTTATCATCACTACGTAGAAGGTAAGGCATTAGCCTTAACCAAGATTACCGGACGTGATATCGAGGAAACCCGCGAATACGTCACGCGTGTCACCAGTGAAGGTGGGAAGTACGAGTTAAAAGATCCACGTGTAAAGATATTGGTCCGTGGTAAGAACGGTGACCGTGAACTTAAATACACCACGTTCAATAAGTTCTTAAAAGCGGTAGAAGATCGTAAAGCTATTCTCAGTCCGTCACTGACTGCATATCTGCATCCTAGCGAGAAAGTATCACAGTACTCAGTATCAACCGATAAGAACATCAAAGCACGTAAAGTCATTAAGAAAGAGATGTTCGTTGCCGAGCAGATGGGCGACAAGGTTACTGAGAACATTAAGAACATTATGCAGACGGGGCGTAAGCTCACTAACAACGGAATGTCAGGGGGATTCTGTACTGCCTCTACACCGTTCTTCTGTCGTTCTGCACACAGCTCGCTGACATCATGTTGTCGTAGTGCTACCAGTTCCACGAATGCCTTTAACGAGAAATTCTTGGCGGGTAACCGACATTACTACAACCCTGAGATCACGATAGAGTCCATCACCACGATTATCCGCTTCTCTGACCTGGAAGCTATCCGTAATGCCATGATCGAATTTAATCTGCAGGCACCAACTGTAGAGCAAACCATGGCGTGTATTTACCGGAGTTCTCGTCGTTACTGGACTGATAAGTATCTGATGTCTGTCATCTATAAGCTGGTTATGGGTATGACCGATATTGAACGTGCTGCGTTCATGTTCGTATCTGACTTGTACCACTTAAAAGAGGTCAACCCAGACTTCGTGCTCCAGTTCATTACTGACTTGGCTGAACGTAGCGAAGATCAGTTAGCTGATGACATTAACATGGGTGATGGCGATTGCCGTATTCTTGCTACCATGAAATGTGCGGATGACATCGCACGTATCGGGACCAAGAACCTTAAAGACTCAGAAGAGTTCAAAGGCCGGTTGAAAGCCAACTACGCACTCAGCGTAAATAACATTGAGAAATACCGTAACTTCATTCGTGCTTTCTTTGTGACGAAGAACACACCGTTAGGCATTGCCATGATGCCAAGCCATGTGCGCGAAGTGGTATTAGCCTCTGATACTGACTCCTCGATCTTTACTGAACAGATTTGGATCGACTGGATTCAACCAGACTATAGTAAGCGCGCTCACCGTATCCAGGTGAATGCTGCAGTGACCTTCCTGATCTCTCAGCAGGTTGTGCACTTACTGGCCATTGTTTCTGGTAACATTGGTGTAGCAGATGAACACTTGTTCCGTCTGACCATGAAGAACGAATACTACTTCGAAACCTTCGTGTTGACGAACATGGGTAAACACTACTTTGCAACACAGGCTGCTCGTGAAGGGAACTTCTTCCCTAAACCTAAGCTTGAGCTCAAAGGAGTGCACCTGCGTAACTCTAACGTACCGAAAGAGATTCGAGATCGCGGTAATAAAGTGATCAACGATATCTTGGATAAATCGAATGCGAATGAGCAGTTCTCAGTGGTTGATCTATTAGAACAGATCGGTGACATTGAGCGCTTCATCATTAACTCGGTGACGAAAGGCGAAACCGTCTTCTTAACCAAGGCAACGATCAAAGATAAAGAAGCCTATGCTAAGCCACTGAGCTCGAACTACTACCACTATTGCATGTGGCAGGAAGTCTTTGCTGAGAAGTATGGTCAGGCACCACCGTTACAGTACATTGGTTTGAAAGCAAAACTGGGGTTAGATTCACAGACCGCGGTGAACGAATGGCTGGAAGGGTTGGAAGACAGGGCGCTGGCAGAACGTATGCGTAAGTTCTTAGATAAGTACGGTAAGAAAGGTGTGGGTCTTGTGATCATGCCTGCGGACATTATCATGAACACCGGTGTACCACCTGAGATCATTGCAGGTATTAACTTGCGTGGCTTGATTGTAGAAAACTTGTCAATGGTTTACTCTTGTTTAGAATCGCTCGGCCTTTATTACGTAAACGATAACGCGACACGACTGGTATCTGACGAACATTAATCTACGTCGGCATAGAGGCCTCCTGGTGGGTAATCCCCACCAGGAGTGCCTACTATTTTTTATCTATGACCTTTATGGAGTCCTGGATGTGATCGATTTCATACGAGACCGTTGTTTTTACCTTAGGTGTTAAACCCGTCAGGTAAAAGGTATTGTCTGATTTAATCCGACGTAGGGTTGCAATGACATCATTTAATGCCTCGCCATTCTTACGCTTCTTAAAGGACGCTTCGTGCTCACACAGAAAGTCGATTACCCAGAGCCTAGCAATATACCAGGCCCAACGGTTCTGACGCACCTCAATATCAATGGGGAGTCGTATTGCTTCGTAGCCACTGCGCCACACGGTAGGTAGATGAAGCAGCACTGCATCCCAGAACCGCTCTTGACGTTTGAGTTCAACCACCGTCTTGACAATCACCTGATCCAGTAACGCAACCTCATCGGTTAACCAGAAGACTTGACGTACGTCACGGGTTTCACGCAGGTCATTTACATAGCGACCCATGAAACGATTGACGATGGCAATGTCATTATGGCTTTTCAACAGATTAGGGATCGGGTACTTCGCCACAAACATGTGTGTTGGTTCTACGTATTCCTGCCCGTTACTATTCTTGTATTTGGCTTCCTCACGTAACCACATGAGATACTGTAAAGCCAATAGAGGAATGTTAATGCTCAGGACGGCAATACCATTACCACCTAAATCTGTCTTGCGTGCAAGCAGGCCATAGTAGGTGACGTTATAAGGGTGACGATGCACACGGATAGGTTCAGCATCTCGCCAGTTCTTAATCATCTCTGGATTAAACGGGGTGGAGTTCGTAATAATAATCTCGTCGACAGAATCGTCGTAGAACTGAGATCTATTAATTGCACCATAACGAGTAGAGGAGGTTAAGTTAAATTTGTTCCCATACTGGTAATCTTTGTCACGAATCTCATCATAGTACTTTTGTACTTTATTGAGCGATAATTGTGTAAGGTCACCGCTTGGTACTGGAATCTCCTTTATGAGCTTCATGATCAAGTTGGTATTCAATATGGAACTTCCGTTTAACCGCCAGTGGTTGAGCGCCTTTTCCATATTGCGCTGTGAAATGTCGACTAGACGGTTGTGCAATGGCGTCAGCATATTACCGTAATTGGTAGTGACGTCAGAGGTAAATAGATTGAGCATACGACCTCTATTGACAATATGTAAAAGTGTACATGATCTCAGTATATATTATGTAAGAGGTCACACTCTTGACTCCTTGTTCACGCAGGGAGTCGAACTGGGGGTAATACGGCCTTATCCGTAAAATCAAAAAAATCACAGTTCTATATTACCGGTGTGTATAGAGTAATCTATGCTACATTAGCTAATGTAAAACTTGCAAGTTGAATAAAAGGAATGAGTTATGAAGATCCCTGAAAACGATAACAAGGATCAGCAGCCGCAGCCAGGCGCTGGTCATCAGCCGAATAATGCCATGGGTGAAGCGTTTGCCGCAGCGCAGCAGCAACAGCAGCAACAGCAGCCGCAGCAGGGTCAACCGACTCAGCCGCAGCAATCTGTTCAGCAGCCGCAGCAGCCGGCGCCTCAACAGGCACAGCAACAGGCAACACCGCAGTTCCAGCAGGCTCCACAATTTCAACAGGCACAAGGGTTCAATAACGTGAACAACGATTTCAACAACAACAACGGCCAGCCACAGCAACCTCAGATGCGTCAGTCTCGCATTTACGGCACTAACGATCGCCGTCCGCGTATCTTTGATGCGACCTCCTATGGCGAAAACTTCAAGCTGGCGCAGGAAGCCTTCAAAGAAGTGCTGGAAGGTTACGAAGATAAAGGCTACAACAAAAACTTCTTCCTGGTGCCGGTAACCGACGGTTCGCTGCACTGTAACGCCCTGGTCTATGTAAGCGCCTATAACTTCGACGGCCGCTACAAAGCAATGGCGTACACCATGATGCTGGAAAATACCGGTAGCCCGCTGAAACCACAGCGCGGTAACGATCCGCAGACTGGCGAGCAGTTCGAAATCCCACGCATGACAGGGTCGCAGTATGACAATACATACTGGAACCGCGTTTCACAGCTGGTAGCGGCTCGTGTGGGTAACAACGCTGAAGTTCTGGATGCTGGCGCAACTGTTGTTCACTCAGAAATGAAGTGGGACGATAAGACTGCGATCAAGCAACTGCTGAACAACGCAGAAAACGCCTGCGTAACTTACGCGAATGCCCTGTCAGGCTACCGTCTGGAAAACCCGTTCAACATCGCGCTGGACATCGACCCGCAGGTTGACCGTATCACCTGTTCATTTAACTTCAACCCGCAGCAGATGGTGACCGTTGATGGTCAGCCTATCCGTAACGACGTCGAAGTTAAACTGTCAGCTTACGCTGAAAACGCAGGCCAGGTACAGACTACCGAAGCGATCACCACTGTCAACGGTTACGTTGAGCTGATTGCTGCAGCACCGCAGCAGATGCACTACGGTAACATGATGGGCTTCGGCGGTTACAACCCGCAGCAGATGCTGGATATGACTCGTCGTTATTATCCGCAGTTCACCATTACCTCTACCGGTACTGGTATCTCCAACGCACAGGGTCCTGAGTTCCAGCTCCTGGCACTGTTCGGCGCGTCACTGATCGGCGAAAACAACAACTGGCATCACGCGTTCGCACCGAAGATGATTAATGGCGTTGACATCAACGACATCGGCGCAATCAACTATGAGCTCAAAATGGGCCTGGAAGATGCAAACGATCGTCCGAAGAAAATCATCACCAAAGATCACAGCTTCACCACGCAGTCGCTGCATCAGCTGCTGTACACCGCGTGCCACGAATCAATGTCTATCGCACTGGACATCGAAGAGACCGGCATGCGTACGTGGGTGAACTCAATGCTGCTGTTGGCTGGCGGTACTCCAGGTCTGAACGCACAGGGTCTGTCTGATGGCGGCAAACAAGCGCACCAGGCAATCATCCAGGCTGCGAACAACCTGACCAACGGCGAGTTCAGCAAGTTCTTCACCGACCAGAACCAGCTGATCGCTGTACGTGATGGTACCCGTATCCAGGGTGGCTACTACGTGTCAAACGATTCCCATCAGAAGATGGATATCCGTAACGTCGACCTGTTGGCTGTACTGAACTTCGTAGGCGAAACTGATCCGCGTCTCGTGGAAGAGTGGAAATACATCACCAGCTCTACTTCTGGTATGTCTACTCCGAAACGTGTTGCGCTGCGTCAGCAGAAACTCCAGCAGCTGCTGGGTGAGTCTTTCGTCCTGAAAGCTTACTACGAACGTGTTGTGATCACCTGGCAGTTCATGGACGCGCTGCGTAAAGCATGTGTGGCCGCTGGTCTGGTAGTTCGTCCAGAGAACACCAACACGCAGTACAATGCGCAGTCCTACGGCACGCCTCTGGCGCAGCAGTACGGCATGCCTACCAACACCGCGTCTACACTGCAGCAGCAGGCGTTCGCGTACGACAACCAGGGCCGTACTGTCAACATGGCTCAGTTCCGTACCGGCGGTGCATTCGGTGTGTTCCAGGGCTAATAGCCGCTGAGCATAACGAAGTTGTAACATGAGAGGGTAGGCGGGTGACCGCCTACCTTTCTTATGCCCATTAATTTTTTGTGCAGTGCGAAAAGGAAATTGGTGATGATGCAAGAGATGCCAGCAGCACAACCTGCATTAGTGCAGGAAGGTGGACTGACTGCAACTGTGGGTAACCACGACCAAGCATTTCACATGCTATCACGACCACCTATTATTGCTAACGATTATGACTTATCGATTGAAGCTGATCGACAGGCATTAAACAATCATCTGCGTGTGAGTTATGATACGGACATGTTTAGCGTTAAACCTAAATGTGGATGTGGTCACTTACAAGGCGGGGATAAAGTTGGCAGGGTGTGTACTAAATGCGGCACGAAAGTGACGACAGTAACTGAAGAGGATATTGAATCCCAGCTTTGGTTACGTGTACCGAACAACGTGACAGCATTTATTAATCCACAGTTGTGGTTGCTGTTCTTTGAACCGTTTGTTATTAAAGGGTTCAATCCACTGGAATGGTTTGCGGACCGTTCTTATACTCCAGCCAAGGGAGGTGCGGATTACAAGAACAAAGATATTTATAACGTCTGTGAGCGAATGAAGATAGAGCGTGGGTTGAATTCGTTAATTGCGAACTTTGATCTGATCGTGACTACGTTATTGAACTCGCAGGTTGTACGTGAGCAGTCTACTTCGCAAGACGTATTGCGTCAGCGTAATGAACTGTATCAAAAGTACCGCCATAGTTTCTTCTGTCAACATCTACCCATGCCATCTAAACTGATGTTTGTGGTAGAAGCCAATGCAACCGGTCGATATGCTGCACCGGAAATGAAGTTAGCATTGGATGCTGCATTGACTGTGTGTTCAGCTAAGCAAGATGTGTCGACCCAACGTGATGTTCGTTTTAATGAAAGCATCGCGATCAAAGTGGTTCGTCAGATCTCTAAGTTCTATGCAACACACGACAGTGATAACTTTGCTGGTAAGTTAGGTTTACTGCGTAAGAACATTGCTGGGGCAAAACATCCGTGGACAGGTCGTTGTGTAATCACTTCGCATACCGGTGACCATGACATGGATGAAGTTATTCTACCACGTTGTTTAGCGATCCCGATGTTGAAATATCACATCATCAATAAACTGCGCCGGCGTAACTATACTCCAACACAATGTCTCAAACTGATCCAGGCGGGTATTAAACAAACTATCCCGGTGATGGATGAGGTTCTGGATGAACTCCTCGCAGAAAGCCCTACGGCATCTATAAGGGTGTATGTACAACGAAACCCAACCTTGCGTTGGTTATCGAACCGTCGTTTCCATTGTCGTACTATCAACCGTGATCCAAACGATATCAGTATCCGTATCAGTACCTTATCCATTAAGTCGTCTAACGCCGACTTTGATGGCGATGAGCTGAACGTCATGCTGCAACTCGATAACATCTCTGCGAACTATGCAGAAGCATTTGGTTCACACAACTGTGTACTGGATATGAACACACCACTGAAGATCTCAGCTGATGTTGGTCTGCCTGGTACATTGATCTCGACAATGAACCGCTGGATGTACAGCCACGATTAGCATAATCGGCAGGAGGGTCGCCTCCTGCCTTATGACCGACGAGGTATTTTTTTATGGACAAAAGGGAGCTCGAATTACTCCAAATCGGCAGGCAGGTTGAAACTGAACAAACGTTGCAAATGGCGCCTTACCCGGTCTGCATTTCATTCATTACCAGTTATGATGAATGGGATGGTTTGATGAAATACCTTAGCCATCTTGATCCAGACTGTGAATCATTAGAGTATGTTGGCGAACTACAACGTACTGGTCCAACGTTTGTGTACTTAGAATATAACAACACCTGTTTGTATGTGCTGGGTATGCAGACGTATGACCCGAGCTACACTGTCGACTATTACCCTATGGTTCTTGGGACCTTCATTAAGTTGGCCCAGCGTTTGATCATGGACCATTCCGACAGAATAGGACACGAGGTTCAACTATCACCTCAACCATCTGGCGCTATTATTGACTGGATCTTACGTGAATGGATGGCGGTGCTAAACAACCGTTATAACACCAGATCAACTATGATGCCGAAAAGTGATTTCATTTTGGGTTGTAATGCACCTGAATTAATGACCGCGACTTTTAAGGCATATAGGGTACTTGGTGCTAACGCGATTAACAATGCATTGCAGCGTGAATGTCATGCATTGTTAAATCATGTTGTTACACCTAATGACGTAGGTTGGCAAGCTACCACTTATTTCACCGGGGGTGACAAATGACCAGGGATGAAGCATGGAAAACCCTTTCACCGTACATCGTGCATGGCGGGATCTATCGCTATAACTACATCTTTGTCTTTGACAGTGAAACGTTTGATTTGATAATCAAATGCTTGGCGGCTCTTGACGGATCAGATGATTCCGTCTGGGCAACTGAGGACCTTCAATTCAGGATGGCCGGTGTTACGGTGCATGGTCGAGTAAGAGGGCGCTTTGAGGGATATTGCGTCATTGGTGCCAGATACCACGATGGTATTATTTTCGCCCCTAATTACGCTAAAGAGTTTATCGACACCTTAGCGCATGAAGCCGCCCATGTCGGTCAATTTATTTTACCGATTGAGGCCCCGCACGATACCTGGGTAGATAGGGAACCTCTTGCGTATCTGACTGGATGGCTAGTGCAACAAGGATTATTCCAGCTGGCTAAACAAAGAGGTGTGACAACCGTATTTTCGCCACTAAATAACGACGGTGGCCCTAACGGTCGCTGGAACCTTTTGTTCAAACAGCTCTACGCTTATGGCGGTAATACGCAATTGATGAGCTACATGGCCGCACTGGGCCCCGCAACCATCAGTAGTGTTATTCGTGACCAAGCACACAAGCAGCTCAACCACACGGTCAATGTTACTGACAAAGGTTGGTCTTCGGTAACATTCTTTGACGGGAAGAAAAAGAAATGAAGATGCCAGTCGGTTTATATGTCGATCGTTATACCAGACGCCTTGCCCCTTATAATCAGAGTTTCTTGTTTGTGACGTCTACGAGTGACTTCGATGAGATACTCGTTGAATTAGATCGTCGTGGTAAAACTGATCGGTGGTCTAAATATAAAGGGCGGTTCAGAAAAGAAGGCGGGTTGTGTCTTTCGGTTGGTGGTGGTCTGACATTGATTTGCGGCACGTATCATCCTGACGTTAGTTATAACTACATGATGGACCATAAGTTCCTTTACGTTATGTCGCATGAGATCCAGCACTGTTTGCTTAATCTGGCAAAACGTATTGGGTTTAATCCGATAAATGAAAACGAACCTCACACCTACATGACTAACTGGGTGATGGAGCAGTTGTTCGCGTATATGCGAGATTATCATCAGGTGGTGTTCACCTCAGTTAAGACTGACCATAACCGGCTTATGTTCCATATTCGTCAATCAGGTGCACTCCCTGCTCTGGATTTAGTTCCTGCTGGACATATAAGGGATGCGCTAGCAAGGGAAGCTCGGGCAATGGTGAATAACGAGGTGACGATCTTGCCATTTGGTAATGCGCAGTCTGTCACGTATTTCGATAAATAATAACTGGCCAGGGATTACCCTGGCCTTTATGCTAATAAAGGTATCGTTCCACAGTTCTTGTCAGGGCGAAATGGCACCACGCCATTCCGTAAGCTGGCTACTATGGATGCGGATCAATTCGTTGCTTTGTTAAAAGGATAATAACATGGGTATGTACACCGCTATTTCGTTTCGTCTGAAAGTCAGAAAGAATACACCGTTGCCAGTACTGGAATTCATGGACGAGTTCTTCTATGAGGGTAATACGCGGGAAGCGTTAGAAAAGCTGCAGAAGGAAACGGGGATCAAAATCCAGTCTACTGCAATTGCACTTACTGGTACCGATTACAACATGAGCGACATCGACGATATGGCTTGTATGATTCGTCAGCATTCCTCCAGCTTCGAGTCATGGTACTGGACCGTTAAAGAAGACAAGGGTGATTACTGGTTGTATGAGACCCGTGCCAGTTGTAAGCGTCCTAAGTTAGAACTGTCAGCGATGTTAATCCAGGCACTGTTACCATGCCTGGTCATCGAAGAAGGTGATGTCGTTTTACGTTCACTCTACGAAGATGCTGGGTGCGAACGGGTATTGGCGCTGGTTAATGGTAAGATAGTTGAAGAAACCGGTTACGACTATGGGGATGAATGGAACAGCCCGTGGAACGAAACGGCAAAGATCGATTATGTTAGCGGTGACTTTAGTCTGATTGCACACGAGCGTGTTACCGAGGAAGAAGAGTTTACTCCACCTTGGACATTGCAGGAACTCCGTGCCGGTGAAGAAAAAGAACGGTTAGAAAAAGAAGCAGAACACGAACGAATTCGTAAGTCAGGTGGCGGGTTCGGATTTGGCGGCTGGTAAGTAACAATTAAATTTAACTGGGAGTGTGGCATGAAACGTCTTGATGAACCAGAATTCTTAAAAAGAGAATTGAAGAACGTAAACTATATTGCTGACCTGAAGGGAGTTAATTGGTTGGCACGGTTGAATCGTGCTCTGACTGAGAAACAAGGTAAGGTTATTCCTTATAAGTTCTTGCTGTCTAGTGATTTAGTCAATCTGTTCAATGGCATTAAAATTAACAGATCGGATAGCACTCGCAGTGCATTCGCTGACCTTATAGAAGATCGCATTCAGGCAGACTACTATATGTCAGCCACACTGATCATGTGGATGTGGGGTATTAACCGCGTTGTTCACCGTATACCAGGCGAAGTCTTTAAGGCAGCTAACCAGGACTACAATCTGGAATCAGTTCCAATTGAGCCGTTGTTGAAACTCCCTCAATGGACGACTTGTATAGCGATGGACTGGAATGGTACAAACCCCGATGACCATAATCAATGCCAACGGTTCATGATGTACGCTCTGGTCATGCTTAATGGGAAAGAGTATCTACAAATTGAGGTATACACATCACGCCCTGATGATCAGATAGTGCCAGGCACCCGTGACCACGTAACTTTCTCAATTCTTATCGATACCTCCATGAGTAACGTTAAAGCAGGATTTGATCAAGCGTTAATCGATATCCCAAAAGAAGATGGTCGTGAAATATCACAAGGTGTTCGCATCAGTGATAATGACGAACTACTGTATGATCTCATTACCATGATATCGTTAGTCAATGGCGAGCATCGTAAAGCAGAGCTCGGTAAGACCGATGTCAAATGGCCGGGCTATCAGATTCAGGGTACGTCGGGTTACAAGATCCGCCCGCGTCTGAAAGCCGTGGAATTCATGGTTGGTGATCAATACGTCCCACAATTACGTGCCGCTGGTTTCACCGGTGAGCGTGGTCAACGTAAAAGCCATATCCGTTGTGGACATTGGCACACGTACTGGCTGGGTCCTCGTAGTGGTCCTCGTACTCAGGAACGGTATTGGCTCTTGCCGATTGTTGTGTCGGGAAGGACTCCAGAAGATCTCTAACCTACATTACGTAGATGAATAACCAATCCAAATTACTTTAGGGTGTATTATGCAAATTCTTGGCCTGAGTTCTTTTCCGTTTAGTGATAGTTTAGCCAGCATGATGTCTAGCGGCGATACCGGCACGGTATTATTCAATCCGAAAGAATATGTTGCGTGGACTAACCTTAAGTTCATCGGCAGTGGCAATCGTGTTGATCGCGGTATGCTGGCATTGGATGGCAGTGCTGTGGCGCTGGTTAATAGCCGTCAACTCAGTTATAAGGACGCGCTCTCCTATGAGAACTGTCATCATGGCTGTCATGTCATTATCTTTAAAGGCTGTGATCAAACACGAGATGGTGTGGTATTCATCACAGTAAGTTCGGTAGACAATCTGGCATTAATCACTGAATCAGAAAATCTACCCGACCAAGTGGTTATCGCGTCTTCATTCAGTTTTAATGATGGTAAGATCCCAGCCCTTGAGAAAGAACTCAAGCGTTGTGGTTATTCCTTACTGGGTGATGACAATACCTTCCGCCGTGGTGGTCACAAATGGTCTCATGCTGTTGTCGATATTGAAGCCAGCGTGATCATTGGCTATATCACGGCTAGCGGCAAAAGTCCGGGTAATGAAGATGAAGATGACACGGTATTATCTATTAGCGATATGATGTCGCGCATGAGTAAACGTACTCCTCGTCCTTCGTCAGTCGATCTGAACATTTCAACCACTGACGTGGTGTTGATCAAAGCATTGATCGATTTCCATGAGAAAGTGAATGAGTTAGAAACGGTGGATGAAGACGACTGAAAGGTCGTTTAACCAACGTAAAAGCTAACATAATTAACCGATAGTATACGTAATAAGTAAATGGGGGCGCTATGAGTATGTTAGGTGGTGGCTTCGGTGCAGTGGGTGCATTGATGTCTAGTAATAATGGGCGACCGACACCTACGGCAATGGAGTATTTCAATAGCCAATATCAGGGAATGATGCAGGCAGCCCAGAACGTCGGTAGTGTTGCATTGCAGCAAGTATACCAGGTGGCGACAAACATGTATGATAACCTCATGCAGTCTCGTCCGTGGGAACTGGCTGAAGCAGCATTACGTCAGACCGTGCACATGTTCGATCCAAACACAGTGCGACAGTTGCTGAACATCGCAGACTTCCAGACAGCCAAGCCCGTCATGCAGCGTTGGGTAATGGCACAGCCGGATATCCGTGAGATGTATCATCAGCAGCGTATTGATGGTTATAGTGAAACGTATCTCGATGCGCAGCCAGGGCGCACCGGTATTGATCATTATGATTATCGTCGTGCAACAACTGACATGGTTCAGTTTAATGGGTCTGAAGAGAATCCGTTAGAGAGCTGGCAGTCTACTACGCATTATGAACGACTGGTTGAGCATGATCGTGATCTGACCTTCTATGAGAAACGTGATGTCCAGGTGACCTGGGATCGTTGTTTACACCTCATGGCGACTCAGGCATATGACCCAACCTCGATCTTCAATGTGAAGCTGGCTTAATTCATGAGGAGGGCTTAGGTCCTCCTCTTATGCTGATCAAGGAGTCAGTATGTCAAATGAAGCAAAACGTCTGCAGATCGATATCACGGCTGAAGGCCATGCAAAACTGCTGGCACTGAAAGAGAAGATGGATACCGCTTCAATGGGATCTGTTGTGAACCGTGCCCTGACAATCACAGATCGTTTGTTCACGGCTAAAGCAATGAACAGTAAAATCCTTATCGTTGACCAAGACGGTAAGACGACTGAAATCGAATTACTGTAGAGGTTAGCATGGCCTGGTCTAAACGTCGTGCTAAACGTCGCATCATTCATTTACGTGGTTTTCACTATCGTGTTCAATCACGCAGTATTGCAATCTGGGAACGTTTTCGCGAACAACAACATCACCAATTTGGATCTGGTATTGATCTGATGATGTTAGTCAATCCAACAACTGGTAACCCAATAGGAGCCGACCGTGGCCTTAAGCAAAACAAAAATAAAGCGTCGTACTAACGCATACCACAATTACAAAACGCTGGTTGCACGCATTAGCTATAAATGCATGACACTCAGCATGGCTGATCAGGACCTTAAGGCGAAGATCAATCGCTCGGGCGCCGCCATAGGTAGTGAAGAGTACGCGCACTGCATTGATGGGCGTAAAGGTCTCAAACGCGAGATCTTCCGTCTGCGTCACATTCAAGGGCGCCGTCGCATTGTTAATGCCGATAAGATCAAATCGGCAATCAGCCAGTATTAATAGAAGGGACTTCGGTCCCTTTATTTTTTTTTAATAAAATGACATACAGAAAATCTCAGGTCTATATAACGGCACTGATAGAGTAATCTAAATTAACTTGTGAGGCTATAATGAAAAACACCACTTTCTTAATTGAAACGCTTAAACGCACTTTAGAAGAACTGGATCGGTCAGTGCTGTCAACTGAAGAGAAAGTTCAATTAACTACTATGGTTGAGAAAGAACACTTTATTAAACTGTTTGGTATTTCCGAAGAAGTGACTACCCAGCTGACCGAACGGGCATTATCCGAATTAACTGATTACCAGTTCAACAGTGTTTACGCCGGGGTAGAGCTAGTCGGTAATTTTGACTGGGTAATATCCAAGGATGGCTCGGTTGTGGTAAGGCGACCGCCTCACAGTGGTAGTAACCATTGGGTACCGCCGGTTAATCACTTCGTGTTTAGACTGATCGATGAAGGCCGCAACATGTTGAGTGAAGAAACTAATTTACTTATTATCAGAATTGAAGACACTCGCACTAAAGAAGTCTTCTCGGTTAATTTTGAAGTTATTGATACCTTAACAGGTTACAATGTTTTCAGAATGATCGAACGTTATCTGCCTGGTCATTATAAAGCAAGCACCAAGAAACTGTAAAATATGAGTTGCAGAAAATCTCAGACCTATATGACTGTGGTGATAAAGAGTAGTAAATACTCTTCACCTTATTCTAACTGGGATTAAAACATGAGCAAAGAAAAAGTAATTATCGCAGTTACCTTGATTACTGGCGTTGTCAGTATTGCGCACTCTGCTTTGACGGCAATTCGATCTATCAACCGTATGAAGTATATCGCTAGCAAAACAAACTACTCAATGGCAATCTGCGCACTGCAGGAAGTCCGTCGGGCTAACGAAGGTAATCCTGAAATTCTTCAGAAGTGCGATCTCGAAATTATTAAACTGACTGCTGCATCAGCAGCCCTGTAATACAACCCGTAGCAATTCAACTTAACTTAATGTAAGGATCTTTAAAATGGAAATGACTTTCGAACAGCAGACTTCATACCTGGACAACGTTGATGCAATGAATGCAAAGGCAGCTGAGCTTGAAAACGAAGCAGCTGAAATGTATGCACGTGTAGAGAGCATGGCAAAAGAACTCCAGCACATCACCTGCCAGCGTGCTTTCAACATTAAGTTCCGTGCTTACCAGGCACTGCTTAACGAAGCTGATATCGCTGCAGATGCAGCTAAACTTGCCCGTAGCATGGCGCGTACCGCCATTGTTAAATTCTGCGAAGAAACGGACATCCAAACTTACCACTAATAATTACTTACTAATCGCCACTAGGAAAACACCATGAACGAGATCATCTCAAACGCAGGCTACATCGTTTTGACAATCTCACTGGTAGTGGCGATTGTTAAAGTAGTTAAATCTGATGACAAGTACATCGCAGAAACTGAGCGTCTGATCAACGACGCTACTGCAAACTAATCGAACCAATCCAACTTAATTCAATTGTAAGGAATACCGCTATGTCAAATTCAATGATCGTAATGTTAACCATGCTGGGTGTTATCGCTTCAGTTGGTCTGTTCTCTTTCGCTAAGAGCCTGTCTCCACGTCATGCTCTGATGACCGCTTATGCTTACTTGGATAAGAAGATCGGTGATAACGCCGGTTCTGAGAAAGGTGTTGAGATCAACTGTCTGCTGAACCTGCAGGAAACCAACTATGCGATGATCGTAGGTAACTACTTCACGCGTGCTAAAGAGAAACAAGACTGGTTAGTAAAAGAAGCAGTTGAAATTGAACTGACTGCACGTCAGCAACTCATGCTGCTTGATTCATTACTGAATCTGAATACCCGTCCTGAACAAGCAAAGAAAATCATTAAAGTGCGTTCAGTAAAAGATATCGTTGAACTGGCTGTTACATATGCACGCGACAATCGTAAGATTGAAGCGCCGCTGGCCCTGTTCCATTAATTTAATGCTGTAGTCTTCGGTCTGACCATATGGTCGGGGCTCACCTGGAGGGGTGAGCTCTTTTTTTTTTATTCTTTTTTTTGGTTAAGCGGGATACTATGTAGCTTATATCCTCAAGAGGTCATTATGGCAACTGCACAACCCGTCGTCCCAACAATGTCGGTGGTTGGTTTTGTTACGGGTGTAACTGAGACCATCGATCGCCTGTTCGCCTATTGGCTAACTGCGCAGTATTCCCAGTCGTATATTGCCCGCGGTAACATCCATTCCTTTCAGTATCTCATTCAGCAACACGATGGCGATCCTGATGCACTGTGTACCGCAGTACAAGGCGATTTAAAGAAATATTTCCTCGGCCTGTTTGATAAGGTCGATGTAGTGTGTACTCCCCGTTATGCAACAACCAAAGCCCAGGAGAAGTTCTATACTTTGGAAATTGACATAAAGGTTACCAAGGGAGACATCGGTTATGATGTTGGGCGCCGTCTGTTAGAAATTGAAGACGGTATCTTTAAACGAATCGTGGGGTCATTATAATGTCCGAAGTCAATAAAATCTATCATCAGCGTGCAGGGGCGATTGAAGATCGCCTGGCAAAAGCTGCAGCACATGAACGTAATCCACAAATCCAGGAAGCGGTGTTCTGTCGTGACTTCCTGCCAATGTTTGTGGGCGGCGGTGATTTCATTAATCAGGAAGCCTGGGTTACCGTTGCAGGGTCGGTTAATAACGAAGTCGATGTGTTCCGTGATCGTGAATACCTTTATACCCTACCTGCGTTGGCAATCCCTATTGTTTCTGAGATCTCATCCCGTAAACAGAACGCACTCGGTATGCAGGGTACGTGGGCGAGCACCGCCGGCAATGCAATGGATGAACCAGGCTCTCTGGAAAGCGTTTACAGCATCGCAGAGCACGGACATAAAGTCACACTTGCCTCTTCTCCTGAAGCTCACCTGAAGCGCTGGGAAGAGGTATTTAAGCGTTACAATCTTGACTATAAAGTCATCCGTGCTCAGATCCACGAACGTAAGACAGGCGAGAAAGTTAATCCTGACATTGTCGGTAAATCCAATAACACAACCACCGATAACCGCAGGATTGAAATCGATGAAGATGGCGAGTTCGAGCCTTTCTAAAACCAAAACGCCGGGTATCGTGCGGATCATCCAAACAGGCGACTGGCACTTCTGTCAGAATCGTACGCCAACAGCAAACATCATTCGTAGCCTTAATTACATCTTCTATGAGAAGGAGTCGTTAGCGGAAACTGACTTGGTGATTGTCAATGGTGATGTCTGGGATACCCTGGTTACTTTACCTAATGATGATGCCATTCTGGCACGTGAGTGGATTCGTAAGTTTGTTAATGATTGCGAAATGCACAACGTTACACTGGATGTGCTGGAAGGAACACCTGATCACGATTGGAAACAATCATCGGAGTTCGTGGCGTTTGAGACAAAGTGTAATGTGCGACACATCACCCAACTCTCTATTATCCGTCACGAGCATCTGGATTTAAATATCCTTTATGTTCCCGATGAATGGAAACCAACCATGGAAGGGGTTTGGCAGGATGTTTGCCATGTAATGTCTGAGGCGGGATTAGAGCGTGTCGACTTAGCTTGTGTACACGGGGGATTTGATTTTAACTTCCCACCGGAATACGGCATCAAGTCACACAGCTCTGAGCGTTACAGTAACATCGTTAAATACGCCTGCTTTGCCAATCACATCCATACGGCTAAGCATCATCTAAAAGTACATGGCCCTGGTTCACCTGATCGTCTAGCACAAGGCGAAGAAGGTGATAAAGGTTACCACCGTGTAGTCATTGACCAGAAAGCTGAAACCATTAACATTCAGTGGATTAAGAACCCACATGCCTGGACGCACAAAACCATCGACGTGCAGGGAATGAACTTGGATCAGATTGTGCAGATAACCCGTGAAACTGCAAAACCACTAAGGGCCGGTAGTTACTTACGCTTAAAGAATGGCGAACCCTTAGTAGTTAAATCAGCGCTTATTACACTTCGTTTAGAGATCAAGCATGTGATCTTTGAATACAAGAATAAGAAGCAAAACGGGATCATGCAAAACTCTGGTACTCAAAAGGCTAATGGCGCGCGCTATACCGGCGTCCACATTAATAAGACCAATGCCGTGGATGTCCTGGTAGGGTGGCTTAATACCAAAGGGCTAGTGAGCGAAGGACAATCCTCATTACTTGAACAGACATTGCGTACTGCCATGTCGTCGAAATAAGAGGCGAGTATGGTTGATAGAACAATTGGACTATTCCCCATGTCAGTGGGGACATCTCTTGCATTTGAAGCATTGATGTCACGACCGGTGAGAAAGGATGAAACACCTATCGAGGTATTGATGTTAAATGTGGGGACGATCTTTCGTAATGCTTACCAAGCGTATGATACTGATGACCGTGACCGAATAGGTGTGGACAAACTCCATGACGATGTGATTGCTGATATGTCAGCGATTTATGACATCTTAAAAGACGTGGGGCGTACGGTTGTTCCTGATTATAAGCTGTACTATGGAAAGTACGAAAGGCTAAGTTCTGCTTTTCCTCTGGCTAAGATCTGGGAACCTACATCAGACATCGCAAAGGGTTATGCGCGATTAGAGCGTAATGTGATTGATAAAGTTACAAAGACCATGCGAGGCTTAATCCAAGTTGCGGATCATACCTTGCCATCAACTGTGAAGAATACCTATGTAATCACCCATCACGTGGTCGATTTACTTGTGCCTTCTGGTTATGGTCAGATCACGTTACTGGAGTCACATACTGGCGCGCTTAAGCAGAAAGATCAATGGAATACCAAACTTACAAACGGCAATACGTTAACGCGTATTCCGTTTAATCGCATGACGTTGCAGATCTTCGGAGATAAGTCAGTGAACTTCAAAGCCAACAGCTTTAAATACAAAGCCGCGGTGATGAGCCTCTCTGAAGAGTTCCAGTGGACTCCGCATACGACACGTGACCGTATAATGCTCAGCATTGAAAGTTTGAAAGATCAGCAACTAAAAGCAGACCTCAACAAAATGCTTAGTGTTTAAATCAACATAATTGCCTTTAATCTATAAGGCAATATAACTAATTCGATCCAAAAGGAGCAACACATGGCTGGTCCACAGCAACGTAACTTTAAAGCTCGCGAGAAGTCTTATTTGAGCGAGTACTCAATGAACATGCAAGGCCCGGTTCAGAACGGCGCGCAGTTCCCGTCTGAATTCCGTATGGCCTACGCGGCAAATAAAGTTGCGATCCAGGTTGAAACCAAAAACCGTGACAACAAGAACAACGGTCGCTTTGAAGTGGTTGTTCCTTATCTGGGTGCGATTGGTATTCTGCAGACAATCGATATGCTGCTGAAAGATAAAGCACGCAGCAAGCTGCAGTATAAAGTGAAAGACTTCGTCTACTTCGGTAAAGGCAACAAGTCTGACAGCCCGATGGTTAAAGCTGCACTGACCGTTGGTCGTGACAACGAAGGTTGCATCTATATCGGTATGTCCGGTAAAGATATCACCCCAATCAAATTCATCTTCTCTCTGCCAGCGCATGATGAGCTGTGTGATGACCAGGGTAACAAACTGGGCGATGCAGAGCACTCTGAGTTCGCAGCGAAATGTTTCGTGATTGGTTACCAGGGTCTGCTGCCGGTTGTTATGGGCCTGCACTATACTCCACCTGAGCCTAAAGGCGATAGTGGTAATGGCAACGGCAATGGTGGTGGCGGTAACGGTAATGGCGGTTGGAATGGCGGCAATAACAACCGTGGTAATGGTGGCGGGGGAAACAACCAAAACAACAACGGCGGGGGGAACGGCTCTGGTTCTGGTAGCTCCGGCGGTGGTGACTTCGCTGATGACTTACCTTTCTGATCTGAAAGCGGCGTGATGTAATGAGGAGGGCTTCGGCCCTCCTTTATGTTGATAAGAGGGTGTTATGAAAAGACGTATAGCGATCGTGGGTGTTTGCCGTGTTTCAAAACCCGTTAAAGACGAAGACATGATTGTTGAAGTTTATGACGATCTTAATGAGCTTGTCAGGACAAGACCTACTCGTATGGCGGGCCGGACTTCTTTACGTGCTGAGATTCGTGCTGAACAACTTGCAATCATGAAGGATGGTAAGTACACGGGTGAGTTTGAAGCTGGCGCTGCTTTCACAGCGGTAGTCATCAGCTCTAACGAAAACCTTGACGGTACTACGTTTCAGTTAGGTTGCTTCATTCCTACGGATAGCGGTTATCGTTATTACAATCCACGCTCAATTATTGGCCCAGAACTTAAGAACCGTCGTGTTCTCAATTCTGAAAGTATTGATGTGTTATCAACTAACATCGGTAAATGGATGGAAAGATTAACTAACAGTCAGTAAGAGGTGCTATGTTCGAAGAACCTACCCATGTACGGTATGCACTGGTGACTCGTCCTCGTCATGATGAGAAAGTTATTCTAACGCCGTGCGATACTTTGTTAGAAGCAGTACACAAACAAGATCAACATGACTTTATCGCTTCTGTCGTTATGTGCGACAGTAATAAAGGTAAAGCGGTTGATATCAGTTTGCACTTTATTGGTAACTCATGCAGCTCCTATACAGGGGGTGATGAGATGTTACTTTCTTCGTTTGAGCGCCGTGACACCGAGTGGATTACTCGACATGTCACAGGTGCCATGATAGATACTTTTGATGACTCTGCATTTACCTTCATCAAAAGTCTACTATCCTTTTTCGACATGCACAGAAACAGATTAGGTTGTACAATTGTTTGATAAATCATAACGCTGGAGTGGTTCATCCCGCTCCAGCCCTTATGCCGGCTGTAATTTCAAACATTTTTTAACTATCTATTAGAGGAACAATTCTGAAATAATTTCAAGCCTACATTACCTACTTGTAGTAGTAATAAGTAAATTAACCATCTGTATAAAAGGAAAGGACAATCACATGCATTTCGCATATACAGTGAAAAACACCACTGAGAAAGTCTGGTTAAACACAATCATTGTCGTCAGTCGTCATGGCGAGCAAATTGTGTTTAACGAAAACAACTTTTTCAAGTCGGACGAGAAAGATCATAAAGGGACGTTCGATGAGCTGAATGCGTATCTGGCCCGGTGCCTGACTAACGAACAACGCGATCGGATGTTTGAGCTGTATAAACAAATTAACCATATCTTAAAAACAGAGGTGTCTAGCACTAAAGTTCTGTTACCGAAGTTGCAGCCTTTGGTAAAGGGTATTTACGATCTGGTCAATATCTCTGACCTGAACGTGTTCATGTATGAGAACAATCTCACGCATATCCCGAACAGTGTGCTGGATACCATCCCGTCTTCAAAAGAGTATCCGACCAGTACCACGTATGTAAAAGCAGATTACATCAAACTGGTTAACTTATCTGTTCTGCTGCATCTGATGGCACCGATCATTGCGGACTATGTCAACAAGGTCAGTGACTCAACCGGCAAGCAGTTTAAAGAACATGCAGCTCTTCCTTTATTAGATCGTACAAACATCATGTACTCTGAAGAGATGAACAAGCTGCGTAACTTTGTAACTGCAAACTGCAGCAAGAAACCTGTACCGTTATCAGCGACACTTGAAGGGATGTCTGAAGAGTCATTCCCGAACTGGATGCTGGCATCGGTTATTGCACGTAAACTCTGTATCAACCATGTACGTCGTGGTGATGAGAACGGGCATCTGGTTGCTGCGGTATTCGCATACATCAACTACAACATCAAATTGGATGGGAAGTTTGGTGGCGGTGTCATGCCGAAGAAAGAGCGTCGTATGCTCGGGGAAGATGATCGTGAGAAAGCGGTGATCGATAACTGGAAGATGAAAGAAGATGTGGATAAGATTGACATCCTGGCTTGTGCAGTAGGCTATGATGATCCAATCGCTGCAGCTTTGATGATCGAACCAACCCTGGACACCAACATGTTACTGCAGTGCATGAGTGCGATCCCTAATGCATGGGATTTCAACATGACACCACATCAGAGCATGTTGATCCAGTGGGTAACCGGTGAAGTCCTGCCGCACATCAATGATACTTATACGCCACCGTTGGCGACTGAGTATTACGATTACGATGTGTGTGTGAAACTGGTTGCTATCACACAGGCGATTCTCTGGCATCGTGGTTTCCCGTCTCTGGCTGTATTTGCAGCAACATATCCATCTCAGGTTGAAGAGTCTGGTATGCCAAATGCAATCATTCAGCTTGAACTTAAGATCATGCAAGAGCTCGAAGGTTATTATCAACATATCCGTCTGGGCAAACGCCAAGATAGTTCAGATGGATTAGTGCACAAGACCATCAACGAGTTTGTTAAGTCTCTGCTCGAAGATGACTATCAGGTAGTAGGCCCGGATGATCTCCTGGCTGCGTCGAATGTAGTAGATGCCGAGTATCGAATCGTCATCCCTGAAAGTCTATATTACGATGTTGCTAGCTATATCCGTTATGTCGCTACCCGTTAATTAATTTACACCGTTAGGAGTTGCACGATGTTACCAAATTATACCACTAACAATACAGGTTTCAGTGGGGTCGTAGAGAAAGCAGTTATCTGCCGTACCCCAGGTTATCAGACGATGCAGCGTCGTCCTTATTCCATGAACCTCAGTGGTAACACATCCCAAGTCATCGGGAACATGAGCGGAGGCGTGGATTATTCTAAAGAGCGTCTGGCACCAATTGCATCTTCTATTATCATGCCGCAGACTGCAGCCGAATCAGATGCATTGATTCCGAATGCCTGGGGTAATGAACGTTGTATGTTTATCCTGAAGATCGTGCATCAGGTTGATGCTGCTGGTAAGACGGTTCAGTATCTCAGTGGCTATACTGATCGCATGGGTATGCACCCGGCTATCAATGACATTCATCTTGACGATGACATGCAATTGTATTTCAACATGAGCATGGTCTATAAAGAAACCACCACGATCAACGGCTATGGCATGCCGCAGGTTTCTATCATCCCGATGATGGCAAGTCAGTTGGTCATGGGTCAGCAGGGTGGTGTGTATGGTCAGAACGATCGTACTATGCGTCCTGAGGATATCTATTCATCTATTAACTCTGGTCTGCTTACCGCGCAGAACAATCAGTGGAACAATGGCAACGGTCAGGCAACGAACCAACAACGACTGTATGATGGTCGTGTACAGTTCCAGCCAAACCAACCGTATAAAGTCTCGGCCATGCAGAACCTGATTCCATCTAACTATCTGTCGCGTGTACTTGAAAGTGCTGCAACAGAAGCGATGGTGTATCAGGATGTCGGCAGTCGTCCAAACCCAACCGATACCTCCAACAGCATTGCAGCTTCTCTGAATGACGGTTATCTTAACAATGACCTGACGTTAGAAATGATCATGCATCGTACTGGTCTGAAAGAGAACTGCTGGATCTCCTGGCGTGACCTGCGTACGCTGATGCCGAATATCATGTCTCCTGGTATTCTGCATAAAGCGGGCATGGAAGGTATTCAGACAGGTACCGTTGAAGGTGCTGTTGGCGGTGCGGGTTCAGAGTACATGAATGGTGCTAACTACGAAACAGTTATCGCTAACATGCTGAACAACGTTTGTAACGCACTGATGATGGACATGCTCATGGGTGAAGTCATGATCAGTGGCGACAACATGACCGGAACCAGTCACACGATGGGAATGGTCAGTGGTCAGTTTAATCTGAACATTCTGAATGCGACTTCGTTCGTTGATGGTCGTGATGTTCGTATCATGGGTGAGTCGTTTAAACAACGACTGGTTCGTGAATTCCTGTCAGGCTTTACTGGTCACAACCATGTGCCACTTGGCTTTAGCGTCAAAGCAAGCCTGATGGGCGAGAACGTCATCGATATCTCGTACAACGGTCAGCCTCGCACCCGTTTTGTATTCCCGTGCTTTGCAGCCTCGGCGTATACACCAATTCTGACTGGTAACCAAAACCAGTTATCTGAAATCGCAGTCCATACCCGCGCGCTGGTTGGTCAGTTAACAAACATCTTCTAAGGGAAGAATATCATGTCTGATGTACTCGATTATTACAATGGTTTCCTGGACTCCACTAACAACCCGCGTGATGAGCATGGCGTGGTGTTGTACGAAAGCAACACCGGTGATTTAAAGCCGGTGATGATTGACGGTAAGAAACTGATCGTTCCAACCAAGGAATTCCAAAAGAAACCTGACTGGACTCAGTTCGTGGCATTCCATCCGTTGTCTGAGTCAATCGCTCGTGGTGAATCTGAAGTACTGCAGAAGGCACGTACACTGATTGGCCTGCGTCTGTTCTACAAATACATCGAACTGTCTGAAGCGTTACTGATGCTGGCGGTAGATAGCAACGCACAGGCGAAGCTGACACCAAGCACCATGAAACTGCTGGAAGGCCTGGGTGATGCTGATGCGAAGACTGTTGAGAACTTCTCAAAGATCATTGCAAAAGCGAAAGTCAACTTTGATGGCGGTGAAAACCGCTGTCTCATCTCTCTGTTCTTAAAACGCGGCGGTACCATGAACGGTACGAAGTTTGCCCGTTTGTGTGTAGCAAGCTTCCCGTATTACGAAGCGCTGCAGAAGATCGAAGATGAAGCGGCTGATAAGCGTCAGGTGTTTGGTGTGCCATTGCGTGCTAAAGACATCAAAGTGCTGAAACGCCTGCATGAAGTGATTCTGCCAAACAGCGATGACGGCGTGTATTCAATCGGTACCAACTCACAGATCGCTCCTTACTGGGGTGCGCTGATGATGACGTATGTCAATCTGTTGAATCAGTTCAACAGCCTGGTGAAGCCGTTCTCTAAAGTGATCAAATCACTGAAGACCGTCAACACTGACTGGGATGTGGGTGACGAACTGCAGAAGTTCCGTAACCAGATTCCACCGATGCCGTATAACGAAGGTGCGGATGCAACAACTCCACCACCTGAAGCGCAGCAGCAGCCGGCAGTACAGCAGCAGGTTCCTCAGGCACAACCGCAACAGCTAACGCAGCAACCAGTTGCTGTTCAACAACCGCAGGCACAGCCACAGTACGCACCGCAGTATACGCCAGCGGCAGCGGTACATCCGACACCTGCTCCGGTAAACCACACTAAGACCAGCAATTCAAATGGTATTAGCTTTGGTGATGCGCTGAGTAAGTCGCCGGTAGCTATGGCGGTACCGCAGATGTATCCACAGATGCAACAAATGCCGCAGATGGCACAGATGTATCCACAGATGCAAATGCCACTGCAGATGGCAATGCCGCCAGTAGCAGGCCAACAGATGTATCCGCAAATGATGCTTCCACAAGGTCACATGCCGATGCCTCCTGTCGGTGGTCAGCCACAGCAGCCGATGTATCAGCAACCACAAATGCCAATGTACCAACAGCCGCAGATGCAAATGTATCCGCAGCAGATGCCAGGGATGCAGCAGATGTATCCTCAGCAGCAAATGATGCAACAGCCAATGATGCAACCTGGGATGTTCCAGTTCCAGCGTTAATCTAAACTGATCGGCATAACGGGAGGGACTTCGGTCCCTCCCATTTATCGATGCATCATTTTTTATTTAAGTTGTAAAGATCACGAATACTCGAGAGCATGCTATCGTTTTCATCGATGAGTTTGATTTTATCAACTATCATATCCCACTTAAAGGGATTTACGATACCATTCAATCGCATAATTAACCAATGCATGTGATACGCAACCCTTGCGTTCAATAACACCATGCGAAAGTCACCGCGTTCTTCATACTGCGCAAGAGCAGTAGGCGGAGTATAATCAGTTGCCCGTGCTCTTAATAAATCAAGATGGTGAATTAACACCTTACGAAAGCCAGGGTCTTGATAGATGGCAATTGTAGGATGCACGATCTCGTTGGATACTTGCATGGAAATATACCTATACTTGTTTAAGCCTATATTATCATTGTGCAGTTAGGTTGATAAAAGGAACAGCAATGAATCACATTACCGAAGCAAGTGAATTATCTCCCGATATCTTAGGCGGTATTCTTTGTTTGAACCCTACCTTACATGGTGATAGCAGCCCACGATCTGCTATGTTTGGTGGTCACGCAGGACAAGCGGTTACCATTGAAGGTAGTACACCGCGAATGTTGAAGACCGGCATGGAGTACGTGTATGGTCGTCCAACATTTAAGATTGAAGCTCCGTGTCAGATGTTGGTCATTGGGGTTATCAATCGCTTTGCGACTAATCACGTAGGTGCAGGCGGTATTCGTGAGAACCCCGAACGTTATGTGATCTATCAGAACGTAGAGCGCAGTAATGTCCCGACCTTTGGCATTATGTGTATTCCAACTTACCATACGCGTAATCACGCATTAGGTTTTAAGTACAAGCCTCATGCGCGTAATATCCAGCGTCTGTATAATGAGAAAGAGTATTTCCAGAAAGGCGATATCTTTGCAATCTCACCAAACTTAACGGAAGGTGGTGATTATAAGTACGGTCGTGAAACGAACGTTGCTTTCATGTCACTACCAGAGGTCGAGCAGGACGGCATGGTGGTCACCGAATCGTTTGCCAAGGCGATGGCGTGTACCAAGATTGAAAACCGCATTGTACAATGGGGTGATGATTATGTGTTGTTGAACCTTTATGGTGATGACACCACGTATAAAGCATATCCAGATATCGGTGAAAAGATTCGTGATGATGGCATGCTGTATGCCATGCGTCGAATCATACCGGGCACGGGTATTGTGAACATGACGCCAAAAGCATTGCGTATCTTCGATCCAGAGTTTGACAAACCTGTTTATGCAGAAGCAGGCGCTACCGTTATTAACGTAGCAGTGAACTCTGACCGTATGCGTACAGGTCGTGCTGAAGTTCAGTTCTATGATAAACAGACTGAACGCTATGAACGTGCTGCTCGTGAGTTCTCCAAACAACTGCGTAACCTGTATGACAATCTGTATCGTCAGTATGGTGCGGGTATGGTGCTGGAACCAGAACTCAACCGAATGATCACTGATGCGATCTCTGACACAGGTGGTATGGATCGTAAGATCAATAACCAAGGTCAGATCATGTCTGTCGATAAAGGTACCCAGGTTTATAACAAGGTACCGATTGGCGACTGGCGTGTGAAGATCACCTTTGTTAAGCGTATCGAAGCCGGTGTACGTTTCAAGATCACTGATACCCATGGCGGTAAAGGTGTTATTGTAAATGTGATCAAGGATGAAGATGCACCAACGGATGACTTCGGTAACCGTGCTGATGTAATCATGGATGATGTGTCGATCACCAAACGTATGAACTTAGGCAAACCAGTTGAGCAGTATATCAACGGGGCATCTGTCTATGCGACTAAGGTTGCGCGTGAGCTGGTTGCGAAGGGTGACACAGATGGTGCATGGAATCACCTGATGAGTTATTACGAAGCCGCAGCTTTTGAACAGTACGAGCTGATGCAGAATGGCATGTATAATGACAAGCCTACTCGTGACATGCATGTTGCTCATGTCTGTGCGAATGGCGTGCAGTTGTTTGCACCAACCAATCGTCGCTTCTATGGTGCTGAGCAATGTCGTCGTATCATGAAGAAGCATGACTTCCCGATCAGTCCAGTGCGGTATCGTGCACCTAATGGTGAAATGGTTCGTACGCGTGACCCGGTGATGATTGCACCAATCTACATCATCCTGCTGGAGAAGATGGGCGAGTATTGGGCGTCGTGTGCAATTCCAAAGCTCACGCACTTTGGTACACTCTCATCTCTGACGCAAGCAGACAAATACGCACTGCCATGGCGTAATACACCGACTCGTTTCGGTGAGTCTGAATTGCGACTGTTCCTGGCGGCCTGTCGTGGTGTTTATGCTAACCGTCTACAGAGCATGGCGAACACGCCTGCAATGCAACGTGAAGCAGCATTGATGATGTTACGTCATCAGACACCAATGAACATGGATAACGTGATTGACGAACGTAAAACACCATTGGGTCGTGCACGTCCGCTACAAATGTATAAGCACAACCAAAGCTGTCGTGGTATCGAGTTTGAAACCACTACACTTGCGAGCTAAGGGGAATTAAATGCAACAATATCATTGGCGCGAACTGATAGCCATGTCTGAAGAACAGATCTGGCAATTAGATCCTGCAATTAATAACCCAACCGTTCAGGTAACCGCCGAAGACATGGTTATCAAGATCCCCGTTCGACAAGTTATTGCCAGTTGGTATTGCTGGCCATTCCAGAAACTCTATAAGGACATGGTTCTGGAGAAACGTCACTTCATCACGGCGTTTCGTTTGTCGAACAAATCAATCCTGGGTGTAATGACCCAGGGTTATCGGGATTACGATAAGCTTATCAACGGTCAGCCGTTTGATGTGGTAGCAATGAACAGTCTGATCGCGAAGACAGTTAACCGCATCAATAATGCATTCGTTGTAAAGATCCCGCAGTATGTCACGACGTCATCGATCAAGCAGTATATCCAGATCGTTGATGATCCTGACTTCAAAGCGATTCGTTCTGCCATGGAACCTAATCAGAACTCCATTCGTGAAGGCTATGATCAGTCTTACTCGATGCTGATGGATCCAAATAAGTTTGTGGGTAACCAGGTCGCTGAGTATGTCAAGCAAGGTTCTGCCTCTGCTGGACAGGCACTGCAATGTCTGGTTGTCCGCGGCTATCTGACCGACCATAACTCCCGTATCTTCGTACGACCGGTTATGGGTAACTATGTGGAAGGTCTGGGCAAGTTCTACGAATCGTTTGTGGAATCACGTTCTGCAACCAAAGCATCGCTGTTTACCAAGAAACCGCTTGAGGACTCAGAGTGGTTTAACCGTAAGATGCAGTTGGTTGCACAAGCCATCCAGAAGATCCATCTGGGTCAGGATTGTGGATCTACTCAAACGGTACCAATTGTCATGCGTCGTGGTTGGGCTTCCGGCATGGCCGGTAAGTATTATCTCGACGAAGACGGTTCGTTTAAAATGATCAACGAAGATGACAAGCATCTGGAGAACCGCCTGTTACATGTGCGCTCTCCAATGTATTGTAATCATCCTGACCGTACCGGCGTCTGTGAGCGTTGTTATGGTAAGCTTGCGGTAAGTATCCCGTATTTCAACGTACTGGGTAAGATCGGGGATAATGAAGTTATTGCAGGTCATGTGTCAGCAACAGAAATCGGTGAGGATCTCTCGCAGAAGATGTTGTCAACTAAACACCTCGATACCTCCTCGACTGTTGATCCCTTTATTGTCCGCCGTTCAGATATGTTATACGTGAAGCCAGGTCAGCGCGAGAACGCCATTCGCCTGAACCCACGTTTACGTAATGAGAAAGTGGTGATGAAGGTAAGTTTCGACAAAACTACCGCATTATCTGATATCGCAGTTGCCGAGAACTTAGATGAGGTCGCAACGCGTGTTTCTGGGTTCAATGAAATCGTGCTGGAGTTTGAACGTGAAGATGGGGGTAAAGAAGCAATCCCTATTAACACAACGCAGGGTTCTCGTCAGGGTCAATTCACTGTCGAGTTCTTACGTTATCTGCAGCGCGTAAGCTGGACGAGTGCTGATAAAGATTATATCGCAATCAGACTGGATCAGTTTGACTATGAATGTGACGTCGTGGAACTGCCGTTAGTGCATGAAGACATGATGGCCTATCAGAAGCAAATCGAATCCTACATTCGTTTTAGCAAGGAGTCAGCGAACTGGAAAAACAAGTTTGTTACGCCTGATGAAGTCGGTGTGGTACTGGATGAATTCTATTCCCTGTTGCGTCAGCGTTTAGGTGTGAACATTATTCATGCCGAGATGATGTTGTATGCAGTGATGACCATGAATCCAGGTCAAGGCGATTATCGTCTGCCACGGGCATATGAACCACGGCAGTTTAGTTCTTATCACGAATGTATCGAGTATCGTTCTCTCTCTGTACAGCTCGTGTATCAGGAACAAGCAGCAGTGATGCTCAAGCCATCGACCTTCTTGAATGACAAGCGACAACCGCACCCGATGGATGAGATCTTCAAATAAGTAAGAGGTAGCGATGCGCAATACGGCGACCATCACTCTTAATAGTCACGGTTTTACAGTCAGTGATTATAATAGTGAGTTCTATGAAAAGTTGAAAATGTATTGCGCTCGTTTCACCAAATACAAAATGGTTCCTACGATGATTCATGGTCGAAAGATTATGAAGAAGGAACCAGATGTTCAATTTGGGAGCGCTTTCAAGAATCGACGTGAAGTTCGTCTTCACATGAACTGCTATCAAGAGTTCAGACGTTTCATGGAACAATGGGGTTATAACACTTCACGCTTCAAAGAAGTCAAAGCCGATATCCCGATTGGCAAGGACGCCAGCTTTGAATTTAAAATGGAAGGGATTGGTCCACGTGATCATCAGGTAGAATGGTTGCAATACCAGCTTGAGCGAAACCAGGGTGATATCACAACGAAGATCAATACCTTGCAAACAGGTAAAGGGAAATCGTTCTGTGGTATTTACAACATGGTTAAGCTTGGCAAGTTAACGGTGATTGTATTAATGCCGAAATACATCAATGGTTGGCTGATTGCACTAAACGACTTTGTGAAACTGTCTGAGACAGATATCATGGTTGTGCAGGGCTCGGGCGAACTTAATGGGTGTATGAAGCTTGCGAGTGAAGGTAAACTTAAATCTCGCATTATTATCGTGTCGCTTCCAACGTTCCAGTACTTTATGAAAGAGTACGAAACGCAGGATGGTGTAATGACACATTACGACTATACGCCTGATGACTTCTGGAAATTAGTACAGCCTGGATTTATGATTGTCGATGAAGGACATGAATCAATCCACGCTCTGTTTAAATTCGATCTGTATACCAACGTCCGTAATAAACTGGTATTGTCAGCAACACTTGAGGCCGACGATGCCTTTATTAATGACATGTACTTTGTCATCTACCCGAACAAAATACGGTTCAAGGGTGGTGCGTATGATAAGTACATTGAAGCAGTTGCACTCATGTATGGTCTTGTCAATGGCAAGAAAGTAAAATGCAAGGGCTTTGGTGGTTCGTATAACCATGTGAAGTTTGAGCAGTCCATCATGAAAGACAAACAATTGCTGGCCTCTTACTTAGGGCTGATTGAGCGAACGTTCAATTACTTCTTTAAGAGTAAGATGGAACCAAACCAGCGATGTTTGATTTATTGTGCAACGGTTGAAATGTGTCTTTACGTAGCGGATTACCTGGACAGGAAAAACCCTGACCTGATCGTTCGCAAGTACACACAGGAAGACCCCAAATCTACCCTGTATGAATCTGATGTCAGTGTATCTACATTGAAGTCAGCGGGCACTGGTGTAGACATCCCTGGTCTGAGAACCTGTATCATGACGATTGCCATTGGTTCTCGTCAGGCAAGTGATCAGGCATTGGGTCGTCTGCGCAGATTGAAAGATTATCCAGATACTACCCCAACCTTTGTGTACTTCTGTTGCACTGGTATTGAACAACATGTTTCTTATCATCGTAAGAAGCTGGAGCTCTTCCCAGTTAAGACATTAAGTCTCAAAGAGATGAACAGCAACTTCTCGTTGTAATCTCGTAAGAGGCCGGAGGGTGATACCTCTGGCCTTTTATGCGGTTTTTTCCTTTTCTTTTTGTTAAGGATTCACAGCTTATGACTACAGAGCCAAGACTTGTTGTTATCGGTGCCGGCTATCCAATTAGCACTGCATCTCTCATCGAACGTTTGACGGGTTTTTACGAACGCGTAGAATTATGGTCATTGGAAGACTTCCATCGTCGTCACGCAGGGCCGGGCGGGTACATGCATGAGCTCACCCAGGCATTACTGCAAAAGACCATGCAACGCCAGAACATGGGCAAGACCACAGAGTACTGGTACAACTTCATTGAGATGCGTGACCGTGAAGTCGAGCGTGGTTTGCATCGCCCACCAAAGAAAGCGCATTGCACTACTCGCCGTCGTGGGAGGAAATGCAAAAAATGAACATCGCCGATCGTGATCTCCGGTACTGCTTGATTAAAGTGAGTCGTCGGTTACGTGATGGCGACAGTCGTAATGCATCGCGCTGCATGATGCGCTATGTCGAACAGAAAGTGGTTGAACATGACCTCCCCGCTATTGATCGTCTTTTAATAGCTTGCTTGGAAAAGCACGTAGCACTAAAAGAGATCAACAAGGTTGTCTTGCTCAGAACCTGTTGGCGTTTACGTCACAGTTTGGAATGGTATCCTGAAGCTTTGAGTCGTTGGCGGAATGAACTCAAAGAAGCGGGATTAGAGAATCTATTAATAGGAATGAGTGATGACCGATTATACCAGTGACCTTTATAAGGCGATCAGTTGTAAGACCCCAACCAAAGGCAGTGAGTTTTATGTCGATGACTTCGGTGATCTGTGGTTACTGATTCCTCGTCTCAACCGTTTTGGTGAACAGTCGGTATTTCGTCAGTATGCGGGTAATCTGACCATCCAGGGTAAAGCTGGCGGAATGTACAGCAATGCGACGTATATCGGCCAGTTCATGCCGACCTACCATTTGTTCCTGCAGCAGCAGACCACAGCGATCGACATAGCCGCTCTACAACGCTATGTAATGACGCGTGCAGCAAAAGTGGTAGCGCGTTACCAACGTAAAGCAAAACCTTTCCAGGAGGCTTACAATGGCCGATAATCCATTCCTTCTTCCTGATGGTACGGTGGATATCCTCGCTGTGACCAATCGTTCTAAAAGGCATAATACACCGATTGAAGGTGAGCTGATCAGTAAGGACCCATGCACTGGTCTGCTGGAAGATTTTGGTAAAGTAGTTGAGCGTGATCTGACCCAACGGTTAACACCAATAGAGGGCGAGGTCATCACACCGGCGGATGAGGCAAAAGAACGGTCTGACAATGCAGCGATGATCGTTGAAGTTGGTCTCGCTGTTCTTGCTACGGGTAACTACGTTGCACTGCCTCCTATCTGGGATGGTAGTGATGTCGAAAAGGAAGTCAAAGACATCACCGCATTACAAATTGAAAAGAAGGATTGATTGATGAACTGGTTACAGAAACTGGTAAGTAAAGTGTTTGGCGTTAGGCGGTATAAACCAGTCACTTTTGATCGTCCGGCTAAATCAGTTGGCTTTGAAGCAGCGGGACAAAAGGTAGTGGATGAAGCGAAAGTCAATACGCCCTGGGAAGATGCTGCTGAAACAATCCGAAACAATCGAATGTTCGGAACTATACCGCCTGTCGCACAGAAGCCCGCAACTGTACAACTAAGGCCAATCGATGTTATTGGCCGGCTACCACCCGGTACCTCTGTTGAGCAGTTCTTGGCGATGTATAAAGATCTTAGCCAATACGATACGGTGTTTATTGCCGACATGATGTGGGCTTGGATAGATGGTAAATGGGTTAACATGACCGGGTCACCTAAAGGTAATGTGTCAAAGACAGTTAACCGCACCAATCACTGCTCTCGTCCGATGATGTCGCCAGCCCGTCGTGATGATCGCAATGATCACGATCCCTTGCTTGATACATTGATTATAACGCAGGCTGTTTCAGACAACACGTCTTACCGTAATTCGCATTCTCGTCAGGATTCACATCGTTATGAAGATTCATCTCCGACGCATCATCACACGCCGTCACATTCCCATAGTCACGATCACAATCGTCATGACGATAACAGTGGTTATGACAGCAATGGATCTGATAACGGCGGTTCGTCTGATTGATCAACTAAATTAACCCTCTGTTATAAAAGGAAGAGCAACATGTCACAGAAGAACAGCGCTCCAAAAATTAACTTAATCGATATTTTAGACGGCGAAGGTAGCTTCTATATTCCGAACGCTAATGGTCGTCGTTACGATCCTACTGCGCTTCGTAATGCACTGGATAAGCTTCGGATTGACAGACGTTATTTCAATTCATTCCAGAGTCATCCTTACCCTCGCAAGAGTCTGCTGGTAGAGTACGGCACTCTTTTACGGGAAGAACCTGGCTATCGCGGCACGCCTGCATGCCGCCATCCGTTCATGCGCGAGATGGCATTACGATTTGGTGTGGCACTGGAGTCGGCCAGCCTCAGCGCACATCGTCAGACCGGTAAGTCGAACTTTATGTTTCATCGCATGGCGCAGTACCATACCTGGTATCTGAATGAAGCGGCTGATATAAAGGCAAGCAAGCCGGTCCCTATCGACCTTACCTGTTACCTGAAACTAATAACAGGTAAAGATGTCTGGGAGCCGGATTGGTTAAGTGGGACTGGGGTGTCGTGGTCTTATCCAATGGAATTACTAAGAGCTGGCGTGGGTAAATCAATGCTCTATTCGATGGCATCTGGAATGAAACTGCATCTGAAAAGTAATCAGCGTAAGCACTGGGCTAGTCCATGGATCTATCACGATAATGTCAATCGTGGACCTGCGGGTTTCTGGCCAGACACAATAGAGTATGGCATGGCAAGCAACGGTCCAGCTATCACCGCGCAGTTCAATCGTGAGCGTCAGGGCAAACCTAAGAGAGGGAGAGCGTAATGGCTTTAGATCAAGAGTATTACGAAAAGGCATTAGGGATCTTGACATCTAAAGGTTTCTCTGATAAAGAAGCTGACCAGATTGCCACGACACTCTCTGTGTATTTGCCGATGCGTTTCATCAAAGCTGATGATTGGGCGACCATGCCTTACGATCAACATCCCGCTAATCCACTGGCATTTAAGCACATGCCCTTGCTTGACAAGATACCTGAATTAAAGAAGCCAGTGATCCTTCGGATGCCAACGGATTTCACTTACACCACCTACGGGCAGGAGTACTGTCCTGGTCCAGATGCACCTACCTATACTACTGGGCCTGATGGCTACACCCATCATCCGGTTGGCTGGACAAGTGGGATTGTTGGGCCAACAGGTGTTTCTGGCGAGGCTGGCTTTGAGGAAGTTGATGATCTCGAAGTCAGTGACTTAACCTTTAACTTCACAAACCGACAGCGCGATGATGCTGGATTCCGTCTGCCTGTTCAATCACTAATCAGTCAGTTCACTATCGTGGTGGCTATTGGCGGTAAGGCAACTGAAATGACATTGGAAAGCTTCATTCAGAAAATGGGAGGTTATGACAAAATCCCTGCTTCTGCACGAGCCGCTATCGACCACGTCATGGAGCACTATCACAACACCCCTGTGGAATTCGGCGGCACGCTTGAAGGCGCAATGCCGTCAATGTCGATACGCGAACTACCGGGCGGTGTATCACCAAAGGAAGCTGAGTATCTAAAGCTTAATGACCTCAGTGATATCGAAGGGATCAAACGTGCTTATCCGAATATAGATGAAGAGACTGCTCAAAGTCTGTCGGATCTGCAACGTAAGATCGATCAGCGTCTGGGCCGTCACTGCCATGAGCCAGCTGACGTTGAAATGTTTGGTCTACCTCGGGTCTTACCTGAAGTGGTTCAGCAAGCTCAACGTCAGTATCGTGGCAGTCTGTTTGAGAAGTTCTTAGCCGATGAACCAATCGAAGAACCTCATGACGCCATCGTGAAGATCCTGAGGCACTCTGTTCGCCACCTGGGTCATGGATTCCAGATTACCACCCCGTTGTTTGGCCAGTCCTACAAGAACCCTACCGGGCCACAGACCATGCCAGGTTTGGAGAAAGGCCCGAACGGCAAACCACATCGTCGTAAGAAAGGAAAGGGGAAACGCTATGAGCGCGGATACTGATAAAACTGGACCTATTCCAGATATGCGTACTGTACCATGGGCTGAGCAAAGTGATCAGAACTTGCTTTGTCGTAACGGCGAACCCATGCACTACGTCATTGTCGATTACGGTATAGGTGGCGAAGCCAAGGCGTATGCCGAGCTGATGGAAATCAATAAACGTTTACCGACTGTGACGGCGGAGTTGGTTCAGGCACGTGATTTCACACACGCTTATAAGGCACAGCTGTATGCCTCTGAGCGTAATTGGATCCTGGTGCATATTTGTAATACGTTAGCCTGGCGCGGGCACGGGATGTGGATTACTCGTCATACCGGTGACATCGTGGCTTATCACGGTGGTTCAGGCGACAAGGGCTGGTGCGCACCTATGGACCCAGGGATGGTTTACAGTAACGATTACGCCAATCCTCAGCTTAGTAAGCATAGTTTCATAAAGGGACTGGAGGAGACTTTGGAGCATGGTTCTCCTTTGGATTATCCTAAACAGATCTTTGTGGCGGAGAATACCACCGACGATAAGGATTTCCGTAAGTTTGTTGATCGCATTAAGACATTGGTGAAACAGTACGATATCAAAGTCATACTGAAGCCGTATGAACAGTTAATCATGCAAGCGCCAGATACCTGGTCTAATGTCTTCCTCGGTTTGGAAAAGGACCGTGCACAACACGAGTCTATTTTGCAAATCATGTCCCTGAAAGTAAGAAAGGAAATCAAAAATGGACCTAAGAAACCTCTCGAAGGACTCAAAGGTGATACCGGTTACCATGGACGATCACGGCGTTAGTGATCGCGATACCATCGAGCATCAAATTATCGTAGCCAATCGTTATGAGGGGTCAACCGATGATTTGGTTCAGCAAGTGAAAGATCGTGTAGCACGTGGTGGATTGGTATTTAACACCGGCGACGACATTGATCAAAGCAGCTGGACACCTGAGAAAGTGGCTGAGTTGAAACGCGTCGTTCAACACATCCGTGACTCAGAACAAAGCGTCAAACATGGCCAGGGGTAATCCCTGGCTTTATGCCATCCATTGGAGATAGTTAAATGGACGCAAGCAATATGGTTACGGCAGGGTTATTGTTCCTAGCATTTATCGTTATTGGAGCCTCCTGTCTTTGTCGTTATTTGGTGCATGATAATGACCGGTATGCAATCGGTTCGCGTAGAGCACTGTGTCGTTTAGCAAAGAAGCTGAACCACGCAATCCATCTGCCCCGCACATCGACTAACTTAGGTCCAGTTGAAATGGCCTTGGGAACATCATTGTCTCACTTCGAGGATATCACAGGTAAGATAAAGGATGACGCGGCACGGGCTCAGGTAGAACTTAGCTTCATGGTTGTCCGCGGTGCTATGCCTGGTCTTCCTCTTCGTATCTGTGTTGATGACACCATTTTCTGTTTCGATGAAGATGGTTATAATCAACAAGCCGTATTGAAGTCACTTAAGGATTTTAATAACTCTTTAAGTAAAGTCAGTAAAAGTTAATCGCAAATAGTTTCAAATCTATATCACGTCGGAGAATGACCTCTCACTATTTAACCAAACTGTATTAGGGAAATAAAGATGAAACTGACTATTTGGGTGGCGATCGTTTTTGGTGTGTTGTTTGCAGGATGTGTGCGAGCAGAAGACAGTACGCGAGAAGTGGGTGGTTGGTATGCTGAGTACAACACAGCATCGGTGCACTACTCGACCGCAAATAAGAAAGAACAGGAACTCACCATGGAATGCCTGTTGGGTGACTGGACGTTTGCGTATGCAGATAAGATGGGCGAAGAAACAAATTCCGTGGATGACAAAATGACAATCGTGGTCGACGGTGCAGCTTATGCTGTGCCGAAGACCCAGAAACAACGTGATGTCCTTTATGCCGCAATTGCCCATGCGAAGAAAGGTATTCAGTTCCGTACTCACCAGTTTGGTGATTCGGATGTCTTCCCGGTAAAAGGTTTAGCAGTATTATTCCAGGACTTGCCGTTTGAAGTGAGTCCTTGCATTAGTTAATCTTTCTGTATAACCACTCATTCAGTTTATTAGGAGTATAATCATGATTACCGTTACTGATGCTGTAAAGCGTCGTTTTCGTTTAGAGCGTATTATTGCCAACGTTCGACGTGATGGCTGGACAGGCAAGGACATCGAGTTCGTTATTAAGAGCGATGATAGCGCCTCGATCAATGACACCACCCGTGGCGGCCCCAACCGCATGACAGCGACTTACCTGATCATGGGTAACCGTGCTGAAGTGAGTGTAACCGTTCATGCCGAAACGAACAGCCACGACGGTATCAAAGATATCTGCGCGACCATCCGTGATGCTCAGGGTAAAGAGCTCGAAATCAGTGACGTGCGTTTCGCGGTGACAACTGAACTACAGGAATGCATGCTGCGTGTTGAACAGACACCGGCCTCTGTGCTTGATGGTCTGGTAGGCGGGCCGATGGGCGATCCAACGCATATGTTCATCATCGACGAAAGCTACAACGTATTTGTCGGTACCGAGAACGATACCCAAGCCGACTATACCTTGGCTGGTTGTCTGATTGCTAATCTCAGTTCTCACAATGCCGAGGCCAATGGCATGGAAATCATCGGGAGTTATCCTGATGAAGATGGTCACCATCACTATGTTTCAATCTACTGGGATGCACCGTTTGTTTCTAACGTGACACCTAGTGAGAAAGATGCATGGTTTAAACATCTGGATGCATTAGTCACACTACTGCTGGAAAAGATTAAAGTTTCAGTGTAAGTAATATCAGGTAGGGGGCATACTCCCTACCTTTATTTTTTGTGGTAATCTGCCACAGAAAAACTGTTGGTAATACTACCGACGGTATTCACTCAATAAACTGCGAGGAATAAACGATGTCTAAATTTGATGATCGGGTTAAAAGGTTACAGGAGTTCGGCAAGAATGCAAGACCTAGCTTTGTTGAAAAGCTGGATGACGTAACCAAGATTAAACACGGGTGTCTCGATATAACGTACAAACGCTATCCGACGCCTGATGCAGAAATAGAGATTTTCTATAAAGAGAAGATTCTCTTAGCGCGTAAACCCAATCTGACCGAAGCATTAGAGTACGCTTATGTCGGTGTTACCCTATCTAACCCGCTACTGGGCGACTGGTGCTACGGATATGAGAAGGATGATGTGTTATCACATATCACCGATATGTTGAAAATGTTGGGGGTAGAGGTACCGCGTCCAAATGTAGACACCCGTCTCATCACAGGTATCCATCGTAGCATTCAGTTACGCACTGAAGAGGGTTACCTTCATCCTAAAGAAGAAGACATCCGGGTAACAGTGCATCGTTGCATCCCTGCGAACTGGGGCGCACTAGTCACAACGATCTCGTTATCTAACTGGAATGTGACTATCAGTCAGAAGTTCAATGAATATGGTCATGACGGTCTGATCAACTTGGATGAATTGGCGCGTAAGTTATATGCGAAACACTTTGAATAACGAGGTTAAGATGGGCAACGCATATTGTAAAGTCGTAGCGATTCACGGCATCTATGTCCATAGTGCGGCAATGGAAGCAATTTCAGCGAAGTATAAAAAGTGCTTTCGTTTGGCATACAACTTCGTCAATGCTACCCAGCTATCGCAGCAACTCAAGTTAGCGTCACGCAACAGCGAGATCCTGATCGTTGATACCAGCGAATTCACCCGCCGGGCATTGGTCAATTTGGATGAGCAGTTCTATTGCATCTATCCAGGTGGTGAGCAACCCACCGAAGCTTCACAGAAACACCAACGTGGTTGCCGTATGACGCCTCACTGTATGCATATTGAAATCGGCGATATAAACGATTTTGAGAGCCTTAAGTGGGAAATACGACCTGATGCTGGTATTCGCATCACACGTCCTTAGGACGGCATATAACCCCTCCGTAATGGAGGGGCTTTTATGACACTGCTTTTTTTTTTATTACAATACCAACCCCTGAGCGAGCTGGGAACTATATTGAGTGACATGATAGTTCGCAGATTTCTCAAGCTGTTCGGTACAGCGATAAACACGCGGTTTCATTAACGGAATTCCAGCCGCCGTTAATACCCGTTGGTTGTCGGTATTCTCGTCAACTTTGATCGTGACCTCCGTTGTTTGAAAACCGAAGACTTCACGTTTGACCGCACGGTACTCTGCATCAAGACAAACAATCTTGTTATTCAGAACCAACCGTACACAAACAGGGTACGTGGTAGTAAAACGACTACCCAACCCAGATAAGGCAACCTTAAGCAAAGCTTGTTTCATTGTTTGCAGCATGTGTGTAGTTTCCACGAATGATGGAAGAAGTAATGTAATGGGGGAAAGTATCCATCTTGTCCCCTCATAATAATTTATTTGCCGGCCAACTTTGCAAGTTCTTCATGTAACTTTTTCATTTCTTTCTGACCGTCAGGTAACTCTTTGTTGAAGTCAGCTAATCCGTACATAAGTTCTTTACGCTTACAGTACGGGTACTTCATCCATTGCTGGAATGATAAACCGAATTTGCCCAGTATATCACATCTTAGATATTCTAAAACATAATTTCGGTATCCGACCAGATCCAGACTGTTCTCCTGCTCTGACTGCATCACGAGAGAGAAAGGCGATGTCTCTGCGTCATGATCGACAATACCAAAGGTATCGTCGTAGAGTTCAGTCATACGGATCAACGGATATTCCCGATGGGCCGTCAGGAACTTGGGATCATCTAATGCCTTATCCCAAGCATCACTGCGATCAGTAACGTCTAAACCGAAATCCCAATGGATTAGATGTCGGCTTGTTCGAACGTCTGATTCAACGTATTCACCATGAGGGTAAAAAAAACTTTACCGACGTTCAGCGGCGTGTACGCAGGGAACATGTTGTTCACCATCGGCTGTCTGGTTTCACAGACTGGGCATTTCCAACGCGGCATTGCCATCACGCCAATAGTCACCCGGTTAATGAATGCACCGACCTGATCGTTGAACGCTTTACGGATATCCTGCACGGCACTGAACTGTTTCAGCAGGCTAGCGATGTCTTCTTCGCTATCAACATATTTGCCATCATCAAATTCGATACGTGCAATCCAGTGTGCGTAACCACGCATAGAGGAGAGAGCAGCTTGTTTGTTGATGTACTCCTCACGCTGTTCACGTGTGAGACTGTTGTTAAACGTTTCAGCAACCGCCTGCTCGATGGTGTTGATCCAGTCCTGACCAGCATCAGTTTTCTGTTCGAGAGATGGCACGCGCAGATAGTACTTAACGCCAGCGACTTCGAAGGTATTGTCTTTCAGAACTTCGAAGGCGGTTTGGTAAGCAATAACCTGTTCAGCCGTGCGAGCAGAATAATGCGACATGTGTTCGCGCTGTACACTGCTCAGACGTGAGTTGTCGATGATTGTCAGACGAGCGATGTTAACTTTAGCCGCTTCGATGTGGTTACATTTCTTCGGATCAACAACGCAACCCTGAGCGATCTGATAACCAGATTTGAAACGTGCACCGAGATAGGCCGCAGCCAGCAGATCCAGATCAGGTTCTTTGATCAGACCACGCAGGACTTTCTTATCGGTGGTGCCGATAGATGAATCGGTGATCATACCCAACAGGAAGTCAGCCATGTGTTTGCGCACAATGACATCGAGGTTGTTGAATACAATACCGTTAGTACGACGACCGATGGTGACCTTTTCATTCATCAATGAAGTTTGCATATCAACAAACTCATCGTCACCGGCAATCAGGATGGTGACCCACAGACCGGAATGCGGCAAAGGCAGATGGACATAGTCACCCATGTTCATAACTGAACGCGCACGCATAACTGCCTGCTGGCCAGTTAAACGACCATCTTCGCTGACAGATTTCTTAACCGGTGGTTTAGAGATACCCTGGACCGTACCGTTTGGTAACAGGATGCCCTGCAGCCATTCAGCACCGCTGTAAGTAATGGTGTCGCGTAACCCATCTTTATAAGACAGGTTAGAGATTGCAGCACTGACCAGAGCCAGCCAAATAAAGGCGCGTTCCTGGCCGTGCAGGCTGATGATCTCTTTCAGTAACTTAGTGTCACCTGAAGCATCATCAAGTTCATTCATCATCGCAACTGCTTCATCGTAGTTGCTGTGAATGATCGACATCACGCCGCCATCAGTAGCGTCTTTGATATTAGCAAACGCTTTGATGATCGGGTTCTGGTTTCTGTTAGAGATCGGCTGTTCAACACGCAGGTCTTCCTGCTCAGTTACTTCAGCCTCTGGCAGCACACCCGGCCCGCTTGCAGGTTGGTCTTCATCAACAGGGGTAGGCGCTGGTGCCGGCGCTGACTTTACATCAACACGTGGTGAATCGGGATCAACAGCAGGAACAGCATTGACCACTTCTTCGTTCTGCTGTGAAGCAGTGACGTTGTTATCATCGGACATTATGTAGCATCCTTCCCTTATTTAAGCTTCTTATTGAGATCGACCAGCGTAGGCTCATCGATTTTATCTTTTGCTGCAGCTGCTACGCCGTGAGCGTGTGCTACATCAGACGACGCCAGGATAGGAGCGCAGTGGTTCTGCATGACGTCCATCAACTTTGCTTGTTGCTGTACATAGAGCTCATGGATGCGCAGGAATTCAGACAGGTTATTAACATCCATGGCATAACCGGTACGGCCAGCATGTTGCGCTTTGATGTTCGGCAATTCAGCATCGACAGCTTTGGTTGCTTCCAAGGCTTTTTCGATATGCATGCTCAGCGCAGTTGGGTTTGGATGAAAACGCACGATGTTGTTGTTAACTGCCAACAAACAGGTGTTATTGATTTCATTACGCAAATTAATCGTATAACTTGCGACATCGTTTAGATATTCCCAAAAATGGTCCGGCTGATGTACTTCCGGTGCCGTTGGGGGTTTATGTCCAGACATAAGAGGTCCTTGAGGTGGCTTTACTTGAGGCTTACATATATTGACGCGAAAGATGTCGACAATTACAACGTTTTATAAAAGGAAAGGACATGAGTCAAATTACCGATTTAACCGCAGAGGATCGTAAACTTACCCCACTCTCTGCCGATGATAGTCAACCTGACGTAGGTGACTTCAGTGATCTTAATGATTACCTCATGTCAGTGGTTGCCGACGTCCGTCGTGAAAAGATCATTGAGCTGTGCCAGAACTTAGCAGCATTGCAAAAGCATCAGGTCCAGCCCGACATCGACCGCCTGTTAATGATGGCAAACGATGGTGAAGCACCAGCTGTTCTCGATGACATTACCCGGTTGTTATTTGAACACGCTTATGATCTGACAAAAGACATGGGGTTCAACTGGGCAGACGACATCGAGTTTGATCAGCTGTTCTTACTGGCGGATATCATTGAAGGTGCTATGCTACTTGAAGGCATGGAAGACTACGGTGATATCTCCTCTATCCTTGATGGCGATGATTCTATCGAAGAGAAGGTTGTCGATATCTGGGGCTTTATCCTGGATAAAGATATGCATCATCTCTTTGATCAGATTGATTCAATTGAGGAAGCGACACTGGATGGTATCAATCGTGTGATTACCCGTCCATACGCACCGACCGCTTATGAAGATAACCAAGCACCACTGCCATTCGTGGTAGAACGCTTGATTGCTCATAAGGAAATCATGCGAAAAGATTCTATCGCTTATGGGCATGTTTCCAATGGCGGGGCATTAGGCGTCACGTTAGACTCCTTAATCACGCTGTATACCACCGAACTGCAACAGGTTACTGATGTCAAATCATTAGTCGATGAACTGGTCTATTTCACGTTGATCAGTGATACCCCTGATGGCTTGTGTAACTCGGCCGCTAAGAAACTCGCTGAAGCGTGGATTGATGACATTCAACAGGTTAACGTTGTTGGCTCACAAATTGACAGGATGCTGCCATGAATATCCGTGATTACTTACTACTGGCCTTTAAGAATAAAGCATATCGACACCGTCAGTGGGTGCTGAGTGTCATGAGTATGGTCGGTACTCCTGATGGCGCAACACAGACCAGAGAGAATGTGCCTTATCAATGCCAACTAATCCGCACCGGCGAAATCCTACAATGGTGCTACTGGGATGACTATGAAAAAACCTTTGTTCCAATCGACGACATCGATGTTAACTTCCCCGTCTTCAGACCAGAAGACGAATTTATTATTAATGCTGGCGAGTTCCCTAATGTCAGTGAAACGCTTGTTACTACTTTCGGGCGTATTCTGGCTAACCATTATTATTTTGTCGATGTACTTGACGATCGGGTTCCTTACCAGAACGTAGAGTTCAATCGCGGGATGCTGGAAAAGATCTTCAAAGCACGCGTGTTGGAAAACGATGAAGATCTGCGTCGCTCTGATAGAAGTTTTATCACTGTCGATGAGTTCAAGCGTTGCATCGATAATGGCTATGCATTAGGTGGCCTGTCGAAACTCTGTGTACCAACCGCTTGTCCTGAAACTATGTATCCGCCGAAGTTTATTATTGAGATGCGTGATCGCCTGTTTGCTGAGCACGCGGACGAACTCAATAACCCGGTAGTGATGGGTCGTATTCAGGACCAGCTGTTAACCGAATACCGTAAGTTCTTAATGGCAACTCCGTCTGCGAAGTTCTTCGTTATTAAGAAGACCATCGACCAGGCATTCAACGCCATGTTCTTAACCGGTGGTATCGCAGGTGCATTCGGTGGCAACACGGTTATTACCAACTCGCTCTATGAAGGTTGGAACCTGAAGAACTTCCCGGCGCTGGTTAATGGATCTATCGAAGCTTCATTCGACCGCGGTGCTGCAACAGCTGATGGTGGCGAAAAGGTTAAGATCCTGATTCGTGCAACACAGAACATCAATATCACTCCTGATGACTGTGGTGTGAAGATCGGGGTTCCGTGGGAGATCCCAGAGTCGATGAAGACACGCTTCATTAACTCCTACATTTTCCAAGGTGACCAAACGGTATTGTTGACACCTGAGAACATCGATCAGTTTGTCGGTAAGCCGTTGATGGTGCGTTCTCCTGACTTCTGCCAACAGTCACATGGTGATACCTGTCAGTACTGTGCAGGTGCACACAACGCAACCAACACCCGCGGGATGTCATCCGGTACATCCAAGATCGGTTCTACCCTCATGCTGTTATCGATGAAGGCAATGCATAAAGGTAGTAAGATCGATCTGATCAAATACGACCTCGATGAAGTCTTCAACTAACTAAGCGCATACATTTACAAACCTACATTATACAGGGGATAGTATAATCCCTAATTAATTGAGGTGTGTGATGGACATTGTATTAAAAGCTGAGTTAGTGGCAGTGACTGCCCATGATGCGGTTGGACAGAAACGCAAGTTCACGGGTGAGCCGTATTGGACTCACCCGCAGAAGGTTGCCGACGTTGTTGCACAGCGCCAAGACGACCATATGTACTTTCAGTACTATGACTGGGACCTGGTAGCCGCAGCTTGGCTACATGACGTTGTTGAAGACACTCAGATATCCCAGGACTTTATCGTAAAACATTTTGGTCCTGATATTGCTCAGTTTGTTTTCGATGTGACTGAGCAGAACGTCTACGGTCCTAAATCTCAGAACGCATTACATGAGATCAATCGTTTAAGCAAAGTGTGTGATAAGAGTAAGTTCTTAAAGCTCTGCGACATCTATTGTAACGTGAGCGATATCTGCGTTGAGAGCGGCGAGCAGTTCATCGGCGCTTGGGTACCAACTAAGATCGCAACCGTATTGGCGATTGGTAATGAGTCGCCAATGTTCCAAGGATTCGGGAAGGATATTCTGGATGTGATCGAAACAAAGATCAAGTCAGTCTATCCAACTCTCGATTACGGTAAGTTGTTCAAGGAAGCAATGAGCCGGTTAGAAAAAGCGAAAGGGCTTTCATAAGCAGTACCCTCTCTGTACCCGAGATATGAATGACAACAAACCCGCAGTTTTCTTTTGCAGCTCAAATTGTTGAAGCCGCACACAGCTCAAGCAAACTGGAAATAGGACGTGAGACCGATACGCAAAAGAACCTGTTCGTTCTGCGTAAAGGTATTCCGTTCGACTTCTCGTTTATCATGTCTGAAGAAGCGATTTACCAACTTCGACAGGCAGGGCATATCAACTAAACTGCTGAGGTAAGTATGACTAATAAATCGGAGATCTCACACGGTGGCGGCGATCAACCAGTCGACAAAGAGCAGAGTCATCTCTCTGTACTGGTGAATTACTCAACTGGCGTGATGGAAGGTGATCGTTTCAGTTACTCGGTAGCACTGGCCCTTGTTAAAGACGGGATCAAGGTCAAGCGTGAAGATTGGAATAATGCATTCCTTGTCTTCGTGCCGGGTACGCAGAATGTAGAACTGCCCAAAGGGTCACCGTATGAAGTCGCACTCCACGGTAAGAAGACGGTTGCCAATATTCGTCCGCACATTGACCTGTACACGGAGTACGGTGAGTTCGAGGTCGGCTGGGTTCCTTCTCAGCAAGACCATCATGCACAAGACTGGATGATTGTGCTTGAACCCTCCGTCGATGAAAAAGACGATAAAGAAAAAGATAAGCCATAATCCCAGGGTGTCCGAAAGGGCACCCTTTATGCCCATTAGGAGTTTTGCCATGTCAGAGAACAAAGTAATTAATGTCGTATTCGATACTCGCGAACAGGAAGAAGGTAAAGCCTGGTACTCATTAATCAATCAAGTCAATGCCGTATTGGCAAGCGGTGGTCAGTATCGTGATATCAGCATCACACAGTGGGAAATGTACCGCGAAGGCGCAGTGTTCAAATCTGACAAGGGTGTCAACATCCCGTTCTATCGCCACTTCTATCATAACGCAGGGAACAACACTCTGGGCGGTGGTTTCCTGCTGTTTGAAGTCATTGAAGATCTGGAGCGTTTTTACAATCCGCTGGCAACACCAGAAGAGGATCTGGATGATGTGCATATGTCATTCACTGTCACAGTGACATTGGTCTAAGAGGCACGTGATGGAAAAAGCATTTGAAGTCACCTTTGACTCCCGTTCTCCAGCAGATGCGGGCTATCTGTTAAAACAGCGCTTGACCAACTTCACTCACAGTGGTCGGTTGATGCGTGACGCTGCTATTACCAAATGGCAACTCTTCTCAGATGAGAAACCGATCGCAGGTGATGACGATGTACACATCTCTATCCTGCAGCACTTCACCTATGACGTTCAGTCAGGCACGGTGAGCTGTGATGTTAATACCCAGTCGGCATTGCGTGACATCTATCGTTGTTACGGCCCTGACTCCCCATTACCCCCTATCAGTAAAATACCAGGTGCGATTGACCTGGTTGTAACTATTGTTATCTTCTATTAACTACAGGTGATTTTATCATGTCGATCAAAGCTAAAGATTTCCGTCTGCCATTACGTTCTAAGAATGGTGCGTTCTCCCTGGATGTTGAACTCAATCACAAACACTGGGACCGTGATGTCGCGGATCTGCACGTTGACGTTGCAAACATCGTTAGCTGCAAGCGTCACATTGAAAAGATCGTGATTACCAAATGGGTGTGCTATGACGAAGAAGGTATTCGTCGCGGTAGTAATAAAAACATCTCTTTGAATATCACCGAGTGGTTCATGAGTCTGAAAGGTCCGATCAATAACGACAAGATCAAGCCGATCAGCTTCGCCCATGCAATTAACCAGCTGCCATCGGTACGCACTCCCTGGGTCAAAGATGTTCGCATGGATGTTGAGCTGACCATCCACTACAGTGTTAACCCCGCTCAAGACTCACGTCATTAATTAACGTTAAGATATAATCGGCATATATCTTGTCTCGTTAGCGTAAGCTCGCTAAAAACTCTTTTAAAGTTTTGTATAACAAACTATCAACTTTGTAGAAAGATACTAAAAGGAAATTAACCAACATGTTACATGAAAACTTCGAAGCCCTGGTAGCGAACATCAGTGCTCAGATCAACCTCCTATTACCGGAAGAACTCCCTACCCTGATACTTACTAACAGCGGGCTTTATATTGACGATAAGCGCGTTGAACGCACAGGGATGTTGTTGAGTTTGTTGACCCCTCAACCAGGGCATACTTTCGACGTGACCTTTGATAAAGAACTGCAGGATGCGTTTGCTCACAACAACCTGGAATTTATCAAAGTAGGTGAGGGGATTGCCTACGGCCTTCTGCGAAAAAGTACTGTGAATAATGATCCAGCGGTGTTCTGGATTCAAGTGACTAATGACGCAGACGTGCCACACGTGGTAGAGCAAGCCCGTTCGATTATCAGTGATCTTAAAAAGAATGCAGGTTATCCGCAGGCGTACAACGTAGACCAGCTTGATATAGACTGGAATGCCATGAATTGGAGACAGTTGCTGGCGTTGTTAATAGATCGTGTTGACCCAGACCACCGTTTCCGCTTGGCTGGTAATGAACAGTATGACTTTGTTTTATCAAGCAACGCGATTAAGTACTATCGCGAGACAACCAGTAAACACCCTATGTCTCCAGTCGCTTATCTGAATGGTGTCAATCTGTTCAGTGCCAATGACTTTAATGAGTCTCTTATCCATTGGTCTATTGCGCCGTCAGGTAGCAATCGTCCGGTTGTGGAGGCATCTGTTTAATTCGACACACGATCTAGATGTTATACACGTAATGTAACGTCTGGAGTTTTCGTAGGTGACTATCCCGCAATTACCCGATGAAGAAGGCGTTGATGCTGACTTCCAATCCCTGCAAGCTCGTCACGCTGCAATGTTGATGAGCTTTCTTGATTTAACTGCCCGCCTTGATAAAGAGGAGGTGTCGATCACTGACATCAGTGATTTCTCCGTAGGTATGTCTAACATTATCTGCGACCACATGCGTACTGATCCTAAACGCGATAGTTACAGGAGCACTATGGTTGAGAAACTCGAACAGGTTCTGTCTCGACACCTGCTCAAAAAGGGGTAAGTGACGGAACACCCTAGTCTGTGATGAAAAGGAAAGCAAAATGATTTTCGAAAAAGAAGGGGATACGTTGCACATCGTGCGACTGAGGACAAAGCCCTGGTTTCACATGACCGTGACCAGCGACCCGGATGCAAGTATGGAGATTGTTAATACCAATCTGCGACAAGGGACGTTTACGGATCCACATTTCCAACACCAGTACGATATTGCTAAAAAGGAGATGGGCAATGACCCTGATCCACATGATGTTGTCTTTCATCAGTTTTTAACTACTGATAGTCAAAACGGGTACCAATCAGGCCATTGGCTCATTCGTGACCATATTGCCAAAGGTTTCTCGTTAAAGCATATTACCAATATAGGCGATTGGTGGTCAACACAAGCGTACTTCTATGGTGCCGAGGATACTCCTGATCCTGACGATGCCAATAAGAAATACAAAGTGACCGATCTTGGCAAATACTTCTTTGATTCAGGTCTTTATGAATTGGGTAAGTTCCCGATGTATTTCCTGCCAGGCGAAGACGGGGCGGATACTTACGACGAACTCATTGAGACTCATCGTTTACCCCAACCCTCATTCGGTTACTCCTGTGTTGCCATTAAAAGTGGAATGGCGTTTAGTTTATTAACGTATAACAATTCAAAGCGTGCTCTTTCGGAAGATGAAAACCTTAAGGCGTGCCAGATACCAGTTAAGGCGAATGGGTTGTTATACAGTTCGGTGATGGAATTAGCAATGGCCAAGAACACTCCAGTTTGGTTTGTCCTGGAGATGCTCGAAACCGCGACTGATCCCGAATGGCATTTTGTTAATTGACCGTTGTGGGGAATCCTATGCAATTGCAAAGTGATGTACCTACAACCACTCGTAAAATGATTTAAGGAGAGATTAAATGAGTGAAGATAAAAACGTAGTAGAGACGCACGGTGATCTGCCAAAGAACGCCGAAGTCGGCGAACGCTTCACCGTTAAAGAAGATGCGATCGTTTACGAGTACCAAAAGGACGGTACCTGGAAAGACGTAGACATCGATGAAGTTATCGATGCTGAAAACGACCAGGCGCAGACTTCCGATGACCAGGTACACTCTGCCGATGACAATCAACAGACCGCGGATCATAACGAGTCTGGTGCAAGCGATAATGCACAGCAGGGACCGGCAAGCGATACGCCGGCTGATGAAGACAATACTAAGGTTGACCAGCAGAACACTGCCAACGGTGGCGAACGCCCAATCGATGTGCAGAACCAAACTGACAACCAGAACCCGTCGACTGATTCTGCCAAAGCTGTAGAAACGGCAGAACAGCAGGAAGAAGCCAAACAGGCCGATCCTGATCAGGAACTGCCATCTGATGATGAGCAGCGTAATCTGGAAAGTGGCGAAACTACTCCGCGCCAGGAATCAGCCGTTAATGAAGTTTCTGACGAGAAACAACAAGATGGCGTAGTTCCTCCAACTGCACCTGCAGCTCCGCCGGTCGAAGATCGTCCACGTGCTGAAGTCAATCCAGAAGCGCCACAGTCTACTCCTGAGGCAAAGCCGGATGAAGTTAAAGTTGCAGCTGCACAGCAGCAAGCGCTGAACGAAGACAAAGCCCGTGATCAGATCGATGAAGCCGGTGCCGATGCCACTGCTGCAACCACTGCAGAACCAACCCCGGCCGGTGAGCAGAAAGCCGAAGCTGAAGCGCAGCAACAAGCTGCTGCTGATGATGCGGACAAACCTGCAGAAGCGACTGAAACCCAGCATCCAAACTCGGGTGTAGCGGATGATGTCAATATCGGTAAACCACGTAATGATCAAACCTACATCGGTGATCAGAACGCGGCTAACACACCGTCACCTGCCACCGTGCAACATCAAGAGAACCATACTGCCGAAGAGAACCCGGTGGTTAGTCAGGAAGAGACTGCGGTACAAAACGCAACTGATCCTGATGCACCAACGATCATCCCGGCAGAAGCGACCTCTGAGTCAATGAACCATTCGCCAGCTAATCCTACTCAGGAAACTGTGTATGTGAAGCAGGACGAAAACGTTGATCCAGAAGTGAAAGTCATCCGTCAGCGTATTGAAGAATACATTGCACAGATGGGTCGTAATGGATCTCACCGTCGCGATGAAGGGCCAAAGCATCAGGCGCGTCTGTATAAGACACTGCATGCTATCATGGCGCTTGAACCGATCAAGTTCAAACAAGCGATGGACTACCTGCTGGATCGTGTGTATGAAGAACGTGCTGGTGCATTCTCTGATGTGTACGTGCGCCGTTACTTCGACATGCTGTCACCACAGCATCTGCAGGGTAACCAGGTGAAAGAGTTTGACAATATCCTGTCACTCGTCGCCAATGTTGGTTACTCGAAGAACCGCAGTCGTGCTCTGCAGGATATCGATCTGCAGCGTGCTCTGAAGAACATTCAGGATGCGGGTAAGCAACAGCGTATGGCAGCGTACTTCTCTGCTCTGCGTTAATTGATCTTTTGATCAGCATAGGGAGAGGGCAAACGCCCTCTCCTTTATGCCGTCTATTCTTTTTTTTTTGTTTAAACTAAGCTACCATTGAACGCGACAACATCATTTCCAATAAATGGATTATATCTCACCATCGAACCTAGCGTGTAATCGTAATAGATGAAGTCAATGCACTGGGCGCCATTGTAAGTAGTGTATGCTTTTGATGTGAACCCATTACGGTTTAATGCAATGTAAGACGGTCGACTACTTATCGCAGTAAACCTCAGCAGGACCTGTTTTTGGTTGGTAGTGTTATCGTTAAACACGGGTAATGATGGATGCGCGTGTCTAGCGATAGTACACATCCATGAATCCCAAGTGAACCACTCTTTGTACGGAGTACCGTACATATTGTTGGATGCATCTAAAGTAGTATTGACATACGTACCTGCATACTTCTGCATTGCAGTTCTGCCGTCCGCTACCTTCGTGTATTTAGCCGCATTGTTATTGAGCCATGTCAAGAATTCGGCATAGCTCATCTTAGCCCCAATGCTGGGTTGATGTTTACCACCGATCAACATTTCTAACATGATTATTTTCCCTTAAACAAGCGTACCATCAAATACAACCGGAGTACTTGCAATGGACGGATTCCAACGCATCATGATACCTGTGGCATTATCATGATAGATAAAGTCAATTAACTGTCGACCGCCGAATGTAGAATATGAAATACTGTTATATCCATTTCGGTTGATGCCAAGGAAAGATGGGCGAGAAATATACGTCCCAAGTTTTATTAAGCAAAACTGTTTATTAGCCAGCATGTAATCGAAGACTGATTGAATAGGGCAAGAGTGTCTAATAAACCTGGCGAAAGGTGAGTCGTGTGTAAACCAGTTGTTATACGGAGTACCCCACATGTTCCCGCCATCAGCAGTCATCGCTATACTGACATACGCATTCTGGTAATTAGATGAAGACGTGGTGATGGCAGGACTCGTTGTCAAAGCAGTGTATTTAGCTTTGTTATTGTTAAGCCAAATAACGAAATCAGAGTACGACATCCCCGTAACTTTCTTCTTACCTCCTGCCAATAACATTTCTAACATACATATACCTCGGTACGAATTTCGTTTTTGACGGTGTCTATATCATTTCTCCCCCCCCCCCTGCAAACCGCATGCCAACTTTTAGACGGCATAAACGGGACAGCAACTGCCGCCCCAGATCCTGGTATCGAGTTGTAACTGGCGCGTTATAGTATCGTTTTCTGATCTAAAGTATTCTGATCAGGGAAGCCACGGCCTACTCCCCAAATAATACGAACTGCTCCGTTACCGCCAGCTCCCAGCCAGCTTGTCCCGTCACTACGATACTGAGTGGCTCCGCCGCCTCCAAATCCACCGCCCGAGATCACCGCAGGATAACCAGCACCTGATCCTGGATTGTCCTTAATCCTACCCATAGGTCGAATTCCTCCGCCCCCACGTCCTGTGTAGGTATTGACAAGGTTTGCTGTTACCATGGATACCGTTCCGCCATAACCAGCGCCAGTATCATTCGGCATCTTCTGAGCCGCTCCATAGGTCGCACCAACACTTCCATCACCTAAATAGCCACCTGCCCCTCCTCCGCCAACTGCACGTGCGAGAAGCGTTCCTGTGGCCCCTATGCCACCATTACCGCCACCGATGAGCGGTGCTGCTAAATCATGGACAAGGGTATCTGCTGCTCCTAGTACTCCGGCAACGGCTGTGAGTAAATAATCAAGGTGCGATCCAACCTGACCCCCAAGCTGTACTTTGACGTTAATCAAAGAACTCAGTGACAGATCTTCACCTCCTCCTGTAGCTCGGAGTATGTAGACTCCATTGTGCAGTATTCCAGAACTCAGTCCTTTGGCCCCTGCATATACTCCTTTCGTACCCGCGGTGAGTCCATCGCCACCTTTCCCAACAATCACAGAAAGATGCTCACCTGGTCTGACCGGTATCCAGTTTCGATACCGTAATGCGCCTCCTGTACCACCCTGATGCTGTAACAATGTGTTACTGGCCGATTGACCTCCACCTACCGCGACCGCACTCATCCGGTTTACTCCTTGCGGAACAACAAGATCTTGAGTACCTGCAGTGGTAAAGGTTTGTTGACCAACAGCATGGGGAGCTGTGACTAACAATAACTCAAGCATAGGCTATCCCTTTACTTTGAGTACCTATTTGACACACCACTGTGTCATAGCATTTCTAAACGGCATAGAGGTGTGGACACCCTGACCTAAGCCAAGATGTCCACGTGGTGCGTCAAGCCGCAGCCATAAAATCGATAACGATATTTTTCTCTTTCATGAAGTCTTCAAGGAGCGTTACTGTATCTGGCGCTTTATAAAGTATACGTGCTAACTCACCCGCATTGTTCATACCGCCTGCCGCCAAGTTCACAGCGACCTGTCGGTACTCAGTGTCATCCAATCCTTCTATCTTCGTCATCTCGATCCACGTAGTCTGTTTACCTACGTTCATGATAACGGTACCAGTTGGATATGCCCCTTCTACGTCAATGTCGTTTGTACCAATTCGGACATAAGACTTAACTTTAGGGAGTTCTTTAAACATCGCTTTGCCGTTAAGCGCAACAAGCTCTGTTGGCAACATAACGATCCAGCCACCCAAGCCCTGGATATGATCATCCAGCTCAGTACGCATCTGGTCAGAGGTCGTGCCCCAGATATAACCTTCTTTCATTACATCGTAATGCATCGCTTCTGCAATACGTGTTGGCTGTGAAATAAAGTTACGGTAATCAGATACACCACAGAAGACAGGCACTGCTGCTGATAGATCAGAGGTCTTCTCATCCATCATTTCTACTACAATGCAGTCGAAGATGTTATACATCACATATTCGTACTTGTAGTTAGCTTGCATGAACTCATGCCATTCTGCACCGTGGTAACCTTCAGCTTCACTGAACTTCATCTTCGTTACACCGAGGACCTTCTCAGCGATCGAATCTAACTTATAGTTCAGTTCTTTACCACCACCGATACGCAGGTAGTAGTAAGCACACATGGAGTCAGCCCAACGGAAAGAAGCAGGCGCATTGACATACGGCCATTTCTCATAGTTAGCTAATGAGGTTTTCGTGACGTTCTTACCGTCATCTTTGACCTTGTGTGTTTTGCCTTCATAATAGAAGACATTGCGATACTCAGGCGGAACAGAAGGATCACAGATCACGTCAGCAATGTTAATGCCAGCGTTAGCCAGAGTTTGTGCCACAACTTTATAGTCGAACTCTAATACGTTCCAGCCCGTAATAAAGTCAGGCTTCCATTCATGCGCACGCTTAAAGGTTTCGACAAAGCCATCAGCTGGGTTATCAACTAATACAAACTCAGGTGATTTGATCCCACGCTTCTCAGCATATTCGCCCAGGTACTTAAACCAGGCTTCGGTAAGCTTCTGATGAATACGTTCGTCAGACTCACCCCCGAAGTAACGACGATCAATAAACGTGAAGGTACGATCTTTAAAGGTCAATGACCCCATGATCGCTTCACCCTTACGTGACTCATCATTCATTTCGGTTTCGATATCGAACACGCTCACCGTGTAAGGTGTCATGTTGCCAGGGAACTTTGCTTCGTACATCGCTTTGACAATCGAGGTAGGTTCGATGTCAGCACCGTATACATAAGGTGAGCGGTTAACACGACGCAGGGGCAAGTCCGTTGCTCCCTTGCCCAGCATCTTAGAGATATGGTTAGCCAGATCCCATTGCGGACAGGTGAACTTCTGCAGCTTACTGACTTCTTCGTAGTCTTTCTTATCGTTGTGATCACGGTAAGCCGGCTTGGTTAAATAATAGTCACGCTTCATATCTTTCAAGATACGCGTATGAGGTGTCGAGTTTCCATTCTCGTCGATGATATTCTCTTTTACGAACAGAATATCAGACTTGCCTCTTAAGGACAGGGCATATGTCGCAAACTTGCATTCAAGTCTAACGTTACTTTCACTCATTTGGATGATAATCCTATGTCAAAACACTCTATGTCAGGCCAGTGTTGAATACGCGTTATAACATCAGGCATGCAACTACATTTATACAAAGGAGATCATCATGATCATTTCCAGCGGGTTGGAAGCAATCGCTGTCCAAAAGAATCCGCTCTTTTACAATCTGCTAACCGCAGAGTTCGCTCGCCTGATGGAACTGTCCAAAGAAAAAGGCAAAACAACCAAAGAGATGATGACCGCGTCCAAGATCGCACAGATCACCATGGATTGCACCGGTATCAAGGTTGAACCAGGCGTGGATGACTATAACCGTTGTAACGCTTATGTTCTGCTGCCTTCATTGAATTCATATCATGTCTTCTTTGATGATTGGCGTCGTGCTTATATCGGCTACGGTGATGCTTTCGAGCTGTTCCGTAAAATGAACAATGCGTTAATCGGTACTGTTGATCTGCAGACATCTAAAGTCGGCGGTGTCTTCTCCATGATTAATTTCCCTATCTGTCTTTCATTTGACCTGATGGTGAAATATGACCTGACGCCAGGTATGGTAGCCGCGATCTTCATGCACGAAGTTGGCCATGCCTTCACGATCCTTGAATGTGTTCATTATACTGCAACCACTAACCTGGTACTGCAGGCGGGCATCGAAGCAATCATCAAAGCCGAAACATCGCGTAAGCATGCCATTCTTACGGATGTTCAGAACTCCCTGGGTATTGTGGTTGATGATCCAAAGACACTGATCGAAACCAACCGCTACGAAGACTACGCCATCACGATTCTCAGTAAGTACAACGACAAGATCGTGTCAGCGTTAGGCGGGGCAGCTTACGACGAATCAATGTCTGAGCAGATGGCTGACATGTTTGCTGTGCGTCATGGTGCAGGTCTGGACCTGGCCAGAGGCTTGTCTAAAATCCAAGGTGCATATCGTAAACCTGGTTTACTGCTGCGTACATTCGTATTTATCTTCACCACAATCATGTCACTGGGTATGAACCTTATACTGGGCACACTCAGCACTGTAATGATCTCCATGCTGGGTAATGCTTTCGGCGGTACATACGACCGCGGCAAAGATCGTTTCATCCGTATGCGTAACGAAGCTGTCATGGCGCTGAAAGATGAAAACATCGAACCAAAGATGCGCGGATTAGCACTCGAAGCTATTGCGGGTATCAATGAAGTCCTGGCTGATAAAAAGAACGAACTCTATCAGGTTGAGAAAGTTGCCTTCATTCTGCGTTCCAGTCAGCGTCAGCGGTATCGCAGTAAGGTACTGCAGCAAGACCTGGAAGCGTTATTAAATAACCCGCTGTATATCAGCTCGGCTAAACTGAAAACACTGTAATAAGGATCTCTGAAATGATCATCGATGTAGCAGAATTAAAGAAACAAGTAGTCAACGTTCGTTCTATTGCAGAGATCCCTTCTGGTCTGCGTGCTAAACTGATCGAAACTGGCCTGGCCCGTGCTGTGGCATATGGCGTTGATCTTCCCACTGCGCCGGTTGGTAACCCAATCACTTATTTCGCGAGCAATGGTAAAGAGGCTAAGGCCGCTCTGTCTGCGATCAATGAAACCAACGTGATCGATATCTCCCGCATCCTGTCTCTGGCAACCACTGTCTGGATGGCGCGTTATAATGCTGTCTTTGTGCCGTCTACCCGCGAATCAATGGAGCAGACTGCTCAGGCGTTGATTGCTCAGAAAGAGTGGCTGTTCGATGCCTCTCAGCAGGAGTTCCTGGCAGCGACTGAAGGTGACGGTCAGGTACAGGACGCACTGAAGATGGCGCTGGTTAACTTTACTGCCCCTGCGGTAATTGGCATGGGTCAAATTACTGCCCCTGTTGTAACTGAGGAGTAATCATGTCATTAGACCTTATTAACTCCTTTGTTGATGACAGTGGTTCAGTGCCGAAGACTGCGCTGACTGTGGTCAGTAAAAAGGATGATGACATCAATGCACGTCTCCCCAAAGAGATGGCAATGATCAAAGCCTCTACTGAAGAGATCGTTGAACTTCAGTCCGTGCTTGAGCGCATCCGTAAAGAAGGCATGAGCCGGGCCCTGGCTGAACGTGTCATGCAGGTAGCACCAAGTGCCATGCCTGTGGGCTACGGCGTTGAGAGCTTCACTGTGGTACCTTCTCGCATCTGTATGTCGGCTGGCATGGAATCAATCGTCGGTTACATCATCGAAGGTGTAAAACGTCTGATCGCTTTCTTGTTTGATAAAGTCAGAACAGCAGCGACATGGGTTGTTGATACCTATAAACGTTTCACCGGTATTTCACCTACCGCCTACAAGCTTGAGCGCCGTGCTGTTTACATGCAGCAGATGTCAGCTGAGTTTGCTAAGCACTTTGGTAGCGATATCGCCGCTCTGCTGGAAGATGAGATCAAAGAAGGTTTCGTTGATATCAATGCAACGCGTGTTACCATGACCGGGATGTTTGCAGACGCCTCTGTTCTGCAGCAGGACTTGTCTAAATACGCCAAGCCAATCAACCAGATGTCGAGCCAGATCGAAGGCTTACTTTCTGACATCCCACAGCGTGCTGCGCGTGTGAATGCGATTGCCAACGACATCACGGTATCTCGCGATGGTAATGCTGATCGCAGCGTTGAAATCCTGCGTTACATTGATACGGCTAAACTCGATGCGCTGATTAGCTCACTGCGTACTGTTGCTAAAATGTTGGCCAGTTCTCCGATGTATAAATCACCGGGCGTTGGTAAAGATGGTAAGCTTAAGCAAACCATCGTTGAGCAGCTGAATAGCGATGGCTTCCGTGACCTGATGTCTGGTCTGTCCATGGCGGCTAATGCCGGCGTATCACACACCATGAACATGTCTGATGCATCTGCGGTTATCCGCTCGCGTAATCTGACACAAGCTGTGAACGAACTCACTAATTACAATGAAGTGAAGAAGCGTTCATTGGATGAGCTTAAATCGGCTGCGACTTCGGTCAATACCAATAAGTACATCCAGGCTGCTGAGAAGGCACCAGGTGACGACCCAACCACGAATGCACTGGTTCAATTCGCTCAGTACTTCGATGACGTCACCACTGCGGTTAAACTGGCACAAGACATTACTGCTTCGTATGCAGAAACCGTCTTTAAGCTGCAGATCTTTGCAGTTAAGTGTCAGGACTTCGCATTGATCCAATGGAGCGAGTCTCCAGAGACCCGTGCGTTGCGTCAGATGAATGAGTCAACCGAACAGGCCCAGGCGATGATCAAGCGGTATATCGACAAAGTGGTGAAGAACACTGCTGGTCTCGGTAATGCGTTAAACGATCTGAACAAAGCGTTAAGCGCATAAGGAGCGAGCATGGATCCATTATTGACAACAATTCGTGAAACCACTGAGATGTGTGACGCACTCCTCTCATTGGCACAACGTGTTGAACTACTGGGTCCCATTGCTGCTGAACAAGAGAACTTCAATACCATCAAACAGAAAATTGACCGCAAGGTAGAAATGATTGCGGCCTCGATGGAATCTATTGAGTCCTCTGGGATCAACCAGGAGGCAGTGCAGGAAATCAATGCATTGCTCCCTGGGATCATTCCAGCTAACTTACCTCTTAACGGGTTTACTCGTGAGCGCAGTGCTTTTAACAAAGGTGCTGCCCTTGAGGCGTTAGCGGAAGGCAAAGCAGTAATGGTGTCAAGTTCGGCATCCGGTATCCTTGCGATTATCGTGAAGCTGTTCCGCTGGATCGTCATGACCGTGAAGTCTTATTTGAAGTCACGTCGTGATATCAATCGATTGGGTGTAGGCACTACATCTAAGATCAATAGCGCTGGTTCAATCAATGAGTATCTCTTGGCAGAGCTTGCAAAGACCCAAGAGTACAAGATCGCTCGTCGTGGTTATGAGTGGATCTATTCGATTGGCCGTCCTACCCAGGCGGTCTACAAGTTCAATGAACAGGCGATGATTCAATGGTGGCCTGAACTCATCAATGAGCTTGAGTACGAGTATGCTGAGGTCAATAAAGCATTCACTGCTTTACGTCAGGGTCAGTACTATACCCCGAACATTGCCAAAGCAACTCAATCACCTTCTATGCTGCGTTTCTTTGAAGCGCTGCCACAGGGGTGTGATCGTAGCGGTAAGCTGTTTGATATCGATCAAGCCCGCAGCCAGTACCAGGAAAACCCACAGCGTGCTCTGTTCCAGTTGGCTGAGCGTCTGCGCTACATGATCATGAAAGAACCGAGTATTAAAGGTGAAGAGTTCTGTAGCAGTGCTCTGTCGTTAGGTCGCAGTATCGAGACCTACACCAACGTTGATCGTTTAGTGTTTGATCAACTTAACACCTTTGACACCGGTGGTCGTTTAGGTAAGCTGGAAGAGTCTTTCACGCACCTGTATAAGTCTGTACAGAATGCGCGCTACAACGTGGATAAAGAAGTCGTAGACGAGTTCGTGAATTACGTTAACCGTTATTCAGAGAAACTTAACTGCTTCGTCCAATTGATCACTGTCGTGTCCTACCTTGACACCTGCAGTTATCAGATCCTCGAAGATCTCTCGAAGTTTACTTTGAAATATGTAGACATCGCTGCGAATAATTAATCGGCATAAAGGCCTGGTCCCCCGCAAGGAGGACCAGAGCCTTGTTTATGCCGTTAGTGACGATGTTGCAGAAGTGTGTTTCAGGAAGGTGATAGAGATATCCTCCTTCACAGTCAGTGTACCATCAGAGGCCACATCCAAACGTTTCTTAATTGCACAACGCATGGTGTCGTCTTGAGCAGTCAATACACTGATATCCTGTTTAGGACCCAATCCTTTGAATTCTACATCGACCACATCTGAAGTACGATAATCACGCAGTGACTCAACCAGATCCGTGTTACCAAATGTCGCGCGTTCAATGACCGAGGCAATAGCTGTACTGACCTTACCTGACAGGTTGGTACGCAGGGAATTGTTCTTATACCCATTGTCCGTCATGTAGAAGGTGATGTCGAATCCAATCGCCGCTGGAATCTGACGTGCTTCTTTCGCATTGGCGGTGATATTGATCAGACCCAGTGTCTGTTTAGGACGCAGATTAACCGTCGTCTTCTCCAGTAACTGTTTCTTCACTTCCGCCATGTCATCCGTTACCCAGTTGACCAGATCACCAATGACTTCGCTGACATACGCTTTGTCCAGGGTGTTGGTACTGAAGTAATAGGTACCATCTAACCCAACGATATCCACCTCACGCACAACAACACGTTCGTTCAATGGAATTGGATTACCTTGGTCATCAGACTTGATATCACCGATACGATAGCGATAGATGATAGCACCGTCAGCGTCATACATGATGTCGCCTTTGGTATGCAACACAATCGGATTGTTATTACTATCAAATACCAACTGGTTTGTCTGAGGGTCACGCTGGTAGATCGTCTCTGCATAACGCCATGCAACATCAACATCATACTTCTGATATTCGATGTTGGAAGTAATAGAACGCGAACGCTGATAGAGATAGGTCAATGCAGAACCCAGCACTACATCGTAAGACTGCTCAGTTACCACGACGAATGGTTTGCTCAGATAGAACCCGCCCAGCTTCTTATCACTGTCACTGTAGACAATGTCGTTTGGTGACTTATCAGCAGCAATACAGTTCAGCAGTGTGAATTGCTTCTCCAGTACAGAACGCAGTTTAGACGGAGCATTACCAAACTGACCGAATGATGTCAGGATGATTTCGTCATCTGCGGTGATGTCCAGGTTACTGTCAACATCAAACTGCCAGATACGTTCACGGGTTTTGGTTCGACCGAGCAGCTTACCGTTCAAGTAACCGTAGTTCGATTCCCCTTCTGGCATGAACAGCAACTGACAGGCAACGTCTGCATCAGCCAGGTTCTTGTAGAAGTCCTGAGACGAGGTCACCACTGTCACGCTGTAACCATTAGCGGATTTCTTCAACGTGAAGCTGTCTGCGTTGAGCTGCACACCTAATGAGTTGTTCTCATAGGTGAAGACACGGTACGGTACTGAAGGGCGATCCAGGTCATACACGCGGGTTGTAAACGCATCGTTGTTCGCATCGTACACGGTGTAGAATGGCGAGTACATAAACACATCGTTGTTTACAGTAAGCGCACGTTCTTCCAGAGACGAAGCATTGATCGCAGCAAGTTCACCATCGGAGATCATCCGATAGATCCCGCCATCCAAACGATACACTGCCGACGGTGTTACGGTTAGTCGCAGGTTGTTGTCCTTCACCGCACTGTTAGTAATCAACTGCGCCATAGAAGACTGCAACGTCACGATACCGGTACCGATCGGAGTAGTGATGTCTGACTTGTTGGTTTGTGGGTTAAGCGCACGTGTTGCCTGATAGATACGGTTAGTTACCATGTCTTCAGATTTCAGTGTGCCGTACCCCAAGTCAGAAAGCGTTTTAGATACCTGGTCAGAAGTAATCGGCAACGTTGTCTGGTTAGCAGCATAAATGACATCTTCACGCAAATCGTTTAATGACTTACCATCACTGCCACCGCTAACACTTGTGGTGATCGAGATAGTCTTCTCATTAAACACGGTCAGTGGCGTTGCATACTTATCCAGCGTACCGTTATCGTAGTTGAAGTCCTGGAACACCGCAATGATGTTTGCCGCTTGTAAAGAAAGGGTTTCAATAACCAACTTACCTTTACTGGTGTAAACATCGATACGTACCTGGCGACCTGTACCGAGATTATTAGAAACATAAACCTCTGGCAGCATTATCTTTACCGAGTCTTCTAAGACTTGGGCAACAAAGGTAAGCTTGTTGTTGTCGTACACCAGATCGTCATGGGTTACATACGCTTCAACCCACGGGTTGTTCACATTGGTACGTGTAAAGACACGGATGTAATAGAACTGATCACCGTTCAATGGGAACTTGTTATTGAAGCCGGAGATGTTCGTAATCGTACTGGTATAAGACGTCGCTTTAAACTGACGCATCGGTACCGTGATGTACAGCATCTCTTCATTATTAAAGACGACTTCTTTCCAATCGAGCTGGTTAGACTCAACGGTCATTAACGGTGTCGGCTGTGAAACATCATACACCACCACAAACCCACCGTGCTTCATGACACGGATCTCGATCGGGTATTCCAGACTGAAGGTAGTATCCATTGCAGTGATCTGCGTGTTACGTGGAATCACCATCTTCGAATAGATACTGTCGATGTCGTCGTTGCCACCGCTTTCAACTTGAACGGCACGAGCACGAACTTCGTCGGCATTGAAGATCAAGTTAACCGTCAGACGCGCAGGCGTGCAGAACCGGTTCTTGTAGTCTTCATCACTCATGTTACGATACAGATCTTCATAAGACGCAGAAAGCTTAGGGTAGAACTGCGTGATGAGATCCTGGTGGTTTTGCATAATTGCCGAACCCATGAGTGCGTTGAGTTCAAACGCAAACATTGCTGGGTTGGTTGCATTGACGATATCTACCGTACCATCCATTGCCTGATCCAAAAGATCCAGCGAGTAATCGACCATCAAAGAAGGATCATTACGAAGATCAATCATCTTCTGTTTGATGTCATTGGTGCTGTCAGCCATTATAACCTCTTATTTCGTTTCTTTTGGAACCCACCACTGAAACTCGTTGGTCATGGGATCGATATATGGATAGCCGATAAAGTTAGTGCGCTGCATTTCAGATGGCGTGATCTTACGGTAAAATGAATTACGGTTAGCTGCCTTCATTTGCGGGTTAAAGATTTCTACACAACTATTGAAATCAAGAATCAACGATTGTGTATTGTACCGCCAACCAACGCACGACCAGTTACAACTGATTTGGTTATTGTTCTTAATCAGAGGACTTTCTCGGGTCGTGTTAAAGTCAAATGCATTACCAATTGGGTTGGTTGTGCAGATCGCTGCATAGGGCGCACCAATCTTTGTAACATAACGATAAGTCTGGTCCAGGATGATGCGATAGAAACGCATGGTGTAATCAATATAGTTGTTAACAATGGCTTCCCAATAAGGAACCATCTCACCAAGGTATACTGAAGACGAATAAGTTTGCAGCAAATCGAGGATCATGGTAATCGGGTCACCGGAGATGTTCGTGTGTGAAGACGTTATTTGATACGCTTCATTATACTCCGATTGTCCATCAACCATGGTCCAGGTTTCTTTACGTGCACCCGGTGGGGCGGTAAAGGTATCGATTACAATATCAGGGAAACCCGTCATTGATTCTAAGGTGTTTGATAAAATCGGCACAAAAGCCTGTTGGTTATCAAACAGCGCAGAATACGATTTTCGGTCAATTGTGCCCTTTGCATCGAACATCGAACGGATAGCGCCTGGGATGGTATTCGGGTTATTTGAACCCAGTGCCAAGAGCTTTTCTTGCCGCATTAGATTATCGTATGACAGGTTAAGGATTGGGCGTGTGAAAAAGGTATACCCCATGACGTCTTTATTGATTGGTAAGAAGGCGCTGCGGTTACTGAATTTGTTCAAACCCCAATACTGATGTGCAAGCGATGAGGATACACTACCGTACCCCGATTCCCTCGCAGCCGAGTCAATGCTATCGGTCCATAACCCAGGATTGTATTCGTCGTTGTTATCGGTCATTACTCACACCTCTTTAAAAAATAAATATCCGTTGAATCAAGGAGTCAATATGTTACCAGTTGTTATTACGGGGGCGATTACACTGGCCAGTTCGCTTGCGCTTGTCGCAGAGCGAATTCTCGCTGCGAAACAAAAAGCAAGTGAGATCACCGGTAGTGTTGACAAAACCCTTACCACTTTAGGTCAGATGGGTACCCGCGACCTGATTACTTTCACTAAAGTGACCCGTATGGAACCTCTGGTGTTAGTAGACGAGCGTTTAAAGTTCGACCCCTCTACACCGGAAATCCTGCAGGTGTTGACCAGCCTGATTGCTGGCTATTACACACAAGCTTTCGCCATGCTCGGTCAGGTTGACGGCATCGATGTTGTTGGCACGCTGGATAAGCTTAACCCAGCGCGTACTGGTATTGGTCTGAATAACTTCGATGGTGATGACAGCGGTTACCATAAGTTTCCTAATCAGTCAAACACCCCTCTCTATAGTATCGGGCTTGAGGCCTTAGAAACTGTAGTGGGTGAAGCCAAGCCGGTTAAAATCCAGACTGATAAAAATGTCATTGCTGATATCAGTTCACCGACTAACCTGGCGATCGGTAAAATGATCAAGGTATCACTGTCATCTAACGGTAATGTGGTTGAGATCCCAATCACCATCCGTGTGAAACCAGTCACTACCACCGCTGAAGCCGTTACGGCTATTCTTGGTATCGGTACCACCAAGAACTCTGTATCTGAGCGCTGGAACCGTTTCAAAGCAGGCGAGCTGACTTTCACCAACCTGGCAACAGGCGATGACGTTATCCGTCAGCACAAGAAAATCCTGGTTCAGGACACTTCCGGCTTCTATGCTGAGATCGTTCGTCGCGCTCGCGGTAACGCGAAGAAAGGCATGATCTCTGGTAACCTGTCTCTGGCAACTGATTCTAACTGTATCCTTATTAGCTCCGATACTGCGCTGGATGTATCGCGTGAACTCGGCGGCACACTGGATAACTTTAAAATCCGTGAAGCCATGTTCTCGAAAGTTTATTCTAATATGCTGATCATTGTTGATCAGATGCGTGGAATGGTTTCTTTCTATTACCGTGGCGAGCAGTTACCGACCCGTCTGTCACTGCAAGACATTAAACTGCATAATAAAGGCAGTGGTCCAGACATCATGTCTATCTTCACTGCGTTTGCCGAAAACAAAATCCCGTCGCTTTAAGGATCCCGTTCGATGAACATTTTTCAATATGTCAATAATCTCTTCGGCGCTGTTGACAAACGCGACGTGTTAGGTGAGATCGACAGCTTGCGTGATGAGCTGACTCGCTTCACCATCGGCAACTTTAAGAAAGCTATCGATGCGGGCGTTAACACTCAGGGTGCTAACTACTACACTAAGCAGCTTTCCCGCGAGTTTGATCGCGTACGTCAGTCAGATCGTCTGCGTGGTAATAACCTGATCGAGCAGACTTATATTGCGTTAAACCAAACCACCATGACGCTGGAATGGCTGCGCAAACAAGTCGAGCGTGAATTCGGTGGTAAGCTTGTGCGTGAAGCAGTTGACTTTAAACAAGCCAACTTCCTGCGCTATATCGACTCAATCGATTTCTACCTGCGCTACGCTCGTTCGATGTTGCTGGTTGTAACCAACCTGCAGATCAATCCAAGCGAAGACATCACCAAGCACTTCACCATGCATGAGATCAAATTCCTGGCTGATACAGCGAAGCATTTCGTTTATCTGACCTCGATGTTCTCTCAGCCTGTGAGCGTGACTGAAAAGGTTTTCGAAGCTGTCCCATCGGTTGTGGTGTCAGACGCGGATCAGCAAGCGATCGAAGCCGTACTGGGAAGCGCAAAAACCGACCCAATGCAATCAGGTTTCCTTTCACTTGATTATAACCCATTCTTCCTCATCGGTCGTCGTCGTGCAGAGCGTCGTGTAAAACGCCTGCGTGCTGCAGAAGCTGCGGCCATTGCTACAGAGCTGACTTTGAGCAAACTGCTTGAAGCACAGGCTGGCGGCAATAACGACCCTGCAGTTCAGAAACAGATCGACTACTACACCAACCAGCTGAATAAGCTGAACAATGAAGTAGATCAGATTAACGCTGAAGTCGCGGTAGAGGCATAAGGAGCCCGTCATGGCAGATAGAGTTTCTACTGGTGCTGAACTTATCTACGGCACCGGGTTTACCTCCCATGGCGGTCCAGGCCAGAAAGGCATGAAGATCAATGTCGATAATAAGACTATTGATCTTTATCAGCAACTGAATGCCAACATTGCGTTGGTTGATAACTTTGCGTTTAAACGTGAAGTTTGTGTTGCGGCCTCTCGTCTGATCCTGCCTTTGGCAAACTGGCTTCTGGCAACCCGTGCCAATTACCTGCATTCAAAGCACGCACTCTTGTTTGCACGTGACTTGGCATTGGTCGCGATGGGCAAAGAACCACAGATGAGTATCATGACGCGCATGCGTCTGTTCTCACCTTCTGCGGTGAAATCCAACCCAGGTGAACTCAATGCAACGAACTTCGATGCACTGGATATCATCTCGAACAGTTTTATTGATGAAGTCCGCACTTACAGTAATGGTAAGCTGCTGGCAAACCTGACCCGCGACTCACAACGTACTCGTGATCTGGTCACTTCATTATATGTCATGTTTGGTTCTGTTGAATAACGGGCCGTATAAAATCGGAATAAAAGAGGAAGAAATAAATGGGTAATAATTACCTCGGTTTGCTGCTGTCAGCGGGCAACAATGCGTTTGATGAAAACGGCGAGCCAGCCCAACCAGTTCTGGTTGATGCACCCGTTGTTCCAGAACCAGTGGTCGACGTCCCTGTTGTCGATCCTATCGTTGAACCTGTTGTCGATCCAGCACCAGATGTCGAAACTCCACCGGTTGTTACTGCTGATCCAGTTGAACCTCAGCCTGAGACCCTGTCTATTGTGCTGGCGATTAACGAAGATGAGCAAGAGCTCGTTGCTGCATCTAGCGCTGCTGCTCAGGCAGAAGTCGCGCTGATTGATGCTGATTGCGTTCTGGATGATTCAGAGACCCAGCTGACCGAACAGGCGCAGGTTGTTTCTGAAGTTGAAAACGTAGTCGCTTCAATGGAAAGCTTTATCGGCTCTCCAATGTCAATGCAGGATGCGGTTGGTCTGCAGAAATGGGTTGTAAGTGCTACCCGTGGCGAATACGATCAGTCTAAAGTTGTCGGCTCTCTGGAATCATTCGGTAATGACGTTGCAACTGATGATGCACTGTCTGCTGGCCTGGAAGGTATTGGCGAATTCCTGAAAGCGGCCCGTAACAAACTGAGCGACATCCGTAAAGTGATGGTTGCTAACTGGGCGAACTTCTTCAAAGAAGCTTTCCTGGGCTTTGATAAAGTTGCACGTCGCGCTGAAGCACTGGCGAAGATCGCTAAGAACACCGCTGGCGAATCCAACTCTTCTTCTATTCAGCTGCCGCTGGATACTGCATGGCGTCTGGTGAAAGATGGTAAGGTTTCTCAGAACCTGCCAAAAGATCTGGGTGATCTCGGTAAGTTCACTAAACTGATCTTCAAAGACAACGCCGATGCGCTGGTCATTCATCGTAAGAAACTGGTTGACATCGCAATTCGCCTGTCTACCGCTGAATACGACGACGCAGTTAAGATCGCCAAAGAACTGGTGAGCTATGAACTGCCAGGCGTTGCAGTTTGTAAGATCAAAGTGCAGTCCAACTCTAATACCGTTGACCTGTACCGCTCTGATGAAGTCCTGGGTGGCGTAGCAGTAACCTTCGCTAAACCAGTTGACAAAATCAATGCGCAGCTTCCACTGACTCGCCAGCTTAACGACAAATGGAACAACGTCATCCGTACCGACGTCTCTGTTGCCGCGACTGGTAAGAAAACGCCGAAGCTGGATGTTGCGATCGATACTCTGCAGCCTGCTGAAATCGCGAAGCTGGCCGATGATGTTTCTGCCATCCTGGGCGATGTGAAACAGTATCGCACCAACTACTCCGACTGGTATGCAAGCAATACCGATCTGGATCGTGCTATCGCTGTTCTGGCTAACGTACCGTGGTCTGGCGACAACGGCACCACTGTCGTTGATAGCAATACCGATGCAAATGGCAACAGCGTATCCGTTGTTAGCATCATCGGTCTGAACCAGGACATCGCTGATGTTGTTGATGCGATCCATGATCAGTACAGCTACCTGACTGTCGCGCCTATCCGTGCGTTCACTGCTGAACTGCTGCCAATCCTGAACCGTGTGCTGGAAGTCGGCGAACGTTCACTGGCAACGTACAGCGACAACAACCTGTCCTAATCCGCAAAAGGCAAAGAGATGACTATTCATCAACAGCTCCTCTCTGCCGGCCTGGAGGCGTTCGAAGCGCCTCCTGCTCTTGCAGATGTAACACCGCCTCAGCTCCAGCAGGTATTTGGTGGTAGTGACCCAGTTCCACTCGAGACTCCACCTCCGGGTGTTGAACTCTCTGTGGTTGCACCGAGCCCATTTGATGCGGGCTACGTTGAAACACCAGAACTCCTGCGACAGGAGATCGAAGCACGTCAGGTCATGGTTGAACTGATTGAAGAAGAACGTCAGGCACAAGAAGCGCGTCAGTATGTTGAAGAGATGCGTCGTGCGGGTGATGGTCTGGAAGGGCTGATGGTTGAAATCCAAAATGTCAACAACCCTGAAGAACCCACTGAAGACGAAATGGCGATGCTGCGCTCTACGGCATCACTGGTGCGTAAAGAAGTGCTGGATGAAGACGACCAACAGGTTGTCATCGATCTGGAAAATGGTGTACTGGTTGGCTCACAAGAAGGCCTTGGTGATGCAATCTCCAATGTCACGACAAAGATCAAATTCGCGCTGGGTAACGCTGCGAAGAACTTTGCCTCTTCTGGCGAGAAAACCAAAAAGCCATTAACGTATCATCGTAACAATGCCAAAGAATTGAAAGATCGTATCGGCGCACTTAAAACTGCAGTCTTTGCGTTTACTCTGCCAGCGGCATTGGTTAAAAGCGTTGCGGTAGCGGACAGCGGCAAACTCGATTTGGTCAATGACATCAATTCACTGATCACCGGGTTAGAACACTGGTACGCACAGCCGTCTGCAGACGCTGCAGGTTACTTCGATAAACACGAAGCAATCCTCAAGGCATGTCTGGCAACCGATTCTTTGGAAGCTTTTGATAAAGCGTACGATGCGTTTAAATCACTGAAAGCACCACTGCCATCTTCTGCGAAGAAGGTCGAGCCGATCAATGCCAAAGAGTATGTGTTCGACGCGCATTGCGACGGCACCGCAATGGCAGGCGTTTCACGCTGGTACTACATTGCCCGTCCTAATGGTCAGGATGCAGAAGAAGCAGTACGTGCAATTCGTGCCTTCAATGCAGGCCTCTTCCCATATGTCGCCATCGCCGATCGTAAAGGTGCGGATACTGAAGTTTCACTGAAGAAAGCTGAGTTACTCGGTCTGCTGGACGTGATCACGAAAGGTTGTGTCATCATGGATCAATTCCTTGGTCGACTCAACATCATGAGCTCGTTCGATAAGCGTTACGATGTGTTGGTTGATGATTACAACAAAACCTTCACAAAGAAAGACTGGGTCAATCGTGATGCGCAACGTAAAATGATCGTTGCAATTCAGGCGCTGGATTCGTATTACGCTTACGGCTTCTCTTACACTAACATGGCATTCTTCTTGTTTGATGTCATCGTGAAGGTAGTGAAGAAAGCGGTGTACAAATCCGATCTCAGTAAAACCGAAGAAGATAAATAACGGAGTAAACATGTCCGCACTCGACAGGTTCCTTTTTGACGCGGGCATGGAGGGGTTTAACGACCCCTCCTCTATACCGCCCGTTGGTATAGTCGTGCCCTTTTTTGGCGTAGAGGAGTTTGCAGAAGCTGATGAAGTCTCCCGTGTTGTCATGGAAGATATGAATCGCCAAGCAGACGCTGTCTATAAACTGCAAGAGACGTTGGTGTACATTAATGCCAATCGTCCTAACTTTGATCGCGGTAATGCCGAGCATGTAATTCAGGCGCTGGGTGATGTGCAGGTGCTGATGCCTAATATGGAAGACCCAGTGACTATCATGGGTTCTCTTGAGCACTACACTCCGTCTTACTCCAGTCATCTGCTTGGTCACGGTACCGAGTCGATCACAGGTATGATCACTGCAGCTATTCAGAAACTGATTGAACTTCTGAAGAAAGGCGTTGGCTGGTTGGTCAATGCCATGCGCAGCGCGTCGATGGTGCTGGGTAAACAGAAGCGCGAAGTGACTGAGTTAAGCGCTTGGTTAAAAGCAAACAAAACTACCGCACCTACTGTTGTAAGCGTGCCGGATAACTTCATCCTGATAAGTAAGTTATCTTACTTCTATTTGCCAGGTGAAGATAAGCCAGTTACGGCCGATCGCATCCCGTATGAAATTCGTCGTCTTAGCAGGTTCTGTCGAAATGTTAACGATGAGTTCATCGCCAAATACATCATGCTTGGTCGTATGTATTTGAAAGTGATCAACAACATTGACTTATCTCAGCCGTCAAGTGTGTTGTTCCGCCAAACCTTTAAAGGTCAACCGGTCTTCACAATCGGTGGCAGGCCATTAAGTCGCCGTAGTAATGGTGACGATTCTCTTGAGCAAGCTGACTTTATCGGTGGTATTGGTTTCTGTGCGCCTAATGTGCATAAAAAGATCACCTCGCCAGTTGGGCTAGCCGATGATGGTTCCGAACAACAGAAGTATTTTAATCTGTTGAAGAACATGGAGCAGTTTGAGTTCAACAACGGAATGTGGATGGATCGTAATCTGCGCTTTGTCCAACCTACCCCGTGTAGCATCCAAGAAGGCATTGTGATCACTGATGAACTCGATAGCCTCATTGACAGCATTATTACTAACGACATCAGTAATGAGGTTACTAGTTTTAATAATGAAGTTAGAGCGACTATCGAGATGCTGCGTCGTTATCAGTTATCAAGTGTCCGTAGCAACTTGCCAAATGACGATTACATGAACACCATTGGGTTTTCTTTATTCGCCATGGCTAACGCGATCAGTCGCTTGCCGTATGAGATCACACGTGAAGTGAATAACTTTACTAACGCCATGCGCGAGTACGTGACCAAGTCAGTTAAGTCTTAATTATTATATGTACAAAGGGCTCCCAGGAATGCGAGCCCTGTCGCGACAAACGATCGTTTTAAATCTCATGAGAAAATGGAGTACCGAAAGATTATGTCTATGAACATGTTCCTTGGTCTTGGCGCTGAAGCGTTCGAAGATCAACCAGAAGTACCAGTGGTCGAAACCCCACCAGTGGTAGCTGCTCCGGTTTCTGAAGAAGTGATTGCGCTGATCGCTGAACGCGATGATTCTGACGCTGCGGTTGAAGTTGCAACAGCCGGTGCTGAGATTGCTGCAAGTGTTCGCCAGATCGATCAGTACGCTGATGCAATTGAGCGTATCGAAAACGTTCAGGCATCAATGGAACACTTTATGGAAAACGGCATCACGCCAAAAGCTGCTGCCATGCTGCACGCTCAGATCAACGGTCTGTATGCATCTATGGGCAAAGGCGCTGAAGGCGTAGGTAGCGGTCTGGAAAGCTTCGATAACGAAGACACTTCTATGGCTATCCTGAACGCCGGTATGGAAGCGCTGAACAGCGAGAAAGCTTCTCTGGGCGAACGCATCCGTGCGGCCTGGATCGGTTCTGCTGATTCAACCAACAAGTTCTTCACCAAATGGCTGACTCGTGCCGGTGCTCTGAAACGCCGTGCGCAGAATATCGTTAAAGCTGCTCAGGGTAAATCTGGTTCTGCCGAGGTTACTCTGAAGAGCCGTTATCTGACTGTGAAAGGCGGTCAGGCTTCAACTAACCTGTTGGCCGATATCACTGCGTTCCAGAAGTTTGCTGAAGACGGCGCTGCCCGTTACTTCAAAGACGGCGGTGCATGGCTGAATGGTGAACTGATCACTGCTGTTAAGAAAATGGCAGCTGTTTCTACCGTCGAAGAAGCTGGTAAAATCGTTGACAGTCTGAAATACCCAGGTTACCCAGGCGCGACTATCGCCGTTCAGGATAAACCTGCATTCACCATCAAACGTACCGAAGTGGTACTGGGTGGTTACGCGGTGTTTGATCTGCAGTACAAAACTACCGGCGGTAGCACTCAGCCTGAAATCATCCATGAGCTGAAAGCACTGGGTAAAAACCGCGTGCATGTGAAACAGGCGCCGGATGAGAAAGGTAAATCTGAATTCAGCATGTCTGTTTCTGCTGCTGACGCTATCGCTATCGCCAACGCAGTAATCAAACTGGCTGACATCGGCGCGCATCTGGAGAAGAACATCAAATGGATGGATCCGTTCACGAAGAGCATTCTGAACGGCGCTAACGCCAGCCGTGCTGCGATGACCCGTAACGACAATGCTGAGAAAGGCGTTGCTGTTATCCTGGATTACCTGGCTCGTGCTCCTACTGGTGTATTCCAGTCAGTACAGTCTCTGACCTGGGAACTGTCACAGGCAATCTTCAACGTAGCTGATGCTGCGCTGAAAGTAGCGAACAAAGTTGCTAAGACTTCTGAGTCTGGCGAAGCGGCCGGCGGTTCTGAACCTGCAACAGCTTAAGTTATACCTTAACGTATAGCCGAGGGGAGGGGGATTCCCCTCTCCTTTTATACCGACCAAAAGGTGAAATGCATGACCAGCATGAATACATTGGGTCCAGCACAGTCAACGTTGCTTGCTGATGAATCAGACGGTAAACAAAAAAAGAAAGTTACCGACAACGCCAAAACCGAATCTACCGAGATGTCAATTGAGATCTTGAAGAAAACCAGTAAAGAGAAACCTGAGACTACCGAGGGCGACGAACCTGCTTTCGGGTTTGGTAGTGAAGGCTACGCAATGCTGGACAGTATGTCGTTTGACTTAACCGAACACAGCGACAAATATATCCAAGAGCTTCTGGATAAAATTACCACCATCGTGATTGAAGCCAACGGCGATCTTAATAAGAAAGACCTGGAGAAGATCCGTAACGTCGGTCTGGAAGATTACCGTGATCTGGCACAAGCTGCTATGAAGCGCATCATGCAGTTTATCCGTTGGTCTATTAACCAAGGCAAAGAAGGGATCAAGCGTGTCGCTGATCGTCTGGGCCGGTTAGGTATGAAGTCGATGTATGTTGAGCGTAAACTCGATATCTCAACTGACAGTTCATTGCCTACGGATAAGTTTGTATTAGCACGTTCTTTCCCATTGTTGATGCTTGCTGATAAACCGCCAGCGAATGCAATGGATGTGCTGAACTCGTTGAATAAAACCAAGTATCTATTCACCTTGGTCCACAACGATTATCAGAACTACCAGAACCTGTTTAAACAAGCTGTTGCAACTGGCTCACGTTCTGAAACGCTGGAGATGATCAATAACTATTTGAATTCACTCTCAGGTCGTTTAGGCGCTAAGCCCAATCCGCAGTTTAATAACAACCTGAGCTTTAACTATCTGCCAGGTGGTTATCGTCTGGTGTTCTCAACGGGCGATTCATTTGCCGATTGCTCTGCGATACTTGTGCGCGTACCTGGTCAGTATAGTGTTGCGCCGTCTGCACCGCGTCCTGATAAGTCGAGCCTGGTTCGCTTGATGGCTGAGATCAAACAGTTCCTGCGCACCATCAATGAGATCTATGGAAAAGTCTCTAGTCGTTTGGAGTCTGACTTCCGTAATATCTCCCGCAGTGCTGAACGCGATATTAAGACGTTTGACTCGTCTGTTGATATCCGTACTGCATCGACAACCGTTGAATGGTTTGTTGAACAGCAGTCACGTATTTTCACTCGTACGATGATGTTGTCATGTTCGGTATTGAATGCGTGCCTGGACTACTGTATCGCTGCTATTGGCGGTAAGCCTGCTGCCGGTATGGAAGACTTCGATGACAGCTACACTATCGAAGCGCTCGGTGAGCAACTGGATTCCATTGATGATCGTCTACGTAGTATTGAAGTAGATGCATCGGTTATTCAATCTATCGGGGACAACAAAGACCTGGTTGACTGTGATAACGATTATGTAATCCGTCAGCTGATTGAGACCAATGCAACCGAACCATTCACGCCGGGTTACGGTATTGATAACCTGCGTAACATGTGGCATTTGGTACGAGCCGGTAAAACCACTGAAGTGATTACCCGTCGTTTAGGTGCGATCATGGATGCGACATCCGATCTGGATACTTCGGTAAAATTCATGAAGACGCTCTTCACTGAAGGTCGTTTATTTGAATGCCGGACAACGGATGATTACATTGCTGACTTTACTGCCGGTCATCCACTGTGTTCATTCCTGCACCGTGCTGAGCGTGAATCATTAGGTTCAGCGCAGATTGCTAACTACCTCGAGCAGAACGTTGATAAGGTCAGTGCAACAGTCACGACACTTATGGTCTTTGCTGAAACACTGAGCGATACCGTTGTTGATGGTGAGTTTACCGTTAGTCGGTTGAAGGAGTTTATGTTGAACGCTCCTCAATTACCATTTACATCAGCGATGCTTTGCGGCGGGTATGAGATCAAGGAACGTTCAGAAAAGCTTGCAGGTTTAGTTGTACGCAGCTATACACTGGAACACGTCAAAGACTTGTCACCAATTGAAAGCTTTGATGGTCATGACAGTGAAATGAATGGGTTCATTGATCAGCAGGTTAAACGGTACGAAGCAGAGTACGCTCGCTTAGCACGTATCGTTGAATTGCTGCAAGTGGGCACAGGTCATCTGCGTTATATCACTGCAGCGGTTGTCGATAACCTTAACGCCGGTGGTTTGAAAGGTGAAGGGGATAACTGGGTGTATTCAGCAATGGAGTACTTGACTGTTGCGACTCGCCAGTACCGTTGGATGTATCGCATGACAATCCAGCTCGCTATGTATAACCGACTGACAATTGAGGCTGCGAATCAGTATATGGCAGGAGGGTTCTATGGAAACGACGAGCAACAAGAGTCTGTATAATGCTGCCCGTATTCCGGTGTTATACGAGTATCCCTTTGACTTTACACCTCACGCTAGACTGTTAGCTAACGAAAACGTTAATGAGCAGCCTTCTCAGGCGTTTGCTGAGATGTTTGCAGCCATGACAGGGGATGCGTGGTCGCTCACGCCTAAGACACCTTACACGCTGTATGGTGCGAAGGTTCTTTATATTGGCACCACGAAGAAAGAGTTCCCAACCAGTAAACGGTATCCGTATACACTGGTGTTGCAACTAAGTAGTCGTTATAACTTCAGAAAGTTGTACTTAAGTTTCAAAGTGCTTTCAAGTAGCTGATCGGCATAGAGGGAGGAGCGATGCTCCTCCCTCATGCTTTATGCCGCTTTAATTATGCTGCAGGTGTTTCTGGTTCAGTCGGCGCCGGCGTCGGATTGAATGTTGCTGGTACCGCTGGCAATTCTTCCAGTGTAGTCGCATTCGCTACATCAGATTTGAACTGCCAGTATTTTTCCAGATAACCGTTGTAGACTTCAAGAACATCTTCAACGAATTCAATGACGTCAGCGGGATCAGCCTGGAATGACTGGTTGTCAGCTTTACGAACAGTGAACACTGTATTATCAGAAGCATTAACACGCTTCTCAGCAACAATGCGCAGGCCCATTAAGTTAACACGCTCTTCAGCGGTCATGATCAGCTTAACTTTGTCGCCACTTGTTTTAAGCGTGACTTCTAAGCCTTCGGTCAGATCGTTACTGAGAACCTGTTTAGCATTCTGCAGTGCGTCATCACGACCATAACCCAGACGTTCAGCAAGCTCCTGCTCGTTGAACGGACGAACATCCCAATGCTGATACCATTTACCGTCATCTTCGTTTAATACTGGGTCACCTTCGGCAACAACATCACCAGTAGGCGGATCAACCAGATAAACGTAAGCATACGGGTTAGGGAAGTTATAGAGCTTCTCAGATTCGATAGTACTACCGAAGCTGTTCTGCATGTTGTCCTGACGCATGTCGTACAGGTACTTTGGATACGCCTTATCCTTTAAACGAATAAGACGCGTAGAACTGTCTACAGTTGGCATTTGTACTCCTTAAAGGATACTGGGGCTTTCACCCCAGTACAGAACGAGATTAGGCAGACATGCCTACCTGGCCAATCAGCTGGGAGCCAGTCCACAGCAGCGTGATGATGGTGAGGTTATCACCCAATGCTACTGCTTCACCACGGGACCATAGAATGGTGTTGGTCCAGCTCATGTTACCGCCTTTACCAGTTACGATCAGAACGATCGGCTGAGTACGAGCAGATGCTGGCAGGTTGGCGAAGGTGATGCCTTTATCAGAGGTACCAGTGAAGCGGAAGACGTTGTTCTTGCTCACGTCCAGCGACAGGGTGGTACCAGTGACATCGAGGGCTGCTACGTCGTAACGATCAAAGACAATCGCGAGATCGATCCACTGACCATCTTTACGGACTTTCGCTTTACCATCGAAGTTAGCATCGAAGACGTTACCGCCACCCAGGGTACCTAACTGTGACCAAGCGGTCGTAGAGGTCTTCTGGAAGAACGCCTGGCTAGAGGAGTTCAGGAAGTAGTCGCCTACTGCGCCATCAGCGGAACTTGGGTCACGGGCAAAGACGATCCACTTAGTACCTGGGTCACCTTTATCACCTTTGTTACCTTTGTCACCCTGATCACCCTTCGCACCAGTCAGACCACGCGCACCAGTGTCACCTTTCGGTCCTTGGATTGGGCCAACGTTCACCCACTGCGTGCCATCCCATGCGTAGAAGTTAGTGCCGACCATGTAGCCGTCACCTGCGGTGTTACCAGAAGCAGGCAGATCACCTGCGGTTGCTTTGGAACCAAGGATCTTGATACCTGCACCGATATCACCCTTCGCACCGGTTGCACCAACATCACCCTGCGGACCACGAATAGAACCTGCAGCTACCCATGCCGTGCCATTCCAGGAATAGATCAGCATGTTGTCGGTAACGGTGTAGGTTGCGCCAATCAGGTTACCGGTTGTTGGTAACTGGTTAGCCGCATCAACATGACCACGGATAATGATGGAGTTACCTTGCGGACCTACATCACCCTGGACACCCTGATCACCTTTAACACCAGTTGCACCAGTGTCACCCTTGGCACCTGTAGCACCGATGTCGCCTTTATCACCTTTGACACCTTGGGCACCAGACATATCGCCCATGTCGATCCAGGCGGTACCGTTAGACATCCATGAGTGCTTGGTGTCAGCAGTTGTGTAATACCAACCGGTGTTACCCGCAGCTGCAGTAGGTAATGCAGACTGAGTTGCTACCTGGCCTTTAGGGATAACTGCTGTACCGGTATCACCTTTGTCGCCCTTCGCACCCGTGGCTCCGATATCCCCTTTCGCACCTGTCGCGCCAGTGTCACCTTTCGGCCCACGGAACGGTCCGGTGTTGGTCCAGGTACCAGAGAGGTAAACATACAGGTTATCACCAACTACGTAAGCGTCACCTTCTGAGTTACCCGTGGTAGGCAGTGAACCAGCGTCGGCAGCAGAACCTTTAATCATCAGGCCCTGACCAGTGTCGCCTTTATCACCTTTTGCTCCGGTTGCCCCGGTGTCGCCTTTAGCGCCAGCTGCACCAGTATCGCCTTTGGCACCAACATCACCTTTAGCGCCTGTAGCACCCGTATCACCCTTCGCACCCTGTGTACCTTGTGCGCCACGTACATCACCCTGATCTACCCAGGTAGTGCCGTTGTAGATGAACTGATGACCGGCAGAAGTACCGCCAGTGACATTGTACAGCCAACCGGTAACAGGAGAAGCAACTGAAGCCAGATCTTCGAACGCTGCTACAGTACCACGTGGGCTGACAGAAGTACCTGGGTCACCTTTGTCGCCTTTGTCTCCTGTATCGCCTTTGGCACCGGTTGCACCGATGTCACCTTTTGGACCCTGAATAGGACCGAGGTTTTCAAAGGCACTGCCCGTCCAGCCCCAGAAGTTACCATTAATCAGATAACCCTGACCTAACGTACCAGTTGCAGGGAGCGCACTCTCATTATCGAGTTTGCCCATGATCTGGACGCCTGCGCCCATATCACCTTTCTCACCCTGGTCGCCTTTGTCGCCTTTGGCACCAGTCGCACCAATGTCGCCTTTAGCACCAGTTGCGCCGGTATCACCTTTGTCGCCTTTAGCGCCGGTGTCGCCCTTATCGCCTTTCTCGCCTTTAGCACCTTGCGGGCCAACTTGACCGACGATAGACCATTGGGTACCATCCCAGACATACATCTGCTGGTTGATGATGTACGCGTCACCATTGACTTGACCAGACTGAGGCAGGTCGTTGGTTGTAGCGAACGAACCACGGATCTGCAGACCGATGCCATCAGCACCTTTCAGTGAAGTCTGGTAATCTTCTACCGTGCCGGTATTGCCGTCATCCAACCACAGTTGGTAAGCAGATTTACCGTCTGGACCTTGCATGTTACCGAGGTCAACGAACGCCCCGTTAGACAGTGTCCAGTAGTGACCTTTGATAACGAAGGTATCGCCTTCGGTATAATCGGCCGGATCAGGCAGCTGTGATTTGTCATCAAGCTGATCGATCATTTTGATACCAAGGCCAGGGTCACCTTTAGCACCGGCATCACCCTTATCACCTTTAGCACCTACTGCGCCGGCATCACCCTTCGCGCCAGTTGCACCCGTGTCGCCCTTGGCTCCGGCAGCACCGGTGTCTCCTTTGTCACCCTTGTCACCCTTAGCGCCTTTTACAACACCGAGTTTAACAAAAGTAGGATTGCCGTTGTTATCGGACCAGACATAGATTGCACCTTCATCCAGTGCGATGTAAGTATCACCCGGTGCATTACCCTGTGTTGGCAGAGCTGCGAAGTTAGCAACTTCACCTTTCGGAGTGAAACCAATGCCATCTTTACCATTGGTACCAGCTGCACCAGTATCGCCTTTATCACCTTTGTCGCCTTTGGCACCAGTATCACCTTTAGCGCCGTTAGCTCCAACGACTTTACCCATCTTAACGAAAGCAGTACCTTTATAAACGTACAGGTTACCATCTTCCGTAACAACGTAGGTATCGCCATCGGTGTTGTTTGTGCTCGGCAGGTTAGCGATCAGATCGATATTGCCTTTTGGTGTAAAGCTAATACCGTCTTTACCATCTTTACCGTCAACACCATTAGTGCCGTCAGCACCGTTGGCTCCGGCATCACCTTTAGCGCCCGTAGCGCCGGTGTCACCTTTAGCACCGGTTGCACCGGTATCACCTTTCTGGCCCTTCAGTGCACTGGCAGGGATCTTAACCGTCTTCCCTAGCTGTACAACTGGGACCAGTTCGCTACCATCAATAGCAACACCGGCAGGCAGACCACTAATCGGTAGTGGAGTATTTGTATCGGCCATTACGAACCTCTTTTAGTAAACGATTTGCTGTTTAATGTGTCTTGTACTAATACTGCTATTAAACTTCAATAGCCAATGGCTGACCGTCTTCGGTAGTCAACCGCATGCCGTCTTCCGTCAGAAGTGTTCCTTCCTGCGGCGCGGCACCTGGATTTACGATAACAGTAAAACTGCCTTCGTATACCAGACAGCTATCTTTAAATGTGATGAGCTGCGTAATGGAACCGTCTGGGCCAACTGCACTGAGTGCAACATCATTGATTTCAGCTGGAGTAATCTGAAGACCATGGCGTGCATTAATAGCCGGTAATAGATCCGCGGTTGTTGCTGGACTTGCGACAACAAGAATTGGAATATAATTGAGAAACAGTAGCTCACCTTTCAGTCGGTCCAGGTTAACTATGTTACTCCCCACGTACCCTTTGCCCACAACGGCCGTGACTGGAATATCGGTATCACGTTTACCGGATCCTGTTACGGGTGAAGGGACACCAAAGTTAACTTGATCAATTCGGAACGCAAGTACGTTATCCTGATTGATCTGATCAACAATGATCTGGGCCGATGGCTGATTCAGGATGGTCATACTTTTCTCCCGTAAGCGCCTTTTCTGATGATCATATAATAATTTCTTTTCTACATAACTTACCTAATGATGAAATCGTATAGACATTAAGAGTCGGGTAATTGAGGAAACTAACATGCCCATCGTGACCAGGCCAACACCAGAACAACATAAGTCGATTATCCGACCAGTAGTAATTCAAGTTGTCAATCAGTTACTCCCTATCATGCAGTTAGACCGAGAGGCACCTGATGATTTGATCTTCAATGGGTTTGCTGAGATCGCCATGCTTTCTAATACTGAGATTGGTATTAACCGTAATCCCGAGTCTCCGATTCGTGCACCCGGTCCAACTCAGATCATGGTGAATATCGAAGAAAGGCCCACCTCAGTGACTTCACCTGAAGTTTCGGTGATGTATCCTGAGAACCGTTTCATTATGCATGATGCACGCTTAGGGATCGGTATTCGTCCTGTGCGTCGTCCTGTTGAAATCACCATCAGTTTCAATAAACGTTTCCGTTCCAAGGCAGCAGCTGATCGCTGGCACTCAAACATGGAACAACTCATGGCGCGTTATGTACAGGACTATATCCACACCCTGGATTACCATTACAACATCCCTGATGAGATGATTGTCATGTTACATGAGTTCTGGAAGCTACGTGAATCTCGTGCACCTTATAATGAGAACTTCGGTCAGTGGTTATCGAGCTGCATGGCGCCGTACCAAACCGTTACCACTAACCAGTCTGGTAGCGCTAACGAACTCTCATTTGCAGAAGGTCTGGATAACGTTCAGGGTAACTGGGATTTTGATGTGGTGCCCTATCCGGTACGTGAGAATACCCGTGGTAACTGGCAGGTCAGTTTCGATTATAAGTTTGAGTTCGGTAAGGTTATTGATCTGGTAATGAACTACCCGATTATTATCCATAACCAGCTGCTTGCCCGTGAATTGATTCCAACGCCACGTAATCCACGCTACCGTAATAAGGTATACCAGAAGAACGCCATGATGTATCGGGCTGAGTCGAACATGCAGGAAGTTCAGCCAACCGATTATCAGCTGCGTGATTATCTGTGTTTCCCAGAGTGGGATGATTGGATCCCTGAATACATTCCTCCTTATCAAGCGGTTCAGTATACGGCACAATTGGAACTCGATCAAAATGATCCCAAGGCACTCTTTAATCTTAAAGAGATTGGTGACTACGAGTTTACCCCAATTGCGATTGCTTATCTGAGCTATGTGCGTAATCGCATGTTTGCCAATACCCGTTCTGTGATTCAGGTTAAGGTATACGAAGAAGAGATCCTTATTGACTCCGATCAGTTATCGGTCGATGAGCAACTCAACGTAACTACGCTGTTTACACCGAATGATCGTAAGTCGTATCACTTGATGGTGACTATCGATAAAGATCTGGCGAAGCTTGATGAACATACGGTTGCGGAATTGAAAGAGGATGGGTGGTTTACGGAGAATGTGCTTGAGGTGATCTACCCTCAATACAAAGGTACACCTGTCTGGCCGACACCGAATGACCGGGGTGAGATCTCTAACCTTGCGTGGGATCGTTTTGTTGCGGCACTGTATCCGACCAGTCAGTGGTATCGTAAACCTGACATCGCACAGATGACCATTGGGCAGTTTACCATTTTTGCTAAGAAGAGAGACATTTAATGCCAATCGGAAAGGTACCTCCAAAGAAACCCGAGAACACGGTATTAGCACCGGTTATCAAATCACCTGATGTCTTGAACGAAGTCATTGATACACGCTACACACCGCGTAAGTCATTGATGACGTATGTTGGCGGTAGCCCATGGGTGGTTGACTTCTATCAGCAGATCCTGGGGCCTGGTAGTGAACCTATGGCCCTGCAGCACGATGAACAGAATACCACGCAGCAGTATCGTCGTATTCGTCGCATGGTGGTTAAGGTAAGTACTGATCTGCAACATAACCCTGAGAAGGACCAAGGTCAGATGGAAGTAACGGGCGCAGGTTTCCTGATGCCTGGAATCATCCCTAACCAAGGCGATATGTTTATCGCTGATATGGGCGACGGTCGTGGTGGTCTCTTTACCATCAACGATGTCGAGATCATGTCCATCTATAATGACACGGCTTACCAGATCACTTATGAGCTCACGGACTTTTGGGATCAGAGCATCCAGAAGTTGCTGGATGACAAAGTGGTTGAGTCGTGTGTCTATGACATGGATTATGCCCGTACTGGCATGAACCCAATCATCGCATCAGATGAGTTCTTTAACCGCGAGAAACTGACCGGCCTTGAACTGTCATTGATTGAACACTTCTTTGGCACGTTCTACGATGGCGAGTACGAAACCTTTATTGTTCCTGGTCAGCTGAAAAGTACGTACGATCCTTACTTCGTGCGTTTCATCGATAAGCTGATTGATTATGAGCAGCGTCCTCGTCGTCAACGTGTCTGGCAGTTTGATGAGTCATTGAAAGGTTATCAGCGCCCAACGACTATCTGGGATATGTTAGTGGGTCAAGACCCGCACATGTTCAAATATGTCCAACGTCAGATGCAAGTCGTGCCTGCGAGTTATTTCCGTAGCTCGACAGCGCTCTATGGTGGCATTGCTTACTCGGGTATCTTTAACGTCGTCTATCCAGTAAGTGATCGCATCGTGATTAACCTGGATATTAACTTACCTACCGTGCCAATTGATTCACGCTTATTCAAAGAGATCTCAGTGTACAAGACATATGTCTTGAGCGAGGCCTTTTACGAACAGCGTCAAGTTGACATGACCGAACTTGAGCGGCAGGTTTATAACCTAATTACCGGCGCACCCATTAATGTGGAGAAAGTTGCTGATCTGATTGATGTGTATTTCTCATCAACTGGACTTGTACAATACTACGCATTTCCTTTATTAGTGTGTCTGTGCCGTACCGCACGTTATCGCCTATAGGTGTTACCATGACCCAGCCAATTATCCACAATACGGAATTTCTCAAAAGTGAGATCAAACGTCTGCAGACGGTGATCTTTGAATGCACGTATGAATGTCGTATTAAGCAACGCGATCTCTACGATATCGACTATCTGCAGAAAGTGGGTCTTCCAACATCGGGTATTGGCTGGCTTGACCAAGAACTCGATAACCAAATGGTTGATGTACACATGACCATTAACCGGATGACTCACTGCGTATCGGAAGGGTATAACTTTTATATCCTCTATCCTGAAACGTACGTTGGCATCATCTATAAAGCGATTGTTGATTACATCCGTTATTACGGTGAGCTCTCAGATCGTTTCCCGAACTTGCCGCTGCCTGATCAAGAAGACTTCGAAGTTCTTGATGCGCTCGCGACTAAACTGTACACCATCTATCGTAACTACGAGAAGCCGGAAGATACAGCAGGGATGGTTGGTCGTATTCGTCGTCTGCGTCGTCGTACCTTTAACAACGCGCCAGAAGAGCTCAACCTCGAGAAAGAGACCGACGAGATGGGCAACGTCATTAACCGAGAACATACGTCGCTGATGGATCTGTTCGCAGACCGTATGGCCGTTAAGAAGATTCCTAACTATGATTCTAGAGAAGAGTAGTCTTTATAACGAAATTATGGCGATCGCCAGTAAGTCGGGGCGCACATCGTTTCGCATGAGGGCAGAGATCTTCTTCGACACTACCGTGTGTTCGGTGTTTCGTGTCAGAAGTCTTAATCGCTTCTCTGATTACATGGAAACGTATTACGAGGAGACCAGTATCGAAGTCGCTATGTCAGAGGGGGTGTACAACCAACAGATCATCCCTAATGTTCAGCGTCTGAAAATGCACCTCCTTATTACTGCGTATCCACCCGGTGGTGGCGAGCCTGAAACCACCAAGTACACCATGCGGGTATTCCCAAAGACGGGTTATGATCCGCAGATGACACAGCAGCGTGCTTCAGATATCAATCAGAAGGCCATCGCTGATACCTCAATGCAATTCTATCAGTTCCAGTTGATGGACTCTGCAATCGAGCAGCTGCGTGTTGTACCTGCCGGGGGAATTAACCCAACGACGTCACCAGGATCGTTGATCCGCACCATGCTAGGTGGTATCTCTGAAAGCTTAGAGTTACCATTGGAAGAGAAACCACTGGGTATGAACATGTATCCAGCGGATGCAGTGACACCAGATGGTAAAGAGATTATTAAGAATCACATTGTGGTGAACCACCGTGTGCTCTTGGTCGACTTACCAGGTTATCTGCAGCATGAGTACGGCATCTACAAAACGGGTATCGGGTATTTCTATCATCGTCAGTACTGGTACGTTTGGCCGTTGTATAACACCAAGCGGTTTGAACTGATGAAGCAAACCATGATCATCGTTAACGTACCACGGGATAAGTTCCCAAGTATTGAACGAACGTTTGAAATGCGTGGGAATTCATTGTGTATTCTGGCAACCGGCGATACCACAATACATGACCAATCTAACCTGGCTCAGTATAACCAGGGGAACGGGGTTCGTGCACAGCGGTCATCCTCAGTCAGTGGCGATGAAGGATTGGAAGTTAAAGGCGGGGAAGCGATGTTGCAACGTGGGGCATCGAACTCGGAGTTTATCACCAGTCAACGCCCTAACGGCATTAACTACGCACCGATGACAGCTGAAATCACGGATAACAGTTATCGCATGGTGAGTAAGAACGCGGTTAACAATGGTGCAACGATTCAGGTAACGTGGGAGAATGCTGACCCTGAATTGATCGTACCTGGCATGCCTGTGAAATATCTCTATCAGCGCGATACGGGTGTTGAGCAACGTTACGGTACATTGATCATGGCTGAGTGTCATTATCGCATGGCACGTGATGGCATGATGGATGACGTGATGATGTGTGACATGGCATTAACCCTCTTCATTGATAACGTCGACGAACAGAATAACTCCTCGTTGTAATTACCGACATTCACGCCTAGTCCTATGAGCTTTTGGCTCATAGGCTAGGGTGGATATTTTTTCAGACCTACATTATCGAGTCGAATAAACAGTAATTATAAGGACCTTATAGATGACTGGTAATTTTACAATAACGACTTTGATTGCCGTTTTGCAATCAGAGCTTAACTGGCACGCTAAGAATTGGGTTGAAACACAAAAGAAAGTCAAAGAGCTGACCGACCTGGCTGTTACAGGTAAGCTCGACGAGTATCAGTTTGAATCGTTCTTTAGCGGGATCACTTATAAGCACAACATGCCACGCGGTAATCACGAAACGCGTCGTGCTCGCAACTGCCTGTTTATGCAGTTCTCACTGCCGGTAAACCGCGATCTGTTTAACGGTCAGGATGTACAGGCACTTAACGGTGATTTTCATGCTGGGTTTGCTAACCGTAAAGATATCAACGAGCGTGTTATCTCGGAACTGTTGCGCAGTAGTGGTAATGAAATGCTTTGGCGACATTACTCCAACTATACCACGCCGAAAGAGGCGCCGTGGGATGGCGGGATGCAACGTTTTGATACATTGCAACAGATAGCAGAAACTGCATCACGAACGCATCCATCCGGTCTGCAGATTTTGATAAACGAGCCGCGCTTGACCGACGAATACTCAACTGAACTCTA